TGAAGATGCAACCGTCATTGGAGAAGTGAGAAGGAGTTATGGGCACACACGTCAACACACGCGACAAGACGCGCAAGCACAAGCGTCTGAACGAGGACGCCGACGCGCGTCAACGTCGCATCAGCTTCAAGCAGTACCTACGCCAGGTGGAAGAAGAGCTTGAAGCCGACCTCGATGACACCAAGTCCAACGAGGAACTGAACCAAGCTTTGGATCAAGACACCGACGACCTCTAAATACTGGATCTAAAAGAGGTTCAGTAATGTTCGTCGTCCCAGTTGCAGGTGACAAGATTCAGACGCATGAAGGCGATACCTTCACCGTTTCAAGCTACACCAACTACAAGACCGCCGGTCCGGCCGTCTACGCCAGCCTTGGCGACACTCCACCGGTGATCGTCTACTACAGCGACATCGTGAAGATCAACGGCGTACCAGCGAAGCTCGGAGCCGGTAAGGTCTTCGTCGTCGCCGGTCGAATCAAGCGCACCTTCCACCTTCCACAGCCTGGCGACGCGATCACCGTGCGTCAAGCTGACGCGCCAGTCGACTTGAAGGTTTCCGGGTACCGTCTCCACTCGAAGACAGACGGCTTGTCCAAGGGTCTAGTTATCCTGGCCAAGAACGAAGAGGGTAAAGCCGTCCCGTTCCGACTCGACTCGATCGTCGACGTCAGTCGCGCGATTGGCAACGACCTCTTTGATCGCACCAAGTTTCTTCGGTACTACCAAGACTACCGCGGCTACACTGGCAAGTAACAACCAAAGACCACACGATGAGCATGCTAGCTGAAATTGAACAAGGTCTTGGAAAAACTCCGTACCAAACCTACATCCTGGCCGTTGGCCTTGACCTCATTACGGTTGAGGTTCCACTGTCACAGACCGACAGCTTCGAACAAGCCCTCAAGGAAGAGAACTCTCCGCGTGGCACGCGTCTTACCGTCGTGAAGCAGCTCATCGCCGCTCACAATGGCTTGATTCTGGAGGTCTAACATGCCACAGATCATCGACGCCCAGTTGTTCACCAACAACGCGGTCTCGCTCCTTGCCGCGCCGATCACGTCGTCCGCCCTAACCTTCACGGTGATGGCCGGTCACGGTGCGAAGTTCCCACAGCCGGTAGGCGACGGTTCCGACTGGTTCTTGATTACCCTTGAGAGTCAAGACGCCCAGGACCGTGAGATCATCAACGTCATTGGTCGGACCGGTGACGTCTTCACCATCCACCCAATGGGTCGAGGCAATGAAGGCACCACCGCGCAGGCCTGGTCCGCGACCTCCGGCAACGACACGCTCGTGGACCTGCGCCTGACGGCCGAGTCGATTCGTCGACTGTCCAACGCGTACTCCACCGCAAGCTACCCAGACGTCGCCTCCACTGGAGATGCGCTGGACAAACTTTTCAGTTTGTTTACGCTCTCAGGCACTTCACTTTACGATCAGCCGTACACGTTTGACGACTCGACGTGCAAGGTCACGTTGGAACAAGCCTACCAACCTGGGTCAGTTCGCATGTTCGTGGGTGGCCTGCGCCAGAAGAGTGGTGAGGACTACACCGAGTCAGGTGAGATGGAGCTGACCATGTCGTTTACGTTCTCGAACGCCATGATCGCTGAGGGCCAGACGCTGGTGATTGACTTCATTCCTGCTTGACGAAGGGCCAGTAACCTCTAAATAGGATGTTGGATTATTCCTAATGATGAGAGGTTCCAAATGGCACTAACTAAAATCCGTGGTAACAGTCAAATTCTTGACGGTACCATCTTCGATGCGCAGATTGCCGATGCAGCTGCGATCGCAACGACCAAGCTCGCCGACGGCGCGCTGTTCATCAAGTCAGACGGCTCAGTCGACTTCACCTCGGTCCAAGTTGGTGTCATGCCAACCGCGGACAACCACCTGGCCACCAAGGAATACGTTGACAACGTCGCGACGGGCCTTGACGTCAAGCTTTCCGTGCGTGCCATGTCGGTCGCCGACGTCACCCTTAGCGGCGCTACCGCGATGGACGGTGTTGCGATCACGACTGGTGATCGCGTTCTCCTGACCGGCCAAACTGACGCGACTCAGAACGGCATCTACGTCGTCAACGGCGACGGCGCTTGGGCTCGTTCAGCCGACGCCGACAACTCACCAGTTGGTGAAGTTACCTCGGGCATGTTCACCTTCGTCGAAGAAGGCGCCGTGTACGCTGGTACTGGCTGGGTCCTCACGACCGCCAACCCAATCGTGCTTGACACGACCGAGCTGGTCTTCGCCCAGTTCTCCCAAGCCGGTGTTATCAACCCTGGTGCAGGTCTCGTTAAGGTCGGTAACGTCCTCAACGTGGTCTCCTCTAACGGTGGTATCGTCGTCAACGCTGACGACATCGCCCTGACCGTCGATTCAAACGGCACCCTCGCCGTCGGCGCTGGTGGTATCAAGCTGGCCGACCTGGCCACTGGTAAGATCCTGGTCGGTAACGGCTCCAACGTCGCCACCGCAGTTGACGTCTCCGGTGACGCTACGATCTCCAGCGGTGGTGGTCTTACCATCTCCGACTCGGCCATCACGACCTCAAAGATTGCGGACGCCGCGGTCACTGAGGACAAGATCGCGGACGGTGCAGTTCACCTGGCCAAGCTCGAAGCCCTTGACTCTACCGCGATCATCGTTGGTACGGGTTCCGGCAACGCACAGCGCCTGGTCTCCGGTGACGCTACGCTCGCTGAATCTGGCGCCCTGACGATCGCCAACGACGCGATCACCACGGTCAAGATCCTCGACGCTGCGGTTACCACTGACAAGCTCGCCTCGTCGGCCGTCACCGAAGACAAGATTGCGGACGCCGCAGTTACGTCCGACAAGATCGCCAACCAGGCCGTCGGCTTCAACCAGCTCCTGACCCTTGCTGACGCACAGATCATCATCGGTACCTCGGGTGGTAACAACGCCGTCGTGTTGTCTGGTGACGTTACGATGGACGACACTGGGCTGGTCACGATCAACCCAGCTACGGTCGTTCGCGTCGCCGACGTGATCACCCGTGAAACTCCAGTCGGTACCGTCGACGGCGTGAACATGGTGTTCACCCTGGCGAACGTGCCGAAGGTTGGAACCGAGTCGGTGTTCTACAACGGCCTGCTCCAAGACGTGGGTGGTGCAAACGACTACACGATCTCGGGTGCCGTGGTTACGTTCACCTTCGCCCCAGAAGCTGGCACCAAGGTGCGAGTCAGCTACTTCAAATAACAGAGGAGACCCGAGATGCGCACGCGTATTCCCGGGCAACAGATCCTAGATGGCAGTGTCGGGGTTGACGACATTGCCGACGGTGCGGTTACGGAGTCCAAACTCTCCGTAACCGGTGTTGCAGCCGGTACCTATCAATCCGTCACCGTCACGACCGCCGGTCGAGTTACGGCCGGAACGAACCCAACCACCCTTGCCGGCTACGGCATCACTGACGGCGCGACCAACACCGCCTCCTACATCACGATCAGCGCTGAAGCTGGGCTGACGTCGGAGCGTGTGCTCACTGGCACCGCGAACCGTCTCACAATTACGGACGGTGGAGTCAACTCGACCGTCACCCTAAACATTGCCCCGACCTACGTTGGTCAGAACACGATCACCACGCTCGGCACGGTAACCACCGGCACGTGGGCCGGTGTCACGATCGCGACGACGGTTGGTGGTACGGGCCTTACGTCAATAGGCTCTGCATCGCAGCTGCTCGGTGTGAACGTCGGCGCTTCAGGCCTCGAGTACAAGACGATCTCAGGTGGCACCGGTCTCGGTGTGACCCTGACGGCTGGCTCAATCGCGCTGTCGAACACCGGTGTCACGGCCATCGCCGGCACGGCGAACCAAGTGATCGCCTCCGGTTCGACTGGCAGCGTCACCCTCTCACTGCCACAGAGCATCAACACGGCGGCCACGCCGACCTTCGCCTCGATCACCGTCGCGGCGGACCCAACGTTGCCGTTGCAGCTCGCGACCAAGCAGTACGTGGACTTGATCTCGCAGGGCATCGACCACAAGCAGTCGGTAAAGGCGGCTTCGACCGCCACCTTGACCCTGTCCGGTGCTCAGACGATCGATGGCATCGCCCTCGTAGCTGGTGACCGTGTTCTCGTCAAGGACCAGACGTCGGCCCCAGCGAACGGCATCTACGTCGTCGCGACTGGAGCTTGGACTCGTGCCACCGACATGGACGCTTGGTCGGAGGTTCCTGGAGCCTACACCTTCGTTGAGCAGGGTACCGTCAACGCCGACGTCGCCTTCCTCTGCACGTCTGACCAGGGCGGCACGCTTGGCACGACCGCGATCACGTGGGTGCTGTACAGCTCCGCCACGTCGATTACGGCTGGCACTGGCCTGACACGTTCCGGCAACGCGCTCTCCATCACAAACACGGGCACGTCGACCGGCACCTTCGCTGGGTTGACGATCAACGCCCAAGGTCAAGTGACCGCGGCTTCCGCCCTGACGACCCTCGCTGGGTACGGCATCACGGACGCGCAGCCAGTTGACTCTGACCTGACCGCTCTCGCGGCTACCGCGTCAACTGGACTTTACGCCATCACGGCGGTCGGCACGTCCGCAACTCGCACCATCACCGCTGGCTCGACGAAGGTCGCGGTCACCAACGGTTCCGGTGTCGCGGGTAACCCAACGATCGACGTCACTGAAGCCAACCTTACGCTCAACAACATCGGCGGGACGCTGAGTGGTGCGAAGGGCGGTACAGGCTTGAACGCGCTTGGCACGGCCAACCAACTGCTTGGTATGCAGGGTGGTGGCTCCGCGTCCGAGTGGAAGACGATGGCCGCTGGAACTGGCATCAGCATTGGCAACACGCCGAACACGATGACGATTACCAACACTGGCGTGACGTCCATCTCGATCACCGCACCAACTGCCGGTATCACGGTGGCCGGTAACCCAGTCACGACGACCGGCAACATTGCGCTGACCCTCGCCGACGATTTGGCCGCCGTTGAGAACATCTCCAGCGCTGGTATGGTCGTTCGTGTTGGCTCAAACACGTGGAACACGCGTACGTTCGCGGCTGGTTCGACGAAGATCGCCATCACCAACCCAGACGGTGTGTCAGGTGCGCCAACCTTCGACGCGGTTGAAGCCAACTTCACCCACAACAACATCGGCGGCGTGCTTAGTATCGCCAAGGGCGGCACGAACCTGACGGCACTCGGTACGGCTAACCAAATCCCAGGTGTGAACGCTGGCGCGACCGCGCTGGAGTACAAGACCATTACGGCTGGCACTGGCATCACGGTTACGCAGGGTGTTGGCACCGTCACGATCGCCAACAGCAGCACCGCCACGGTCTCCTCGGTCGCGCTCTCGCTGCCGTCCATGTTCACCGTCACCGGTTCGCCAGTGACGACGTCGGGCACGCTCACGGCGACCTTGGCCAACCAGGCCATCAACACCGTGCTGGCCGGCCCGTCAACTGGAAGTTCAGCCGCCCCAGCCTTCCGCACCCTTGGCCTCGCCGAAAACGACATCAACGACGTGACCATCACGTCCGCGACGTCTGGTCAGGCGCTGACGTACAACGGTTCACGTTGGGTTAACACGACGCTGACGGGCAACAAGATCCTGCAAGTGGTCAGTGCCGCGATCGCCGTGTCAAGCTCAAACTCACAGGTGCCGTACGACAACACGACGCCGTTGAGCACCGAAGGTTTCCTGATGGTGACCCAAGCGTTCACGCCGCTGAGCGCCACCAGCACCATTATGATCACCATCAACGGCTTCGTCACGGTCAACTCAGCCAACGACGTGTTCGTGACAGGTGCACTGTTCAACGGCACCACCTGTATCGGTGCCAAGTTGCTGACGTTCACCACCAATACCGGCGATGGAAATTCATTTGACTTCACGGTGACGTCGGCCGCCGCATCAACTACCGCTCGTACATACACCTTCAGAGCTGGACCAAACTCCAACGTCACCGTGTTCTACAACCAAGGTACTGGTGGTCAGGCTTTCGGTGGTGTTCAGACCGCAAACTACCAGATCATTGAGATCGCACCTTAAGGAACATCAATGGCCATCACCTACGCCGAAGCGATCGTAATTCTGTACCCTGACATCGTGTTCAGTTGCAGTGGCGACGGTTCCGTCTACGAGACGATCACGTGGATCTCAGGCTCTCAGCTGCCAAGCAAGGCGACGCTTGACACATGGATGGCGGCGAACGCCGACGCCTCCCCGTCGATTCCAACCACGAACATCATCCAGATTAAGACGGGGACGTTCGGGGCGTTTAGTACGAACGCGACGATTCCGTACACCACCGCCACGCCATTGGTTACGCAAGGTGCCGAGGTCTTCAATACGACCTTCCGTCCACGCTTTGCCACCAGCAAGATCATCATTCGCGTGCAGCTCTTCGTGTCCCACTCGGCCACGACTCAGCGCTTCATCACGGGCGCGTTGTTCCGAGACGGTAGCTGTGTGCGGGCTTCAGTGCTCGGTAACGTGGCGGCAATTGCTGGACTGTTGGCTACCATTGTGGGCAATCAAGCTGGCAACGCCGCCCTTGAAGCGGTCGACGCCACGGGCGCGATCAACACGGTCACCTACTCGTTCCGTGTCGGCGCTGATGACAGCTCCGGCACGCTCTACGTCAACCAAGGCGCGGGTGGTCAAACCCTCGGCACCTTTGGTTCAGGCGTCTATACCATCACGGAGGTCATGTGACCGCCCTACCATCATACGTTGAGATCATCAGCCGCCAGTACCCAACAGTTCAGGTGACGGCGCTCGGTGACGGCTTTGACTACAACTCGATCGTCTACCTTGGCGGAGATCCGATTCCTCCGCAGGCTGACCTTGACAGCGCTCGAACTGACGTCGTTCATGACGTTGTGTGGAGTGAAATCCAGGCAATTCGAGACTACCGTAAGGGACGTGGCGTGAAGGTTGGCGCCTACTGGTTCCACACCGACCCTGACTCCCGAATCCAGCACTTGGGACTAAATATGCTGGGCGCAAACATGCCACCAGGCATTATGTGGAAGACGATGACCGGCGCGTTCGTGGAGATGACCCAATCTCTTGCGGGCCAGATCTTTGTGGGAATCTCCATCAAGGACACCCAGACGTTTGGCGTGGCGGAAACGCACCGAGCAAACATGCTGGCAAGCGCCACTCCAGAAGACTATGACTACTCGACCAACTGGCCGCAAATCTTCGATGAGGACACATCAGCATGAACATCTTTACCAGCATCTGGAACGGCATCAAGGCCGTTGAACAAGCCGTTATCTTGACCATTGGCAAGATCCACTGGACTACCAAGGACACTATGACCGCCGACGAACAAGACAAGATCCGTAAGCTGCTTGAGGGCGGCTACTACATCATCCTGACCCGTCGCAAGAACCACCTGTCCACGTTCTTCGTGAACTTGGCGACCTGGTTCCTCACCTTCAAGTGGGGCTACTGGTCGCACTCGCTGATGAACTTGGAAGACACTGTGGTCGGTGACGACGACTTCCGTCTGGTTGAGGCCATCGGTACGGGCGTCCAGTACACGCCGTTCGCCGACGAGTTCGACTGCACGTCCGTCGCGCTGCTCTCGCCAAAGGGCCTGACCACGCGTGACTGGACGCTCATGATGGAGAAGGCGAACTCGGAACTGGGTAAGCCGTACGACACCCTGTTTGACCTGAAGAACGACAACGCCCTGAGCTGTGTCGAGCTGGTGCGTGACGCCCTGATGTCCGTTCCAGACTACGCGACTCGCTTCGCCGCCTTCGAGGCGATGATCGCCAAGGACGGTAACCTCGACCCACAGACTTTCTACAACTGCCCAGACTTTGAGATCGTCTACGAGGCGCGTCACTAATGTCCTTGAACGCCTGCGCGCTTGACACCAACACCGTCGACCTGCTGTGCGGCTACCGCCGTTCACAGATCGTCAGCGGGCTGCTTCGCGAGAAGTACCCAGCGGTTGGTACGCGAGCGGGCGGTAGCGGCGGTCGTTCGCACTGGACTCCTCGAGCAAAGGTTGACGAGGAGTTCCAAGCACCAGGTGAACAGAGCGTCGTCACCATCTCGCTCAGCCTGGACGGTGTCACCTACACGACCTCACAGGTGCGGACCAACGAGCACGCACTCGTCATGATCGGCAACATGGAGATCACGGAGGACCAGGTGATTAGCGTAAATATCTCAGGCCTCACGTTGACGTAACCATGCTGCTAACCGAAGACAAACCAACCTCGATCTCCTTTGATCTTTCAATTGACGGTACCAAGTCAGTTCCATCTTCAGTGCGCCTCGTCATGGGTTCAAACCCTGGCATCGTCTATGAGGCCAGTAAGGAAGACGGCAAGTGGTCCTGCAGCTTTACCCCACCTAAGTCGCTTGGTTCATCCTTTCCAATTTTGATCGAAGTCGTCGTGAACGGCTCCGTGTTCGTTCCGTACAAGTCCACCGCCTCGTTTAAGCCACTTGAAACCGTTTCAGTTTCCAACGTTACCGAAGCCAACAAGTTTGCCGACCTACGTGACCGCACCTTTACCGCTGAGCAGCAGACACGTGTGAAGGCTCGCACCACCGAGCTGCTCAAGACCCTTGAACCCAAGCCAGTTCAACCCAAAAAATCTACGCCCAAGTCAACCCAAGTCAAACTACAATTGCCTGAAAGCAAGGTGAAGCTTGGAGCCGGTCTAAATGAGTCGACCTCCAGCACCACCGTAGGAATCAAGTTTACCAAGGGACCAGTCGTCTACAAATGAAGAACCTTAACTCTGACCTCGTCTCCCGTAAGGAGTTCGACCTCATCGCTACCACCTGTGCCGATCTTCGACGCGACCTGAAGTCGCTCACCGACAGCCACAACACCACCAAGAACGGTCTCATCCTTATTGGCGTGATCACCGCAATCGCCATCGTCGCGTTTCTAGTCGTTTTGATCTAACTCAACTCGCCAAAACTTTTAGGGACCGCAAGGTCCCTTTTTGTTGCTCAGACCCTTCACACCACTCGCTCGTAGAGGCATTAGCTGACAGATAGTGCGGGTTCACATTTAGGACGACGTCGGGGTACCACCATGCTATGATCGACGATCAACACGTGAGACCCAACCATGTTCCCAGAGATCAAGACGTTCGCCGACCTGAAGCCAAAGCTGAACGAGAAGTTCAACATCCATGAGCGCGACAAGGGCTACGCCACCGTGGTCTACGGCATCCAAGACGACGAGGTGTTCGACGGTCCTGACGAGGCCTACCTGCGTGAGTGCCGTGGCATCATGTTCGACGGTGAGCGCGACGACTCCAAGCTGATCTGCCGTCCACTCCACAAGTTCTTCAACGTGGGCGAGCGCTCCGACACCCTGCCGTCGGCGATCGACTGGTCGCGTGTCAACAAGGTTGGCGTCAAGCGTGACGGCTCCATGATCACGCCGTTCATCGACCCGGCAACGTACGAACTGCGCTGCAAGACGAAGAAGTCCTCGGCGACGAAGGAGGCGGCGGCCGCCCTCAACCTGCTGCTCAACAACCAGCGCCAACACCAGTGGGTGGTGAACCTTATCGAGGTCGGCTACACGCCGATCTTCGAAATCACGTCCCCGCGCTTTCCAATCGTCGTGTTGTACGAACAGGAGGAGCTCACGCTGCTTCAAGTCCGCCACATGGAGCAGGGCGTCTATCTGACCGACGCAGAGATCGCCGCTCTCAACCCACCGTTCCCAGTCGTGCCCGACGTTGCAAGCCAGTTCCTTGACAGGGACGGTCACGTGAGCTGGCCGCTGATCCACAAGGCCTGCCAGGAAACGCATGGCATGGAGGGCTGGATCATCCAGACGTCACGTGACATGTACAAGGCGAAGACGCAGTGGTACATGGACCTGCACCACTCGGTGACGTTCATCCGCTGGCGTGACGTCGCACGCTGCGTGCTGTCCAACAGTGCCGACGACCTGAAGGCGAACTTCCGGATGACGGGTCGGGACGTTGTTCCGATCGAGCTGGTTCAGGCCTACTTGAAGGAGGAGCTCGAGTACGTTCAAGGCAAGGTCAACTTCGAGGTCCAGTTCGCTCGTGACGCGGGTCTGTCCTTCAAGGACATGGCGGGTTCCCTGCGATCCCACCCGTACTTCAACCTGATTATGGCCACATCCCGCGGCCAAAACGTTGACTACAATGAATGGTACCAACGGCGTCGTCTCAGCGACTGGTCCCTTGAAGTGATCACAACTGAGGTGAAGTTTATCGAACCCCTAGCACGCGAACGTCCATGAACGTCAAGCTTCGGCACTACGCAGGTCCAAAGGACCTGATCACCGCGGTCGACCTGGCCATTGAACACGAGCTCTTCGTGCACGGCTGGTACTTCTCCAGGTACTATTACATCGTCCGACAGTGTGCCGAAGACCTGTTCAGGTGGGACGCCGAGTACTGGCAGCGCGGGTACGAGATTGCCCTGGCCTTCGCCGACGGAAAACCAGTCGCGATCGCCGCCATGGAGCGAGCCAGGATCATGGCCTTCTGTAAGGAGAGCCATCGACGACAGGGGTTCGCCACGGCCTGCGTTCAGCGCCTCATGCCGATCGCCAGCCAATTTCCTGACCTGAACGCCGGCCTCGGGATTGACGGTTCCGAGCTGTTCTGGACGTCGAACGGGATCGTGATCAACACCGAATACTAGGCGACACGAGAGGTCGCCGGTTGCACTCGACCGGTTCGGTGCAGAGCTTCACAGACGAGGGACCCGAGTGGTCCCTCGGTTCGTCTCGTGTCGCCTAAACGACCTTCGCCTCAATCATCGACTGCACACGGTCGATCGCCCGTTGAATCGGCTTCCGGTAGGCTTCAACCCGCTTTGACGCGTCAAACTTCGCGTACAGCTTCGACCTGACGTCGAGCAGCTGATCGAAGGACATGTCGCCCCATGTTTCAGGGTGTGGGATTGAGACGCGCTCTTCGTCGACGAACATTGGCTTGTTTTCTTCGGTTGTCATGGTGACCTCCTAAGTTAGTCCTTTCTATTTAGAGGGGCTAAATACGCTTGAAGTCAACGGAACCTGGACACATGAAGCTCCTACAAGACCTGATCGGCGAAGGCCGTCACCCAATCACCCCAGCCGCACCAATGCTGGTTAACCTGACTCTTCAAGAGATCGTTTCGGGCGGTGGTATCTCCAACCCGTACCAGCTCTTCGTCCTCGGCAAGATGGCCCGCTTCTTCAAGGACGGCCTGAAGTCGGCTGACCTAGAGCTTGAGACGCCGGTGAACTACGGATCCGGTGAGACTGACTCAGCCCTGAAGGTCGAGATGCAGAAGCTCACGAACGAGGAGTGCGTCCACTTGGCCGCCTACCTGCTGGACTGCATCGACGCTGGTGAAGCCGCCCTCTACTGCGAAGGCATGGACACCGTGGCGTGGATCAACTTTGTCCTCCAACGTCAGAAGTAAATGAGGGTCGTTCACCTCTTTGAGGAGAACCTCGACCGTGAAGACGCACTGCATGCAATGCAGCTCATGGCTAAATTCCTCACTAAGAAGCTTGGTGAGGAATACAAGGTATTTGACCGCGACCAAGGTAGTGGCAAGCCTCTTCCAGTCATGCTCATTGAGGTAAAACCTGCGGTAAATTACATGGCCGCCAGTACGGATAGCAGCGCTGGTCGCTCCGCCCACATTTCACGTGGGGCTGATAAATGGGAAGTTGTCATCTATGAGGGGCGTAGGCGATCACAGACTTTGCTACACAAATTTAAGGTCGACACGGACAAAGAGGCGGTAGACACAGCCGTTGAATACGTGAAGAAGTTCGATGTTAATAAGCCGTACGTTGGCTCATTTAGAGCTGAAGATGCCGATGAGTGATCTTAGGTATAACAAACTATGAAACTTAATCACCTCTTTGAAGATGATCTTGACGATCAGTTGGACGGGGCCGAAGAAGACTTCGCCATCTTGGCGCGCTCAGCCACTAAGACGCTGGGCCACAAGTTCAACTTCATCAAGGGCTATGGCTCAGTCACGCTTGAGATGAACGCCGACGACCTGTCGTTCTTTGAAGCTGACGGCATTGAAATCCCGTACCTTATCTTTACACCTTTCACGCCTAAGGGTGAACACGATGATCAATATCAGTACAAGGTGTCCTTGTACAACGGTGTTCAGATGGACGGTACCTTGTACGCGAAGCTTGGTGCCGCGTACACCGCGTTCATTGAACTTGCCAAGACCCAAATCGCAAAGAAGAAGCCATGAAGCTCAACAGCATTCTTGAACATTTTGACGATGAAGATGACGGGGACGACGGTGCTGGCGACGCCGCCATCCTTAAGGCGGAGTTTGAAGAAGCCGTTGACGACCTCGAACTGCTGGCTAAGATTGAATCCAAGCGATTTGACCTAGATCTGTTCGTGCGTGTGAACAATGGAGTGGGTGTAGCTACGATTGAATGCGAAAGCGCCCTTGATCAAGGCCTCAGAGCCAAGTACGACATCGAGTTGCCGAAGTTGGAGTTTAGTCAAACCAACCGTATCCTGAAGAATGAACCGTACACCATCACCATGTGGCACAAGGCACCTCGGCGACTTTCAACGTCACGCTACCGTGACCTCAAGACCGCGCACGCTGAGTACGTCAAGCTCATAAAATATCAGCTGGAGAAGAGGACTGAGCCATGAAGCTTGACCACCTTCTCGAAGACTCCAACAAGGAAACTTTGGACGGGGTTAAAGAAGACTTTGAACTCTTCGCGCTCGCGGACACCAAGCGCTTTGGGCTTGGGTTTGACGTGCGCGAAACGGCCACCTCCGTGATACTGGGTCTGACCTACGAGATCTCAGATAAGATTGAGGCGGACAACAGAAACAGAGTTGAACTGCCGTATCTAATGTTCAGCAATGACAGTGAATTCCCGGAACCGTTTAGAGTGGCTTCGTGGAACCATCAGAGTAAGATTGTCCCGCCACGATACTTCAAGAGCGCCAGTCAAGCACATGCCGCAATGGTCTTTATCATGCGTCAACAGTTGAAGGTGGCGGGGATTATTAAAGAAGAGTCGTCAGGTGAGCTCACGTCCGCCGGTACGTGGAAGCACGCGCTGCGCGTGTTGGGCCAACACGATGAGCTCAACGTCATTGACTGCGTGACAAGTGCAACCGTCACAATTGCGCTTGCTGCGTTCTTCAATGAACACATGCGTGCGGACATTAAGGACGCTCATTCTGGCAACTATGAGGAGCTCTTTGACAAGGTCAATAAGGACCGCAAGCTGCTTGACTTGTTCGTCGAACACATGGGCAACAAGCTGGTCAAGCTGCAGCCGCTGATCTCCGTCAAAGTTCGTAAGGCGTTTGACATGTGCATTGCGAAGTACGTTGATTTGGCGGACGTGAAGGAGGACCTTGAACTGCTTGGCGCCGCCCTTGCAAAGATCTACGACACTGACTACAAAATCGTAGTTAAAGATGGACACGTGGATCTCCGTGTTGACGTTGAGACGGATAAAGACGGTGTCGAACCTTACATCACCTACAGCCTGAACACGTTCCGACTTGAGTTCATTACGGACCTTAGACGAACTCAAGTGCTGCCGCGCTACTTCCTCACCGCGGGTCAGCTGTCAAAGGTGGCCGTCGAATATGCCAAGCGCTTTAAAGACGCTAAATAAGCCATGATTATCTCGAACGCCTTGGACTAGCTCCCTGATCGAATTCAAGGCACGGCAATGAGCACACTCCTACCTTAAGGTGATTCGCATCTTGACGATCACAGCTATCTACCAACTGCTCCTCTTGCTTCAACTGACCCCATCGGAGGTGCGTTGAAGCACACTGATGGCCTCACCACTCGTTCCCTCACCGTAGGAGGTACCATGGGACGTAGAACGCCAAAGTTGGAAATCATTTCTTCAGATGATGACTTCGCTCTGCCACGCAAGGCAGCCAAGCAGAAGTACCCTCAGCCAGAGAAGACGGCAAGTCAAATCTGGTTCAAGCACAAGCTCACGCCGCGAACCGGCAACCAAGAATACTACCTGCAGAACCTACGCGAGAATCAACTCACCATGTGTGGTGGTCCAGCTGGTACTGGCAAGACGATGTTCGTCACACGAGTCGCCCTCGAGATGTTGCAAGCCAACGCCGTGGGAAAGATCGTCGTGACGAAGCCGATCATTGAAGCGGGTGATGAAGAGCTGGGGTTCCTACCAGGTGATCAGACCGACAAGATCATGCCGCACTTCCAATCGATCCTCGACCAGTTCGAAGAGCACGTTGGACCGACCATCCTCAAGCGACTGCTTGACAGCGGCAAGATCACGTTCCTCCCAACGGCGTTTGCACGCGGCCGTGACATCAAGCACGCCTTCATCTTGATCGATGAAGCACAGAACCTCTCGAAGAAGGGCATCAAGACCATGATGACTCGCATCTCCGAAGGCTCGGTGATGGCGCTGAACGGTGACTCAGACCAGTGCGACTTGAAGGACCCACGCATGAGCGGGTTCGAATGGGCGATTGAGCGCCTCACTGGCCGTGACGGCAACATCGGTGTGGTGCGCATGACTGAGGATGACATCCAACGCCACCCACTCGTGGCGGTCATCTGCAAGGCGCTGCGCGATTAAGCGACCAGCCACGCAGCGAAAAGGGACCGTAAGGTCCCTTTGTTCATTCCGCGTTACGGTACTTGAAGAACAGCGTCAGCCATGTTATCTGCGTTAGCATGTAGATGAAGTTGATGACGTTGGCCAAGTAGAACGACGCGCTTGGGTAGACCACGAAGGTCGACCAGACGTTCCACCCAAGGAACAGGCACATGTTCTTCCAGTCAAACCCCTTCACCTCTTTGTCCTTTATCAGCTTGCGTAGGTTCTCGATACCGGCACAGACGAAGATGGTGTCAAAGATCGCGGTGATCAGGTCAGTTCGACTAGGATGCAGCATGTGCTGCACCCACTCGGCGATCATGGTGCCTCCACGATCGGACCACCAAACAGCAAGGTGGCCACTGGATCTTCCTGCTTTGACAGCCAAATGTCGCGCAGCACGACTTCACTGCGTTCAATCGGCCCAGTGGGTCGGTGTTCAGGCTTCAGCTTCGCGACGATCAACGGGTCCAACTCCTTGAACACCTTCTCACGACGGGCAAACGTACCGCGCTTGAAGCTCCAGTCGTAGTCGTTGAAGTTTACGCCAGCGTCGTTGAACATCTTCTCTTGACGTTCCTTGGAGTTCATACCAAGCACCGCCTTGTGGCCGCAGTGAAACACGGCCGCTGATGAGATGGCGTTCTTCACCGCGTCTTGCTGACGCCAGAGGACTGCGTTGTAGGCCTCAACGAGGGTCGGCACGACGAAGGCGCGGGCGTCGAAGCAGGCTTCAGCCTTTGACTTCTCTTGAAGGTGCTTGTCGATCAGCTTGGCGAAGCGGGCGGCGGCCCATGACGGCAGCTGGGACTCAAGCTTCTGGAAGCGGCCGGCGAAGGGGTAGTCACCACTGGAGTCAGGGGTCTCGTACCAGACGAGCGTGATCTCGTCGGACTGTACATAGCCAACCGTCGCTTGGTAGCGTTCGACCAACCCAACCATCAGCTCCTGCATGCAGGTGGTGAAGCGGTAGTCGAAGGGCTTGGCGAGTCCCTTGGTGAAGGTGCTGAAGTTGTCGCCGTCAAGACGGACGATCAGTGGTTGGCCTTTGTAGGCGCGGCGGGCGGTGGACGGCTCTTCATAGAGCTTCATCCGGTCCCCAAGTGACATGGAAGGTTTCATGGTCTCGAACTCCGAGTTAATGGTTGGTCTGGCCTCATCGGCCAGTGCGTTCATACTATCAAGGTGGTTGGGTTGTGCCTACTCCTCTCTGGTTGCTAAATACCCAGCTGCGAACGATCGACTAGGTAGCCAGCCATGATCAACTCGCGTCTTCTTTAGCTGGCAAAGGAACATTAGATGTCATACAACCTCTTCTGGCGCTCGCCAGGCGTGCACACCTACGGCACGAAGAACACGATCACCGTCCCAGTTGGACAGGTCGTCTCTGACCAAGCCTCCCTCCGTTTCACGGGTAAGGGCGCTGCAAACACCGGTAAGATTCAGCAGGAAAACTTGATGCGGCTCCTCGAGAGCTTCGCTGGTCCAACCCCGCCTGACTACCCAACCGTCGGCCAGTTCTGGTACGACACGACCTTCTCACAGCTTAAGATCTGCGTTGCCGCCGCGCCGCTCCCAGTCGAATGGCGTGAGATTCGCTCGAGCATCTCGATCACCGACGTCGGTGAACCACCACCAGACGGCGCCGTGCTGGGTGACAGCTGGTTCCAGCGTACCGGCTCGATGTCAGGTTTCCTGTACATCTACACTGGCCTTGGACGCTACCCTGAAGTCAACGGCGTGATCGGTGGTTGGGACCAAGTATGGCCCGAGTCCGACCGCGCCGCTGCCCGTGAAGAGTACGAGATCATGTTCGGTCTCATCGACCAGTTCATCGGCCCAACGAGCTCACGCGGTTCTGGTGCCACCAACCGTGCGATCCGCAACTTCGCCCCGCTCGGCGACCTTGACTCCTCGATGCGCAACGCATGGCGCGCCCACACGCCGCTCGACGGCAACGTGCTCGCCTTCCAACCAGCCGACCCGAACTACCCACAGCAGGCCTTCGCCTCCAAGAAGTACGTGATCACGGTCAACACCCTTGGCCTGCAGTCCGTCGCGGCTGGCAACGCCTACGTCTCCGGTTTTAGCCCAACCACTGGCGCGCCAGCCGACGTTGACGGCAAGATCTGGGTGAACGGTGTACTGACAACCCTGCCACGCGCCTCCCTCTGGTACCATCAGATCGTCTCCGACGCGTGGATCATGTGGGACACCACCTCCACGCTCACCTCGTCCTCTGGCCCAGCCAAGTACTTCGTCGTGCAGAAGGTCGGAAACCAGTGGCAGTACGACACCGACCTCGTGACGATCACGCCGTCCGCTGGCTGGCAGAACTTCACCCCAGTCGCGGGCATGTACCTGATCGGCTTGATCACCACCACGCTGAACGGCTCGACCTCAAACGATCCGAACACGTCGTACATCCAGCCTTGGGACAACACCGTTGAGATCATCCAGCCTGACAACGACCTGTTGAAGGTTGAACCGAACTCGACCGACTGGGACGCGCTCCTGGCCGCTGGTCGCTACGCGTTGAACCGTCTTGACGTGCCTTCAGCCGCGTTGGCTGACTTCCGCCAGACGCCGTTCGTCACCGATGGTCGCCAACCAGACCCATCGTTGCTCGCGCTCGCGTCGACCGACGTTCGCTATCCACCAGCCGCCCGTCGTGCTTCACGTCGCTTCGGCTCGGTCACGCTGGCCCGTTACTTCAACGAAGCGAACAACGTGATCTCGCTGGCGATGCCGAATCGTTACGTCCTCAAGGGCCTGCTTGGTACCTCCGGTGTTAGCGCCGCCTTCAACTCCAACGTGACGGTCGACACGCAAGCCACGTTCTCCGCGGACGCTGGCGCGTCTGGTGGCTCGTTTGGTACGTCCGCAAAGCCGTTGACCGTGGGAATCCACTTCAACTCACGTGACGAGTACGAGCGCTTCTTCTTCAGCGGTCAAGCTATCGAGGTTCGCATGGCCCACACGCCAAGCACGAACACCGCGGCTGACTTGAACTTGAAGACGATCACGGACACGCAAGGCCGCATTCGCATCACAGCCAACCGCACGTACGTCATGACCCCAGCCGCGACTCCAGCGCTGAGTGGCACGACGGGTACGAACGGTGGTGTGAACATCGTCAACACCCCAACCTTGATGACGAACCTTGCCTCTGGCGGTGCTACCATCTCACTGAACGCGCAGGCTGACTCCACCCACTTCAGCCTCACGCTGTCGGTGGCGGCTGGTGGCGCAACCTCCGGTACCTTCGCCATCACGATCGCGACGATCAACGACAACGAACTCTGGGCCGGTGGCCGTGTGTACCCATCGGTCCTGCCGTTCGTGGTTGGCACCGACGCCGTCCTTGGTGTCTACACCAACACAACGCCTGGTGTCCCACTCGCAATCGTGGCGGCCCCACAGAACGTGTCCGCCAACATCAACCAACCAGCCTTGTTCTCGGTCGTGGCGAAAGCTACGCCTGGTCCAATCTCGTACCAGTGGAACCGCAACGGAGTCCCAATCTCCGGCGCTACTAGCTCCACGTACGTCCGCACCGCGATTATCTCCGACTCTGGCTCGTCCTACAGCTGCGCGGTGACCGCGAACGCGACGACGATCACGTCCTCGGCTGGTACGCTGACGGTGAGCTCCACCACGGCGCCAACGATTACGGTTGCCGGCTTCACGGCGCTGGCTGGTACGTCGATGCTCGTCATCGGCACGTTCACCGGCGATGGCGTCACGCTGTCGGCGAAGCGCAACGGTGCGTCGGTTACGATCAACCAGCTGGGTTCACCGCTCTACACGATCGGCTCGAACATCTTCGTGAACGTTGACTTCACCCTGTTGTCGAACAACAGTGACATCTACTCGATCACGGCGACGAACACCGGTGGTTCAGCGAACGGCAGTGGTACGGTGGTGATCAACTCACGCACCTTCACCTTGGCCGCGAACAACGCCACGATCGCCAGCGCGACACCCGCCTCCCTGCGGATCGCCAGTGAGCTCAGCAGCGACGCGCCGATCGCGACCACCGCGATCTCAGCCGGTGTGCTGCCACCTGGCTTGTCGTTGGACGGTACCCTTGGGTTCGTTTCTGGGACTCCAACGTCCCCTGGAACCTACACCTTCACCGCCCACTTCACCCCAGCGGCGAACTACACCTCGATCGTCGAGACCTTCGTGAACGTCACCCTGACGGTGACCTAAATCGAGTTGGGTCTCAACCTTCAACGAGGTTGCAGTTGAGCGAGCAGCTCGTTACAATTGACTTAACAGTTGTAACGAGCTCTTCTTTTCTAAATTTCAATATGCAGCCAATCATCCTTCAAGGTCAAGTCTACCTCCACGAAACTCTGAACGAGTACGTCGTCGTCAAGTCCTGTCTCAAGGGCCTGGTGACCTACGCGGGTCATGGTCTCGGCGGTATGATGGACTACGAGCGCTTCATGGAGATCTACGGTCCCGTAAACCCAGACGACCTGACGCCAGTCGAAGCTGCACAGCTGTGCATCCACCTGCCTGAGACGGTCAAGCTGTCTACTGGCTGGGTGGCGACGCTGGAAGACGGTCTCGAGTTCGAACTTGATGACGATTGTGACAGCTAAATAGCTCCATACAAGGAGATCACATAATGTACATCTTGAGTGACCCAATCTCCGAGAAGTTCTCGGAGAAGGATCGTAAGGCGCTAGTCGACGGCCTTGAGCACATGAACACGCTGTCGAACCCTTCAATTCGAATTGAAGGCATCGAGCGGATCGATGACGTGTCCAACTTGTCCGTCATCAACACGGTCCTGCGTGTGGCCAACACCCTCCACAGCGTGGTGGGTTCGTCGAACGACGAGATTCGCAAGCTCGAGCAGAAGCTGCTTGACACGCTTGAGGAGACCATCTCCTTGAACCTGCAGGTGCGTGACCTCACGGACGACCTGCGCTTCATGAAGCAGGACCCAAACATCAACTCGGACGCGCTCAACGCCGTGATCAACGTGGCGTTGGCCTACGGTACTGAGGGCACCACCGACGGCGACGATGACACGGTCATCATCTTCTCCAAGGCGAGCCTGAAGGCGGCGGTCTCGGACGCGATCTTCTCGTACAACAACTACGAGTAAGGCCTGGAGGCCGTTACAATTCTCTTGGACGGTTACAATTCTCTTCAACCTTTTTCTCGAGAATGAGCTAGAATTCACTCATGCCAACCAAACCATGAGTGAACATCATGCCGAAAGTTTCGAAGAAGCCAGCCGCTCCCGCAGTCGAAGAAGTTGAGGTTACCGCCGCTCCGAACGTCCTGACGCCGCCCTTGGCCGACGACGAAGCCGCCGTGATCTGGAACGAAGGTGCGCAGCGCTTTCAAGCTGTGACGAGTCGCGGTGCTATCGTGGCTGAAGGCCGCGAGAAGCAGTACATCTGGGCCGTGATCCCCGCCACGAGCAAGAAGGCCCAGCGCCTCGGCATCACGAAGCTTCGTGACTGCACCGGCATGACGGCTGACGGCACACAGATCAACCCCCTCTTGAACGCCTCGCCGATCACGATGGCCGCTGGTCAAGTCGTCGGCTACCGCATCGAAGATGAGTTCGCGATCAACGAGCGCTTCGAGATCCTCACCGACTACGTCGACATGGTCGCTCGCAAGAAGCAAGTCGGCTGCGTCGTTACGGGTTCCGGTGGTCTTGGTAAGACCCACACGGTCCTCGCCACCCTCCGCCACGCTGGTGTGAAGGACGTCACCGACGTCGAACTCGAAAAGCGGATCGCGATGGAGAACGCCTTCATCGTCGTCAAGGGTTACTCCACGCCCAAGGCGTTGTACCGCACCCTCTTCGAGAACAAGAACAAGATCGTGGTCTTCGACGACTGCGACTCCATCCTCCGCGACCCCACCGCGATCAACGTGCTCAAGGCCGCCTTGGACTCCTACGAAGTGCGCCGGGTCTCGTGGAACACCGAAGGCTTCGGCTCCGCCGACGACCTCCCCTCGACCTTCGTCTTTGAAGGTGGTGTGATCTTCATCACCAACTACGCGATCACCAAGGTGCCGCAGCCCATCCGCTCGCGCGCTCCCTGCGCCGACGTGACGATGACCCACGACGAGGTGATCGAACGGATGCGCACCATCGTGGCGTCGGAGGAGTTCCTCCCCGAGTTCCCGATGGACCTCAAGCTCGAGGCCCTCGAGTTCGTCGCCGGGCACGCTCACCACCCCTTGGTCAAGGTGCTCAACCTCCGCTCGCTCATCAACACCACCCGCACCGCCGCCGCGAAGCCCGATTCCTGGAAGCGTGTCGCGCTGTACGACCTCGCCAGCAACTCGGTTGGCTACACGCAGTAAGCACCATACGGCGACACGAGAGGTCGCCGGTTCCCTCAACTTAGGAGCCTCAACATGCTATTCATCGGTTCACCTGACCACCCTGGCAAGGTCCTGGGACGAGTCAAACTTGGCATCTTCGAGTTCATCTACCCGAGCATGATCATGGCGGGTCTCCACCGCGAGGTCTACCAGTGCCCGCAAAGTCTCGACGAGGCGTTCGTCGAAATGGAGTACCTGAAACTCAAGCTGCAGAACCCCTTCAAGCAGCTCCACATCCTCCGCTACGGCATCGTCGGTGAGCCCATCACCGAGAGCCTGGTGGGTGCGTGGACGCACTTGACCGAGGACCAGTTCGCCGCGAAGCTCCTCGGTGGAGAGGACATGGACTACAACCCCGTCACGCGTGAGGCCGCTCGGCGCCGTCTGAAAGAAGAGCAGGACGCCGAGCTGCGCCTGTACCCCGTCGCCGTCGCGGCACGGCTCACACCCCCAGTTCCCGAACCGAAGCCTGAAGTTGGAGTCTTCGGCGAGAAGCTGCCGTTCTGGCAGGAAGTTGGCTTGGCCATCGGCGCCATCATCGGCCTGAAGGCCATTACCAGGAAAGACTGAAAGGAGCACACCGTGCAATATCAACTCATGGGAAGTTCAAGTTACTTCGTTGGCGATCCCACCAACGTCATGACGGGTGAGGCGGTGACGCACCTCCTGCGGGCCGCGAAAGCGAGCCTCGTCGAGTACCAAGACGGCGTCATCCCCGTCGGCGGGCTGAACCTCTGGCTGGTTCGACTGCCCGAACACGACACGGCCTTCGAAGACCAGAACGGTGTGGGCTACTCCACCGACTCCGGCCTCTTCGCCGTCGTGCCGATGGAGATGATCGACGAGCCGTCGGGCGAGGAGTTCGGCACGATGCTGCAGTCCCGCGTCATCAACATCTCGTACATGAACGGAAACCTGCTGGTGAACGACATCAGCATCGTGTTCAAGGACTCCTGATCCCAAGATTGAGTTCACACGGCTGGCAGGCTGTCTAGAATAGGGAGCAAGTTAACTACTTGCTCCCTTTCATGCGCTCCACCATGCTCCCACCGGACACCTACTTCATCGGTGATCCAATCTTCGCGCTCTCCAACGAGCACCTCACGGAACTCTCCAGTCAGCTTGGTCGTCGGTCGTCGGCCGAGTTTGAGATCGATGGCCACCAAGGCTGGTGTGCCGTCACGCCGACCGAGGAGATGACCGCCACCTCCACAGGCGTCCTCTATGAGATCCAGTCGGGACGACTGGCCGTGATCCCGTCCGCCCTCGTCAAGGAAGACGACGAGCTCGAAGTCGAGCTTGACGACGTTGGCGACATCAAGATGTACAAGCGTGTCTTCACGTGCGAGGAGACGCCCACCACGTTGATGGTTGGCCGCACATCCATCTCGCTCGAGGCGACGGGCGACGATGACGAGCTCGACGAAGAGCTCGATTATGTCGACTTCGACTAAATACGAAAAGTCGTTAAGAGAGTCCACATGTCCTCACTCGAACAGCAGTACCGTACGACCCTCCATGAGGTGGACGACGCCTTGGGTATTCTAGTGAGGAATCAAAACGCGCTGCTCGACGCGGTGGACCTCTATCAAGCTCGCATCGGAACCCGCTGCAGCTCCGAGCGGTTCGTGACACGCGAGCTGATCCGTACGATCAACATCATCGCGTCCCTCCCACATCAGCTCGCTGGTCAGGTCTACGAGTGGAAGCTTGGCATGATCCCCACCATCTCCTCAACGGGCTTCAAGCAGACCGTGTTGGATGAACTCCTAATCAACTTTTCGATCGTTGACGGGTTCATGAAGCGGGAGAAGGTGCCGATGCCGGAATTCAGCCTGGTCGCCGTTCAGCACGCCTTTACCGTGATCGTGAAGGCGAACGCCCTGTTCGGTAAGTTTGCCGGAGAACCGATCCCGTAACTGTCGTTACACTTTAGTTTACCTGGAAAATCCGGTTTGGCTATAATGCACCTACGCCAACCAACCTGAGGTGAACACCATGTTCGAAGTTCTGAAAGCCGGATATGAAGTCGCCAAGCTCGACGTCAAGCTGGCCATCAACGCCCTGCAAATCTTCTGGTACTCCTGATCATGGCTACCAACACCATGAACTTCCAGCAGATCCTGCGTGCTGAAGGCGCCGGTCTGGTGCTGACCAATGCCACACCGGAAGTCGTCGAGTCGCTCAAGCCTCACCTGGAAGCTTCGGCTGAACCAAAGGCCATGGAGTTGTACGAGAAGCTGAAGGCGAACGCCGAGGCAAGTCGCGCTCTCAGTGCACTGATCATCGAGCTGGCTGCAAAGTACGACGCCAAACTGTACTGATCATGCACATACGAGTAAAGTTCGTCCTGCACATGATCATCAACTTGATCAAGGTGAACATGGAGTTCAAGGACGACGATGAAGCGATTCAGGTCGCCAAGGCCCTACGCGAAGCCGGATTTCCGGTGAAGCTGATGCGGGTTACCGAGGACGTGAAGAGCGAAGACGTCAAGTTCTAAAATCCGAACGAAAGCATTCGAGGACCGCAAGGTCCTCGAATCGTTTGCGGCGACGATAGGCGACGCCGGTTGAACCTGAGCTTGCATACCAAAAGAGGGACCGCAAGGTCCCTCAGTCGCATCCGGTGGCCCGGTCAGGCGTGCTTAAGTTGAAGCGCGCGTGAACATGTTGAACATCTGCTTGGTCACGCCGATCTTGCGCATGGCCTGCTGAATCTGCTCATAGGACTCGTAGTCCTCGCGGAAACCGTCGAGCTTGTTCAGGAAGTTCATGAACTTCGTCATACCAGCTCCACCGCCACCACCAAGGAAAAAGTCCTCAACAGCGCGCTGGCCGACGTTGGCACCGAGTTCGGCCAGCTTTGGCATGACGACGTCGCGGATCTTCTCACGTGCGAGCTGATGGACGTCCTTCTTCATCTCTTCCAGCTCAAAGCTTTCAGCCATCGTGCTGTCCGACTTTTCAGCTGGAGCTGACGAAGCGCCGATCTCACCAGCACCAACGAACACGGTGTTCAAGTCGGCTTGATCTTCATCGTTGGCGACCATCACCAAGACGTCGTCCTTCTTCATGAAGGTAAAGCCCTTGTACGAACGGACCTTCTCAAAGTCGGCTTCCTTGAAGTCCTTCATCTCTGGCGCGCTTGGGTTGCGAACGCCGAGCTTACGCATGATGCGGGTGTATTCAGGCTTGAAGCTGTTGACCGCGTAGGTGTAGACCTTGTCCTGTGGAACCTTCCAGCCCATGATGCGGAGCGCGGAACGGAACAGGTTAACGACTTCAGGGAAATCGTTGATCGAGCTGGCTTCTTCGATGTCCGTTAGCAGGGCGCGACGAGCGTGGCGGAAGCCTTCGTTCAGCTTACCTTCGTCCATGTTGCCAACCCAATCGCGTTCAGCACTGCGGCCGGACGCGGCTTGCGAACGCATCGTCATGGAACCACGTTCCATTGGATCGAAGCCACCGTTCTTCTCGTCCTGTTCGGCCTTCTTGGCGGCGCTCCACTTCTTGTCGAGCTTTTTCTTCGCGTCTTCGCGCTTCTTCTTCAACGCTTCTCGTTCAGCACGAAGCTTCTCGATCTTGTCGTTGTTCTTGAACATACCGAAGATCTCATTGAGCTCCTCTTCGGTCGTTGCCTCAGCCATGATGCGGTTGTAGGTCTTGAATGACAGTTTTGACATGGTGCAAGGTTGCAGATGTGATTGCTTATTTAGCATGACTCGCAGCTGAACCAGCATTTTGGATGCCAAGACCAGCCCGGCAGCTACAATCAACGTTGAAATACACATAAGGTCGTCTATGATCATTGGAATTAGTGGCCCGCAGGGCAGTGGCAAGACCACCGTCCTCGCCGCCCTGGAACAACGAGGTTGGAAGCTGGATCCCTACAAGGCGTCCCGCCAGGTTCAAGCTCAGCTCGAGGTGTTGAACTTGCTCGACGCCATCAAGACCCCCGAGGGCATGAAGATGTTCCAAGGGCTGGTGTTGGAGCAAAAGTGCCGGAACCTTGAGCTCATGCAACGCCAGCTGCAGGACGGTGAGCACCTCCTGACCGAACGCAGCTTCGCCGACATCGCGGCCTACGCCCAGCTCTGGTCGTTTGAGCTGGTGGACCAGCGGCGCTGGTCGTTCAGCGAGGCCATGGCGTTCAACATCGAGTTCTCGATGCGGTGCTACACGATGCAGGAAAAGTGGTTCGACCGCGTGATTCACCTGCCACGCATGCCGCACATCGTCGAGGAGAACGATCCACACCGGGCGCCAGCCAAGATGGTGGACTTCATCGACGAGCAGCTCCAGTCCTTCTACAAGCTGCAGGACCGCACCGCCACGCGCGTCATCTCGGCCCTCACGGTGGAAGACCGTGCCGACCAAATCGAATACTTCATCAACCTCTGATCATGGCCTACACCAAAACCTACTCCAAGTTCCATCCCGGTAAGTACGGACTGCTGATCGACTGGGAGACGACCGGCGCTGAGTTTGGCACAGACAGCTCCAAGCGTTTCCAAGGCATCGCCTTCGGGGCGATCATCTTCAACACCTCGACCTTCGAGGAAGTCGAGTCCATCTACCGTGAGGTCCAATACGACGCCACGAAGTACGAGTGGACCGAGACCGCGGAGAAGATCCACGGCCTGTCGCGTGAGCACTTGGCCGCGAACGGCGTCACCCGTGAACAGGCCTGCGTCGACCTCTTCACGCTGATCCTCAAGTACATCGGGGCTGGCAACAAGGTGCTGTTGGCCGGCCACAACTGCGGCTTTGACGCGGACTTCACCAACCAGCTCGCGACGGACCATGGCATCGACCTGGTGCTTCACCACGTGATGCTGGACTCGTCGAGCCTCGCGTTCGCCCTTATCACGGAGTACAAGTCGGACGTCGTGTTCGAGCTGCTGGGCGGCATCGACAAGCGTGGCTTGCACAACGCCCTTGAGGACGCTCGTGCCTCGCTCGCCGTCTTCCGCAACGCGCGCCAGATCTTCGAGAAGGGCCTGTTCGCCGAGGTGAAGTCATGATCGAGATTATGCAGGTCAGCAAGTGGGTTACCCTACGGCCAGGTGAGTGCTGGTACGCCAAGCTGCCAGGCAAGACTCAGGTGAGCCGCGTTATTGTGCGCGAGCTCACCAAGGTCACCGTGCTGGTCGAGGTTCTCTATGAGGAACACGGCGACATGTCGCAGTTTGGATTCCAGCTGCCAGTCCAGCTTAACCGCTACATAGCAGATGCCGTGGGCTGGCTTGAACAGCTTGATCCACCACCTCCAAGACCTGATCCTGATCCACAACCTTGGTGTACCGACCAGGAACAGTCACCGACCACCGCAGTAGAATGAGCTTACGTGACCGACACAACGTACATCCTTGAAGATATTGAAGTGAAGCGCACGGGGCGCATTGCCAAAAAGCAACGCCGCCAAATTGTCGGTCGACCTGCCATTCCAGATGAGGTCCTCGTTGAGGTGACGCCAGTCGCGATCAACGAAGGCAACTGGAAGAAATGGGTTCCTGAAGCCAGTCTATTTGAGGTGATCAACGATGATTCTGTCAAGTGAAGATCCGAAGCCACGCGTGTCCTGGAACGCCAAGCAGTTAATCGACATGAAGCCGCTCAAGGCAATAACCTACTGGGCGCCGTCAACATTGCCCAAGACCGGCACCGTGTCCTTCGTGCAGTCAAAGCAACGCGCTAATCGTGGCACGACGGAAGTCGTCGTCTTAGACCTTGAAAACTTGAGCTTCGCCAAGCGGTACAAGGGGCCACGGGAGAATTCAGCCCATACCTGCCCTATCTGTGAGCGGGAGAAGTTCCACGGTCGAGGTTGAAGATGCGCTACACCGTCATCTCCAACGTCCAGCTGTTTCTCCTTGCCATCCTGATTGGCCTGTTTTCGGCGTCCGCGGTCGTGCTAAATAGCATGTACCTCAGCTATAAGCTGCTGCCGCAGGTCATCACCGACAAATCGGGCCAGTGTGTAAAGGTCGTGAACTTCGAAAACGGTCACGCCTTCACCTGTCAAGACGTTGATGTTGTCCTGCGACAATATCGGAAACGTTTGGACAATGACAAAGAGATACACGCGCCTGAAGTGCACGGTCTGCAGCCGAGTGAAGGATCAGCTCAATGATCTGGGTCACTACGTTCCTGACCAGTGCACCATCACGTACCAGTGCGAGGGCCGACTCTTCCCGATCGACTACGTCTCCAACGGATCGCCGATCCTAGACGTACCACCAGTTGGCGTGTCCAACTGGTACCCTCGCGGTTCCACCTTCTCGACCACGACGGCCGCACCAGCGCCCACGCTGGTCGACACGTCAACAGGCTCTACACAGCAGGTCATCGTGGCCCTGCCGTTCACCGGCACGGCATCACCGTACCCTGACGACGCGATCCTACGCGTCACGCTCGGCTACCAAAGCCAGTCGTCACAGGCCTTCCTGCAGTACACGTACAAGCGGTCCAGCCCGTTCACCATCATCAACGGGGTTGAGGACGGCACCGGCAAGAAGGTGCTGCGCTACAACGTCACGGGTGGTGCTCCGGACTCCGTGGTCGTGTACATCAACGGCGTCAAACGCAACCAAGGCACGGCGTCGGATCAGTACCAACTCTACGACGGCACAGTTGGATCTCCTTGCCCACCAAACTCCGTCTACTTCAACTCCACCGTAACTGGCACGTCGACGCAGGTGGACGTGGTCGTGACCAAGGCACCTGAAGCCTCCGAGGTCGTGTTCAACTTTACCAAGATGATCGACGACGAGTCGCGGGCCGGGACCGGTGCTTGGGAAGGTGTTGAGCATGTCCGCACGTTCAACGGCAACTGGATTCTCTCTGACCTGTTCTACCTGGACTTCAGCGAGTTCGTGCCACCAACTGACCAACCACTACCACGTGACACCCCGTTGAACGTGGCGAAGGTCGAGCTGATCACCAACGTGACGACGCCCATCTCGTCGTCCACGGTGTCCATGCTGTTGAGCCGTGAGAAGCTCCACCTCACGCTTGACCGAATTAAGTCCAGCAACGTTGCGCTGTCCGTCTTTGACGGCCTCAGCAACTGGTTGGTCTGCAAGTTTATCGATGATGTTCGAGTGCTGCTGTTTACCGAGGCGGCTGCTACCTCCGTGTTTCCACCGATGGAGGTGTTGAGGTTCTCACCAGAGGCCTTGGCAACTACCGGCTTGGGTGGTGACACGGACGCGACGCAGCTTGATAGTGACCTGATTGTAGGACCAGACTCATGATTGAAGTTCCACCAAACACCACCTGCTACTACACCGTTAAGCTTCAGGGCGAGGCGATGTTGAGCACCCTACACGATCTGTTTCCCGTAAAGTCGGGCACCTTTGACCATGCGGTCGTGGTGTCCGTCGACATGGACTCGGACATTGAGGCGACCAACGCGGTTGAACACGCAGGCGCCAACCTCATCGGCAGCAAGTGGAAGGACTCTCGGTCCTTCAACCCACTCTACCTGCCGATGGAACGTGACAAGCTCGTCGAACAAGTCGAGACTGACACCGACGGCAACCTCGTCGCCGTCGGTCGCTTTGAAGATCCGTTCGAGACGTACTTCCTTGAACGCGCCGAGCCAGAGTCGGTCAACGCCTTCACTGGCAAGGTTGTCTACCATGAGTTCAAGATTCCACACCCAATGGACGTCTCACAACCATGGCCACAGAGGTACTTGGCTTGAACCTCGTACCTTCTTTCAAGTTCGCGATCAACCTGAAGTTCAGGGAGATCGAGTCCATGCACGCCACGTTGCCGTCCTTCGCCCGTGCTGAGGAGCTGGTAGTGATGTCAAAGCCGTACGACACGCTCGAGGAGATCAGCGACGACGCTGGTGACGTGCTTGAGGGGCTCATTGAGTCGCTTGAGCGCAAGAACCTCGGCACGTTCAAGATCGACGTTGAGCGCAACCTCACCCTGTTCGATGTCTCGGCCGAGCCTGAGACCGAGCAGCTGGCCGCGGAGATTGAGGACTTCGACGCTGAAGAGTGGGCCGAAGGCGAGCTCACCAAGATGTGGATCTACGAGGTTGAGTCCAACCCTGACATGATCATCCCAGTTGCGCTGATTCAGATCTACAAGGAGCTGGTCAGCGCACCGCGTCTCTACTCTTGACCAAGTGTTGGGATGCATAACACGGCCACAAGCCTACAATAACATACTCATCTCATAGGAGCATAAATGCAAGAGCTAGTAAAGTCACCGAAGTTCCAGCCCATCGCCTCGATCATGAAGGATCCGTTGCTGGCTAGTCGGTTGGCCACGTTCATCGACAACGCCGTTGAGGCCAAGGGCGAGATTGCGAAGCAGAACCAACTAATCAAGGACACCGTGAAGTTGGCCTGTGATGAACTCAAGGTTGATCCAAAGCTGTTCCGCATCTACGTGGCGGCCGCGTTCAACAACGACTACGGCCTGCGTCTCCAGTCGCTGAACACGCAAGTCGACCTGCTTGAACGCATCATCATGACCCTGCCAGGCGGCCTTGACGCCTACATGCCGCAGCTCACGAACGACGACGGCGAGTAAGCAACGTCACACAACACCCAAGGCGCGCAAGCGCCTTTTCTGGGCAATACACTATGCAAAAATCCTACATTGGCATCGCCAATGACTACCGCAGCGACCAGCTGATGGTGTGGGAACGGCCAGTTGCCGGTGGTCCACGCACCTTGCGGTACGTCAAGCCACCCCGCTACTTCTACGTTCCAGACGAAGACGGACAGTACACCTCGATCTTCCGTCAGAAGTTGTCACGCCTTGACTTCGACTCCAAGGACGAGTTCGACTACGCCAAGCGTCGCTACTCCCAGCGCTACGAGTCTGACATTCAGCCGCTCTACAAGTGCTTGATGAACGAGTACTACGGAGTGCCAACTCCGCAGATCAACTTCGCGCTGTTCGACATTGAAGTCGACTATGACTCGAAGCTGGGCTTTAGCTCCCACGACAACCCCTACGCACCGATCAACGCGATCACGATCTACCAGTCGTGGACGAAGGAGTACATCACCGTCGTCGTGCCACCAAAGGGCTGGGACCGTGACGTGCCAAAGCTGCTGGCTGAGATCAAGAAGGTCGCTGACGACGCGGGCATGAAGGACCGTCCAGCACCGATCATCGCCTACAACGAGCGGGAGTTGATCGACGTCTTCCTCGACGCGATCGAAGAGGCGGACATCATCTCTGGTTGGAACTCGGACTTCTTCGACATCCCATACATCGTGCAGCGCTTGATGCGCCTGTTCGGTGATCAAGGCCACTCCAAACTCTGCTTCCCAGGCGCCCCACGCCCACGCTCAAACGTGGTGCAGCGCTTTGGCTCGCCGTCCACCACCTACACGCTCTACGGTCGCACCCACCTCGACTACCTGCAGCTCTTCCAGAAGTTTACCTTCGAAGGCCGCACGTCCTACGCGCTGGGCAACATCCTTCAAGAGGAAGTTGGACTCGGTAAGATCGACTACGAGGGTACCCTCGAGCAGCTGTACAACAACGACTTCGCCCGCTTTACGGTGTACAACTTCCGAGATGTCTCGGGCATGGTTGATCTCGACGCGAAGTTCAAGTTCATCCAACTGGTCAACCAGATGGCGCACGAGAACACGTGCCAGTTCATGAACATTCTGGGTACCGTTCGCTACGTCGAGACGGGCATCATGAACTTCGCCCACCACGTGCACCAGCTCATCTGCCCTGACAAGTTCATCTCCAGCGAGAAGAACCGCAAGGTGGAAGGTGCGGTTGTACTGTCGCCTCAGAAGGGCCTGCACAAGTGGCTTGGTTCAGTGGACATCAACTCACTGTACCCATCGGTCATTCGCGCCCTCAACATGTCGGTCGAGACGTTCGTTGGACAGTTCCAAGGTGAGGACCTTGACTGGATCGCGTTGTTCGACGACCGTGAACGCAAGCGCAACGTCACCAAGCACTTCAAGCAGTTTGGTACCCTGCACAACGTTCGCTACCGCTCACCTGAGGACATGCTGGAACGGCGTGCTAAGTCCTACTCGATGTACCACGCCGACGGCTCCACCACGACCAAGACATGGTTTGAATGGCGTGACTGGTTGAAGGACAACAAGTATTCGGTGTCGGCCTTCGGCACGGTGTTCAACCAAGAGCATGTTGGCATGGTCGCCGGGGTGCTGACCTTCTGGTACGGCGAACGTAAGCGTCTCCAAGCCGAGAAGAAGAAGTGGGGCAAGATTGTCAAGGATCTTAGCGCTGAGTATTCCGAATATGTAGCCAAGCACAGTGGCGGATCATATGGTGATAGTGATGAGCTTCACGAGCGAATCAAAAACGCAACGGCTGAAGCGGAAAAGATCTATGGTTCAGATTTGAACCATGCCAAACGACAGGAGGAGCACTTCGACCTGCTTCAGCTGACGAAGAAGATCCAGTTGAACTCAACCTACGGCGCCCTCCTTAACGAGGCCTTCCTCTTCGGTCGTCGAGAGATTGGTGCGTCGGTTACCGCCACTGGCCGTGAAATCACGCTCTTCATGAACGAGCAGATCGGTACCGCCGCAACTGGAGAGGCGGCTGAGATCGAGAAGTACATGGCGATCGAGACCGACGATGAAGGCTACCCCGAAGTCGTCAACATCTACATCTCAGCGTGTGACGCCAACATCGCGGCCGACACGGACTCCGCGTACTTCAAGACCTACGCTGAGAACAAGGAGGACGCGGTTGCGATCGCCGATCACCTGGCCGACCACGTCAACGAGATGTTCCCTGGCTTCATGGAGAAGTTTTTCAACACCCAAGGTGATCGCTCCAAGCTGATCGTCGGCGGACGTGAGATCGTGGGTAAGAGTGGCCTCTTCATGGACGTCAAGAAGAAGTACACCATCAAGGTGGTGGACAAGGAAGGCAAGGCGGTTGATGAGTTGAAGTCCATGGGCTCTGAGCTCAAGAAGGCCGACACCCCGAAGGTCGTGCAGAACTTCCTCAAGGCGCTGATGGAGCTTGTGCTGGACAGTGAACCTTACCCAACCATCGAGAAGTTCGTCAACGACAACCGCATCGGCTTGATCAAGAAAAACTCCGAGATTCTGGCGCTGGGCACGGCCAAGCAGGTGAACAACCTCGACTCCAAGTACGCGGAGTGGGAACGAGTTGAGAAGCCAAAGAAGGGTAAGGTCAACTTGCCTGGCCACGTTCGAGCGGCCATCAACTACAACGAGCTCGTCAAGCAGTTCGAGGAAGGCGCGAAGCAGATCCAGACTGGTGACAAGGTCGTGATCTTCTACGTGAAGATGAACCAGTTCAACATCAAGTCCATTGGGTTTCCGTCGGACAAGATGCACGTTCCAGAATGGTTCACTGAAAACTTCCAAGTGGACATGGCCTTGACCGAGGAAAAGCTGATCGACGCCAAGCTGGCCGGCATCTTCAACGCCCTCGACTGGGAGGTGCCGACCCTTCAGCGTTCGTACCTTTCAGCGTCCTTCGACTTCTAGCCACCGTAGGACGCCAAGCGCGCCCTACCCACTATAATTGACCTATGAAGCTTACCTCAACACAGATTGGCCATCTTCGAACGGCCCTGACGGCGGCTAAGACGGCCAACGTCTCGCAAGTCGCGTTGTACGCCAACATGATCCGCGGCGTCTCGGACACGGAGAACTCGATCATCTTCTCCAAGCTCGACCTAGGGCTGGCTATGGATGTCCAAGTTGGCATCGGCAACGTCGACACCCTCGTCAAGCGGCTCATGATCTTCGGTGACGCTGGCCTGACGTTGGAGGGTGAAGTCGGCGCCGACAACCAGACCATCAAGCGTCTCTCGATCAAGGCGCCAAACGGCAAGACCGAGTTCCGTTGCAGCTCGATTAAGCACATCAAGCACCCCAAGAACACGCCAGATGACCTGGACAACATCACCCTTGCCCGTGACACGAAGGTCGCGACGCTCGTCTTGACGTTGGAGGAGCTCCAACAGCTTTCACGTGGGGCGAAGACCCTTGGCACCGAGGCGATCACCATCCAGCTCAAGGCAGACGGTGGCGTCAAGGCGGAGTGCTACGACACCGACAACAACGTCTTCACGATCACGCTAAAGAACCCATGCGTGTTCGAAGATGATGAGTTCTCGGTTGTACATAGCTATGCAGCGGGATCAAGTGGTGTACTCCTGACCCTCATGGAGAACATGGCGCGTGAGCGTCAAGGTGAGGAGCTGATCGAGTTCCCGCTGTATAGCAACGGCATGATTGGTTGCCGTGTAAACGGTCACTTCATCTTGGCGGCCAAACGAGCCGACCGTGACGAAGGCGACGACGAATAAGGATTGATATGCATAACGAAGACTTTGAAAAGAACCGCATCGAATACGTGATGCTGATTGAAAACCAGCTGCGCCACGCGAAGCATGAGCTCGCGATCGCCAAGGCCGCGGTCACCGCGTGGGAACCGAAGTTCTCCACCGAGATGAACATTGGCAGCGACTCCACCAAGGTGTCCCTTACCTTCGGTGGCAAGGTCGCCGCGTTCTCGGTGAACGACGCTTGGCTCAACGCAACCTCTGCCACCGACGCCTGCGTCGACGTCGTCGACAAGCTCGTTGAGGCGATCGTGGCCGAGAAGCTGCGTGAGCTGCTCCGCCCGCAGCTTGAACACGTCAAGGCCAACATTCAGGTGCGGGCCGCATCAGGGAAGTGGTAATGTTTGAGAAGCTCATCCGTAAGCTCTTCACCTCTCAGCAGGAGAAGTCCAAGGAACCTTGGGCCTCCTTTGAGATCAGCAACGTCGACAAGAGTGGACGAGCTCAAGTGTCCTTCGCCTGGAATCAGGCCTTCCTCACGTACATCCACGCACAGGGCGTGCAAGCTGAGACCGATGAGGAGAGCGTCCAGCTCTTCTTCATGATGGCCCGCATGTCTCCTGAGGAACAGGCCATGTTGGGTGGTGACGAGCCGGTCCAGTCGGCCGCGCACCCTAACTTGAGCCAGCCAGTTAACCGTTTTTACTCGTAAGATCAAATGACCAAACGCCTTGTAGTTGATTGCGCAAACATGTTTTGGAGGGCAGTCGCCGCCCAACAGCGGTACGGCTCTCCAGACGCCAAGGAAAGCGCCGGTTTCGGTCTCCACATGTCGCTGATGTCGCTGCGCAAGCAGTGGAACGCCATCAAGCCTGACAAGATGGCCATCGTCTTCGAAGGCAAGGCTAACTGGCGGAAAGACTACACGCGCTCTGAGGCCTGCGTTTCCAAGCGCCTCTACAAGGGCAACCGAGTCGCTGATCCGTCCATGGCGATTCTTGGTGAGGTGATCAGGTCGTTTGAGGAGCTGGCACGGCTGCACTCCAACATCACCTGCCTCTCACACATGAAGCTTGAAGGCGATGATCTGATTGCCGGCTACGCCCAACACTTCAGCAAGCTGGGTGATGAGGTCACCATCCTCTCAGGTGACAAGGACTTCGTCCAGCTGTTGGACAATCCACTCATTAGCTTGGTCAACCCAGAAGATGGCAAGAAGCGCACGCTCCTTGACGTCTGTGGTGTTGAGACCCCAGGGTACTTCATCTTTGAGAAGTGCTTCCGCGGCGACGCTGGTGACAACGTGCTGACGGCTTACCCACGCGCCGCCTCCAAGAAAATGAAGAAGGCGTTCGGGGTCGACAGTCCAGCCGACAGCTTCGAGCTCTCCAACCTCATGGCCCACACGTGGACGTTGCGTGACAAGGACACGGGCGACGACCGTGAAATGAAGACCAACGAGATGTTCGCCGAGAACAAGCTGCTGATGGACCTCACAGCTCAGCCACCTGAGATTCGTGAGCTGATCACGCAGACGATCGTGGAGGAGAGCGAGAAGACGGGCAAGTTCAACTACTTCCACTTCTCCAAGTTCCTCGGCCAATACGACCTGAAGCAGATCAGCGAACGCAGTCAAGACTTCGTGGAGATGCTGTCAGGTCGTCACCCAGCCTCAGTTGAACGCAACCGTCAACCCGCCGCTCAAAGCGGCACGGTGGCCGCCGCTATCCAGAAGATCAACCAAAGCCGTGGGTTTGACCTGTGAAGCTGCTGAAAGCTGAGACCATCTTCGACAACGATACGTTTGAACCGCGCCACCGACTGACGGTGGAAGTTAGTCAGACGTTCATCGACGATGTGCAGTTGTACGAAGGACTGCGGACCGACATAGCCCAGGTGATTGGACTTCGGTTTATGGAGCTAATCGATCAGCTGATAACGGCCAACGCTGCGCTTTCTAAACTGAACCCTTCGGTGCAGCTTGGCGAAGCGCAGCCTTAGTCGCCCTAGCCTTCATCTCAGGCACCTTGTCGTCGAGGAACTTAGCGACCTCGACGGCGTCGATGATCCGAACCTTAGTTGGCTTGGAGACGCCGTTAGCGTAGAAGATGTTCCAACCACCCTGCCTAAACTCCATCTCAACGCTGACCCTTACGGCCTCCGCTTTTGGTACGTCCCAGAACGCGAAGATGTGGTGTGACGCATAGCTGGTCTTAAGGGCCTGGCCATTGTCCACGGTCAAGCCAAGCTTTTCCAGCTTCTTCATGAACAGGTGCTGGTCAACGTCCAGGTCTTCTGGCTCATGGGCGCCGGTAACTCGGCTTACGACGCCGTCAATCTGTGCGGCTGATAGAATGTCCGACAAGATATCGGCCAACTTGTCCTGTACTTGCTTAGGATCGTCCACCTGGGCGAAGGCGTCGTGTAGGGCCTTAAGCTTGTTAGTTTTGCTGTCGACTGAGGCCTCGAAAAGGTGCTGGATATGCATGGATCGGCGTCCGGTAGTTTCTCTATTTATGGCCGGCCTCGCTAAATAAGCCATGACCGCAAGGTCTAGCAAAGGGTTCGGCTCCATCTTCTTGGCGCTGGTAAATCGTTCACGATGTCCCGCTAAAGGAGAGAAACATGGCTACAATTGAAAAGCGCGCTACGTCCCTGAACCACGTGTTCCTGATCGACTGGCATGACGACGGCATCCTACGCGAAATCATCGTCGTGATGGAGGATAAGGTCGGTGCAATCTACGGCATCGAAGTTAACCGCCTTCACCCAATCGACAAGGGTCGCCTCAAGAAGGTGATCACGTCCATCCACTCGGACAAGTACTCGCTGTGGCAGCTGCTCGCCGACTCACGTCTGCCTAACGGCATGAACGCCCTTGACTTCTTCCACGCTAACTACGTGAAGGTCAAGCGTCCTCGTGGCTCGATCGGTGCAATGTCCATGGGTGGCACGATGGCTGATATTCAGATCACCAACGAGTCCGACAAGGTTATCGGCTCAGGCTTCACCTCAGGTGTGGCTACGGCGGCTGAACCTACGTCGATGTAACCTGCGACCTGGTAGTACGGAGAGGTTCTTCGGAACCTCTTTTTGGCCTCTGCTGTGTTACTATTTTTGAACTGAGAGGAGCACAGCATGGATGAAGAAGTTTACAAGGTCTCCATTGTCGGTGACCTGCCTGAGATCGTCAAGGGAGTTACCGTCGAGATTGACGACGAACTGCCACGACACACGACCACGTTTGCGTGCCTCTGTGGCGGCGACAACGTGATTGAAGCACCGAGCACGCCCGACGAAATCAATGGTCAGCTCAACTGCAACCGCGACTACGCGTGCTGCTGCGTTGCCTTCACCTGTCCTAAGTGCGGGCTTCGTTATGCCGGCAGTCAGGCCGCTCCAGAGTACATCCCAGACTATGAGCTGGACTCTGAAGATTAAACCAGTTGGCCGATGGTCAACGTCAGAGGTGCTCACGCACCCTTCATGATCAACCACAAAAGGAGTCATCATGCGGCGCATCCTACTTGCGTTGACGGTCGTTCTGTCCTCGTCAGCTTTCCTAATCAACTACGCCTTCTCGGAGATGCCTCAGGCCAAGGGCACGGTCGTCATCGGCGAGAAGCCCACCTACATCAAAGGCAACCAAGCGGTCACCCTCCTGCCGACCGACCTCAACATGAGCCAGGCCCAGCTCCTCAGCAAGGCCTATGAGATCGCGAAGGCCGACGGCCACAAGGATCCAGAGCTCGTGCAGGGCATTATCCTTCAGGAGTCTGAGGCGGGTCGGGCCACGGCCTACCGCGTTGCAGGCTCGAAGTCGGAGCCGTACTACGGCGTCGGTCAAGTGAAGCTGGACGCGACGCGTGACGTCATGTCGGCCTACCCAGCCATGTGGACGAAGTACCGCTTCCAAACGAAGACGGACGATGAGCTCAAGGCCTACTTGATCTTGAACAACGTCTTCAACATGGAGGTGACGTCCAAGTACCTCCGCATCTTGGAAGTTCGCTACGGCCTCTCTGGTCGCGACCTGCTGAACGCCTACCAGAAGGGGCCAGGTGGCTACAAGGAAGTTGACCCTGATGAGTACCACTACGCCCGTGGGGTTGAGGACAAGCTGGCAAGGATGAAGCGTCGATGATGAAGAATATCGTGCTACCGCAGATCAAACGCGTCGTGCCATCCACCGTGGTGATGACGAACGTTGGTGTGCAACCAATGTCGGCACCAAGTGGGATACTACCAATGCTTAGGTACAATTTCACTCCCAACGTTGTCACTGTTGACATTGCGCGACCAACTATCATGTTGATCACGCATGACCAGTATATGGAGTTAAGATGTAAGAATAGCGTCGTTGACACTTGCGTAGCTCGCTCATGGCCAGTTGACGCAATTATGGCATGGCTCCAGTCAAACATCGATCCAGAAGGCTCAATCATCATCCATGTCAATCAGCTTAGCTTGATTGTCTCATCTGGTATTTGGTCTGGTATACTAAAAGGGCGGGCTTACTTGTATAGCCTAGGGCAAGATAAAGGATTGTCCTTTCACTTTAACGGCATGATCGCTTTGGTTGGGTTAGATGAACTTACGCCTGTTAAACAGCGGGCCGCATTCTCGCGACTTCGGTTGATCGCGCCCAAGACGCAAATCATCCCCGGCAAGTACAAGCTCTAAGCACCGCTACGGCGACACGAGAGGCCACCGGCTCATACGGTGGCCTCTCTTCATTTAGCTCTACAACCTAAGCGGCCCACAGCAACTGGGACGCACGTCGTGGCTCGATCGTTACAATCTACCTATCAACTTTAACTTTGGTAGGTGCATTGATGAGCTATGAACCGACTGGCTACCAGCCAGGCCGCCCACGATACGGCGAGGTTCGTCCTGACAGTGATCGTAAGTACGCGGCTCGCGAGCGAGCACGTGAACGTCGCGCCACTGACCCTGAGTACGCCGAGCGCTGTCGCGCCGCGTACCGTCGCTGGTACTACAACAATCCAGCTCGGGCCATGGCCATGCAGAAGGCCTGCAAGCTGCGCATGAAGGGCTTCAAGGAGCTGCTTGAGCACCAGAATTACGTGGTCACCGACCCTGCTCAGCTGATCATCACCGCGGGCTTTGAGTGATCAAGCAAGTACTTCTCTGGGACCTCATCACCACTCGGATCGGGCTTGGCGCTCGAAAGCCGAACGGCTGGTACCCATGCCGCTGTCTCATCTGCAACGACTACCAAGAACGCGGTGGTTTTAAGCAGGACGGTGATGAGGTCCGTTGGAAGTGCTTCAACTGTGGCTCACGCTTCAAGTACACCGAACATTCTGGCAAGCTCTACTCCGACGCGAAGCAAGTTCTCTACTCCTTTGGAGTCACCAGCAACGAGCTGGACGAGGTCCTTGGCTCCACGTTCTTCAACAAGGGCGAGGCCAAGGCGGAGATCAGCGAGGAAACGCTCAAGCCAAAGTTCTCACTGTTCACGCCTGAGATTGAGCTCCCACCAAGCTCCCACCTGCTAGGCGCGCCCATCAAGGACGAGCTGCAAAACCCGCTGATCGAGTACATGGTGCAGCGCAAGCTTGACCCAATCAAGCTCAACGCCCACTTCAGCTTGGATCCGAAGTTTCTCGGTCGCATCATCGTGCCATGCTACCGTGACACGAAGGTGATCTTCTGGCAGGCCCGCACGATCTTCAAGGACGTCAACCCACGGTACCTCTCACCGTCGGTCGTCAAGGAGGCCGTGCTCTGGGGCTACGACAACATCTGGCGTCGGTACGACACACCGCTCTTCATCACTGAGGGCATCTTCGACGCCCACCACCTAGACGGTGTCGCCCTGCTCGGCTCCGAGTTGACGGCCGCGAAGTTGGAGGTGTTGAACCGCACGAAGCGTCGGAAGGTGGTCGTGGTCGACCGCAACATGAACGGCAAGAAGCTGGCTGAGGTCGCGCTCACCAACGGTTGGGAGATCACCTTCCCACCTGAAGGCACGAGTGACACCAACGACAGCGTGCAGAAGCACGGCCTCGCGTACACTATGTGGACCTTGATGCGGGACATTACGCAACCCACAGGGGTGAAGGACGTCGACGGCCTGACGGTACAATCGAAGCTTCAACTCAACATGCAACTCGCACTGGCTAACATTGGCAGATCAAAGTGAAGACCTACTACTCAGCCACCATCACGATCGAGCTGCCCACCAGCCTGCAAAGCTACGAGGAGGCACACCAGCTGGCCGTCCTCTGTAAGGAGGCGCTTGATCACGCCATCAACGGAGGTGGGGAGTTTGCCCTCAGCCTCGGTGAAATCACGGAGCACCATGACAACTCTAATTGACGACGAGGCCCAGCGCCTCTTTATGACCACCATGCTGGGCAACCCCTCGTTGTTTGCCCGCGTCCAACACCTGATCAAGCCGTCGTACTTCGACTTGCAGTTCCAGCATGGTGTGAAGTTCATGCAGGACTTCTTCCAAGATCACCGTGGAGTTCCCTCCCAGCCGGTCTTTCAAGCGGCCACGAAGTTGCCGCTGCAACCAGCCCAGTTGCCGACGCAGGACGTCGCCTTCGTGGCCGAGCAGATCGCGAACTTCTGCCAGATCCGAGCGTCCATCGAGGCCGTGATGACGGCCCCGGCCCTGATCGAGAAGGGCGACTTCGGTTCGTTGGTGGCCAACATCAAGTCGGCGTCGGAGATCAAGCTTCACACGGACCTCGGCATCGACTACTTCGCCGACCCAGCCGCTCGCCTGACTGAGGACGAAGCGGAGGACATTCCCTTTCCACTTGGCTGGGACACGGTGGACGACCTCATCGGTGGCGGCATGGGTCGTGAGGAGCTGCTCCTGTTTCTCGCCAACTCAGGTGGTGGTAAGTCCGTCACGATGTTGAACGTTGCCTACAACCTCATCAAGCGTGGGTTGAACGGCGTCTACATCTCGTTGGAAATGAAGGACAAGAAGGTCGCCAAGCGGTTGGACAGCATCATCTCGCGCATCGTCGGCAAGAAGATCTTCCTCAACAAGATGGAGGTCGTCCACCAGATCGAGCAGCTGCGGGAGCAGGGCGCCGGTCGGTTCTTCGTAAAGCGGATGCGGGAGAACACGACCACCTCCAACCACATCATCGCCTACCTCCGTGAGCTCGAGGCGGTCTACGCCTTCAAGCCTGACTTCGTAGTAGTGGACTACCTTGACCTGCTGGGTTCCGTTCGCAAGATGACGAGCGACTCCCTGTTCACCAAGGACAAGTACGTCGCCGAGGAAGTTCGAGCCATCGGCTTCGACTTCAAGTGCCTGATGATCTCAGCTTCACAGCTTGGACGTGGTGCCATCACCGCGGTTCGTGAGGACAAGGACCTTGGCCAAGACCACATTCAAGGTGGTATCTCGAAGATCAACACGGCCGACCTCGTGATCGGCTTGGTGAAGGACGAGGCGATGGACGCGGCGGGCGAGTACCGCTTCGAGTTCTTGAAGTCACGGAACTCCAGCGCGGTCAACAAGAAGTTGATGATGAAGTGGGACTCGCTCTCACTGCGAATCAGCGACTGGCCGAAGCAGGACGGCTACAGTCGACCGATCAGCGCCACCACTCCAACTGGACCAAAGTTGATTCCAGGCCGAAAGCAGAACTTGTCGGACCTCTAAACGAAAAAGGGAACCTAAAGGTTCCCTTTGTTGTATGCAGGTATGATCAAGAGTTCGGGAACGGACCCGTTGCTGGGGTGAACGTGCCAGTGTAGCGAGCCACACCCTTGGTGACACGCACTTCGTCGATGTAGCCAGGGAAGAAGTGGGCGTCGGTAGAGCCACCAACCCGTGCTACTTGTGACGTCATGTTGATCGAGTTCGTCGCCGTACCAGCCGACACACCGTTGATCCACACCGTCAGAGTCGTGCCAGAACGTGTCACGGCGACGTGTGACCAGGTGTTCACCACCACGGCCACAGTTGACGTCAGGTAGTTGGCCAAGTGGTTACCCAAGACCACACGACCAGAACCGTTCACGTAGGCGTTGCAACCGTCTTGAGCTGAGGCGCTGGCCGAGCAGATGAACGTACCGACCGTCACGAAGGACGTTGGGAAGATCCAGCATTCCTGCGTGAAGTCACCAGTGCCGAAGGCGTAGGCCGCGATAGTCGGAAAGTCAAGATAGTCTGTTGAGCCGTTGAACTTGCCCGACGTTGCACCGTACTTGAACTGAGTCGTTGACGTGACTGGAGTACCCGTCCGAGTCGGCGTGGCTCCCTTCTGGTCGGTGAACACGGTGCCGTTGTTGGCACCTTCCATGTGCATGAGCAGCGAGACGTTGGCGAAGAACGGATCAACGGAGAGCGCGACTCCACGCTGGGCCCCGAAGGACCGAGCCGAAGCCGCGCCGAAAGTTGACATAAGAGGCATCATGGATCCTTACTTGTACTGGGTTTGCGATGCGAGCACCGTGTAGGTGGCCGACGCGGTCTTGATAATCGTGAACGAATACGAGTCGATACCGCTTGCGTTACCAGCACTTGGCGCGACACCACCAATCCACTTTGGCGTCACGGCGGAACCGTCCACTTGGTAGGCTGAAGCGTAGAACGGCGAAGCACCGTTGGTGATCAACATAGCGACCGAGACTGACTCACCGACTGCGAGGGCCGTGTTCATCGACGTACCGCTGGACCATGCAAAGTTGACCGTGAAGTTGGCCGTTGCGTTGGACGTGTAGTACTGGACGGCACCTGACGCGGCGTAGAATGTCTGTGTCGTGGACGGTGCCGATCCAACGACCGACACGACTTCCGTAGCGTTGGTCAAGTGGGCGGCCGGAGCGGAGGTTGTACCAGCCAGCGTGGTGGAACCAAGGGTAGCCGTGCTGGTTGTCGTCAGCGTGCTGAAGCGACCAGTCGAAGCCGTGGTAGCGCCGATTGGCGTGTTGTCGATCGACGTAGCGGATACGGCACCGGTGAGGGTGATGGTCGTGCCAGTCAAGGCGATCGTCGTACCAGCCAGCGTGATGGTCGTCGCTGTGTTACCAGTGCGAGCCACCGTGAGCCAGTCGGCGTTCGAGGAGATCGCGTCGTTCTGGAGCGTGAAGTGGATCGTACCACCAGAGCCAACGTAGATTTCCGAGGTCTTCAGGTCAGTGCCAACGGCACTGTTGATGAGACGGACGATTGGGAAGGAGTTGGTGTCAATACCCGCGTAGGTACCCGTAGTTCCAGCGCTTGAGACCAAGCTCGTGCCGTTCAGCGACGTGACGGACAGGCTCTGCCAAGTAGCTGAGGTGCCGTCCGTGATCAGGGCCTTGGTGGCGTTGGTGGCTTGCGATGGGAGGATCGCGGTCAGGGCGGCGGCCGCGGAAGTCGCGCCAGTACCACCGTTGGCGAGGGCCAACGTGCCAGCCAGCGTGATCGTGCCGGAGGTCGTGATTGGAGAACCCGTAACCGTCAGACCAGTCGTACCACCGGAGAAGGCGACCGAAGTCACGCCACCACCAGCGGAGGAGACCTGCGAGAACGTCAGGCTGGTCGTGCCGACGGTGATCGCGCCAGAGGTGATGAGCACCCAGCCAGTTCCACCGTTCAAGGTACCAGATTGGACGTACACGAAGTCACCGGATGAGACTTCGTTCGATGGGTTGCCGTCGAAGTCGGCGGCTCGTGCCCAAGCGCCAGCAGCCGAAACGTAAACGCCGTTCTGCGAGCCAGTCGATTGGTTCTTGACCAGCACGCGTGAGCCGCTGGTGAGAACACCGTCGATGGTTTGTTCACCTGACAGGGTCAGGTTGGCGGTCGATGCAACGTTGACGGACGGCTTTGGGGTGAGACCAGCGGCGACCGCGTCAACGTACTGCTTGGTGGCGACTTGAAGGTTGCCAGTTGGGTCAGCGGAGACCGAGACAGTACCAGCCAACGCAATGGCCGTGCCAGTCAGGGTAATAGTGGTAGCCGTCGTGCCGGTACGAGCGACCGAGAGCCAGTCGACGTTGGACGAGATGGCGTCGTCTTGCAGAGTCCAGTGAATCGTGCCGTTGTTACCGACGTAGACTTCAGACGTCTTAGCGTTTGAGCCGGCTGACGAGTTCAGGAACCGCGTGATTGGGAAACTGTTTGAGTCCAAACCAACGTAAACACCAGTCGTGCCTGAGCTGGAGACCAGCGCGGTGGCCGAGAGGCTAGTTGGGGTGCCAGCCACTGTGGACCAGACACCGTCACCACGCCAATAGGTAGAGCTGGACGCGTTGGTGCCGCTGTTCAGGTGGGACACGTCCAAGTTGCCGGTGGCCGTTGAAAGGTCGACTGAGCCACTACCACCAGACTGTGACCAGGTGGATCCGTTGTAGGAGTAGAGACCTTCAGGCGCTGCGTCGGTGCGGTAGAACAGTTCGCCGACGGATGGATTCGATGGGAAAGCCGTACCGTTCGCCACGGTAAGGTTGGTTACGACAGACCCTTCGAGGAGGGTTAGACCGTCTGAATGCATGAGTGAAGCTCCTTATGATAGAGGAACTATTTAGACCTCTGACCTGGAAATGGATCGTTTGTTACCGCTTTGAGCTCGCTAAATATCAGCATCTTCCACTCATATTGAGATCACACATGACTACCCCACAAAGCATCACCGTTGACGGCATCGGCTACGACGTTGCCCAGTTCTCCGATGAAGTCAAGGGCGCCATCGGCCTGTACAACACGATCAACTTGGACCTGCAGAAGGCCAACATTGAAGTCGTGAAGCATCAGGCCGCGCTGCAGACGATCGGTGCCCAAGTTTCGAACGCCGTGCGCAAGGAACTCGCCGCCATGCAGCCGCCAGCTGAACCAGCCAAGGCCGCTGAGTAAGTCATCGACGCTTAGGCGGTCGACATAAATAGGACACTTGCGTGTCCTATTTTGGTAAATAGCGAATGACTATCCTCCGCCGCCTTAACGAAGGCATCGATCACGTCGACGATCTCCCAGTCGACCAGTTCATCCAGATCATCTCGACCCTGAAGGACATGCGTCTTTCGGAGAAGCTGGACGGCTCAAACCTGTGGGCGGGCGTCGACGATCAAGGGAAGGTGTTCATCTCCCGTGAGGGTAAGCGGAACAACGCCAAGCGGATGTACGCGCCAGAAGACTGGGCGAAGGTCGGCAACAACAACCAGTTCATCGCCGCCACGGCCGCCATCATCAACCAGCAAGCTATCTTTACCCAGTGCCTGAAGCCTGGTCAAATGGTCGAGCTTGAAGTCCTGTACGGCAACCAACCGAACACCGTCGTCTACAACAACGCGTTCAACTTGATCGCCGTGTTGCGTGGCGTCGAGGACACACCGTTGGGCGTCGCCACCTCGCTGGCCGCGGCCCTGAAGGACAAGACGGCCGACGTTAGCGTCAACCTCGTCTCCAGCGACGACGGTGAAAACCTGAAGATGGTCCTGACGGACGCGAAGTTCCAGTTCATCACCCCGAAGACGTTCGACGCCAAGAAGCTCGAGCACGGTAAGCTGAACGCCGAGGTCAAGAAGTTGCAGGACTTTGCCGCCAAGAAGTCCACCATTGCTGGGTACACGAACGCCGAGCTCGCCGCGGTCAACCTCAACAAGGTCCCGAAGGAAGAGCGCGACGCCGCCAAGTCGGCCCGTCAAGAGCTGCTTGACACCTTCCAGTCCGACTTCATCCAGCCAATCAAGGCCCTCCTGCTCGACACCTTCATCGGTGGTAGCCGTGACGGCGCCGAAGGTGTCGTCATCTCCAACCCCAACGATGGCTCCCAGTTGAAGCTGGTGGACAAGGAGAAGTTCACCCAGCGTAACGTGGAAGTCCAGCAGGAACGTGCGAACCTGCAAGGCGCCGTGATGACGACCGACCAGAACGCTGACCTAGCAGCCCGTGGCGGCCTGATGGGTGAGCTGAAGATTATGTTGGCCGAGCTGCTGGGCAACCGCAACATGGCCCGCGGCGCCGAGTTGAACAAGGTGCTGGCCTCGTTGAAGGCACAAGACGTCCCAGCCGCCGTCCAGAAGCTGGCGGACCAGCTCCAAGTCGACGACTACCTAGCGATCCGCAACAAGGCGATTGCCTTGACGTCCGCCACACAGGACAAAGTCGCGGCCGCCCTGAAGGAGTTCAAGGGTCAAGTCCAGGCTGACACGACTGGCAAGAAGCTTGGTCAGGACAACGTCAAGCGGACGTTGGTCACCTACGCTGAAGTCAACAACCGCCTGAAGTCGTTGGTCGCCAAGCTCAAGGGTGCGGAGGACATGCGTGGCATGGTCAACGCGATCTACGGCCCAGCGATCACCACGTACTTCGAGAAGCGGATTGAAGCACAGCAGGCGAACGAGGCGCTCACCGAGAACAAGGGTGAGCAGGACATGATCAACCTCAAGAACCTGACACCGTTCATCGTGATCAACTGCTACCTTGCCACCCTGTTCATGACGATCATCTGCATCAAGGAACAGGACAAGCTGGCGATGCGCAAGATCGCGGACCGTTCGAACTTCAGGCTCAAGGACTTCTCCCACAACATGTCGCCGCTGAACTTCTGGGGCTACATCTTCTGGCGGGCCTCGAAGGCGGACGTCAAGAAGACGCTCGGCAAGGAGACCTCGGCGAAGCTGCACACGATCACGAAGAACATCCCAGTGATCTGGTGGCGGACCATGCACCAACAGCTGGCCCAACACAGCCAGCTGAAGTTGGACGTTCCAACCACCCAGCGAATGTTCAAGCTGATCCTTGAATACTCGGGAATGAGGACCGCCCGTGTAAATAGACTGATCAATGGGGTGCTGAGCTGGGATGATCAGGACTTCGATCAGAAGGTTGAGCTGCTCAACGACATGTACCTGTACGGTCAACAGTTCCTCCCAACCTCATACCTCTACAAGCGTGTTCGAATCATCCAGTCGAACATGCTGCTCAATGCAAACGGAGTAAACGACATGGTGGTCACCGAAGGACGGCTGTTGAAGCGCCTGATTGGACTGACTGAAGACGGTGAAGGCGACGGCATGGCTGGGGCCGAACCCTCTGGTCAGCCAGCCGGCATGACGGCGACGACGGACATCGCGCCGCTCGCGATGCCACTCGGCACGACCGTCCACGTGGTCAAACGCAAGCGCAACCCTAACATCAAGCGCCTCAAGTTCAAGTACAAGGATCCAACCCAGAATGAAACTCCTAAAAACGATTAACGAGTTTGTAGGCGACGCTCAGTCCAACCTGAAGACTAGCGACGGTAACGACGCCGGGCAGACCGACGTCAAGAGCTACAACGTCTCGTTCAACATGCTCCGCAACACCATCAACCAAGGTGACGGTGAGAACGTCCAAGCTTCAGACGTGAACAACTACCTTGAGCGTGCCCATGAGATCAACAACGAAGTTGACACCGTGGAGTATGGTCTCGAGACGGACGACGGCCGCATCATCAAGATTTGGGTGAACGCGGCGGACGCCACGGCCTTCCAAGACGAGATGCAGCACCTGCTCGGCGTGGAGAATGACATTGAGGAGGCGATCAACACGCTGGCCTCGAAGTTCGACATCGTCGACGTGGTCTGGCCAGACGCCAACCAAGCGACCGCCGACGTGCCGGACGCTGAAGCAACCGACGACCTTGGAGTCACGGACGACCTAGACGCCGTCGGCGACGACGACCGAGACGGTGCGACCCTGGCTAAGGCCGCCCTTGATAAGATCAACGGCAAGTCCAGTGACGACAAAGACGATGACGACGAACCAACCAACGAAACAAAGGCCCCAATGAGCATCGGTAGCGACTTCTTCAAACGCGTCATGCAGGAGGCCGATGAGGCTGACGTTGACGGCATCAACGACGGCTTGAACATCAAGCTCGACCCACGTCAACGTTCGATCATGCTGCGCCTACGTCGTGCGATCGACCGCAAGATCCTCGCCTTGTTCGCCATGATTGGTGTTCCAGGCCGCTACATGGACGTCGAGGGTATCGACGGCCTGATCAAGGAAGCGGGCCTGAAGCTGCGTGCCTCACCAACCCAGCAGGCCGCGTTCAACTCCTTCTACACGGCCTTGGGCAACGCCCGCGGCTTTGGAACTGCGCCTGACGCCGAGACGGTCGCCGAAGCCGGTGAAGAGAACCTGAAGGGTGCCTACATCCAGAAGATGCTTGAGGGCATCGCGGTCCACCTTGGTCTGCCAGAGTCGCTCGTCGTCTCGGGCGGTCCACAGCAAGTCTCCCTCGCCTTCTACAACTGCGCCAAGCTGATTGAAGACGACGGCGCGTTGGAAGCCGCGATGCGCAAGTTGGCCCAACGGTTGAAGGTCTCCTCGTCCGCTGAAAAGCCGGCCGAGAAGGTCGCTGAAGACGTGAACACCGGTGGTGACCCGTTCCTGGCGGCCGTGGTTACGTTGGTGGAGGCCCTTGGTATCCCAGAAGCCAACCTCAACTACCAGCGCTCGAACGTGCTCAACAGCCTGCGCGCCCTTAAGCTCAGCTTGAACAACCGCTCGATGATCCAGCAACGGATGGCGGCCCTCAGCACGCTGATCGCGGCCAACGTCAAGCAAACCGCTGGACAGCCAGCGGATACGACCGACACCGCTGGAACTGCTGGCACCGCCTAACACGTCGTGCTCACACGCAAGGGACCTACGGGTCCCTTGTTTCGTTTGCGCAGCCGGCATGGCTACATACAATCAACCATGTCACAGTTCAACTACCAACCGATCGAGGCCGTCACCCACCCCACCTCGGGAGTTCGGCTCTACAAGACCCCAGACGGCGACTTTCCCAGCATCACCACGATGCTCGGTCAGACTATGCCACCCGACAAGGCGGCGGTGCTGCAACGTTGGCGCGACTCCATTGGGCATGAGGAGGCGGACGCCCACTCGAAGCGAGCCACGGACCATGGCACGATGGTGCACACGTGTGTCGAACGGTTCCTACTTGGTACGCCTATTGACGCCCCAGTCGACGGTGAGCCGGTGCCACCTCGTGCCCTCGAGTCGGTACAGAGCCTCAAGCTGAAGCTCAAGAAGATCAGCCTCATCTACGGTCAGGAGCAGGCGGTCTGGTCGAAGACCCTCAAGCTGGCCGGTCGGTTTGACTGCATGGGCGTCTACGACGGTGTTCCGTCAATCATCGACTTCAAGACGTCGGGTCGCATGAAGACACGTGAGGACATTGCGGACTACGAACTGCAGCTCGCCTTCTACGCGATCGCCCACAACGAGCTGTTCGGCACCGACGTTCGAAACGGCGTCATCCTCATGTCGGTGGACGGTGGCTTCCCGCTTGAGTTCAGGGTGGCGCTTTTTGAGGGCGACATCATCAACCGCCTCCTGGCGCGCACCCTTCAGCACCATGCTTTGTTCCGGTAGGCTAAATAAGCGGTAAGTCTCTGGAGTCTTTAATGGACCAACTGAACGAATTTAACAGCGTGCTCTCCGTGATGTCCGCACCGGCGATGGCCCTTGGCAGTGCCGTGGCAGATTTGCAGGGTAGGCTGGCTACGGCTGACGCGTCGACCCCGTACGTCGCACCGGTCCAACAGGACGCGCCACCAGCCCCGCCACAACCGAAGTACAAGAACATCTACGTGTCCCCAGCGTGCTTTGAGCAGGCCTCCAACACGCCTGACGGCATGACGGTGTTCAACCTCGTCTTCGACGTGTCCTACACCGACGAGAACGACAGCTACAAGCGCTTCAAGGTCGCCAAGCAGATCTCCATCTGCCCTGACAAGCTGGCCTGCGAAGCCTCACAAACCCAACCTATCCAGGTCATTGAAAACAAGAGCGAGATCGACGCCATGACGGCGCGCCTGGTCTTCCTCGGAGGAAAGTAAACATGGAACCGATCGTTATCCTGACACACGGCAAAGCAAGCGACCTCGATGAGTTCACGCAAGCCCTCGCCGACAAGGACATGCAGGCCACGGTGCTCAACACCGCCACCGCAACCTTGACCGACATCTTGGCCGCACTTGCCGGTGAAGACGACGGTGGCGACAAGAAAGATAAGAAGGACGACAAAGATAAGGACAAGGACGATAAGGAACCGAAGGACGACGACCTTGGTGACGACAAGGCGCCCAAGAAGCCGAAGAAGGACAAGGACGCGGTTGACGACGACACCACGCCACCTGACACTGGCGCTCCAGCGGACGACTCCGCCCCGGCCGACGAGACCTTCGAAGAAGGCTTCAAGCTGGCGAGCGTGCCGATCAAGGCGGTCGTCAGCGAACGCTACAAGCACGCCCAGCTCCACGCCAACTTCATCGGCGTGTTGTCCGAAGGTGGTGGTTCCTCGCGCAACACGGTCCAACTCGACCAGTTCTCCGAGATGGTAATCTACGAGGACAACGGTGCGATCCACGCGCCACTGGCCTACGGCGAGACCTACCACGCGCTGTCCGTCAAGCTCGTCAAGTCGACTTCCCCGACCGCCGTGCTCAAGCTTTCACCCGCCGCCTTCAAGCGCTTTACCAAGTAATCAATGACGACGCCATACGGACCCTTCATCGTCGCGGAGGATTTTCTATCTCCGCTGCGTTGTGAAAACATCGTCAAGCAGTATGGCATTCGGCGTCCGAGCTTCGATGAGCGCGGACTGCCAATCAACCAGAAACGAGACCTAGAGTCTGACGTCACCTTCCCGCTGACGTCAGACCTGCTGTCTGACTTTACGTCCGAGATCGAACAACGCTACAACGCGAAGCTTCGCTCGGACCAGCCGATCTACAAGTTCATCCAGTACTTCGAGAACTCGAAGGAAAAGCCGGAAGGCATGGGCTGTGCGAACTCCGTGTACCAACGGAAGAAGTGGACCCGCTCCCGAGACGTCGACCTGGTCGGCTACATCTGGCTGAAGTCCTACTGCGGCACCGTGCCACTTGACCCTCGTGAAGAGGTGTACGGTGGCAAGCTCGAATTTCCGAGGTGGAACTGCTCCCTCACGCCGAACCGTGGCACGATGGTGATCTTTCCAGCGGGCCCTCAGTTCCTGACGAGCGTCTCACACGTCCTGGTCGGCAGTCTCGAGCTGATCAAGTTCGGTATAAAGCTGCAGGCGCCAGACGGCGAGCCATGGAGCTTTGAAGGTGAGCGATACTCCGGTGAATTTCCGGAGTGGTTCGTCTAAGTCGACCGCACGCTACTAATAAGAGGACCTCACTGAGGTCCTCTTTCGTTTTCGGCTCTGCTCACGCAGTGCGACGCGTAGAGGCATTAGCTGGCAGATAGTGCGGGTTCATGATCCTGATCCTGAGGATGTAACGACGGAGGGTCAGGGAAGTAAAGTGTAACCAGCTATGTACAAAGTCAAACGAGGGATTAGAATTCACCTAACTGCTAAACCTTGCAGCCCGAAGCTGAAGCGAATCTTCAGCGTTATTTGAGGAGTAATCCTCGCAAATTTCTGGAGAACATCATGACCGCATCCACCAAGAAGACCGCCCGTGCCGCCAAGGCCAAGCCCGAAGTCCGTGAACGTCCGAAGGCTGCCGACGCAATGGCCGGCCGCGGTCGCATGACTTTCGGCGAAGCCTACATCCGTGACGTGATCGCCGGTGTCCAGCGTGACTTCAGCAAGCAGCTGTCCCACGCCGTCGCCCTCGGCATCGACTCGAAGGCGAAGCTGGCCAAGCTGGAAGGCACCGAACTGCGTGACAAGCTCGCGGCCAAGCTGAAGAAGCTGCCGAAGGCTCAGCAAGTCTGGTCCGCCACGCCCGAAGGTGAAGTCATCGCGATGGTCGGCTGATCAAGAAGTTCGTTCCCCTGGTCCGCTTTTCCTCCCTGAGTGGACCAGGTCCTTCGCCCCCTATGACTAACCCTCATAGGGGGCTCTTTTATGCGGAGCCCACATGAACACCCCAGAACTCCCGAAGGACTACCACTACTTCTGCCACGCTCGTGCGAAGCGCGGATTTAGCCTTGAACGTCGCGACCTCCTGGCCAGGGTGCGGGCTGAGCTGAACGACCTTGTCCATGCGATCATCGCCATCCAAGCCTCCGGGCAGCACGTCACGCAGGATCAACTTGATCGGCGCAAGGCGCACGAGGACCAGATCGAGTCCTTCCTCAAGCAGCTGGACACCATGTGCTGGCCCGCCAAGTTCGGGCCGAAGGTCCGACACCAGGTCCGGCCAAGTCGCAGTCGCCAGACCTGACCAACCGCTGAAACGACACGAGGGCCCCTAGGGGCCCTCGACTGTTTAGCTCATCACCAACACCGACCGAAGTGAGCCGTCGTCGCCTCGTGTCGCCGAGCCTTAGGCCTCAGCTGATACGTTCGACGACGAGCTCGAAGCCGTGCCGTCGTGGCAGGATGACTTCTTGCAGTGCACCTTAATCTTCGTGGAACCCTTGATCGCGACGGGCTGGTTCTCCACGAACACGGTGGACGTGAAGTTGCTGATGAAGACCGTCGGCGGGTAACCGTCATGTCCCGTCGTCGTGGGGTGTCCCTTGGTCGTGATGGCGATGTTGTTGGCGAAGACCGTGCTGGCCCCGTCCGCTGAGAAGTCCCCACAACTGACCTTGTCGCCGATTCGAACTACGTTGCCCATTAGAGTGCCTTGATTGCCGCGGTGATGGAGGTGACACGGTTGCTCCAGCCCTTGGCGAAGCGCGCCTGAGCTGGGTTGGCCGCGACGATGGAGTCGTACGTCTTCTGACGGGCGGCGGCGTACTGGTCCACCTGCTGGTCGTCCGTGCCTGAGAGGTTGGCCGACGCCTTGATGGAGTTTGCACGTGAGACGCCGTGGTTGACACACGTGTCGAAGTGCATGGCCGCCACCTTCAAGGAGAACGCGTCACAGCCACCAGCCGTCCAGTAGCGGTTGTAGTAGACGGACTTGGCGTCGGTCAGGGCGATGGACTTCACGTCCGTCTGACGGTTCGCGTTCTGCGAGACGCCGTACTTGGTGAGACCGCCGGAGTCGACTGGGTCGTTCACGTAGCCGACCTTCTTTTGCTGGGCCGCCGTCGTGATGTTTCCGGCGATGACGTCACTGTCCGCCTCGTTCCAGAAGCCGCCAACCTCGTAGTGCATGGACAGCGTGAAGGACGTGTCAAAGTCGGCTGGTGCGGTGGACGGGTCCTGTGGTGGTTGCGGTCCCTGTGTCGGATCAGGGTTGGCCACTGGGTCGTTCGGGTAGTCGCCACCGAAGGTCTTGCAGCTTTCCGCCTGACGAGCCGCCACCTCGTCCTGCGTCAGTGTCGCGGTGGACGTGCGTGGCGTAGGGTTAGGGTCAGTCGGCGTTCCGTCTGGGTTCGTACCTGGCGAAATCTTCAAGGAACCGTTGATGTACGGCTCAGGGTCGACGAAGGTGCCGTTCGGCAGCTTGCACTCGAAGTGAAGGTGCGGGCCAGTGACGGCGCCCGTGGCCCCTTCCTTACCGATCACCTGCCCAGCCATGACCTTCTGCCCAGTGCCAGCGTAGCAGGCGGCCAGGTGGTTGTACGTCGTGGTGCAGAGCACGGTGCCGTTCGGCAGCGAGTGCTGGACGTGAACGCGCAGGCCGTAGCCCGTCGCTGGGTCGCCACCTGACAAGATGACCTGACCGTCGGCTGCGGCCACCACGTCCACGATCTTGTTTCCAGGCAGGACCATGTCAATGCCGGTGTGGGCCTTCATGACGTGCGTGATTGGGTGCAGGCGTGGGCCGTACTTCGAGTTGACGATGCCACCAGGTAGCGGGGAGATGAAGCTGATGCTCGAGTTCTCGGAGGTGGAGGACCGTGGCACCATGACGAAGGTGCGTGAGTCGACCAAGTCGGTGCCGTTCATCGCCTTGATCTTCACGTTGATTGTCTCACCGAAGCGCGAGTCAAAGGTGCCGCTCAAATGTCCAGCCGTCGTGTCGAAGGTCAGGCCCGCGATCGTCGTGGTGGCGGTGCCGTTCTCACTCAGCTCCCAAACCGTGGCTGAACCACTGGTCAGCGTGAACGTCACGTCCACCTGCCCAGTGCCACTCACCGGAATCGTGGTGTTCTCAATCTTGCCAGTCGGCGTGTCGGTAGCATCGTCGTGCAGGCCCGTCATGTTCCCACCACGCCGTGCGTAGCAGTCTACGTTCTCACCTGGGAGAATCGAGTTCTCCTCACCTTGAGCCTCAGTAGAGCTGCCAGATAGGTTGGTGGGCTGCGGTGCTGGTGGGCAGCATGACATTACTTCGAGGCTCCTTGGGCCGGCGCTGAGGCCGCTTCAGGCGGGGCGACGGGCGCTTCGTAGAACTTGACGAGCTCAAGCGTGATCCGCTCAAGCTGACGCTGACGATCTTCGGACGCGGCGATCCACGTGGCCAACTGCGATTGGTCGGCCGTCTTCACGTCGATCGGGTCTGGGTACGGTGGTAGCTTCTTCTGGTCGGCACTGGCGGTACGCACCACGTAGTTGGTCTCCACCACGACTTCCTTCTCAGGGACGGTGGCGCAGGCGGACAGGGCGATGGCGAGGATTAGGATGAGGCGCTTCATTGCTTGGCTCCGTCGAGCTCAGCTTGACGCTGGCTACGTGCTTGTTGGATGGCGTCAACCGTCAGCTGCAGGACTGGAGAGAGCTCCACCTTGTTCAGCGGGTTGTTCTTTTGGATGTTGATGGCCGACTTGAGTGTGTTGATCGTCACGGCGTCCTTGGCCTTCAGGGACTCGAGCGTCTTGACCGCGTCGGCCGAACGCTCTTGGTCCGCCTGCATCTGACGAATCGTCTCTTGGTTGGTCTTGTTGGCTTGGACGGCGGTGTCCAGCTGCGCGCTGATCGTAGTTACCTGCGCCTCAGCCGTCACGCGAGCCTCATGTTCCATGGTCAGCTTGAACCACTGCCAGGTAAAGGCGCCGCCGATGGCGAGCACAATCAGCCCAATGCCGATCAACTTGGCGTTACCGCCGGTGAAAAGGGAAAGAAGAAAGCCCATATCAGATCTCCTATGATATGGGCTTATTTACGTCTATTCCTTAGAATGTATTTAGACTCACGTGACCAACGCCGACCCCGTCTGTGGAGAGCTCCACGTGATGGTGATTTCGTTCAGTCCAGGATCAGCGACTACCTTGAGTGGTAGCACCTTGAAAACGACCCCATCTAGTTCCAGCCGTGTGTCGACGTTTACGAGTCGGCCGAAGTTGTGCGTGATAATCCAGGTGTCGCTTGGCGACTCTGGTGTGAAGGTAAAGTTCTGCAGTCCAGCCATCATGAGCACCTTGCGAAGCCGCTCTGGGCGTTCGTGAACGTGACCGTAGCCGTGTTCACGTCGACGAAGGTGATGGTTGGCAGCACCTTGACGAGCTCAGAGTTTAGGTTGATGTAGACGTCCATGATCGGGTAGCCACCGATGTTGTGAACTACCGTCCACGTCGTGTCCGCAACGTCCTGGGTATGGGTAAACTGAGTTGCGACGCGGTAGGTCATTAGATCAACCTCGCTACACCCACGTAGGCCTGATCAAAGGTGACCGTGACCTGGTTGATGCTGTTGAACGTGATGGACTCAGGCTGCACTTCCTGGTTGCCGATGAAGATCCGCACGATCGGCTCGTAGCCGAGGTTGTGGTTGATGACCCATGTGTCGGACAACGACGTCTGCGTGAACTCGAAGGCGTACGTCGGCTTGGTGTTGCCGTCGATTGAACCAGAAAGCAGCACCGCGCGACCAGTCGTTGTGCCGGCAAACGTGACCACCACTTGGGAGTTTGACAGGATGGTGATCGTGTCTGGAATGATCACTTCGTTCGAGTCGTTGAAGATCTGAACGATGAGTCCAGTCGTGTTCAAGTTGTGGTTGATCGTCCAGGAAGATGACGACGTCGTCTGCGAGTACGAGAACATGTCAATCTCGCGCGTCATCGGCACCCAGACTGGCAGGTTGTTTGACGTGCTGACGCAGATGTACAGGATGCTGTTGACGAACGCGACTTCACCGGCCTTTGGGCCTGCGGGGAACGCCGTGTTGACTGGAATGACCGCACGCTGCAGCTCGTTCTGCTGGAGGTTGGCGTGGCCGTAGAATTTCATGGTGGTGGCTTCCTCTGTAAATGGCTATTTAGAACCTGAAGGTAGATTTTGGGCAAAAGAAAAGGCGGCCGAAGCCGCCTTCTTTTCGATCAAACTATGATCAGACGCCGCCGGCGTTAACACCCATCACAACCACAGTTGCTTGGAGTGGCGAGTTGAACGTCACCGTCAGTGTGTTAGCATCAACGTAGGTGATGCTCTGTGGGATGACCACTTCGTCAGTGTCGTCCACGACCGTCACGTTGCAGTACTTCTGGCCCAGGTTGTGGCCGACCGAGTGGGACGTCGATGCCGAAACGGCTTGGTACAGGAAGTAGATCTGCTGGTTGACGAACTCGGAACCGTTGAAGATCACCGCGTCACCACCAGTGGCGGACGTGATGGTCACATCGGAGAGGTCGTCCAGTGCGAGGTCGTTAGCCGTAACCACACCAGCGGTAACCGTGAAGTCACCGGAGTCGAAGGATGCAACACCCTTGACGGAGTCAGTAGCGTCGATACCTGAGAAGGTTACTACATTGCCATCAGAAACTGCAACCGCAAGGCCAGTACCGGAGGTGACTTCAAAGTTGAGGTCTTGACCCAGTTCCATTGGCTCAACTTGGGCGGCTGAGTTCGACTGCAGCGTGATCACGCCACCGGTCGAGAGCTTCGTGTTGGTGATGCCAGCGTCCTTGACTTGCACGACGTTCGTGGCAACTTCAATGGTCGAGTCATCAACGTTGACGGCGAGAGCCGAACCAGCGCCACCAGTCAGGCCGGAACCAGCCACCGAAGCTGCAAGCTCAGTTGCCGTAACACCGGAAGCCACGATGAAGAGGCCGCCGACGCCTTGGTCGAGCTGTGCGGTGTTGGTCAAGAGCTGCAGTTGAGCAGCCGTGTCGGTCGTGCGGTCCGTACCTGAGGAAGTCAGGATCAGGGCGCCGGTCGTTGGGTTGAACAGGTCGATACCGACTTCGTCAGTTGGGAGCTGAGCGATACCAGCACCAAGGTTGACGTTGAAGGTGTTACCAGCCAGCGAGAGACCCGTACCAGCGGAGTACGTACCAGCACCAGTGAACTGGGTGAATGAGACTGGGTCAGTGCCAACCGTCGTGACGGCGTTGACTTGGGTCCAACCGGAACCTGCGTTCAGGGTACCTTCACCAACGAAGATTGCGGAACCTTCGAACTCAACGGCGTCGTCCATGTCCGTCGAACGGGTCAGGGCGGCGGCTGCTGCGGTGAAAACGTAGATACCGTTTTCAGCTGGAGCGGTTTGGTCCTTGATCAGCACGCGATCGTTGGCGGCCAGGGTCACACCGTCGAGGGCGGCTGGAGCCGAAGCGAGGTCAACGTTGGCGGTCGAGGCGGCGCGAGCGGCGGTCTTCCAAGAGAGGCCAGCAACGGCAGCGTCGAGCTGGTTCTTGTTGACAGCGTCTGTGCCGCCTTCAGCTGGAGCAATACCCGTAACCTTATTGCCGTTAAATCCAATGTCAGCGCTAACCACCGATGAACCATCAACGGCGATGAAATCGCCAGCGGCGTGCGTAGCTGCAGTGCCAAGTCCAAGGGCAGTGCGAGCTGCAGACCCATTCAACAGCGAGTAGCGAGCACCTTCAGCGCCACCGTTGCCAACGATGAAATCGCCGCTAGCTGGGGTGAAGGCGGCGAGCTGGGCCAGGTCAACGTCATACGCTTGGACGTTGGTACCAGGAACGAGCGACAGGGTCGTTTGAACTTGGGAAGGCGTCTGCGATTCGTAACCACTGGCGGTGCCAACGATGAAGTTGCCAGCAGCTGGAGTCAGGGCGGCGATAGCCGAGAGGTCTGGGTCAAACGCTTGGACGTCGGTACCGATTACAACACCGAGGGTGGTGCGGGCGGTAGCGGAGTCAGCGTCGTCGAGCAGGGTGCGGGCGTAGGCCGTCAGGGACGCGGTTGCGTACGTGTCACCAGCGGTGGTGTACAGCATCTGGTTGGCCGCGGTCGTGAGACTAGCGATCGAGTCCAGTGCAGGGTCATTCGCTTGAACACCAGAGGTCGCGCCAGTAGCAGCCGCGGTCCAAGTGCCAGCGTTGTTGTAGATCACCTGACCGTTGGTGCCTGGAAGGATCTCGTCAAGGGTGTCCTTGCCGGAGATGGCCGAGTCAAGCTGGGCCAACGCGTTGGTGACGCTGGTTGGCGTGTGGACGTTGGCGAAGGCTGAGAAGGCGGCGGCGTTGAACGTGCCGTCGGTGTTGATAGACGCACCAAGTGCGGCTTCAAGCGCGTCAAGTTCGACCTGGATGCCAGCAGCGTCGCCGCCAGTAGCAAATGGAACCCAACCGGCACCGTCGTAGAACTTGAATTCTGCGGTGGTCGTGTTGAAGTAGATGCGGCCCTTGTTAGCGCTGGTTTGGCTAGCTGGGTCGGCGGACAGTCGCTCTACGTACAGGTTCTGAATTTCGCCTGAGGCGTCGGTATTCAGTACAAGATTGCCATTGAGTTTCATCGAGAAGTTCTCCTAATTTACGATTGGGTCAGAGGATCCGCTTGGCAGCAGTGGTCAGGGTTCGAACAGCATTATTGAACGCAACTGGCTCGACCATAGTTTGACCCAGGTTGAATTCAGTCACAACGCTCACTTCAACATTCGAAAACATGAAGATACCCTTACGACCATCTTTTTCGATGGAGTCGAGACGGTATCCCTTAACCTTTAGAACCGCGGCGAAGACGATGTCATTCGTCTCCACATTTTGCAGGCTGCTCATGATCTTGCTCTGGGTATTCATTCACAGGGTATTTAGACCAAGGGCCCGGTCAGAACAAGAAAATCACCGCACGACCGGCCTGTGAGCTGGTAAAGTGCACAGTGAGGTTGTCCGCGTCAATAATCTCCACACCGTCTGGCCACACTTGGAAGCCTGAATGGTCGTAGATGGTGACTTGGGCGTTGATTGAGTTCTGGCCGTGGTTGATCGCCCAGGTGACGGCACCGCTGGCTTCGAAGTAGGCGTAGGTTCGGATCGTGGCACCGGCTGAACCGATGGCCGAGTCGATCGACTCCAGCGCTTCTTGGACGTTGGCACCTGAAATGTGGGTGAACGGGCCTTGCACGCTGACCTGTTCGGCGGTGTGCTTGACTAGACTGTCCGACGCCAAGTGGAGCGTTAGCGCGGCGTGGTCGGCCGAGATGTCGACACCGTTGATCGTCGTCGCGACCTGCAGCTGGTAGACCGAGGTCAACCCAGCGCTGTCGATCTTGAAGACGTCCTGTCCACCGTGGGCGAGACGGAACCTGACAAGGTCCGTCAGCATCGTGACACCAACAACCGGCTCAATTAGGAGGGCCGAGGTGTTGCCGTCAGGTGGGTTGATGTTGACCTGATCCAGGTTCGAGATCGTACCGTCGATGACCGTCGAGGAGCCTTGCACCTCGAAGTCGCCGGTGATGGTGACCTTACCCGTGACCGCGTCGACCTTAAGAACCTTCGAGCTCGTTGAGCTGAAGATCAGGTCCTTGGACGGTGATAGGTTGATGACGCCGTTCGAGTTGTCGTAGACACCCTGCAGCGTGGACGTGACGATGTTCGTCCCACTGCCGTCGGTGGACGTACCGTCGGCGAAGATCAGCGGCTTACCGTCAACGAAGAAGGTTGGGCCGATGACCCCACCCGCGTTGATCGTATCGCCGTTGGCTAGTCGGTGCAGCTCACCAGTTGATGAGACATAGGCAACGTATTTTCCTACAGTCATGGACGGACTCCAATGGTAAGGCTGAGGGTGTTATCATCGGTGGTCGAATCATGCTCTGGGCTCGTAACATCGCCGTAAAGCTGGACGGCGACCGCGGTCGAAGCCACGGTGAGGTCGAACGTCGAGGAGGTGAAGCCACCTGAAGCAAGGGCCGTCACGGCTGGTAGGGTGATCGTACGGTAGACGCCGTCGTCGGTAATGATCGTGCCCATCGGCGCGTTCGTCACGGAGACCAAGGATCCGTCTGAGCTACGCAGCTTGACGGAACGTGCCACGTTGGTCGCGTCGCCCAAGCCGTCGTTCGAGACGTTGACTTGGAGGGTGAACGCTTGACCAGCGGTTGCTTGGAACGGGGCGTTGAACGAGATGCCGAGGTTCGTGTTGCCAGCGCCTGAACCAGGAGCCAGCACCGTGACGTAGTTTGCGCGGATCTTTTCAGAGGAACCGAAGGTGTTCGAGGCAACTTCACGGACCGTGTAGGTACCTGGCGTGGAGTACACGTAGACTGGGTTGACCACCGTCGTGTCGATGAAACCGTCGTTGTTGAAGTCCCACTGGATCGTGTCTGGGGCGCCGGTCGAGGCGTCCATAAACTGGACCGTAAGTGGTGCTACACCAGTAACTGGATCACCTGAGAAGTCCGCCACTGGCGTACCAGACGGCGGCGATGGAGGTGGCGCTGGGGTCGAGCCAGGCTCGTCGATCACGATGGCTTGCTTGATCTCAACGTAGATGGAGTCCACGTCTTGGATGAAGCCGAACTGTTGGATGACGCCGCTTGATGGGGCCGTCGTGGTGACCTCACCCGTTGGACCGCAGAAGACTGGACGACCGATCTGATCGTCCGTCCAAGTCCACGCTTGGTTTTGGACGATGCCGTCGGAGATGATGATGCCGACTTCACCTTCGTAGAGGTCCTCAACCACGATACCGGCGAGGCGTGTACTCTGGTCAGATGAGCGACCAAGCACCATGCGACGTCCACGGTGGAACTGCACGATGCTGAAGGTTGGGATGTACTCGTTGGCCATGCCGCTGATGACCGTGCTCTCAACTCGAACCGTGGCGGTGCCGTAGTTCGTGATGTTCAGCCAGTCAGTCGACGTGACGAAGCTACCGTCGCTCTGGCGCAGTGGGTGGCCAAAGCTGTCGAGCATGATGTGTCCAGCGTCGAAGCTGCCGTTCAATCCAGCTTGCGAGCCGATCGGCGCTGGAATCAAGACGGCGGACGATGAGTACGTACCAGCGAAGAGTCGAACCTTGTCCAACCACTTCGTGCCGTTCCAGACGCGCATGACGTACTGGAGGGTGTCGAACCAGTGTTGGTCTACGCTCGGCGACGTTGGAGCGTCGGACGTGTAGATCGGCGGGAACGAGGTGTAGCTACGGGTAAGTTCGCCAGTGAGCAGGTTGACGTCCCAGTACAAGTACTGGGTGGTTGTGCCGGAAAATGGACCCCAAGCGTGCTGAACCGTGCGCAGCTCTTCAACCAGGTACGTGGCCTGCTTGTGCGCAAAGATGAGAATTGTTGGGTCGGGGGAGACAATCAGATCGACGAAAGCACCGTTCCGCTGTAGGAAGATTGGATTCCCATACAGATCGGTCTGGTGCCGTGCGATACCTTGTCTGAAGGTCACGAGCATGTTGAGCGCCTCAGCGGTTTAGATCAGACCTATTTAGAAGGCTGACCTAAACCGGCTGGTCCTGGCGATCAGGTCACCGTGATGATCAGGCTGTACGTCAGCGTGAGTTCACGGGAGCCCGTGTGCTCGATCGGGGAGAAGATCAGGTGGGAGAGCATCAGCTCGTCCGCTTCGTCGGCGAGGTACGGACCCGAGAAGGTGCCGTCGCCCTGGGTAAAGAGCCCCAGTTCGTCGAAGAAGTACTGACCATCAGGGTCCAACGTAGCGTCGGTGCTTGGGTCCGGAGTTGGCGTGGCGCTCGAGGCGTCGTCGCTTGGGCGGTTCACGGCTTGGTTGGCCGAGATGACGCACGTGACGATCACACGTTGGGAGATGGTCGCTGGAACCGGTCCGTACACGACCGAGTTGCCGGCGTCCGCGCCCGCCGAACCAGCGTCAACGATCTCGTAGTACGTCGCTTGGTAGAGGTCGGCCGTCGTGCCAGTGGTGTTTGGTGGACGGAAGACGATCTGTTGCGAGGAGTCGATGTACGTGCCCTGGTTACCAAGCTTCAGCTTGTAGATCTGCGCGTGGGCGGAGTTCGAAAGTCCACGGGCGATGGCGATGGCCATGTTGCCTGGGTGGATGGCGTTCTTCTGATCCAGCAAAACCTTGCCGGTATCGTCCGTGATACGCACGTGACCTTCGACATGGGTCTTGAATTGTTCCTTCATTGGGGCCTCTTGGGTTAGCGATGCTCTATTTAGGTGATCGCAAGTTTGAAGTTGTTGGCTTGTCCGACACCAAACCTAAAGAGTCGGGTGTTGATTCGTTCAAGGTACGCGACTGGGGTTGGGGACGGTTCGGTCTCAAACCAGATGTACACGGTTGGCGGCACTGGAATATCAGTGGCGAACGACAGCTCGATGACTTGACCCGTGCCGGTCAAGTCCGTTTCGTAGTCGACCCAGGCGCCAGTTGGGACTGATGGCAGTGGCACGTAGCTGGACACCATGAAGGTGGCCTGCACGTAGGCGATCTTGTCGTAGCCGCCAACTCCCCAACCCATCATGTCGTAGGTCGTGCCGTACTCGTTGAGGTTGAGGTACATGGCGTCGACGATCTGGGCGCCGGTGACGTCACCTTCCACTTGGTCCGTGTCCACCGCCAGGCCGCTGGTTGGGAAGCCGAATGACTCAGGCTGCAGGGTGGCGAGGTTCGTCAGGAACTCGGCCTTGAGCGGTGCGGTGTCTGTGGCGATGGTAGTGGCGGTCGCGGCGTTGATCGCGTCGACCTGGACGTTGTAGTCGGCGATGGTTGAGTTAATCTCAGCCGTGATCTGCAGTCGACGTGCTGGAGTAGTCGCTGGGTTGTTCATCTCCGCGGTCAGCGCGTCGACTTGGGTGGACGTCGTGGTCGCCAGCGTCGTGATCTGGGTGGCGTCGGCTTGCAGGTCAGTGGACCACACGTCGGCCGGTGTCAGGTCAACGTACGGCGTCAGCAGCGTCGTGAGGTTCGTCAGCTCAGCCTGGTCTGGGCCAGACAAGGTCGCACGTGCCTTCAGCTCGACGGCACGCATGAACATGTCGTAGACTGAGCGGTTGACGAGGTCGTCCGCCTCGATGGCGGCTTGGAACTCAATGAAGGTCGTGTCGTCCAAGTTAGCGTCGACGAGGTAGGCCTGCACCAAGCTCGTGTAAAGTTCAAGGTTGGCCGTCTCGGTGTCCGACAGACCAACGTCCAGTTGCTTCGCACGCAGCACCTTGGCCAACGAGAAGAACGTCGAGAACGGGTAGCCGATGTCGTAGTAGCCGTCGACTTGATCTTCGAAGTCGTAGCCACCGGTGTCGTACCCTTGCAGGAAGCCGGTGAACGTGTCGTCAAGGTTGACGGCTGCGGTCTCTTCATGGACCTGGGAGATGGCCCACTGTGGATCTTCAACGACCTGAATGTTGATCGTGTCGTTGAAGAGGAAGCCCTCGTCGACGCCACCACCACTGATCAGGATGTTCAGCGTCTCGCTGAAGTTGACGTTGAAGTGTTCGTTCAGCCCTGAACCGACGGTCAAGAAGACGGACTCGGCGTTCAGCGGCATGTAGGAGCTGAAGAAGCCGGTGTCCCACGTCACGCCCCAACCAGCGGCGTCGTTCTGCAGCGTGCCGACGGCCTCGCCAGTGGACGCGGCCGTGATGTCCACCGCGACCTGTGGGTCAGTGAAGATCGCCTCGGAGGTTGCACCGTCACGGCGGTTGAACAGGATTGGAATCCAGTCGGAGAGGACGTCGATCTCAGGCGAGGTCGTGTCGACCTGCGTCAAGCCAGCCGAGTAGTTGACGAAGCGTGGGTCGATTGAGACGGGCTCCAGCACCTCAAGCGTCGTCGCGTGGGCCATGTTGACTGGACGGATCGCGAAGCGGATGTTGTTCGCCTTGGTGCGTTCGAACAGGAGGTAGTCGTCGGCGGACGGCAGGCGAGCTGGGGTGGCCTTCAAGATGGCGAGGTCGCGACCGATGGACAGCGAGCGATCGTCACCCAGCAGCGACATCGTGAAGAGCTTACCGACGGTCGCCGAACCAGCGGTTGGCAGGCTGATCGTGACGTACAGGTCCTTGACTTGGTCGGTGCCGGCTCCAACGAGTTCACCGTTGCGGTACAGCATCCACTGTTCGCCCTTGGAGCCCTTGATCGTGTAGTTGAACGATGGGCAGTCTGGACGGACGTAGTCAAGGGTCAGGTCACCGGCGCTGGTCGTCCACACGTTCTCGGCCGATTCAGGGAGGAGGCCGTTGTAGAAGCCCTCCGAGACGGCGTCGTCGAAGAACTCACGCACCTCGTAGACTTGGGCTTCAGGTGGTTCGATGTAGAAGCCGACCATGCCGTTGAAGTACCACTGACCCACCTGGGCGGACGGCATCCAACCGTTGGCGGACGAGTGGACGAGGTACGACGGGCTGAACCCGTACGTTTCAAAGGTGAAGACGTCACCAGCGTCCAGGCCACCAAGTCCTGGTACCACGGTGAAGTGAATGCCAAGGTCGTCGTCCTTGTAGGACAGGCCGTCCGTAAAGCTGATTACCTTGAGCGGATCGTAGAGCTGCGCGCCAGCGTTGGCGGTCGCCGTCGAGATTCCTGAGATCGTGTAGGTGTTCGTGTCCAGCCACGTCAGCGCCCACTGGGCTTGCGTGTCCTTCTGGAACGTGTCACCGTGCATGATCAGGCGCGGGGTGTGCGAGGAGACCAGCCCGTCGGTGTCAGCCACTGGCGGCTTGTTGATGATCGTCCAGTTGAACACGTCACCACCGTCCGTGTTCTCTTGGGAGAACGTCGAGGCGGTCGTCGAGGCGTACCAGCTTGAGCTCAGGCGCGAGGCGATGAACGGCTTGTTGCCGGCCGCAAGGTTGAACGAGAAGCCGAAGCTGGACGACGAGTAGGAGGATCCAACTGGCACGGTCGCGACCTGCGTCCAGCCAGAAGAATCCAATCGCTCAAGGGCGAACGAGGTCGCGTACCACAGGCGCAGGTCAGGCGTCGTGTCTGGATCGCTTGACGACCAGATACCTTCCGACGTGACGTTGTTTGGCATGTCGTACTGTGGGTCCGTCGCGGTTGGTTCAAGCTCCGTCTCGTCGAAGAGGTTGGAGGTAGTGGTGTCGCGTTGGATGCGGTTCAGCGGCTTGGTCGTGTCGGGCAGGGCGCGGAGGCGCCACTGTTGGCCGTCGATCGAGTCCTCAGCGAGCTGCAGGTTGAACGCCGTCAGGTCGTAGTCCACGAAGCGCGAGTCGTAGCCAAACTCCAACTGACGCAGGTAGTCCGCGTCGGACGGCGAGACGTTCGTGTAGATCGACTCGTAGGCGTCGTAGCCGCCCATGTCGTAGCCGTAGTAGAGGTCGAAGTCGTCCGAGTGAGCTGGCTCGTTCGTCACCTCAATGTAGAAGCGATCACCTGGAATGAACGTGTAGGTGGTGCCCTGCACGACCTTGAACGCCAGCTTACCGTCGTTGAACGGCACGTCCACCGTCACGGTCGCTGAGTAGCTTGGATAGTCGGGCGACGTCATCGTGAACGTCGTGCCACTGGTCGCCTCAAGGATAAACTCTGAGGTCTCTAGGGTTTGATCGATGACGTCAATGACGTCCAGCGCGCCCGTTGACGACTCAATGTGGCCGTAGCGTGTGGAGCCAAGCTGCGGACGTGAGTAGGCAAGTGGGTTTACCTTGATGAGGCTCCACGCGTCCAACGTGCACGATGGGTGGATGGTGATGCCACCGACTGGGTGGAGTCGAACCTCCGTACCCTCGACGGCGGGAATGACACCTGGAGCCAACGCAAAGTTGACCAGTGGGTGGGTGAACTCCATGCCGATCGTGGCGTTGCCGATGTACCCGCTAAAGGAGCCGAACACCTGCACTTGACTCGTGTCCGCGTCAACAACCAACCGCCACTCTTGGTACTGAGGCGCGCTCGTCGGCGCGGTCATGCCCGTGACGACGAGCTGGTCGGTCTTCAAGTTGTCGTAGCGTAGCAGGCCAGTCTCACGCAGTCCAAGGTCCGACCACTTGCCGAAGTAAAGGGACGGCGAGGCGGCGGCGAGGCGACCTTCAAGGGCGTCTGGGTCGTCGTAGTCAGGAACCAAGGCGGCCAGGTCAGGGGCGGCCAGCGCCTTCATCAAGTTGACGAGGAGCTCGTAGCTGGACGGTAGGTCGTTCGCGACGGTTGGATCGGAGACGGACGGTGCTAGGATCGCCAGGAGGTTGACAACCTCCGTTGAAACGTCGGCGTAGGTTGCTGGGTTACCAGTCGCGGTGATCGCGGCCTGGAGACCGTGCAGCTCGTTCGTCAGGACGTTGGCACAGGAACCAGGGTTCGTTAGGTCGAGCGCGACCAGTCGAGTGGCGGCCGTTGCCTTGGAGATTGTGCCTTGGTTGCGTCGTTCAGCGTACAGTGGGTTGAACATCGAACTAGCGTCGTTGACCTGGGAGACGTCAAAGACGTACGCCCCATGACTAAGGAAGACGTCGTGGCCCTCCAACAGCGGTTCACAGTGGTCCTTGCTGCCGTTCCGCTGCACGAAGGCGTCCGACAGGCCGACGCCTTGAATGGACGTTGGGTCGTAGGCGTACGGCACCAGCGGTAGGTCGGTGTCCTCATCACGGAACGCCTTGAAGGCACCTGGAGATTCATCTGGTCGATCGTTGACGGTGTACTTGCGAAATACAGGGTCAAGCGATCGTTGCAGTTGGGTTCTAGGAGTCGGCACGGTTGTGCCGCTCGAGAGGAGCGAGTACATCCACGTATCGTTCATGTGGGTCGTACTGAAGAGCTTCTCAGTAAACGACACGTTCATGTAGTCGGTGAATCGATACTCCTCACCAACGTCCGTCAGCTTGCGGCTGTACGGTTTTGTATCCAGAACAAACGCGACAAGTGACTGAATCTGTCGGCTTTGCGTGTTAGTCGTTGCCATTGTTGTATCTCTTAGAGTTTCGGAGGCCTTCGGCAATCTTTGCTTTGTGTTCAGGGCTCAATTTTCTACCACGCTTTCCAGCTCCGATATTTGCACAAGACTCGGCACTACGCTTAGCTCCAGTATTTGCCTTCACCATTGCATCAATTACATGCTGAGGGCGAGGTTTTCCACGCATTTGCGCTACACGCTTTTCGATTGTTTCTGCACTTTGCTTTACGCCTCTTCGAGCCGCCGACATTTTAGCTCGCGTTTCTGGTGATGGATTATGGCAACCATCACCACCATCTGTTAGATTCAAAAGCGGGCCTTTCTTAAGATCCTTCCTTCCGAATTTTGAGATAAGTTCTTGTTCTACTAGCTCAGCAAGTTCCTGATCAAGATCATCACACACCTTTGTGATGATCGGTTCCACTCCATTCGACTTCATCAATGCTAGACGATGAGTGAAAGGATGGCGATCTGTTCGTGTTCTGTGTTTTGACAGCCGCGGGCCTTGCCCAATTCCCACGTAGATGGGCTCATTTCGGCTTGGATCAAAATAGAGGTAAACATACTTTGCAGTCATGTGTTATTCGTAGCTTGGCGCAACTGGCACTGGATCAACAACCTTGATCGAGTACACGCTGAGCCGGGATGTTTTGAACAGGTCCGTCATCGTGTAGTTGGCCGCGCAGATCTCCTCCACCGCCGCGAAGAACAGCTCGTTGATTTGAGCCGCTGACGCGCCGTTCCAGATTGTCGTCATAGTCGCTCGTGCGTGTTCAGGGGTGTCAAACCATGAGTCGCTCTCGTTGAAGTCGAGCACCGTGATGTAGTCCGGAACCGGAGTAGGTCCACTGTCGTCCACTAGTCTGGTATTTAGAATGGTGAACTGAAGCGTCGCGTTGACCAAGTCCTGTGGAGCCAGGGCCTGGTCGGTGGCGAAGCCGAACTGGGTCGCCGTGCCGTTTCGGGTATCGTAGGCGATCCGACGGGCGCTTGGAACGGCGTTGCCGACCGCGTCCTGTCCAGCCGAGGTGCTGGTGAGCAGCGTCCAGAGCACGGCTGGAATTACGGCACGTTGTCCAGGGCGAAGCAGCGTCCACTCAGTGTGCACGTCTTTTAGGTCCATGCCATGTGGATCGTCGCGCAGGGTGAAGTCGCGCGTGAAGCGGAGCTTGAACGTGTCGTCCTGAGCCACGACGTAGTTCAGTCCGGCCACGGCGATCGCGTTGTAGGAGTAGGACGTGCCGTTGTCAGGCTGGTGCAGGGCGTCGTGGAACGTTACGTAGGTGGACGGACCGGTCGTCAACATGTCGGCCATCGACTTCACGGACGTCTTCTTACCTTGGGCGACGCTCGAACGGTCCTTAACCCAGAAGTAGTAGATCGTCGACAGGATCGAGCCGTTTTCGTCGCGCACTGGAACCTCTACGTGCTGGTAGTCAACCTTGTACTGCTGTTGGATGAGCACGTTGTCGGTGACGTCCGGGTCAAACGCGAGCTCCACGGTGGTAGGTACGTAACCGCGTACGATCAAGTGCACCTCGGCCCCAACCGGTGGCACGAAGGACAGCGTCACCGTCGTACCACTTAGGGAGTAGGAGCCGGCCAGTTGAGCGGAGCCGTTGATGTAGACCGAGATGGAGCTTAGGGCCGTGCCGTCCGGAACTTCAAAGGTCACGGTGGACGTGTCCGCTACCACCTGGTGAAAGATCTCGTCCGCCAGCACGCGCCAAGCCGACCATGTCGACATGGTCGAGCGAACCTCGGTACCATCGTTCAAGGTGAACGTAAAGTTGGCGTTCTGGATAACGGTGATGGAGGTGTTGAACGCCACCTGGTCGACGGGCCATGGACCAACGAACGGCACCCAGCACGAATTTGGCTGACGGGAGTCGGCGTCCAGCTGCTGTTGAGTCGGCACCGTCCAAGCACGCCAACCGATGCCGTTGTACGTACCGCTGGTTGGGTCCTGGTCGTTGATCAGTGACGTCGGCAGGTTTGAGCCAGCGACGACAGTTTGGTAGCTCACCTGGTCATGTAGGATGATCATGTCGTTCAGGCCCTGCACGATGGCCTCCATCATGGTGACCGTGTTCCAGGTGCCGGCGGTCATGAACTTGACGTTGACACGCAGCCCAAAGTTAGGCACCGTGTAGGAGAAGACCTGGTTGGCGTAGGTTGTGAAGGTTGCACCGAAGTAGTCACCTGGCGTAACGTCGTTCGCGTCACCCCGGTCAACACGAAGGCTGATGACTTGGAAGTCGCCAGTCTCAGTTTCAACCACGCGGAAGAAGGTCGACACGTCAACGAGGTCGGTGATCGTGCCGGCGTTGTCGGTCAGCTGGAGGGTATCAACCGGTTCGGCCAGAAACTCCAGGCCACCGATCGTTGGGGTGTAGCTCGTTACGTCCAGCGTGAGGATAGCAACGGCACCGTCCGTGGAGGTCGTCACCGACTTCATGACGAAGAGCTCTTCGTCGCCGGCGTTGTCCACCATCAGGCGCTTCGTGAAGTCTGACAGGACCGTCAGCTCGGAGAGCGGTTCAGGGGTCAGTGGATCAAGGTTCCAAGCACCAACTCGCATGCCAGCGACGATGCCACGTTCAAGGAAGGTGTTGGACTCCAGCCACAACAGGCCGTCGCCAAGGCTGGACGTACCCGCTTCAACGTACAGGGTTGAGTTGTAGTCGGTTGAACCGAAGGCGCCGCCCATGTGAGCGGCGCCGTTTGGCACGCCGGAGTATGACCAGGCGATCGGACGCGTCAGCCAGATGCGGTCACGAACGTAGTACTTCGCGTCCGCCACCACGCCGTCCGCCTTGTCGGCGGAGTCAAGGTCGGCGTCACCAGCGTCGATGAGGGCTTGGGCCGCGTAGTCGGCTGGCGACACGGAGGACTCCACCCACTCGTAAACGTCCACGGCGGCGTAGTCAGCCAGGGTACCCCAACGGGCCAAACGGTCCTCAACACGTGGGAAGATGACCTTGTCGTAGTACGGCAGGTAGTCGAGGCGAGTCATGTCCCACCAGACACGACCAACTTCCTTCGCGCCCCACGGCCGCAGTGGGTCGTAGTTGGAGTTGCCTTCAACCAAGGTCGACACGTTGTAGCGGGCTGGGTCCAGCTTTGAGATGATGTTGATCGACTCGAGCGCGTTCGGGGTGTGTTGACCGGTAGCTGGGTGCCAGAAGACGATGTCGTCGATCTTCTCGTTCGCCACGTAGTTGAACAGCTTCATTGGGTTGAACTTGCCAACCGACACGCCCCAACCAGTGATCGTCAGCTCGGTAAAGTCGGAGACAAGGTAGGTCGTCTCGTTTAGCTTTGTGACGTTGGCGCCGTCGACGACGCGCCAGTCGGCGATGAACGGCAACGTGAGCTGGAACGGGAAGGTTAGCCCATTGGTCGCCATGTAGTCCGCGTCAATGTTCTGGGACAGGGTCGGCAGCTCGTCGGCGGTGAAGGTGGTCGGACCGTTCAGGTCGTCGATCGAGAACCAACGGGTCTCATCGTCCATGTCAACTTCGGTGAACGCGGCGAAGTCACTGCCAGTTGCTGGTGCGGTGGGTGGTGTGTAGTCGAAGACCAACTTGGTAAACTGCTGGACGCAGTCGTCCACGTCGATCTTCAGTTCTGGGTAGATCTTCTGGCGGGCGTCACCGTACTCTGCGACCTTGTACGCCCAGTACTCATCGATCTTCGCATCTTGGAAGCGGTCGTTGTTTAGGAAGGCTTGGATCGACGCGTTCGTGCCCTTCAGCTGGATGAGACCACGCCAGAAGTCGAACTGAGTTCGGTTCGTCAGGTCAAGGTCGGCCATGTAGTCCTTTGGCGTGAAGCCAAGCAGGGCTAGGGCATGGGTCGTGGACAGCTCGTCCTCATAAACCTTGTTCGGGTCGTAGAAACCCTGCACCATGTCAGTCGAGGCTTGAAGGTTGCGCTTGACCTCGTCGCCTACAAGGTAGTGACCACCGTATTCTGGACGGAGGGTGGCGGTGGCTTGCTTGCGACCGTTGAAGCGGAGCGTGATGATGCGGGCGCCGGTGAACGGATCGTAGATGAGGCCTTCACCGGTGGATGGGTTGACCTCGTTAGCCAACACGAAGATGTGTTCGTACTCGTCGAACTGGGCGTGGACGCCGAACATCGGCGCGTCAGCCCAGATCTCGGCGCGGCCGTTTGAGCGCATGACGATCAAGTCCTCGGTCTTCAGCTTGACGCCAAGCGTGTCGTACACGGCTGGGTCGGCGTCAACGTCGAAGAGGGCGGTGTCGGCGAACGGCGAGAGCAGACCCTGGTTGAGCTCAATCCACACGTGATCCATAAACGGATTCATCACCACACCGTCGCCGAGGTTGATGCCCGCGTAGACGCGGTCCACTAGCTTCTCAATCTCCAGCTGCCAGGTACGGTTGCGACCGGTTTCTTGGTCAATGTTGTTCTGTGAGGATAGGTTGAAGATCCAACCTTCGCTGATCAACTTGTCCGTGTAGCCGTAGATTACGTCCACGACGTTCTGCAGGCCGGTGATGATGAGCGGCAGCTGCGCGTCCACGGTGCCGGTAATCTCGGTTGGCTGGTACCATGTGCGGTCCGTGTGGGCGCTCGCCAGGGCCTTGAACGTTACCTCGTTGTTCGATGAGTACGTGTAGTACGAAATGTCCAGGTGGCGTGAGTTGTAACCGTCAATGCGGAACACCCAGTCGGAGGCGTCGTTGGTCGCGATCGGTGCGCCCGTTGAAGACAGCACGTAGGAGCCCAGCTGCACGACCGAGACACGGAGGGCCTGGGCCCAGGTGTCGGCCGCATACGGCGAACGCTTGACCCGTAGCTCATAGGCGCTCTCAGGAAGAACCTCGGAGTCGGTGAAGACGAGTAGGTCGTTGGTTTCAACCAAACCACCGGCACGGTAGCCAAGGTTGACCTCCCAGCCGCGGTAGGCCGAGATCGCGTAGCCAGCCGAGGTGTCCACGCTGAAACCACGCAGGGCCTGTGTAAAGACCTGACCAAATCCACGGAACTGGTAGTACGTTGCTGGAGTCGCGACCATGGAGATAGTCGCGCCGTCCGCCGTGCCGGTGAGGGTGTACGTGTCACCTTGACGGAATGGACGACCTTCGTCCTCCATCAGCAGGTTGGTGATCACGTAGCCGTCAACGGCTAGCGAGGTAGCGGTGCCTTCTTCAGCGGTGCCAAGGTAGACCCCGTTCACGTCGTAGATCGAGAAGACTTGCTTGTGGTTCGCGTCGTACGCGTCGTGGACGATCGACAATGTAAAGTCGGTTGGGGCCGTGATAAGGTCGACTGACAGTGGTTGGGTACGCACGATCGCGGCGACTGGGTCACCGTGTAGGCGGAAGCGTGGGTGGCCTGGCATCGAAACGTCGAAGCCATCGTAGCGGATGCCGTCGACTGTGACCCACTCAAAGCCCCACAGTTCACGGAGCCAGGTGAGTGGGTCGGTGACGAAGAGCGCCGAAGCCAGCGAGTAGCGGTAGTCAATCGTCCGAGTCCAGACCGTTTCAACCGGCGAACTTTCACCGAACGTGTAGGACGCGGCTGGGGTTGGCGGCAGGGTGTTCGTCACGGCGTTCACCGAGGACGAGACGACGGTGGAGACGTACGGCGGAATGAGCATGTCGCGCGTCACGTCCACGCTCAGCTTAAGGGTAGGACGCGCGGCGGCGATCGCCGACCACATGGCCTGCGACCAGTAGCGGGCCTGTTGAACAACGACTGGGTCGGTGCCGATCGAGGCTGGAGCAGTTGACACGTACCACACCGTGCCCGAGTACTCGTAGCCTTTGGTGACCGTGAAGGTCTGCTTCAGGGCCAGTGAGGCGCTCATGTTGCGTGTCCAGCCGGCGCTCGACGCCGTCCACACACCGTTGCTGGCCTGAATGGTTTCACCGGTGATGAGGATCAAGTCGCCGGCCACCAACGTATACCCATCGATCGTGACGAGACCGTTGAACGCGGCGGGCGACGTCGTGACGACCGCGACCGCCCCACCGTTGGTGAAGCCGTTGATTGGGTTCGCCACCTGATCTGGAGATACCGGGGCCGCCCACATGGAATCCCAGTTGACTGGCTTAGTCGCCTGACCAACGAGCAACCATGGTTCAATGTTTGGGCGTGACGTTGGAATGACGCCGGTGACGGTGCCTTGGTGTGCCTCAAGCAGGTTGTACCAACGAGCTGGCACGGTGGACGTGGTCAACGGGGCAGTTTGACCGACTGTCAAGCCCGAGTAGTTCCAGGTGAACGGGTCAGTCGACACGTAGTCAGGGGCCGTTGGATCGTAGCCGTTTGTGGACGCCCACTGGGCAAGCTCACGCTCAAGGGCTGGAGCCAGGTCGCTGGACAGCGCGGTCTCAACGTCCGCCTGTGAGAAGTAGGTGTGGTGCGTTGGTGGGCAACCGTCGTACAGGCGCTGTTCAAGGTTGATCAGCACGTCGTTGAGGGTGCTACCGAAGCTGAAGCTCGTCCATGGCAGGAGTTGGTTCGACTCCACGGCCCAAAGGGTACCGTTCCAGACGTACAGAACGTTCGTTGGTCGCGAGTACCAGAGGTCGCCGGTGGCTGGGTTGGACGGTGCGGACAGGTCACTGACGACGTTGTACACACGGTAGTCCACCTTACCGTAGCCCAGTGGGTAGAACCATAGTAGGCCCTTGTACGGGAGCGACGGTGGAGTTGTCGTGTAGGAACCGACGGCCGCGGTCACTGCGTTGTCGGAGCGCTTCACCATCGTGTTTGGGCTCAGCAGCTGGTCACGCAGGTCCAATGAGTCCGTGTACGGTGGAGACATGTGGCCGTCGTGGTGACGGAGCAGGGTGAGGCCAAGTTCGTCGTCGAAGACCAGACCAGGGGTCAGGCGCGGCGAGATGCCAAGCTGCGGGGCCGTAAGTGGGAAGCCTGGCACAGCCGCGGTCGTGTCGTACAGGACGGTCTTAACGTCTTGATCCTGCACACGCTGGGTCAACAGGTAGTCCAACAGTCGATCAGTGGAGGCCGCGTCCGTCACCACCTCAACTTCGCCAAGGTAGTTGACGAAGTGGGTGAAGAACAGGTCGGAAATCGTGTTGAGACCGACTTCGTACTGGACCTTGGCACCGTCGATCATGGACAGCGGTGTCATGTCCCGCTGCATCAGCAGTGAGGCCAGCAGGTTCTGCAGCTCAGACCACAGCTTGATGGAGCCACCGAACGCGCGGTTCTCAGTTCCACCTGGAATTTGGTTGGCGATGATACCACGGAAGTGTGAGTACATCGTACCCTCTGGAACCTCGTTGGAGTTGTCCGCCGCAACGTTGTTGTAGAACATCCGTGGAACGAGCCAAGCACCCTTGTTCTCAGTGTCCGCGTTAGGCCCACCAAAGATGTCTACCAGCGTACCGTCGTCGGCCGTGAAGACGTAGCGCACGGTCTCCTCACCACCGATGGAGAACGTAAACACATCACCTGCGGTAAATGGGGTTGCCCCAACCGTGATAGTCGCGTCAAACAGACCGTTAGAGTATGGAGTACCGGCGTTGATCACCGTCAGGTCGGTCGGCGTCGTTGGAAGCTCGCTGGTCTTCGAACCAACCACCTTAAAAGTCGTCGGTGAGGTGGCGGTCAACGTCCAGATCTGCTGCACCTGGGTTGGATCGGTGGCGGTCACCGTGAGGGCGCCGTCTCCGTTGCCCACGAAGGTCGTCTCAACCACGGAGGCGGCCTGATAACCAGGGTGCCAGATCGTCTTCAGGTCAGTGCCGTCCTTAAAGAACAGGAGCTCACCGGACTCATCCACCATACCATGGTCGAAGATGAAGTCGGCGCTGTCGGTCGTCGTCAGCTTGACACGACGTTGAAGCTGGCCGTCCACAGCGGCCGTAGCATCCTCAACGTAGAAGAAGATGGACGTTGCAAGCTTGGCCGGCGTGCCGTCGTAACGGTAGAGGTTGAACAGCGGAAGCTGGTCAAAGTCGTACTTACGTTGACCGTAGAAGATCCCAGTTGGAGGTGCTGGGTTACCGGTGGAATCAACGTGGTTGTTCAGTTCGATGTCCGCCTGAACTTCAATAATTGGGCGAGTCGCTTGGAAGACCTTCGACAGGTCGTATGGGCCGGACGCGACATCTTCACTGGACAGCCAGAAGTTACCTTCCTGCCAATCGTTCGTGTTGGAGAAAGTTAGACCGTTGGCCGTCCAGCTCCAAGCACCAGCTGAACCTGACGAGACGTACTGCTGGCCACCGCCCAGCGTGCCGTTGACCACGAAGACGACGTCGTTCACCATCCAAGTTGACACGTCAAAGTCGACCGCCCGAGTCCAGCCCTGTGCTTGGACGACGTAGATGCCGTTCTCGGCGCCCGTGTTGTCCTTAACAAGGATGCGGTCTCCGGCCTGGAGCAGTACGCCGTCGATCGTCTGGTAGACGTTGAGGGTGCGGACGTTGTTGACCTTGCCCTTGACGCCGGTGCTGCCGGTAAAGGTGATGCCGACGGCGGTCGACAGAAACGGTGCATCGATCAGGAACTCATCGCCAGCCGCGAAGGACTCAGATCCAGCTGGGTCGCCGTTCTCGTCGAAGATTGCGTCGCGGACAACGTTGAACGTCAGTAGGGTGACGGTGTTCGTGCCGTCGGACACGGTGAAGTCGATGACCTGGTTGTTCGAGGTCAACGTAAAGTTCTGAGTGACGGGCAGGTAGGCACCAAGGGCACCGTTCGCCGTGACCGTGCCGGTGGTTGGGGTGTCGAAGTGAACCGTCCACGTCTGTTGGTAGAAGCCGGTACCCGTCAACACGGTGTTTGTGGTCGTCGCGACGCGCGCGTTTACCTTGTTCAAGTCACCTGGGGCTGGACGGGCAATGACGAAGTACTCAGGTGCGAGGGTCTCGTTCCAAGTCAGGTCGACGTTCTCCTGACCAGCCTGAGCCACCCAGTAGTAGTTGAAGAAGTTCGTGAACTTGTTGAGGTCGATCGGTGGCGCGTAGTTGTTACCCTGCGAGTAGAGCCAGCTGGACTGGTCCTTAGAGATTCCAAGGACCTCGGCCTTGCGCACGAGGTCCTGCACCGTAAAGGTGTAGGTCTCGGAACCGACCATGAAGGTGATCACTGGAATAAGGGAGTTGACCTCACGTTCCGAGTTCAACTGCGGCACGGCTGGCGCGCCCGAGTCGGTGACGGGCTGCTTGCCCACGTAGCCGTACAGTGGAACGCTCTCGTCGCGCGTCATAAACCTGTTGAACAGGTTGTTGAACAGCGACTCGCTCATTGGATTCTTCAACTCCTGTGGGTACAGGGAGTTGAACGTCTGATACGGCAGGTTGTAGTCTTTGGTGGCCATCACACTCAGGGAAATTCGCGATGGTCTATTTAGAGCTTGACCAAACCTGAGAAAATCACCTCACGAGTTCGCCCGTAGAGGCATTAGCTGACAGATAGTGCAGGTTCATGGTGCGGCGACACGAGAGGTCACCGGTGCGTCCCGAGACGGTGCGGTGTTGAACTCAACACCGCACCCACTTCAGTGTCACTCGGCCTCGTTCTTGATCCACTCGAGTGCAAGTTTCAGCTCCTCAATGAAGAGCTCTCCAGCCTCTTCAGCGTTGCTAAAAACCTTGCCATCCAGCTTGTTAAAGTTGCCGTCCATCTTGTACCAGCTGACCCGTGCACCCACTCGTGTGTCACGTGTCAAATCGTAACACAACGAAATAAACGGCAGTGGTTCATAAGAATCATTCGATATTACCTCGACAACACCTTGATTGTCCTTTAGCTCGTAGGTAATGGTCTTGTGCTTGAGCATCTTTGCGCAGAGTGCGGTCGCCTGCTTGGCCACCAACCCCGCGTGAAACTTGGCTTCTTCAAAGCCGTCAGATTCAAATAGTTGAGCTACGTTCATGGCTTAGACTGCTCGTTGTACTCGCTCACCGCCAACTTTAGCTTACGCATGAAAAGCTGACCGGCCTCCTCAACGGTGTCGACAGTTTCAAGGTCGATCTCACCGTCCTGATACCATCCTACTTCAAACTCAGTGCCTGCGGAATGGTCGTCGCGTTTGATGAACGGCACCTCGTGCTCAACACCTTGCACCAATGTGACTGCGAGGCCTTCTTGGTCGTCAAGTTCGTAGTTGATCTCTTCATGCTTAATCATCTTTTCCAGATAGACGTTGGCCTGCTTTACGATGAGCTGCATGTGCAGGTGATCGTCTTCGTAGTCGCTTTCAAGTAGGTGTCGTAGTTTCATTGTTTATCCCCGTCATTGTCGCGCACCTTGTTAACGCGCTCGATCTCGTCCTTAAACACCTTCCAAGCGTCCGATGATTTTACGAACAGCTGTTCGTCCCAGCCAGTCTTACGCACAATTACCATGTAGTGGCGACCCATGTGGTCGCGCTCGTTCCACGCCATGATTGGGTAGTCAGAACCGATACGCGGCTGGATGTTAATGACGTGTGCCGTACCTGAGCCCATGTACATAATCCGGTACTCTGGAGCCGGTGCCAGCTTCTTCGCCTTGATGAGGAACAGCTGCATGTCCTCATCAGCATGTTCTGGAACGGTGCTGTCGACTTCGTCTTCCAAGAGTGAGTTAAGCTTCATGTTGATCCCTCTCCTCGGCTGTGCTTGTCGTTCGCCTCTTTGATCAGCTTTAGCAAGTGCACGTAGGCCTCGGTAATGTCGACATAGTGCGCCTCGATTATATCCGACAAACTAACAAAGAAGTGCGCAAAGTGGTTGCCGATCCGACGTTTGCTACTAGCCCAGGTTGTAAAACCAATTGACGGAAATGGAACGTGCGAATTGTTGACCGGACGCAGCGCAAAGATGCCCTCTTTTGTTTTATAAAATTTGTATCGCACCGCGGCTTTTTGATTGATGGCCTTAAGCAACAGCCCCATGTCTTCGTTGTAACCTTTAACGGTTTCTGAATTGAGTTTATCGCCAAATTCGCTCTCATAAAGTTTGGCATCATTGCACTTGTCAATTTCAACCAACATAAACTTAAGAGCCTCGGCTACCGTCTTAAACTCAAAGTTAACGTGGCCTGGATGGTGGCTTGGACGCTTAACGGTCACAAAGATGTTCTTGCCATTTTTGCTCCAAAACCTGGTCTTGCTGTATTGCATTACCGGATATTTTGACGATTTATGTTCAGGAACGATGTCGAAGCTCTTCATGTCATCGTCGTTGCTGCTAATCTTGTACGACACCTTAGCCCGCTTGTTGATGGCGATGGCTGCGAGGTGCATGTCTTCAATGGTGCCACGGTACTCCTCTTCTGAGTGAGTTGAGGTGGACCTTTGACCTTCATGCAAGGCGTACACATGGTACGTGATGTTCTTGACGGCGTCAGGCTCCGCGGCCTTGTACTGTGGAAAGTTCTTCTTAAACAGCCGACTGTAGATTCGAGCTCGCTGTTCACCCTGTGGATCATCTTCGACGCTCCACAGGAACCGCTTTGGATGGTGAAGGTCGATGAACTCCTGAACGGCGGCCGTGAAGAAGCCGAACACCTCGAGGGCGGCGTGGTCGTTGGTTGGCTTCGCGGACGCGTAGGACGCGGACGAAGACGTGTCGTAGAAGGCGATCTCCCAGGCCTCTTCATCCTCGTTGAAGTCGCAGACGACGGTGATTGGCCGACCAGCAATCTTCTTACGAACCTTGAACATCGTCGGGGTGTTCTTAACCAGCTCGTAGTTGGCCCGGCCAGGGCTGAGAATTTCATCGAGCTTCATAGCTCAACCTTTCCTTAAGCAGGTCAAAGAACAGCTTTGACGCGTCTGTAAACCGCAGGAGCCGCGTGTATACACGTCTATTGTCAGATCCAGGATGGTTGCACGTGACCACGAAGTGTTTCGGTACAACGCCACGCTGCGCTCGCTCCTCAATGAACACGTTAAGGTTTGGATAACCGTCGGTCCATTGCGCACTGTTCAAGCTAAGTACTGGACTTCGTGTGGTTCCATTCTGTTGAACTGCATACAGGTTGTTTGTCAACTTACGAGTAAGCTCCAGCGCCAAGTCCATGTCATCCGCAGCGTCAGCCCATTCGGCTTCGCTCATTCGGTGAACATCGGCTTGTTCGAAGATATCAAGCTTCATGCTGTAGCTCCAAGCGTTCACGGAACGCCTTGAACGCCTCACTTGAGGTCTCGTAGTATTTGAAAAACCTAGAGTTGCCGTCGGTCCAGCCTTCTCTGACTGCGTAGTGCAGGATAGATCCATCTTTACGCTTACCGTTTTTCTTAAGTATCATGATAGGCTGACCGATAACATGACCAACTGGAACTAGACACATGCTGTCAATTGCCTTAACGATGTGAAACTTTCCACCAGCAGCGTTCAAGATGTCACAGCACAGCTGTAGTTGATCAAGTTCGGCTGCCCAGTCCTCTGGGTTCATGGCGTTGAAGAATGTTTTGCCGGCCTCGTGCAGTTGATCAAGCTTCATTTCAGCGCCTCAGCTTCCTTGACGTACGTCATAAAGGTTTCCACTACCTCGTTAAGGTTTCCAGAAATGGATGCTGTAGCCCATCCTCGATGTGAACCTCTATGAGCGGTAAAGTGGGTTGGCGTTGCACCTACATTAACCGTGGTCTTTCTCCAAACCCAAATTGTCGGGTAGGTTATCATGGATTTTTTAGGCTCTAGTATGGCGAAGCTGTTCGTTGGTGAATCCTTGTTTACCAACCTGATAATGTACTGGATGCCACTTAGGCGCTTGTTGAGTACGTCTGCCAACAAATCAAGGTTCTCAAGACCTTTGTGCCAGCTTTCTTTGTCTAGTACCATCACCTGGTTCCGCTGGCGAGCGCTGGGCTTTCTAACTGGAAGGCGGCCATCAAACATGGTTAGCTTTCATCACTTCACCTGCCGAATGATCGTTGGGGTCAGGGCCTCGACCACGTCGATGTCCGCCACGGTAGCGGCCGACTGGAGGATCTCGTCGCCACCACACTGGACCGTGAACATGTCACCGAACGAGTTGGTGGAGTACAGCGGCACCAGCACAACCGAGGCGATCTCCGTTGGAAGACGCTGGTGCATCAAGGAGATGAGCTCGGTAGCGTAGAACGTCTCGCCAAAGTCCCAGTTACTGATCTCAAAGTACGTGTTGATGACGTTCAGCAGCTCCTCCTTGACGCGCTCGTTCGTCAAGGACGCTCCAGAGGAGCGTACCACCTTGAACTTAGCGCGGAGCTGAGGCTCAGCTAGCTGACCAAACATCAGGCGCAGGGAACCAGGGTGGAACACCACCGTGTCGGCCAGCATCTTGTTGGTAAGCAGGTAACCGTATGAGTTGCGCAGCTCCAGTGGAGTCGGCGGCGTTGGCTTCGTCGTGCTCAACCCACGGACGAACGCGATCATGGAGTCGTAGTAACCTTGGGTCACCACGTAGGCGTCGTGGATGTTCGTCGACGACGGGTCGATAATGTTGTTGAACGGGGTAAAGTGCTGCCACATGAACGTCAAGCCATCGTCCGTGTTTGGCCCAGGCATCTTCAAGCGACGTCCCCAAAGGTTGGAGATGTCGGAGAAGGAGCCGTCGTTGGCGAACGACGTGACCGGCTGTCCACCTGAATCCTGAGGAATCGATGGGTACGTGACGGTTGGATCACTCAACGCGAAGTATTCGTAGTTGCCCTCGCCAAACGTCTCGAACTGTAGGAGCCGGTCAGGGATCAAGTCACCGGACGAGTCCTCCTGCAGCATGTCGGACGGTACCACCGAGAGCTGGTTAAAGTCTGGAATGCCCGATGAGTCCTTCACCGCACCAACCACGTCGTAGATCTGCGACTTAGTTAGGTAGGAGTAGTTTGGGGCGACACCGTACTGGTTGCCAGGCAGGACCTTGATGTTGTCGAAGACGCGCTTCTTCGTTTCGTTGTCGAGGATCTGCTCAGCGTCGTTGTACCAGAACTTCGTGGTCGGTGATTCGACGATCAGCGCCAAGTCACGGTAGTTGATCTCGTAGCCAATGACGTTGTTGGACGGTGCTTGGCGCAGCTTGCGAATCAAAATGATCCATGAGTGCTGCTTCTGGGACACGTCCGTGTTGTTCAAGTTGAACAGCTGGTCGGCAAACGGTGGCAGGGTAGTGGTTGTATAGTCTGGGAGCTGGGAGGCGCCCGACAGAATCTCCCACCAGCCGTTCAAGTTGACCGTTGGGCGGCCACTAAACGTGCGTTGGGTCAGGGTACCGTCGATCGCTGGGTCCATGTCAGAGGCCGTGTCCAGCACAAACGCGTCGCCTGGCTCAAAGGCGGCACCGCCCGTCGTCTGGTTGACCGTGGCGAACATGATCGAGGACGTGAAGCCGGCCGGTTGAATGTAGATCGCCGAGCCGATGGTGTCCTTGCCCGTCGAGATGGTTCCACGCAGGTTGGAGCGAACCGAAAGGGTCTCGCCGTCGGCGCCTACTTGAATCGTCCAAACTTCACCCACGTAGTAGGTTGGGCGGACCGCTGGGTCGGCTTCCTGCTTGACGGGCACCTTGTTGTGGACGGTAATCGTGCCTTCACCAACGCCGGCCGTGTACGGGTTGTAGCGCAGACCGAAGTAGTCTTGGTCAGCGATTGGCTGCAGACCGGAACCGACGTCGCCTGGTGGGTACTTGTTGATGCCGTCGATCGTGCGTGGGACGGCGGCCGCGTAGATGCGTGAGTCGTCCTTTGGGTTCAGCGTTGGGTCTGGAATGACGGCCCAAATCTTGTTGTCTGAGCCTTCGATGAACTCGAGTGGCTCGCCGTACCAGTGACGGTCGATCAGGCCTTGGATAGCCGTCTTCTCCTTCAACGAACCGTCTGGGACGGAGCCGTCAAGGATGTTGACGAACGCGTTGTTTAGAGTGCGCCACAGTCCAGCACGGTTGTCCTCGATGAAGACACGACGTGGTGGAGCGACGACCCCTTGGAGCAGTGGATCCGCCGCACCGATGTGAACCAGCATGTTGATCACGCCGGTGTCGTTGAGCAGCGGCTCGATGACGTTGTCGATCAACGCCTGCCCAGTGGTCGACACGGTGGTCGAGTTCAGGGTGAGGTTGTAGCGCATGGACAGGTCGTCACCGAACAGCTTGACGTTCTCGTACTGTCCCGACGCATCGTTCCAGTCAATGTACTTTGGCTGACCCGCAAACGTGCGGTTGACCGTCTTCAGACGGAGAATTGACGGGTCGCGTAGTGGGAAGGTGTTGTAGTCCTGCCCATTGACCATGCGGTTCTGGGCGTAGTACGTGGCTGGAGCGGACTGACGGATGTGCTCGATCGTCTCCGAACCGGCGCCGTTCTGCAGGGTCGTCGTCAGGGAAAACGTGAGGGCGCACGTCTCGGTGTTACCGTTGGTCGCGGTGTAGGTGAACGACAATGGTTGGTTGACCACCTTGTTCTTCTGCACGACGACGGCCTTGTTGATGGACTGCCGCATCCAGAACCGGAAGGAACCCTGTGGGGCCTCCGAGAAGTCACCGTCACCGAACAGGATGGCGATCTGGTCGTTCTCCAGCGTGTCCACTTCGTACTTAAAGCGGGTGGAGCGGTCGTCGTTGAAGATGAGGTTCTGCTCGGCCACCGTATCAACTTCGGTCCAACGTTCGGCGATCTCACCTTGGTCGTTCAGGCGCTGCACCCAGACGTCGGTTGAGTTGACGTTGTTTGGCAGGAACTCAAGGCGGCGATTCGGCAGCTTGTCCGTGATGTCGTACTCGATGCGGGTGATGGTGCCCTGCTTCGTGAAAGCCAGGAAGCCGGTGTAGTCGGAGCCGTCGCCCACTCCGTCGTTCGCGTAGATGATGGTAAACGGTGAGTTCAAGTCTGGCTCACGTTCAAACGGGCCGTTCTCGTCCAAGTCGGCCGGCACGACCTCCATCGGCACGGAGTCCAACCCCGTGTTGGCCGTGTAGGCGTACACCCCGTTGATGAAGGAGTTGTCGTCCGCGTTCAGGGAGTAGAGGTCCATGACCACGTCGTTCACCTGGAACGACTTCTGTGGCTGACCGTAGCGGGTTGTCAAAACACGGTTCACGACGAGCGTGAACTGCTCCTTCCAGTTAGGGTTGTTTGGGTCGTTCCAGTTGATGACCTGCCCGGAGATATCGACGCCACGGGAGTCGATCACACGCTCCGTCGTGGAGATTGAGGAGAACTTTACCAGGCCACGGGACGCGATGTTCCGAGTCGCCTTGTACGAGATCAGCTTCGCCAGGCGCAGGATGGACTGCTTCCGCTGGGCGGTTGTGATGAAGTTTTCATGGGCCACCATGTCCACACGGTAGGCCAGCTGTTCCGCGACGTAGGCAAACGACTCGATGTACGCGATCAGCTCGGAGCTGGCGATCAAGTCGTTGAAGACCTCGGGGTAGTAGATCCGGAGGTAGTCGATCAACGACGCCCGAATGGTGTCGAAGTCAAAGGAGGTGAAGTTGACCTGGCTGAAGGCCTGGTATACGGCCTCCCAGCTTTCAGCCGAGTTGGTGTTCCGGAACGTCATGTAGTGGATCGAGGTTAGCGATCCACTATTTAGCCAGAACCCTACAGCTCGGCGGCTTGCTCCCTGGCGATCATGGCCGCGAACATCAACCAGGCGTACCGCCATTCCTGCTTCTCTGGACCAGTTGGGCGCTGTTCGTCGAACTTTCCTGGCTTACGCAGCTTGACCTTAGTCAGCGGCGGGTGCGGCCAGACTTTCGTCTGCTTCGTGACGACGGTGCCGATTTGATCGAACTCCACCAGCGAGTACCGGCGCATGCCCATGTCGGCCATACCCTTCAGGATCAAGTGGATGTCGTCGTTTGCCGCGCCTTGGTCGTCCTTGTGATACTTCCGACTGGCGAAGCTGACGGCCGCGCAGGAGTACATGTAGCCCACACCAGTCACGTAATCAGGGTGGTAGAGGAACTCGTTGGCTGCCAACTCAAGAATGTCGGCCATTCGGTGAAGGTCAGTTGCAGTCGTCATGGCACTTCGCTTGTTCTCGCGCAATCATCGCGGCGAACGTCAGCCAGGCGTAGCGAGCCTGCTGCTGAATATCGGTGTTAAAGCTGAGGCTTGTGAACTCCATAACGGAGTGCGGATTGACGCCCATCGCCTTTAGACCAGCTATGATCTGCTTGAAGTCACGCTTTGCGCGCTTAATCCGATTGACGTACTCACGCGTTTGGCCACTGATTCCTACAAGTTCATAGTGGATGTAGAACGGCTCAATGTTGTGGCGGACGCCGACGGCGTCTCGGATCGCGTGGCAGCTGTAGTAAAGGGAGCTAGGCCTCAGGTACTTGTCGGCCGCCTCTTCAAGAATATCCGCAATTTCGTGTAGGTTCATTTGGCCTCCGCTTGTTCTCGTGCGATCATCGCTGCGAACATCAGCCAGGCGTAGCGAGCCTGCTGACGACTGGATATGTTTGGAAATTCACTGAACTCTGAGAACGAGTTTACCTTCAAGCCCATGGCCGTCAGACCTTTTTGAATAGCCTTCAGCGTGCGACGCGCGTTCATCACCGTGGTAACCTGTTCGCAAAACAATGGAAAACCCTTGTACAGCAGGTACTTGACTTCAATCTTGTATCGAGCGGCGATGGCATGTTGAATTGCCAAGCAGCTGTACACCGCCTTCTTGGAGGCGCCGTTGGTGGGCGCCAAGTGGTTGTTCGCGGCGTCTTCAAGAATCTCAGCGTACGCCGACAGCCTGATGTAGCCCATTAGCCGTTTATGCTGCGCTTCGGTCAACTTTCCCATGGTGGTCCGGTTCCTTCAAGGTTGGTGTCGTGTATGGTTCATCAACTAAGTCGGACCGGTTGAACCGGTGTCGCCTCGTGTCGCCGAGACGACCAATGGACCACTTAGGCCCATTGTATGCTGGTCGAAACCTGATTGGCTCCTTGAACTAGAGGTTCAAAGCTCGGCGAAGTACTCCAACCCGGCTTCCATCAGCTCGTCCTGGCAGTCGATGATAGCTGACTTGCTTTTGACCGGGATGTACTTGGTCACGATCTTGAAGGCCTTGAACCAGTCGGTGTCTTCGTGTATGTGTTGAGTGGTCAGCATGCGCAGCCCCTCAACCTTCAGGAGTGACAGCATCGGGCCGTCGAGCTTGCCACCAATCGCCAGGGTCTCAGCAAACTTAACACGGTTGGTAAGCTCCTTGAACGTGCAGTCCAGTTCAAACGGCAGCTGGTAGTATTGGGTCACAATGGTTGGCAGGTGCTGGAGCGCATTGTCCGCCTTAACCTCAGTCAACCAGGCGCTGCCTTCGATAAACATAGGGCAGCCCTCCAGCGACTTGAGGTGTCGACAGCTTTTAATGGTGAGGTCGCCTTCCAGTCGGCGTGGAGCGCCGACTAGCTCAACGATGCCGCAGTCTTCAACCTTGAGACCGGTGCCGGCTCCGGCACCCGTAATCTCCGGGCATCCTTCAAGGTTGGACAGCTCGCGGTTGCGGATCAGCTGCAGCGCGCCGACCTTCTTCGGACCACCTTCCAGCGTCTTGATGCGTGTGCCACCCAAGGTAAAGACCGCGCCCACCGTCTGTGGTGAACCACGTAGTGAGGTTAGGTTCACCGCCCAGATGCCCGCGCCGCCTGGTACGTGCTTCGGACATTGGGCCTCGAGCTTATAAACATCAAGAAGGCTCAGGCTGCCATGCTCGTCCAACACGCTGTCGTCCGCGTACCGCAGCTCGCGTTCACGTACCTCGCCAAGTTGGTTGATCTTCATAGGGTAGCCGCCTCCGTAAAACCAGCGTCAATTAGCTCGTCTTGGCAGGCTAGCATGTTAGCGGCTGTTCGTGGCAGCCTTAGGTACTTTTCCATTACGCCTTCAAACTCTTCTTGCTGAGTCTGCTTCAAGTGTGCACCTTGAAGGTGCACACTTCGTAGACTGTTGATCTTGAGTAGACCAAGGACTGGCACCAGCTTACTGATACCAATGGCGATGCAGTGTTGGACGTACTTGTGTAGGTCCTTTAGCTCCAGCTCAAGTTCCGTATTGGCCAAGTTCAGACTTTCAAGTTCACGACCCTTCAACACGTGTAGGTCGTCCATCTTCAACTTGGATTGACCCTTAAGATGCAGCACGTTGATGTCATGTTGAACGCGCAGCTTGCTTAGACCGTCAAGGTTGGTCAGCCCGGTTCCCTCAAGGATGATGTACAGTGCCACGTCCTTGTTGCTGTCCCCAATTACTGTGACTGGAAAGTCATCAATGTTGGTGGCGTCCAACTGAACCAACGCCACACGCAGCAGCGAGGAGGTCTTGGTGATCCGAAAATTACCTTCACCTTTGTAGGAAATCTCTTGAAGTAGGTTCACTTGACTTCCTTGTGATCGGCGTCCACGGAGATCATGCGCATGATCTCCTCGTGGGTCGCCACAACCGTGCCGCTCTTCTGGTTGTTGAACGGCACGAAGGCTCCCGAACGGCGACGGTCAGTCTTCACTCGAGCGCGTGAGTTGGCCGCCTGCAGGGCGATGTTCAAGTACTGAGCGGCGACTTCAGCGTTGCGAGCCGCGTACCGAGGTTCAATCACCTCAAGGTAGGACGTCTGTAGTTCGTACGCGCCCATGGCCTGCTCGAACACGGTGTCGATCTTCTTGTCAATCTCCACGTCCTCGGCGTCCTTCTCCTCAGGTGCGGCCTGAGTGGCAAGGGCGGTGGACGGTTCGTTCACGATCTGTTCCGGCATGGCCGAGTCGTAGGTGTCGTCAAACTCGTTGGCGTCAACGTCGAAGATCTGGTCAAGTGGTGAGTCGAATTTACGTGGGGTCATTTTGCGGTTGCGTCCTTGGTGTAGACCATGCTGGTCGGCGTCTGGCCTTGCTTACGGAAGATCGACTTCTCGGTGATGACGCGGAACGTCGCACCTTGCGAGGCGGCGAACATGGCGGCGGCCTCCCACTTGGCCTGGTTAACGGCCACGATCATTCGGTTCTGCGGGGTTGGGTTACGGCCCAGCACGGTTTCATGGTACGGCTTGATCTCAACGATCTCCTTCCGCACCGCACCTGAGGTGTCACGGTAGATGACGATGAAGTCTGGGTAGTAACGGTGCACCAGGTTGTCAACTGGACTCTTATATGGAATTGCTAGTTCTTCAGACGCCCACTGAATCACCGACGGGTGCATGTCCAACCACTTCAGAAACGTCACCTCCCACGAGCTCCGGAAGAAGATCGCGTTGGGGTTGCCTACGTACTTGGCCGGATTCTTTGGAATGAACCGACCCTTCATCGTCGAGCGTGTCTTGGTGTTGGCGCTGCGCGCCTGTCGTCCGTTCGCCATTACTTTACGCTCCGCAGCTTCGCTTTAATGAGGGTGTTGTAGTTGTTGATGATCTTATTTATGAACGCCACCACCTTGTTTGGATCGGTAAAACCACGCTTAGTTGGAAACTTCGAGTCCCAGAACTTGTTCACGTCAACGACGGAGTCGAAGCCGTTACCGAAGCCGCATCGGACATCGTAGGTGAGGCCTGTAGATCGACCAGGGCTGGAGTGACCGTTGTACGCTTCCAGCTGCACAATAACCGAAATGTGGTCGGATTCATCTTCATCAGGGTCACCCAGCTTAAAGCCGTTCCAGTAGAACTCAGGGCTTTTATAGCCGCGTTCGACGGTCTGATGTCCGCTGATTTGAGGGTACGGTGTAAATCCGGCCTTTTCCAAGAGCTTACCAAACAAGAGCATGTCCACCTTGGCGTCTTCTGGATCCCAAGGTGGACTGGATTTGTTGACCTCAAATAGATGCAGCTTCATTTGACCTTCTCGTATTTGGCCACGACTTCTTTGTCGTAGAGTTCAGCTCCGCGCTGCAGGCTTCTGATCACAATTGACGGATCAGCTTGTGGCCCAGTTCCGTAGAACAGCTTGATCTGCGGAATGTTTGGCCTACTACCGGTCTTATCCACGAAGTAGTAGGAGAAGGAGTAGAACATACCGTCGGTTGGAGTGGACTTTGTTTTAGTAGGTCCCAGTCGTTCCACAGCTTCCATGAAGACCTGGAAGCTGAAGTCCTTTCGATCGCCCTTGAACATTGGGCTGTACATGGTCAGCTCAAGCCTTGGCGATGGCGCCGACACGCTCTCAATCGGTTCATGGCCGAAGCCGCGCTTCATCCAGATCTTCGAGAACAGGGTCAGATTTAGGCGCGCCTCTTCATCGTCCCATGGCTGGGCATCCTCAGGACGGGCTTCAAACAGGTCAAGTTTCATTGTTTCCCCTTCAGCTCGTATTTATCTTGGACGTACGGCTTGTAGACCGACTCGACCCAATAATCCAACCACTCCAGCACCTTCTTCTCTTGAAAGAGCTTCGTGCTAAGGAACTGATCTCCCAACTCCTCAATGTCGGCTTCGGTATGCAGGGCACCGTTTACATTGGCGCCTACGTCAATCTCATAGACGAACGGAAAGCCGGCTGCCTTGGCGGTTTGGGCTGGTTTGGTGTCGCCACGGTTGTTACCAGCAAAAATGGAGACGTCCATCACGAAGTCATCATCGCCGTTCTTGTACACTGGACTCCGAAGGTAGAGGTCTTGACCTTCGTACGTAGGGTTGTTTCCCTTTGGAACCTTAATCGACGTGAAACCATGCTTCTTCATGAAGGCAGCGAACAGTTGGAGGTTCGTGTTCGCCTCGTCGTGGTCGAACTCCTCAAGTAGGCTGGTGAGCTTCATGGGGTCACCACCTTGAACTTGTTCTTGACGTGCGTCTCGTAGATGGCGAGCACCTTGCGCAGGTAGACCAGGAACTTTGATGGATCGTCGAACGCCTTCGACCAGGTGTTTTCAAACGTCTTCGTGACCGCGGAGTTAAGCCCCTGGGTTGCATGGGTCTTGTGATCCACTTCGTTCAGCAGGTCATACTCGATCTGGTACATCGTTGTCCATGGACCACGCCCTACGGATGCACGTCCACCATACGCGCTTAGGTTCATGTTGATGTACACGTTGTCGTAGTCTTCGTAGTCGTCCGTTTTAAACGGAACACGGAAGAGCGGGGAGGTGTACAGCTGCTTGTCGCCGCCGGAGTCGAGTCCATTGGGTTCTTCATGGATAACCTTGCCAGCCGTAAACCCAGCACGCTCCAACACCTTCCCAAACAGGTGAAAGTTTGTAAGCGCGTCGTCTTGGTCGTAGCCCTTGTTATGGGTCTCAAAAAGGGCGAGCTTCATCAGGTACCTCCACCAAGTAGATCACCGCTGCCCGCGAAGAGTGGTGTTGGCTGCGTGGTGCCGAAGCCTTGACCCGTTGAGTTTGTGAACGTTGCGTCACCGCCGAACGTTTGGCTGTCGGAGACGACTGGTCGTGATGGTCGAGCAAAACTTTGGGCCGCACTTGTGGTCAGCCCTGAAACCTTCGTCGTCGCGGTCGATCCAACGAGACTACCAACCAAATCGGCGGTACCACCCAAGCCAGGCACCACCCGAAGTTGACGACCCAGTGTGTCGCTGGTAATCTTCTGGGCAGCGCGGCCGAGGACGGCGCCAAGGGTGCTGCCGAGTAGACCCGATAGACCAGCGGCGTTACCACCAGTCGCCTTGCCTGGAACGCTGATGTCTCCAGGCGCGCCCTTCCAGGCGCGGTTCGAGTAGTCTGGGCCTGGGTTGGCGGTCAACGTGCCAAGTTCATTCATCACCATGAAGTCGTAGTCGAACCGCATGGACAGGCCGTTGAAGTCAGTTGACTCGTGCGCCATGTCTTCAAGGTCGAAGGACTCAATGCGCGGGTTAATGAAGTCCCAAGCCACGGCCTTAGGTGCGTCGTTCAACCCAACTGTGTGGTCAATGTACATCTGGATGATGCGGATACCTTGGATGACGTTGCCGATGTCCGAGTCAACGACCCCACGCTGGGCGAAGTCACGCCCAACGCCGAACGCCATACCAGAGCCGGAGTTGTAGGCCGCTACAACCTCGGGTAGGGTCTTGTAGTTGTTGATCGACTGCCGCGTGATTGGCGACTGGGCCATCATCAACAGCTTAAAGAAGTGGAACACGGAGTTGCCGACGTCTTCAACGAACGCCAACGTCAAGGCTTGGTGCTTGATGGTCTTCAGCACCTTCGTCTTGAAGTTGTACATGTTGACCTCCTCGTAGTCGTAGTCGACCTTTGGGCGGTCGATCGACTTGATCATGTACGTGAAGTTCTGGTCCTTCGACAACTGGTCTACAAGCTGCTTGACTTCAGGGTTCGCAATGTTCGGCTTGAACAGGAACTGCACCTTGAACATGAACTTGAACTTTGGCCGAGAGTTCGAGTTCGCGGCACCAGCCGCGTAGTCCGAGGCGTGCCAGGTGCCGTCGTTTCGGTTGATGGGCGCGTTCTGGTTAACCCCAAAGGCGGAGCTAATTGCTGGGTTGATCTTGTTGCGTGCAAAGTCCTCAACCGCGGTGCCGAACAGCTCAGTGCCAGTCCGTTCAAGGTTGATGCCCGATGACTTAACGAGCTGGGAAATATCTGGCATGAAAAAGCCCTATGGAACCATAGGGCTATTTACAAGGGATTAGAGTTGTCTACTTTTCAAGTGGTCCAACTTTAACCGTGAAGTCGGATCGACCGCCTTCAAGGGCTGATACAAAGTTGGTGTCGTCAAAGACCAAGTCGTATGAGGCAAGGATCTTGCGAAACTTCTCCGACTTGATCATGTCGTACGTGTCTGAGGTGTTGGTTGGATCCTCAGGAAAGTTGATGTAGATGTGTTCATTCTTGAGGCCGCCCACGGACGTGCCGACCTTCTTCAACAGCAAGTTGATCGCCCAGTCCAGGTCCTCGTACTCTTCGTCGTTCTTCAGGTCGATGCCGTACTTGCCTTCAAGCAGTTGTGTTAGCTTCATCTTTGGTCGTCGTTTCTCTATTTACAGCGTACTCACCTCGAGCTCGACCGCTTACCTTGGTTGGATCTTTCTCTGGTTGATCGGCCCAGCGATAACTAAGCCAGTTTGGAGAGGCAAGACGGTAGGTGAGGGTTCCACCCGCTAAGCTTAGCGCGGTGCAGGCTTCACGCATGTTCACATAGGCGACTTCGTCAATGATCAGCGCACGGTATCGTTGTTTGAACTTTTCTGAGGCCAATTGACCAGCCCGTTGGTTAGCCTTTGCTTCCTCAGATGGTTTGTAGCCGCGCTCCTTCAGGGTGTCGAGTCGGTTTTGAATTGCCTCGGCTGATATGGTTTTGCCTTTGTGTGCCTTGCTGATGTTGGCGCACCATTCAGGGGTGCGTTCAACGGTCTTAAAGTGTTGGGATAGCTTCTGACGAGTTTCTTCGGATGTTGCTGGTCGATCAACTGCACCCAATCCACCAGCGCCACAGTTTAAACATTGTGGATCAGCACGAAGTTCTGGTGTGATGATCTCTTTTTCACGATCTGAAGCAGCCTCCCTAGACTCACAAAGTTCTACAATTTCACGTGTGTGATTTTCTCTGCCATGCTTTTTCACTGAGCGTGTGAGGCGCACGCCGCTGCCTAGATATTGATCTTCAAGATCATCTGTGGAATGCATGCCAATGTAGTAGCGACCTGTGATGATGCAGGTAGTCTTGTAGATGATGTGATATTTGCGACGAGAAGCTCTAATATGTTGAGACATAACAAAATAGCTCTGTAGTTGAACACAGAGCTATTTAGCGTGGCCGGCAGTTATGTGACGTCAACTATATTGCAAAAGGTCCTTCCAGTTCGGTGCGCCCGAACGGAGGATGTCCATGCCCTTGGTAAACTCACGCATGGTGACTTGGTCGAACACGCCTTCCGCGTGCTGCTTGATCAGCGCGTCAAGCAGCTCTTCCTTCCGCTCAATCGACACGTCGGTGCCACCAAGGGTTGGGAGGATCGAGCGCATGCGAATGAGAATCTGTTCAGGCGTCATCGTCATGTCGATCTTCGCTGAACGTGACAGGATGGCGGTGTCAAACTCCGACTTCTTCAAGTTGGAGATGAAGATCACACGGCCCGTGAACTCGAACGACGATGGGAACTTGATCTTGTCTGGGGACATCGACGTGGCCTTGGCGGCCGCCTTCTCCTTGGCCCGCAGTTGACGTGGCGTAAGGTCCTCGTCGTCCTCTTCATCTTCAGGTGGTGGCGCCTTAGCCGTCTCACCGTTCAAGTCACGATCGATCTGGGTGTAGAGCTCTTCACGTCGATCATGCGACATCTTAGAGACGTTGATCGTCTGGTTGGAGACCCAGGAAATTTCACGCACCGGCGATGTGTCAAGGGCGGCCTTCAGAATGTTCGTTGCATCCTCGTTGCCCCACATAGAGTCCAAGTCGTCGAAGATGACGAGGCCGCTCTTGCGGTACATAAACAGCGTCTCGTAGATCTTGATTGGGGACGCCTTGCCTGACAGCTTCTGGTAGTCCTCACCCTTCACCAAACCGTTGTGCTCGACCGTCTGCATGATGGTGTACGTTTTGCCGGTACCTGGACCACCGTAGACGATCAGCGAACGAAGGGAACCACGGCAGGCCATCTCCACGAGCTGGGCCATGTGGCCGTATAGGGTCGCTGGGTCCTTCAGTTCATCGGGAGTGGCTCCCTTCTGCATGGAGTTCTGAATCTGCTTGTACAGGGCCTGGGCTTCCGGCACGTCGGCCGCCGGAAGGAAGCGCTTCGTGGTTGGATCCTGCGCGGTCACCTTGATGTAGAGGATCTTACCGCCGGCCACGGCGACCTTTGAGCCCTTATCATCGACGTCGATCACGTCCTTGACTTCGTCGTCCTTAGACGACTTCGGCTCAACCTTCGTGTCCTTGGACGTCACGTCCTCAGCGGCGCCAGGTTCTGAGTTCCACTTACCGCGACCGATCTTCTGGCTGCGAATGTAGGCTGGAATCAACACGTCGTTCTTGTCGGCACACGCCTTGATCTGCTCCCACGTAACGCTCGACGCTCCAGACTTGCCGTACATCGCGACCATCATGTCGTAGAACTTGTCGGAGCCGACACGTGACGCCATCTCGTCAAGCTGAATCGTCTCGTTCATCGCGTTAACGGCGACTCGGCCCACCTTAGGGGCCTTGATGAGCTTCGCGATCTCGTTGAAGGAGCCTAGCACCGTGGCCGATTCGAGGTCGCTGACGTTGATCGTGTGAGCCGGACCGTGGTTAGTGGCGAAGTGGTCCCAGACGTCGATGTTCGTCAGGTGACCGCCCTTAGCACGTAGTCGAAAGGCACGGGTTCCGAAGATGAACAGGTAGCCGAGCTCACCACCAAGGTGCTCCACACCCTTCTTACCACCGTAGCGGTAGACGGAGGTACCAAGTACCTTCGGTATGCGTCGGGCGAAGACTGAAACCAGTCGTTCAATGTTGTCGTCGTTGACGGTAGCCTCAACGAGGTAGGAGGCGAAGTTGATTTTCATTTGTTCTGCTTGGCGGACGATGTGGTATTTACATGGCGCTCGAGGTGCGGATGCGAAAAAGGCTCCCCGAAGGGAGCCGATCGCTTGGGAGCAGAAGCTTAACCGGCGACGTTACCGCCGAGTGCCGTACCGTAACCGTCACCGGTAACGATGTTGCGCACGTGGTCGAAGCGAAGCGTCAGGGAGATCGTGACGGCGCCGGAGTCGGCGTAGTCAAGATCACCGAACTCAGCGGCCGAGATGAACACGCCTTCAAAGATCCAGGTAGAGGTCACGCCTTCGTCACCGTCCAACTGTTCGATCTTCATACCAAACTTGTAGTCCGAGCCCGTTGCCGCGGTGTTCAACCAGCGACCGTCAAGGTCGACACCAACCAGGCGTTGCTGGGTTTCCAGCTGTCCGGTGATGACCTTCTTGGCGAGGCCGGTGATGTCGTCTTCAACGACCATCGAGGTGGTGGACCAGGTGTACTTGCCTGCGACGTAGGACGTCGAGTTGTAGCGGTTGATCTGAACGTTTTCGAATTCAAGCTGTGGCAGGTTGACGGTGGTGGCCTGCATTGTCAGGTTACGAGAGTTCGTACCCGACACCAGACGGCCCATGTCCAGGAACGTCACACGCCACTTGTTCTTCATCTGTGGGTGGAGGTGTCCTGAGAAGCCGCCGGCGATACCGAAGTTGGCTAGAGTTGCCATTGTTTCTCCTAATTAGAGTGCTTACGCCTATTTAGAGCGCGTACCCGAAAGACGTGGGAGGGGTTTCCTCCCACGTTCATCAGATGTCGGCGCCAGTCGTCAGCACGTTGATGGTCACGTAGATGAATTCAGCCGCCTTGGTAGGCTTGATGTAGACGTCTAGGTACAGCTCGTTGCGGTCGATGCGATCCGGCGTGTTGTTCGTCGTGTCGCAGATCGAGGCGAAGTCGTACAGACCGCGCTTGGTCAAGATGTCGTTCAGCTGACCGTCGGCCGCGGCCTTCAGGTTGTCACGAGTCTGTTGGTCGTTCGGTTCGAAGACGAACGGCAGGGAACCCTTACGCAGTGCACGACGGAGGTACATGATCAGACGAGCGACGTTGATGCGGTCCAACGCTGAAGCCACAGGGGCGGACGTCTTCTGACCGAACACCAGGATACCACGGCCAATGATGTACGTGATTGGGTTGATGTTCTTGTCGTATTCGTACAGGTTGTCACGTTGACCGTCGTTCAGCGTCGCTTCCACGAAGGTGGTGGCGGTGCCAAGGGTACCGGTGATGTAGCCCATGTTCGAAACACCAGACACGACGCCACGTTGGGTGCCAGCTGGCGCGATCCAAACGTAGGCCTGCGAGTCCGAGAACGCGATCGTGCGAAGTGCAATGCCCGAAGGAGCGCACAGGACGTTCGTGCCGTCGATGTTTGAAGCCAGACCCCATGAGTAGTAGTACGCGACGTTTTCGTTCACCACGCGGTCTGAGGTCAGGGCCCACTGGGCGACCTGTTCAGGCGTCATGTTGGACGGTGCGTCGGCAACGACCATGGCTTCTGACTTTACGTCAACGCTGAGCGCGGCGAGTTCGTCGGTAGTTTCCCAGTAACCAGGGCAGGCGGTCAGGTTGAACTCGTACAGGTCCGAACGAACTTCCGTGTTGGAGTTGATCGACGCTTGCAGGGCCGTGACGATGGCGAGGCGGCGTGCCGCGTCGTTTGCACCGAGTGGGTTGCTGATCGTGACCGTCGAAACCGTGATCGTGAAGTCGTCGCCAGCCACAAACGGCACGGAGCCGGAGGACAGCAGGAAGTTCACACGGTTGTTGTCGAACGCGGAACCGACCACACCAGTACCAGCGGAGCCGGAGACCGTGCCGGAGACCGAGAAGGCCGTTGGGGAGGTCATGGTGACCGTCAACGTTTCAGGCACAGCGAGCGTGTCTGGGACGAGACCGGAGATCAAGCCGTTGCCGGTGTTAGCCGAGTCAGGCAGCGCGGCGTAGGCCACGTTGAAGATGAACTTGTCACCCGAGGCGAACGCGGTGGAACCAGCTGAGATGGTGAAGGCGATCGAGGTGGACGCGAAGGCGATACCCACAACACCTGTACCGACGTAGCCAGTAGTCGAACCTTGAACTGAATAGTTCGTGGACGACGTGAAGGTCACCGTGAACTGCTGCGGCTTGACGGCGTTTGAGTAGGCCGTGACGGCGCTCAAGGTGCCGTTGCCGATGCCGTTGTAGACGAGTGAAGCCGCTTGGTACGCTGGGGTGCCAAGGCTGATGAACGTCTCTGGGGTGTCGTCAAGGTCGATGTTGGCGCGAACCACGTAGGCACGAGTGCCAGTTCCAAGGAACTGGTTCAGCGCAAACAGGCCGTATTCGTTGCGAGCGTCACCATGGAACTGGTTGCCCGACGAGTCGGCGACGAAGTATGGAACTCCGTACAGTTCAAGGGCTTGGGACACGCTGGTGACCGTCCGAACGACGCCGTATTCTTGGGTACCGGCCGCAGGGGTAATGCCGTCAGCCTGCGTCTTGTTCGCACGGGTAGCGATGAAGAACAGTGGCAGTGTCGAAGCGGTGCCTGGAATAAAGAAGCTCTGGTTGTTTACCGATGTGGAAACTCCAGGGGATACCAATGTAGGCATTATTTTCTCTCCTGTGATGGATCCTTTACGGATCCGGTGCTAATCTCTGGGTATTTATGACCCGCTTGGAAAGACGGCACGTTTCGTGGCCTCTTTCAGGTTCATGTCTTCTTAGCCGCCGCCTGCGCTTTTAGGGCCAGGGCGTCCTCCAATGGGATTCCAGCTTTCGCGATCAACTTGGTCACCTTCTTCAGGTATTCGTTGCGGTACAGTTCAGGCGTCGTGGCGATCTTCAACGCCTCCAACCAGCGGCCAAGTTGCTCCAGCAGGAGCTCCTCTTCATGGTGGTAGTCAGCACCACCCGCGACTCTGAACTCCAGGTACCCGTCGGCCAGCTTACTGAGGTTTACGGAGCTGTATTTACCAGACTGCTTCAGGATTTCCCGTGCCTCGTCCATCACCACCTTGACGTCACGCGCCCCAGCTCCAGTACCGATCGCCTTTATCAGCCGCTTGGCGTGCGGTACGGCTACGTTGGAGAACAGTCGGTTGAACTGCTTCAGCGCGTGCTCCTCGCCCATGAACAGGACCAGCTTCAGTGGATCCAGTTGGTTGAGGTTTGGGATGGAGATGTTGACGTGTACTCCAGTGCTTGAGTTCGTCTGGAACTTGGCCTTGGAGAAGAAGGCAAAGCATGTCCTCATGGTCGCGATAGCCTCCTTGGCGGGCAGTGGGGCGGTGACAATTTCAAGTCCAACACCTCGTTTATCTTCTGGCTTAATGGACGAATCTTCAACGATCTTCCAGTCTTTAATTCCATGGTCATCGAGCTTGAAGTAAACGCCTAGCTTATCACCCAACGCGAAACCAACGCTCTTGGCGGTCTCCCAGAAGGCATGGTGCTGATCGAGGTTGGCCTCAACCTTGTAGACCTCGTGGTGACTGGCGTCGGTGAAGCCAAACTTTGGGTCAAGGCGATGCTTCTTTACAAGCTCAAACACCGAGCCGTAGGCGTCGTTGATCCATGCATTTTCATCTGGCTGTTCAAATTCATCTGGGTCACCTTTGTGCTCAGCTCGTCGATCTTCAACCCAGTAGTCGAACTCGCGCTCTAGCTTTTGGTGTTCAGCTCGCGACAGGGTGAAGTACTCGGCGATGATGTAGTAGTCGTCCGAGTCTAGGTCGATCGACGCGGGCGGTTCATCGTCACCATGGGCTTGAAAGAACGGTGAGTTTTCCGGTACGACCACCTCAAACTCGAAGCCAACGTGGGCGTTGGATTGGTCGATGCCGGAGGTGAGGGTCTTGGCGCTCATGGAGCGCTCGAAGAGGACGTCTAGTTTCATACTGGAAGTGGGAAGTCGCTGACTGGGCCTTCAGGCGGTCGGTCGGTAATCTCAAACTGGGCGACCGTCGTGGAGAACGGAATAACGGAGCCGTCGTCCGCAATTTCCTGGATGCCGCCGTTGTCGATACCGATGGACACGATGATCTTGCGGACCAAGTCGTCCTTAACGCCCATTGGAATGCTCAACCAGATCGGCACGTCGAACGTGAACGTCCAGACAAGGTTCCGACGATCGGTCGAGGACGGGTAGTTTTCTTCGTTGGCGATGTCGACGAGCTCGACCTTGGTGATCGTTGTCCAGTCCCACTCCGCGTCGTTCTTCTGAATCTGCAGGTCGGGGTTGAACAGGACGAGCAGCTGTTCCAGGATCTGGTGCAGCTGCTGGGTGTTGGACGCGAAGACCGCCAGCTCCATGCGCATGTTGTACGGAATCGGCATGGCGCGCTTAATGGTCGTCAGGTCGTCAGGGAAGACGCCACCCACCTTCATCGTCACCTTCTGGTCAACGTAGGACGGTGCCTTCCGGCGTTCAGGGGCCAGCTCAATGGACGACATGTAGGCGGACATGATCGGCACGCTGAACACGCGGTTCTGGGTGTTACCCGCCATGATCGCCGCGACGACGCGGTCCTTGTTCCCGACAACGCAGGGCACCGAGATGAACTGGGCCTCGTCACACTCACCCTTGCCCGTCATGACCTGCAGTCCGTTGAAGATGTTGCAGAACTGCAGGATGTAGGCGCGTAGCTGTTCGTTGTAGAAATAGTGGGTGATCATGGATTAGTCCTTGTCAAGTTTGTATTTAGACAGCACATCCTGCATTACGACCTTGCCAGGCAGCTGCTTGACCTTCTCCGCGTGTGCCTTCTGTAGGCGATGAAACCCGTCGATCACGGCCCACTTGTGCTTCCACAGCGCGCAAAGGATTGGGGCAGTTAGGTCGGCGTCGACCGTTCGCTCTTCATCACTTGCTTCATCTAGCATCCACTCAAGGTCAGCCACGTTGAAGTAAACGACCGGGTCCTTGTCCACCGCCTTGAAGACCTTGTTGATGTCGTACTTGACACCATCATGTGTAAAGGAGTCGCCTGGGGTTTCTTGGTAAAGTTCAGTTAGGCGCATGTTACCACCACTTCAGTTTCTCAAGCTTTGGCTTGGTGAGCACATCAGTCCAGCCCATGAGCGGCCCAACGTGAACCCTGCTGAGCACGTCGTAGTCTTTATGGTTTGGATAGGTGAAGCGCTCAACGTAAAGTTTGTCACCAGGTCTATATTTCCAGTTAGGATCTGGTGCCAGCTCTGGTAGGTACTCCTTTAGGAACTTGTGCACTACCTTTCGATAGAGTTCAATTTCAAGCTCTAGGTCATCTTCACTTAGGCTTTTTAGGTTCTTGGGTTTCATGCTCACCACTGACTCACGCTCACCGCCAATTGAAATGCGGCTTGGAGACGGCTGCGACTTAATCTGTCGAACGTCAGGCTTGATAGCGGCGAACACCTTATCACTGAACTCGGCCGTTCTAGTAGCAAGGTCGATGATCTGATCATAGTGCTCCTTGAAAAATTTAGGCTCGCAGAGGCAGTGATTGTCGCGCAACCGTGACTTCAAGGCGATAAGCTCATGGTTAACAGCTTCAAGTAGTTGATCAAGCTTCATGTGATGGTCTTCGAGTTGAGTGGAGTGGTCGTTGTCCGCTCGAAGATCGTCTTCTGCGACGGCTTGTGTGAGCTTGGCGGACGACGCTTTGCGGTCTCGACGTGGGCCCACATGCCCTTGACGCCGTTGAAGCGGTACAGGCGAGCTGGAATCTTCAAGGCATCTTCGTAGATCAGACGGAAGAACTTGCCGTCTACTTGGTTGGCTGGATCAGGGAGCTTGAAGCCCTCGGTGTACGGTTGACCATCAGGTGGCAGTGCGTCGGCCACGTAGATCTGATCGCCATCGTAGGAGCCTGGTGCCTGGAAGCGATTGGCGGCGGAGGCCAGCTCGCGGATGTTGCCACCAGTCTGCGGCCAGGCGGTCTCAGCTTCGGCGGCGACGGCTTCGGCCGAGGTGAGGGTGTCGGTCTGAATCTGCTTGACACCGTCGAAGAAGGTGCCGTCGTCCACCACGTACTTCTGGGTGTTGACCGTACCGAGCAGGTCGCGGTGTTCTTGGCCAGGGATGAGCTGTGAGGCTTGGAAGCGGTAGATGATCGGGCGCCAGGTCGTGGTGTAGCCGTCCGCCGCCCATGACGTGTCGATCACCTCAAGAAACTTACGAACTGGAATGAGGTTGTGGTCATACTGCATGGCGCTTGGCAGCTCCAGCACGTCACCGATGACGATTGGGCGGCCCAACGTCGACACCATGGTCGCGTAGGTCGTCGTGAAGATCCACGTGTCGGCGATCTGGAAGCCAAACTTTGATAGGTCGGAGATTGCGTCGAACGGTGTGAAGGCGACCTTGATCTGCAGTGACTGCTTGGCGTAGTCGCGGTCGCGGTTCTCCATGAACAGTGGATCTTGGATGTCGTCCAAGCGCGTCACTTGGAAGTCGAACAGCTCGAGCTTGTCCACTTCCCATGGCTGGTTGCCAATGATGCCGGAGAAGGACGTTGGGACAAGGCGCCAGTAGCGGGTGCCACCCGACTGCTTGATGCGCACGAGCTGGGGCGCGGGCGAGTCGGCAAGGTTAACCACGTCGACACGGTACCACGACTGCTCGACGAGCAAGGTGAACATGTCGCCGACCGTAAAGGGGGTTGAGCCAGCGACGAGGTCGAAGCTGCCCAGTTCAGAGACGAAGCGCTGTCCAACGTTCGCGAGACCGACCAAGAAGGTCGACGCACCGGTGAAGAACACCTGAAACTGGGTGGTGGACATGGCCATCACCATCATCGAGCCTGAGGCCGAGCGTTGGTCCGCCTTCCAGTTGGTGATGTAGCCGTTGCCGACGCCCGTGTAGGCGATCTTGGTTGGGTCGACGTAGAACGACCCGTTGGAGCGCTCTACTCGAACCTGCAGGGCACGGCGCCCTGCAGTTGGTTGGGTGATGCGGAACGACGTGATGTGCTGGAGGACTGGGGCCGGTGGACCGTAGGTCTCCTGGCCGTAGGACGTCTTTACCGTGCCAAAGTCGTAGCCCACCCAGGCAGGCGTCGTGACGACCGCGATGCCGGTTTGAGGCGACGTCCAGGTGTCCGCCAACGAATCGAACGCGTTTCCGGAGCCGTTGATTGGGTTGCCGTTGCCGACCAAGTCGATCAACTTGCCCTGCTCATGGATGCCAAGCAGCTTGAAGACGTTCAGTGGCGCGCCCGAGATGTTCAGGTTTTCCGCCGCCAAGCTTTCCTGGCTGGTGTCGTCGCCGTTCGTCGTCAGGTCGTCGTCCGCCAAGCAGACGTCCGGTGGAACGTACGGCGTGGTTGGGGTAATCGGAGGCGTGATGCCGCCACCCGGGTTAGTAGGGTCAAAGAGCGACCCAGCGCCAGCCGGGCAGTCGGTGATTGGTGGATATGGCATTGAGCTAGGCCTGAGTGTCAGGCCTATTTACTCATCAGCCCCAGCTAAAGGAGATGTTACCCACACTCATCAGTTCACCCGACTCAAAGTCGAAGATCTGCTGGCGGAGCTCGGTGAAGTCCTGACGGGCCTCAGACAGCAGCGTGTCACCGTTAAGGGTGATCGTACCGGCGGCGCCAGGAGTACCGGAGGAGTACTTGGACCGGATCAGGCCCAGCGTCTCCTTGCACTCGGCGATCGCCCAACCCTGAATCCACTGCTTGCACCAACGGTCAAGCATAATTTCCTGCTCCGGGCGCTCAACCATGGCCTCAATGACGACCTTCTCGTTCTCCGGAATACGGCGCGTCACGTACAGTTCACGACGTGCTTCGTTCCACAGGAACGTGAACTCACCCGCAAAGACCTTCTGGAACTCCTGGGACAGCGAGTGAACCAAGTGAATGGACAGCAGGTCGGTGTGCTGGGACGAGTAGTACTGGTTTAGGAACGTCTGGAAGTAGATGTTGTTCTCACCAGACAAGGTCGTCGCGCCGAGGATGTTCAGACGGTGGATCTTCTGAACGATGACGATGCGGTCCGTGAAGTCGGCCGGCGAGTTCATGTAGTACGTCTGCTGGTCACGCAGGAAGGTGTACATGAAGAAGCGCCGTTCGTAGGCACCACCCGACAGCTGACGGTATGTGTCCAGTGCGTTGTCGATCGCGATGTTGAACTGCTCTTCCTGCAGCTCCACGCAACGAGCCGGCCAACCAAGCTGGGACTTTAGAATTTGGATGAGGCGCAGCCGTTCATCGTACGAGCCGTCCGACCCGATGCCCACCTTGTCGGTAGTTGGCGTGCCTTGCTGGTCCGTGTTCGCTTGAATCCACTTCGTGCCGGTGAAGGCCATCAGCTGGCGACGGCGGGTGTTGTAGAAGAGCAGGCCCTTGTATGGGGTTGGCAGTTCAAGGTTCTGCTGGACGAACGTGACCGTGAAGCCAGGCGTCATGCCACCCGCGTAGCTGAAGACGGTCGTTGAGTCGGTCGGAATCTGCCAGGTCGCACCGTCCCAGTAAAAGATTCGACGTTCGGTGAGCGAGTAGAACATGTCGCCGACCGCCTTGTCAGTTGGAAAGTCAACCTGCATCACGATGGTGCCGTACGGTGCCCAGCCACCGCCAACTCGAACTTGGAAGTTTGCCGAGGTAACTGGCGTCCAAGCGGCGCCGTCGAAGATCAAGAGCTGGGAGGTGTAGAGGTAGACCTGCCCAAGGATGCCAGGATCGGTTTCACCGGTGATGATGGAGTCCGCGCGCGTTGGAATCCAGATGCACATGTCACCGTCGTAGTACTGGACGATGTTCAGCTGTTTGTCGTAGTAGACTTGGCCGGGTACTGGGTTGAGCGGTGCCGACGGCAGAGACGGGATTGAGCCCGAGTACGTGAACGAATCCTTCTCAATCCGCGAGCTCTCAAGTGGGTACGACTGGACACCAATTGGGTAGTACTGCAGGATGTTCGTGCCAGCATGGACGGACGCGTAGTAGATCGTGTTCGCGTCGGTGCCGTTGACCGTGACGGTCCAGGTGGTCGTGCCGTCTGTAGATACGGTGCCGGTTGGAAACGGCTGGTTGAGGATCTTCGAGTAGAAGCCGACGACTTGGGCGTCCTCAATGGTCGAGGCGGTCGTGTCACCGTACATCGTGGACGCTACATAGGCCGTGCCGTCGACTGGGTAACGATCGGAGTCGACGGGCGAGGTGGCCAACGTGATGACCGCACCGTCCACGACGACCGAGCTGGTTGGTCGTGTGATGGTCAGAAGCAGTGAGGTCGGTGACGCCCGCTCCAGCACCAGGTTAAACTTACGTGCGTCGATCCATAGGTCGTGGGTTGTGTTGTCGCTGATGCCGTCGGTCGTGGCCATAGGGGCTCCATGTGATGCTTCCCTATTTAGGTGCCGAGCCGGCGTACGATCGGCGACACGAGGCGACGACGGCGTCGCTCGGTCGGTCTACATACTGTACCTTACACGTCGTCGACCTTAGGTGCACCGGTGACACCGGTCGTCGCCGTAACGTGAACCCGCACTATCTGTCAGCTAATGCCTCTAAAACGAAATCGCGATGAGAACCGTACAGCACATGTTTATGCCCACGCAGACGATCAACGGGGTGATCAAGAAGGCCAACCTTCATGACGTCACCCCGTTGGAGTTGATTGAGCTCAACACCTCGTTCAACGAACTGAACGAGGGTCGCGTGCCGAGACCCGGTCAGGTCTTCACCGTGCCGATCCTAGACCGTCACTCGTCTACTGGACCGTAGCACCACTTCATGCGGAGCTGGTCAAGCGTGTTGGTGGACACGAGCGGCTTGACAATGACACGCCACTCCTCCACGGACATGGCGCCCTTGACAAAGGACGAGCTGAGGGTCAGGAATTCTGGCTTAGGCAGCAGGTAGCAGATCGTCACGTGCGGTGAGATCCGACGGTTTGCGTCCAACAGGGCGCGCTCGTACTCTAGGTCCGCCGCACCTCGAATTCCACGGAACAGAATTGTCGCTGACAAGTCCGACGCCGCGCCAGCTACTGACTTACGATCCTTTAGTCCAAGCACGATGATGTTCTGCTGCGGCAGGCTCTGAACGTCGTGCAGCACCATCTCGTTGATCTCGAACTCGCTGAACAGCGTCTTCTTGGCCGGGTTGGACGCACAAACAACGTACAGACGGTCAACGCACTTGGCGGCCTCGTTGATCATGTCAAGGTGTCCAAGCGTAATTGGGTCAAAGGTGCCAGCGAACGCGCCAATTCTGGCGGTAGCCGGAACTTTCGATTGGGCACGAACGTCGTTGATCAAGATGGCGACTTGTCGGTCCACATCATAACAGGAGGTGTCGAGTGTACGAACCTTCTCTCCAACGCCAATCACGCTGCGGATGTCGTTTGCACGTTGGAGACGCAGCACCGTGCTGATCTTTTCATTCGACCAACCACGCTCTTTCAACCGCTCCAGTTGAACATGCTCACGCACACTGGCGTGAACGATGAGGTCGGCTTCACACACGGCTTGCTTATCGTCCATCATACCAAGGTGCGGGTACTCGACGATGACGTCCATGTTCTTCATGACGTTTGCGACGAACTGCAGCACATGGGGCTTCGTTTCAGCCTCCATGAACTCGCGAACTTCAGACTGCGCGAAGGCCACCTCACGAAGTTCACCAAGCCCGACCTCACGACCAATTAAGACCCACAGCGCGGTGCGCGAAGCCCGCATCTCGGGGGTTGTCTGGTTCGGCAGTCCGAACCAGTACTGGCGGATAAAAGCGTCTACACTGAAGACACTGTAGTCCCCAAGGCCGGCGCCGAGCTTCTCGACGATGGTTGATTTGCCCGAGGCTGCTTGGCCGACGACGATGATCTTCATGTTAGTCCTTTGGAGTTACGCCGTAGGAAACCTCGGCTTCGGTGATGAGCAGAATGCGCTCGACGTTCAACTGCTGCAGGGCCGTCTTGTGTAGCGCAGCGTCCATGACCTGTTGGTTGCGGATCAAGTTGCCAAGTCGAATCCGCATCTTGTTGAGGAGCGCAAGCCGCGTGTTGATCTCGTCCAGTCGCGACGTTGAAGGTGGCGCCGAGTTTGGAGGGTTAAAGAGGCGACGGATGAAGCTCAGCATTGGTGCTGTCCCTTCAACTCCATCAGCTTGTCCAGCAGCTTTTGCTCGGTTCTGAGGGTGTTGTTGGCCAGCTTGATCTCCATGTCCATTTGATTGACGCGCTGTTGGGCCTCCATGAGCATCCGAGTGAACAACGACTCGGATAGCTCCTGCACCATCGTGTCGCCGTTCTCGATGCGCCACGGAACGTTCTCGTTGGTGGACGGGCGGTTGATGCGAATTCCATGACGCCGTCCGTATAGGTCCACCATGTAGGCGGAGTACTCCTCACGCCGGAATTGGTTGTAGTTAGCGTCAACTTCAGGGGTAATCTGCACGTAGCCACGCAACCAACCAGGTGAATCCGTGCAGACGAACTTCGCCGGGATGTTGTACCGATGGCGTCCACGCACGGTCAGGTGATACCACTGATCAGGAAAAACTTGAAGCAAATTTATCAGACGCATGAGCGCACCTCCGTGCGCATCATATAACGACGCCGTTGCAGCGTTGCCGACGGCGATCAGGACCTCAGCAGCGCGTAACCCGATTCAGCCGAGTTGAACGTCACCGTGAACTGATTCGAGTTGTCATAGGTCACGTCGGCCGGCTGAACCGGCTTCACCCCACCGACGGTGTTCACGAAGAAGGAGTGCATGCAGATGAACGGTGCTGCCAGGTTCATGTTGTGCACGATGATCCAGGTAGTCGAGGTCACGGACTGTGTGTACCTGAACGACGTGCCCGCACTGGCTGAGTTAGCCACGGACCAGATGTTCGACGGTGAACCTGACCAGATCATCAATGAACCTGACGTGGTGTTGTACCAGGTCTGTCCCTGGAACGGATTCAGCGGTGCGGACGGGCCGGCAAAGTTCTGAATGGACATGATCAGGTTGTCCTGCATGCCCTCACCCCACATGATTGCGTCACGTCCGAAGAGGTTGATCGGTCGATCCGTATAGAGCTGACGCTCAAGGACCAACTTGCTGGCTTCGCCGGTAATCGGCAGCAGGTAGGTGCTGACGTTGTTGACGCTGCCAGTCGTCAGCTCCGCGCCGGTACCAGCCGGAAGTGTATCACGTAGAAAGATGCGGGTGTTACCGCCGACCAGGGCGACCGACACGTTCGGATCTGAGTTGGAAGTCGGCGTGTAGACCGTGTAGGTGCCGGTAAACCGATCATTGTCCACCAGCTGCAGGGTGGTGGCTGGCAAGACGGTCGTGTCGGCCGGTTGCGCTTGGTAGTACGGGGTCCGAACTCCGGCCGAACTGATCCACTCCTTACCATGGAACATGGCGGTGTAGTCAAGGGCGACCTCAAGGTACGACAGCACGCCGGGACCTGAGCTTGGAACGATGTTGACGATGGCTAGAATGTTCATGCGAAAATAGGACCGTGTAGGTCCTATTTAGTGAGCTCACCACATGCCGTCGGTGAACCATTCCTGCTCAGAGCTTCGCTTCTCTCGATTGTCCTGCTCGATCATCTCTTGCATGGTGGTGTAGACGTTCTCACCACAGTCTAGACAGCACTCAGTGAAGGTCTGCATGTTCCGGTGCTTGCAGCTTTGGAAGCGCTCGATGCGCTTCGCCAGCTTCTGAGAGTCCCAGGTCACGTGTACAGCTTCTCGAGCAAACCGACGTTGTCGCCGTGGACTGGGGCCACCCAGCCAGTCGGCTTGATCATGTCCGGCAAGCCGAGCGGATTTGGGCGCTCTGGCTTGATGCCAGGTTCCTTCTGCATGTTGGCGGCCATGACGCGAGTCCAAGCTTCGTCCGCGTCGACGTCGAGGGCGTTCAGTGTGCCGATCGCCACGACACAGAGGTCGATCATCGCGTCCACGACGTCGTCGGCCGCGGAGTTGCCGTTCGCCTTGGCCGCTTCACCGTTGACGGTGGACGAGCTCAGCAGCACAGCGTAGGCGGTCTTGGCCTCGTCCAACTCTTCCTGTAGGAAGTTCAGACGGAACTGGAGGTAGGCCAGCAGCTTTGACTTGTCGAACTGACTGACGGCGTCGTTGACGCCGAACTTGTGATGCATCTCGGAGATGTCGTACACCCACTCTGATGGTTCAGCGTGTCCCTCACCAATGGAGGCCAAGGCGTTGATCAGGCTCTGAGCGCCCGTTCGAGCTTCCTCGCCCAGGGCGGACAGCTCCTTGTTGATTTCATTGATTGCGTTTCGTAGATCGGACATTTTCTCTCCATTAAAGCAGCCAACCGGCTGCGGGAGAGTAAGGTGTATTCTACGACGACGGCTTAGATGCCGATCCCCAGCTTGTGTTCAATGAGCTGCATCAGTGGGTCGTTGGCGTCGTTGAACTTCAAGGCTGACTCGACCCAAAGCTTACGGCGATCTTCATCGTATGGATTGGACGCTGGAGCCAGCTTGGTGATGGCCTTGCTCCAATCGATGATGCCCAAAATTACGAACTCATCGTGCTTCCAGTTGGTGTAGGCTGCGATGATTACGTGCACTGGCTTTTTTTCACGAAGGGCCATGCGCGTCCACTCAGCGTCCTGCGAAACGGACGCTGAGATGTTCTGGCTCAGCACCTGAACGCCACCCTCGACTTCATGCCACCCCATGGCCTTCACGTCGTACCATACCCCGTAGGCCTTAAAGTCAAACTTATACTCCTTCTCAAACGAGGTGTACTCAACGTTGTTGATCGTGAACAGCCACTTAAGGGTGAGCTCCACCGCCAAGCCGATGCGCATGTTGTGGTGCTTAAGATCGAGTGCCAGGTCAGTATAACTGCGCGGGTACTGCAAAAGCAGGTGCTGCTGGATAAAGTTCGGCGTGTGAAACCGTGTGCCAGTGTCTATTCTGAACCCAGTTCTGGTTGCCATAAATTATCCACCTTTGAAGGGTCAACTGGATCTACGGTGGCTAGCTCAGTTAAGAGCAGCCTACCGTCGATGTAGGTGAGCAGCCGCGTCGCCCACTCATCTGGGCCTGCAACGCCGGTACACGGCGTGCAGACGGTGATGGTCTTTGTGGAGGCTTTGATCGCCTCCACCAGCTGCTCAATCGTCATGGTTTAGCGAATGTTCTTGATTGAGGAACCAGCCATGGCGTACGTGCCCATCAGGTCACGATGGTTGCCGGACCAGTGCCACTTGTTCTCGATGAACGCGCGGAACGAGCCACCGTCAAGGTTGATGTTCTCGTCGACTGAGAATTCAAACATCGTGATGACGTCTTCATAGTCGGACGAGTGGTCTTCTGGGAAGTTGATCTCGAACTCAAAGTCCTTTAGCGCCATCACGTCCTTGACCTTCTTCACCTTCTTGACGGCCAGTTGCAGGTCGGCAAGCAAGCGCTCTTGGTAGGCCGCAACGGCCTCGGCGTACTCGGCCTTGTGGGTTTCAAGGTTCTTCTGGAGGGTGGAGATCAGTAGGAGTCGGTTGACGTTGACCGAACGTTGATGGGCATGCAGCATGGGTGACACCGGGTGGGTTGATGAAGTGTCATTGTATGATCCCACCAACCCAACGGTCACCTGAACGAAGGATCAACTGCCAATTGAGAACTCAAGCTTCAACGTCTCCTTGACGTCAAGCTGGATGTAGTAAAGGTCGACGAACGCGATAATCGCGTTGTTGTCCGGCGTCGCTAGCACGGCCATGTCGATCAGCTGGACGCGTGGGTCGAAGTCGATCACTTGGTTCAAGTCGTCACGCACGATCTGCAGGGTTTGCTCGTCTAGTGGCTCAAAGGCGAGCAGTGGAATTCGCGTGCCAAAGTCGGCGCGGTGCGGGCGTTCACCACGTAGCGTGTAGATGTGGTTCATCAGGTCCGCCTTTACCGTCTCTTGGTTTGAGATGGCGAACGTCGTACGTGACTGCAGGAACTTTGCGGTTGAGAAGCCGCGGTACAGAGGAATCGGCATGATCAGGCTTTCCAATTTTCATTTCGTGAACCCTTCGTGCCAGCACGAGTCCAAGGCTCGTGGGCCGGTACGATGGTTGGTGTATCTGGACAAGTGGCCGAGGCGGCTTGTGGTCCGTTCAAGTGAATGTTTGATCCGGTCTGCAGGATGTTGCTAGCCGCGAGAATGTTGAAGTCGGCGTTCGATTCAAGGTTAACGCCGTTTCCGGCAGCATGGAGCGCACCACACGCCGCAAGCTTCACATCAGCACTGGCCTGCAGGTTGATGTTGCCACCGGCCTGCAGTGAGAAGTCCTTCGCCACCGTGATGTTCAATGAACCGTCCGTGGTGATCGCCATGTCGTCGCCGGCGTAGATGTGCACGCGACCGTCTTGGTCAAGCTCAACCCACGCTGCACCTCGGGCCGTGGAGATGTAGACCCGTTCGTTTGCGTCGTCCAACAGGATCTGGTGGCCAGCTGCCGTGACGATTCGAGTGCGACCCGTCGTTGGGTTGTCCTGCATGATAAGGGCATGACGACCAGGTGTCGTGAGCGAGTACGTCTGTGGGTCGTAGTTCGCCTTGCCACTGTCCAACGTTGGATCGACTACGTTCGTCTGGTAGCCCTCGTTGCCGTCCTTCTCAGTCTGGGCCTGCGCGACCTGGCGCTCGTAGACGCCACGAGTCATGGCCTCCGAGGCGGTGAGGTTGCCGTTGAACTGGGCTTGGAGGTTGGACGCCGCCGGCTCCAACGCCGACAGCACGTCCGTGACTGGTCCTGATTGATTACGGCCGTGTGGTAGCGAACGGTTGCCGTGGTCGCGCCAGATGGAGCCCATCAGCACGCGTCGGTTTGGATCTCCGTACAGAAACCCAACGATGACGACTGCGCCGGTCTTCGGTGGCAGCACGAGGCCGTAGCCCGTCAACCCTGAAGCGACGGCCGCAGTTGGACCAGCTGGATAGTCCCGAGTCTGACCACCAAGCTGGCTCATGTACTTTGCCCATGGCAGCTCCGCAACCTTGTATGAGTCGCCGTCAATGGCTGGCACCCACACCTTGACGCGGTTCATCTGCTGAGGATCGTTGGTGTCAACTACAACACCCTCTTCAAGGAACGGACGCGAGCTCATCGTGTACCTCCAGTTGGCTTAACGACCTGTGGACCGCTGGCCGTGACGGCGCTGACGCCGAACATGGTGTACGGCTTCAGCTCAAGTTCGTGGGTAAACTTCGAGCCTGAGATCTTGCTGGTGATGGTGGACAGCCAGTAGTAGTTGTCGAAGAGCAGGCGACGTTGAAAGGCGGCGCCTTGTACCAGGTCGTTGGAGACGAAGTCGACGTTCGGTCCGAACACATTCACCTTCACGAAGACAGGAGTCGTGACGAACTTCGGGCCGGTGAACTGCACCTTCAGTGCGCTCGATCCTGTGCGGACAATGTTGCCGTTGCTGCGACCAATAATGTCCGCCTCAATGGCGGTGCGGTAGGTCGACTTCACACTCGCGTTAGAGGTGGTGCCGCCGTTCGTACCCGCTTCGGTGGAGGACACATGCGGTTGGATGGTCGTCAACGTCACGAACACGATAAGGTCTGGGTTGCCACGCAGCTCCAGCTTAGCGTCGTACGGTCCCAAATTGTAGAAGGCGGATAGGTTGCGTAGGTACCGTTGCGACAGCGTCTGTGGCGAATCGTCTGCCTCAGACGGTCCAGTAGCCGAGTTAAACGCCGAGTAGTTCGTACGTTCGGCCGCCGTCTTCATCGGCATGATCACTGGGTCCTTGGCGCGCATGTTCGTGATGACGTCGTCCTTCTCCACGCCGTCACCGTCCGTCTGCTGGGCTTGGCCACTGTCGGCCGCAACGTACGTGGCCGCCTGTCCAAGCTTAGACTTATCCGCCAGCAGACTGACCATGTTCTCGATCTTTAGGTCCATGTCCAACACGTCGATGTTTTTGCCCGAGAAGATGTAGTCCAGTTCAATGTAGTTCTTCGGTTCCTTCTTGCCAGTCTCTGGATTGACGGCGAAGAGCGCTTGGTCGCCAGCGGTCAGCGGCGCCTTGGAGTTCTTGTTAAGGTAGACGTTCGGCACCTCAAACTCAAATACGTCGATGTGCACGACGATCGAGTTGTCGTCGCTAGTCATGCTTAGCAGGTTCTTGTAGAACTTCACACTGGAGCCAGCGGCCGTCTTTGAGAAGTTGCCGAGACGCATCACGTCGGCAGTCTGCTTGAAGATAAAGTCGAGTACCTCGGTGATGGACATGGTCGAGTCCACGGAGACGTAGGAGTCCTGTGGTGTCGGCTGCGAAACTTGCTGGGCGTTCGTGCTGCTCTTCTGCTTCGAGGCCTTGGCCTTCGCCGTCTTTGAAGCTTGCTCGGCCTTTAGCAGTGCGACGAAGTCAACTTCGGCCGCGCCATGTGACGACGGACCGTTGAACTTGAACTTGCGCCAGCTCTCTGGGATGGTGATCATGTACTGTACAGGCCGACCAAACTTTGAGTTAGCCGGCTGGGACTTGTTCTCGGCTCCAGGTTGCTGGGACTTGACGTTGATCTGGTTGTAGTACGTAAGCGACTCATCGTTGAGTCGCTTCTCGAAGGAGTCGACCACGTCACCCAAGGTGTTGGTCGAGACGCCTGTGAAGAAGGATGAGGCGTTGCCGATGTGCGTCCACTTTGGATTGAACTTAGAGTTGCTCGGCGTGCCGATCAGCGGGAAGAGTTCGCACGAGTAGATGCCCTTCGTGTCGGTCAGCTGCACTTGAATCTTGTTCAAGATGGCCGGCACCGTCACGGTCTGAATCGTCTCGGACGTACCGTCCGCACGGTTGCCGACGAACAGGAGCTTCACCAGCAACGTCAGGCCGTCGAAGTTCACCTGAAGCTCTTGGTCCATCATCCACTGTAGGAAGTTGGCGAACGAGATGCCAACTGAGTCAAGCACGTCAAAGCTCATGCCCATAGACGTCGAGCTGGGGGTCGTGCTGCCTGGCACGTTGAAGCCGGCGATGTGTGCGTCCATGCTGAAGTTGTCGATCGTGAACTGGGAGAACCGACGGGTGTCGATCATCAAGTAGGCGAGGCTTGAGCTTCCAGGCAACTTCAACTGTTCGCCAAGCTTCTTAGCACCGTCGATGGCGAGCAGGGACTGCTTCATGGACGTTGGATCGGTCGCCGTAAACTTGCGCACCGCTTCCGTAGATCTGGCGGCCAACACGATGTAGTGGACGGAGTGCGACTGAAACTGATCTAGACTGTTCTGATATTTCATATGTGGTTAAACAACCGGAACGATGAAGTTCGTAGGCACCTCGCGAGTGCTTGGGTAACCGCCGAGCTGGCCAGTAAGCAGGGTCTTAGCTCGCGAGACGGTTGGAATGTAGAGAACGCGACCAATGGAGGTCTCCGCCCATGGGTCAAGCAGACCGTTGTACTGAGCGATGAACCACCAAAGTCGCGAGTCACCAAGGTAGGTGTACGCGATGTTGTCGATTCGACCAGCTGTGTGCATGTCCACGACGATCGTGTTGTCGGATGGATCGGCTTGAAAGACCGACCGTTCCCACCACTCCAGTCGAACGGTGTTCACCTCAGTTTCGCCGCCAGCCACGTACCGAGAGTTGGTCACGTTGGTGGAGTTGGTTTCTTCAATGTTGACTGCCATGGGTTACTTTCCTAGCTTCGCGTTCAACGCGTCAATTTGACCGTTCAGCGTTGTTACCTGGGCCTGGTGAATGGACAAGTTTTCATCAATGCCAGACAGGTCACGCTTAAGGTCACTCACGGTAAACTGCAGGCTCTGGGCTGTAGCCGTATCTGGCGGTGTCTGTGCAAGGGCCTCTTGGATGAGCGCCTCTTGGTTGGCGATGTCCGCTAGCTTGTTGGTGCGTGCCTGCGTAATGGAGTTAACGATCGACTGTTCACTGTCTCGCGTGCTAGTCTTGCTGCTGATGGAGGCCAACGTTTCCTTGTCGTCGGAGGCTGGGGCGACTGCCGGCTGCGAGGTCTCAGGCGTGTCCGTGTTCGATGGGGCGGCCGTCGCGGCGTCAGCCGACACCGGTGTAGTAGCCGAGGCGGTGGTCGTGGCGGTAGCCGCACGTTGGGAGTCACCGGTGTCGCTCGTGCCTGACGGCTGCACGACCCCATTGGTGACCTGCTGCTGGCCACCAGTTGGCTCGCCGCTGCGGGTGGATACGGTGGACGGTGGTGTGGTGTTCCAAGCGGCCTCAATGAAGCCACGACGGAAGGCGACGAGGTTGAAGCTGTTGAACTGTTCAGCCGACAGGGACTCAACTAGGTCGATGGAGACGCTCAACACCGACGGAAATGGTACCTCCTTGTTGGAGGTCTTGTCAAAGATGCCCGTTGGCAGCCAGTCAACGTCGTCCGGCCACGTCCACTGTAGTCGCGTCAACACGACTGAAATTGGACCTAGCAAGTTGCGCCAACCGAAGAGCTCCAGCACCGGAGGCGGCGCGCCAAGCTTACCCTGAAACTGAATTGCCTGGTTTTCACCGAAGTACGGCTTCGTCCAACCACGCAGGGTGTTGAGGTAGATGTAGTTACGACGCGCCTCTTCACGAGTACGACACGTGAACTTCGCGTTCGAGATGTTGTACTGGCCTGAAGACGAGCCCTTGTACTTTTGAAACTCACCTGGCATCTGCGACGGTGACAGCGCCTCGTAGTTGGCCGTGTAGGACTCACTGACCTGCGGCATGATCTCGAACAGCACCTCGTCTTCACTGAGCGGTTCAATCGCCAGCAGTGGACCGAGGTCGGTGATCGAACTTGACGCACCGTCGGCAACCTTCGCCCGCAGCTTGACGATATGGCTGTTGTCGTCCGTCTGTTCTGGACCGATGGCCTCACGCACCTGCGTGGCCGTAAACGAGCTTGGTGTGGCCGCTAGCTTTGCGCCTTCAGATGAGGCCATCGAGCTGTATGGGTTGTCGGGCAACGTCAGACCAGAGGAACCAACGGCCCCCAACGATGAGAAGGTCGGTGCATCGCTCGTCATCTTGCTGAACGACGTCGAGGCCGCGCTACCAAACGTGCTGTTCATGCTCGTGTACGACTCGTTGATGACCTTCGTCGAGTCAGCCACCGAGTAGTTCAACACCGAGTCGGACGTTGAACCGACACCAAGGGTTGGTAGGGTTGGAAATAGAGATGATAGTGCGGCCATTACTTAGCGTCCTTGATCTTCTTAGCCATGATCTTAGCCACGTTGTCGGGCAAGCCAGTAATCACCTTGAACTTGTCGTGCATGTCCTTCCGAGCGGCGGTGCGTGCCAACGTGCCGGAGACCAGCTCCAGTGGAATTTCGTCGGTCATGTTGTTCAAGATTTCGTCGGAGCCACCACTGTCGTCAGAATCTTCATCACGGCCGACGTTGATCATGTAGTGCTTGATTGGCTGCTCGTCGTCCGTCTTCAGGTACTTGTTCATCAGGTCCACGTACGTGCGCCCACGGTCCGAGCCGGTCATGACGACCAACGGCTCCTTGCCCTGCTCACGTAGCTTGTTCAGGGCCGCCATGACGTCGTTGGCGTGTACGAAGTTGATGCCGTCCGCCTTACCGGACGCCTGCATAAACTTGATGCGGTCCTCAGGCGAGAGTGGGTTACGGTTCTTATCCTGTCCAGACTTCTCACCATGGATCACCGCAACGACCGGGGTCACGTCGAGGTTGAGCTCCTTGCCCTTCGGTCCACGCGTCGCCTTCTTGGCCCGTTCAAAGAGGGCGTAGTGGGCGATGGTCGGCGGTTGAAACCGCCCAAACATGACCAGCACCGGTGTACGAGATGTGGGATTTGCCATTGATCGTGCAGCGTAAGTGGGTATGTCATATTTAGATCGAGAGTAGGTCCTTGATCCTGACACCAATGGACCGTGTTCAGGTCGTTAAATAGAATCCACCTTATGCTGTTCTACACTATCGCCGTGCCCTCGGCTTTGCCTCATGACAGCAGTTGTTCCTAAGAAAACCGTCAAACCCGCCAAACGAGAAAAGTCCACGTCGACTAAAGGTCACTACGTCAAGAACGCCGACCTGCTGCCTGCCTTCCATGAGGCCAAGGCGCTGAACAAGCTGACGCCGAAGCTAGCTGAGATGCTCATGAAGATCGCGGAGCGCTACTCGTACCATCCATGGTTTGTTGGCTTCTCCTACCGCGAGGACATGGTCGCGTTCGCCATCGTCAACCTCTGCGCTAACTGGCATAAGTTCAACCCTGAGAAGTCAAGCAACCCCTTCTCCTACTACACGACGGCCTGCTACCGCAGCTTCCAGGCCTACCTTGGTGACGAGCGCAAGGAGCGCGACGGCCGTGACAAGCTGCTGATTGAAGCCGGGGCCAACCCATCGTTTAACTACCAGATGCGCGGTGGCAAAAGCTCGGACGACCATGCCTTTTCAGGCGGAGGAGGTGGAGACCATGAGTAACTATCCATTGCACGTTGAGTTCATGCCCAACGACCTACTGTTGTCTACCGAGGATGAAGTGCTGCAGCACTTCGTAGACGAGTTCCAGAAGCAAGATCCAAGTTTATCGCCAGCCCACATTCGTGGTTCAATGGTTGAGCAGCTTCGGTCAATCTTAGCTAACGGCAAGTACCATCGTCAAGAACGTGTATTCATTACATGCTCTACAGCCCAGCTCCTACAAGACTGGAAGGACGTACCGTATGAATTTATCCTAGCCGCCTTCGAGCACTTGAAGTTTAAGCACAATGATTGAACTATCAACTCACGACATGCCTGAACGCTCGGACATGGCTGGCTGCTTCAGCAACTTGACACAGTCCAAAAAGGACCTGCTGAAGTCGGTGACCGCCAACTGGCACTACCGAGACGGCGTCTTACACGAAGACGGTTCCATGGGCACCGTAAAGATCAGTCACCTTCAGCTCCTTGACACCTTAGCCTGGGTGCTGCTGAACGCCAAGCAGGGCTGATCACGATACCAAGGTTCGTTGGCCGACCGCTTGCTTACAATGCAAGCATACCATCCGTAGCTGTCCTCAGTCTCATGATGGTATCCAAATTTAACGACTTTGCCAACGCCCGAGTTCTCATGTTCACCGACATTCACGTCGGTGCTCGTGGCAACTCGGAGCAGCACCTCAATGACTGCATCCAGTACATCGAGTGGTTCATCGAGCTGGCCAAGCGCGAGCGTGCCACCCACATCGCCTTCCTCGGCGACTACTTCGAAAACCGCAGCTCGATCAACGTCCAGTCCCTGAACGTTGGCACGCAGATCATGCGTCGCCTAAACTCGCTCGGCATCCCAATCATCTTCATGGTTGGAAACCACGATCTGTACCACCGCAACACGCGTAAGGTCTTTTCAACGGACTCCTACAAGGACCTTGAGAACGTGCTGGTTGTCTCCGAACCGATGGAGCTGACGAAGGACGTGTTAGTCGCCCCGTACCTCTTCAAGCAAGAGTACCTCGACATGGCCGACCAGATCAACTCCCACAAGTACGTCTTCGGTCACTTTGAGTTTCGTGGGTTCGTGGTGACCGGTGACACCAAGGTCCTCGAGCACGGCCCCGATGCAAGCGCCTTCACCGGTCCGAAGTTCATCTTCTCGGGCCACTTCCATAAGCGACAGGTGGCCGGTAACGTCATCTACATCGGCAACACGTTCCCCACGAACTTTGGCGACGCTTGGGACACTGAACGCGGTGCTTCTCTGCTCGACATGTCATCCGACGACGTCCTGTTCTTCGACTACCCCGACGCCCCACTGTTCTACAAACTTCGCATGACCGAGCTGTTGGCTAACCAGTCGCTCTCCTTCAAGGAGGGCGGTCGAGTTCGGTGTACCTTGGACCTTGATGTTGGCTACACTGACGTGCAGACGATCCGCGAGGAGATGATTGAGGCCTACAAGCTCCGTGAATTCCTCATTGAAGAGGACTTCATCTCCAAGAAGGAGCTGATCGCCGAGGGCCTCGACGTTGACTCACTCGCCGTCGACCTATCCATGCTGCACAATACGATCGGCACCCTGATCCGTGAAGGCGTGCAGCAGTCCCCAACGATCGACCCTGACCTGTTGATCAGCATCTTCGACGAACTTAAACTGGAAAAGTAACATGGCCTTTTGGAAAACTGCCCCCGTCTCGGAAGAGCCTGAAATTACCCTGTACGACTGGAAGGTCTTCGAGCTTAACGACGGCTCGCGTCACTTCGTCGGCACCAACGGCGCGCGCGGCTCCGGCCGAGTCAGTTCGTCGATCCAAACATTTGACCCAACCACGATGAGTGGCGTGACGCGCTCTGGGCGCGTCTACAAGCTGGTTGGTGAAAGTGGGGATTCAATTAACGGTCTCTACACCTGGACAGGTTGGTGCCATGTTAACCGTGTCGATGACTGCATCGACGTATCAAACTTTATCGGAGAAACTAAATGACCTGTATCGTCGGACTTGAATACCACGGCAAGGTGCACATTGGTGGAGATCTACAAGGCACTGGCTGGAACAACAAGATCAAGCACGACCAGCCTAAGGTGTTCGTACGCAACGGCATCGCCTTCGGCTACACGACCTCCTACCGGTTCGGTCAGCTGCTTGAACATGTCCTGCCCGATCCAATCGTGCCGGCTAATCCAGATGAAATCTACCCATGGTTGATCAAGGTTCTGGTGCCGAGCATCAAGGACACGCTGAAGGACGCTGGCTATGAAGGTGGTGGCAACTGCCTAATCGGTGTAAAGAGCACCTTGTGGGAGCTGCAGAACGACTACTCAATCCTTCGTTCCGTGAACGGTTACGCGTCGGTTGGTTCTGGATATGAGTACGCCAACGGCGCGATGTACGCCATGTTGACCAAGCTGAAAGGACAGGCGTTGACGGACGAAGGCGCTCAAGACCTCGTTGAGCTGGCCATCGAGGCGGCCGGCACGTTCTCACCGTCGGTGGGTGTTGACTCCGTGATCGTGACGGTGTGATGACGACGAACCTTATTGGACTTAACACCATGAGGTTCCTGGAGCTTACCCTCCAGAACTTCATGAGCTTCGGTAACCGTCGTACGGTGTTTGACCTGTCAACTCCTGGAACCTACCTGATCAAGGGTGAGAACAAGGACGTGGGTGGCTCCAACGGTTCAGGCAAGACGTCGGTGATCAACGGCATCTGCTACGCCCTGTTCAACCAACCATTTGACGACATCACGCTGAACCGCCTGATCAACACGACGAACGCCTCGAAGAACACGTTGATGGAGGTCTCGCTGTCCTTCACCAAGGGCGTGGATGAGTACCTCATCACACGTACACGTGGCGCCGAGTTTATCACGACCATCTTGAAGAACGGCGTTGACGTCACCCCTGGTAAGGGCGTCACGGAGTGTGACGCGTTGATCTCTGAGATCGTGGGTATGACACATGAGCTGTTCACCCGCACCGTCGTCTTCTCGGGCAACAACCAGGCTTTCCTCTCACTGCCAATTTCCCAACAGCGCTCGATCATTGAGGAGCTCTTCAACATCAAGATGCTCTCGGACCTGGCCATGAAGCTGCGTCCGCTGATCAAACAAACTGAGACCGACATCTCCGTTCAGCAGGCCGTCGTTCAACAGCAGCAGGTCGCCGTCGACCTGCACCGTAAACACCTCGTTGACGCGGCCACGCGGGTCAAGCGCTGGGACATGGACCGCAACTTGAGCATGTCCACGATCGAGAAGACGCTGGCCTCCCTTGAGGGCGTGGACTTTGAGTTTGAACGTGTGCTGCATGATGAAGTTAAGAACTACACGCAGAACCGAGTCCACGTTCAACAACAGGTCAACGACGCCACCCGCATCAAGCGCGAGCTGACGAAGAAGGTCGAGAATCTGTTGGGTGAAGAGCGTCACCTGCTCGACGCCAAGTGCCCGTACTGCAAGCAGAAGTACCACGACACGTCCGCGAAGCTGGCCGAGATCAACGCTGAGCTGGACAAGCTGAACGACTCATTGGTGACCGTCGAGGACATGGAGCTTCGGGCAACCGAGGACTTGAAGAAGGTCGACGAGCTGTTGGCCGACCGCCGCAGTCGCATCAAGCACCCCGACTTCGACAAGCTGCTCAAGGCCAAGTCCGACGCGGCCCTACTGCAGGAGAAGCTGGATGACCTGAAGATCCAGACCAACCCACACCACGAGGCCTTCGATAAGCTAAACAGTGAAGGCGAGCCGATCATCGAAACGTCCAAGGTCGACGTGTTGAAGAAGCGGCTGGAACATCAGCAGCTCCTACTTAAGCTGCTCGTCAACAAGGACTCGTTCGTCCGTCATCGAATCTTGAACAAGTCGCTGCCGATTCTCAATGAACGGATGAACTACTACACCAAGCTGTTGGGTCTCCCACACGCCGTAAAGTTCCAGGCTGACATGTCCTGCACGGTGACTGAGTTCGGGCGTGAGCTTGACTTTGGTAACCTGTCGACCGGAGAGAAGAAGCGGGTGAACACGGCCATGAACTTCGCGTTCTCCGAGGTCCGGGCCCTGCTCCATGCCCGAGTCAACCTCATGCTGATCGACGAGATCGACGGTGGACTTGATCCTGAAGGGCTGGAGGCGGTCGTCAAGCAGGTGAAGTTGAAGTCTAGGGCCGATCACATGACGATCTTCATGATCTCCCACCACCCATTGATCGACGGTCGACTAGATCGAACGATTTTGATCCGTAAGGAGCAGGGGTTCTCCTCGTTGGTAGAGTGATAAATAGGGGAGCAATGCTCCCCTATTCCACATGAAGCTCAACATCTTCGAGGCGCCGCCCTCCATCACCCGTAAGGTTCACCCGGACGCCATCAAGGGACCCGCATGGATGAACAACATGGGGCTAACTGACCTCGCCGATCGATGGAAAAGCCGTACCAAGGAGGTGGACGGCGACGTGTTGATGGTCAATAACCAGCTGAAGAACCTTAAGGGCGGCCCGACGATCATCCATGGGACGTACAACGCCTCTAAGAACAAGTTGACGACGTTTGAAGGGTCCCCCACCTACGTGTCAAAGGACTTCATCGTCTACGGCAACCGGCTAACTGACTTTCTTGGACTGCACATTGAAGTCGGTGGTGACGTGGACCTTAGCAACAACCTGTTCAGGTCCCTGAAGGACATCCACAAGCACATCCTACACACCAAGACGCTGTCCATTGAGGACAACCCAATCGAGTCGCACGTGCTTGGGATCTTCAAGATCAAGGGCCTGGAAGCCCTCGAGTTCTTTCCGCAGAACGACGTAAACCCCAAAGGCATAACGGCTGACTACACAGAAACGGACAACAAGGTAGCCAAGATCGTCAACGACTGCTTCAAGGCTCACGGTGCGACGAACGTCGGCCTGTTGGAGTGCCAGGAACAGTTGATCGACGCCGGCTTCCATGAATACGCCCAGCTGTAAATACAACCTGAACCTACCAGGACCAACATGAAAACCTTGCTCGAACTTCTCTCCATGCTTCATGAGGCCGACGACGATACCACTGAGGATCAAGCGAAGACCGCCAAGGACCTCTGGGACGCCGGGTCACCTGAGGCCTACGTTTCGAAGATCCAATATGGCATCAAGAAGAACGACAACGGCACCTACCAGGTGACAACCGAGAACAACGACCGCCGTCAGGTGATCAGCCAGTCGGTCTCGGCTTCCTACGTCTCGTCGAACTACGTCAAGATGTCCAAGGACGCGACCCCAGACGTCGAAGGCTACGTGCTCTACCGTTCGGTCGGCCAGCAGGAAGCCATCCAGTACAAGGGTGATACAGCTCGAATCGACGTGGACGGTAAGACCGTCACCATGAACGCGGGCGACTACCTCATTAAGACGACGGACGACAACGGTAAGACCTTCTTCTCAGTTGAAACTGAGGACGCCTTCGAATCGGATTGGGAACAGAAGTGAAGATTCATCAGCTGCATGAGATTTCGTCGGCCGACGAGTACCGCCAGACCACCGCGTATGGTGAGCCCGTGTTCATCATCGAACACTCCTCGACAGGGGACTTTAGCCCATTCAACAAGTTGATCGCGGTGGCGGCAAAGAAGGCTATGACGGGCGGCCACATGATGTTGAAGGTTGAGGTTAGGAACGCGCTTAAAAGCACCAAGGGCCTGTCGAAAGCCGACATCGGCGAGATCGACGTATCGAGAAACGACTTGATCTCAATGGAAGGTCTTGAGTGGTTTGACAGCTTCTTGAACATCTCCTCCAACAACTTGACGGAGCTACGCTGTGCGAAGACCATGCACGCGCTTGAGGTGGACAACAACGACCTGCACACCCTTACAGGTGGTCCAAAGCACTTGAGCGGACACTACTCAGCTTCTCACAACAAGCTGACTGACTTTTCCGGAGCACCGGTCGAGGTCTCGCAATCGCTGCACCTGTCGCACAACCAGATCTCGTCGTGGAGCGGCGTGAGCGGTATGCATATTCAGGACGACCTTGACCTAACCGGTAACAAGCTGAGCTCCATGCGCGGTGTTGATAAGGTCCTCAGCGGCTGTGAGGACCTTATCCTTACCGACAACCCACCGCCAAAGCACGTGTTGAACCTGTTCAACGTCGACGAGATCCGTCAGGGGGTTACCTTTGACGACGCCAAGCTGTCTAAGATCATCAACAAGCACCTGCACACCGGTGGTAAAGAAGGCATGCTCGACTGCCAAGAAGAGTTGATCGACGCTGGGTACTCACAGGAAGTCGCCTCCCTATGAAGCTACTTCAGGCGCTGTGTGAAGATACTCGAAAGATGAAGATGAAGGATGGGTCGTCCTACCGCATCGTTGAAAGCCCAAACACGCGTACCATCTACATCGAAGAAACCGAGACAGGTGACCTAACGCCGTTCCATGGTCAATGGGAGCATATGCGCGAGGGCTTTGAGCACATGATTAAAATCAGTATTACCTACGGTAGAATTGGCGGCTTCAACAGCTTCCACGGACTGCCAGCCGAGATCTGTGAGCACGCTGAGTTTAAGTTGGCGGGCAATGACTACATGGACAAGCTTCAAGGCTGGCCTAGTGGTGGTGAACCATACAGCTTCACGATTGAAAACGCCGCCCTCTCTACCTTTGAAGGTTTTCCAGACAAGTTTGGACACGATCTTTCAGTTGAAAACGTTCCCATTAAGTCGTTCAAGGGCTTCCCATCTAACGTTGGCTATTCCTGCAACCTACATGATCTTGACGTAGTTGACTTCACCGGTGCTACTGGATCTACTGGGCGCAACGTTGACCTTCGCCGTTGTCATGAACTAAAGTCGTTCCGTGGCATTGACAAGCTGTTCAGCGGTGGTTTGGCAAGCACCTTGTCGATTGATAAGGTGCGTTCAATGAAGCATATCCTGCACGTCATGAACGTTCCAAATCTCCGATTTGTCAGCTTCTCTGACAACACACCCTTGTCACTACTCATCAACGAACACCTCGATGCCGGTCACGGCAAGGCGGGCGTTGTTCACCTTCAAAACGCCCTGCTCGATGCGGGGTATGACGAAGAGTTCGCTAGCCTTTAAGGAGCCACCATGCTGTTTACCGCTATTTGCCTCTTCATGCTTGGCCTGTTGTGGGGTGGTGCCAGGTGGCTAACTAACTGCGAGCATGAGTTTGAGCTGGTCATCCATGAGGAGGACGAGCTAGGTTACGCCTACACCGTCAAACGCTGTAAAGTCTGCGGCGAAGAGCGCGATACCTAAGTCAGCCGCCGACCCTAAATAGGTCAGATCGTTCTGATCTGACTCATTCCATATACATGACTGAAAAACTAGAGAAGCCCAAGCGCAAGATGCGCCCTGGAGGGGGTAAGGCGAAGGGTAACGGCTTTGAAGGCCAGGTAGCCAAGAAGCTTTCAGCCGCCCTACCCATCAACTTCATCCGCTCACCTGGGTCAGGAGCCCGTGTCGGTGGCAAGAACTTCGACAAGCTCGGCGCGCTGTTCGGGGCCGAGGCCATGAAGCTCTTCAGCGCGGACGTGGTTCCAATCAACGAGAAGGAGGCGGGCTGCACGTTCCGCTTCTCGGTGGAGTGCAAGTCGTACGCGACGTCTGACAACTTCGTTGCGCTAGCCAGTGGAACGGCCAACATCTTCGCATGGTTCCAAGAGTCCGTGGTTGACGCGGCGAAGACTGACCGCCATCCAATGTTGATCGCCCACTGGAACCGCTCTCCCAACTACGTCTTCGTTCGTCCTTGGCATATGCCACAGGCCGTCAAGCCAGTTCTCACGTTGATTCACCGCAACGAAGAAGGCTTTGGTGAAACCCTTGACGTCTACATTCTTGAAGACCTGTTGAAGCACCCTGAACTTTGGATTGCCAAATGATTACCAACCCTCGCTGGACCATCCGCGCGGACGCCGTTCGCCCAGACGGCAACTACTCTGACTTGCTGTCACAAGTCCGTCGTCACTACGACATGTACTGCTCCGCTGAGCAGTTCCTTGGCCCCTACAACGCCAAGGCCCGTGGCAAGACCATCTACGTGCCGCCATCGCGTGACATGATGCGTGAGCTGATTAAGCAATGTGGTGTCAACGACGTCACGTACTACGCCTTCCTGTCCTCGCTCGTTCGCTTCTGTGAGACGACCAAGGGCAACATGGCCCTGCCGTTGGCCCATCCGTCGACCGTGCACTCAATTCAGCTGCCTGAAGGCACGTTCGAACTGCGTCAGCAGGAGCACTCAAAGCCGGTGCTGCAGCTTGGCGTAGGTGATCCAGTCGAGCTGCGCGGTGACGTGAAGGGCAAGGTCGGCTTCGCAATCTTGCGTCCACGCATGACCCAACGAGGCATGACCTCGGCGACGCAGTGGGAGGCCCTCCTGTTCGAACACCGTCATGGTTACCTACCTATCTGGACCGACTCAGGTGTCAATCCTCGGTGGGCTGGCTCCCTGACCTAAACGGCTGGTTGTATGGTGCCGAGTAGCTTCTATAATGGTCACTACATGTCACCATACAAGCTTCACCATCACCACGTTCCAGTGGACCACGTCCTCCACTGGTCGTTCTTCTGGCCTGACAAGCAGCGCATCCACAAGTCAAAGGTGCAGGTTCGACAGGACCTTGTGCTGTGGTTGGCCGCGGCCTGGGTTGGCTCAAGGTCGGGCCCACCGGCCCCAAACGGTTTTCGAGGTATCAAGGTTCGACTAACCTCGCTCCGAGAGCTGGTGCGTGACTTCCAGCCAGCCGTTGAGTTCTTCTTCACCATCACCCAGCTAGGGTTCAACCTTGAGGACAACTTTGAGGTGAGCACCCTCGTACCGAAGACCCTGTCACCTGAGGCCACTCGTGTCATTGAGGCTGAAGTCCAGCTGATGAGCTACGTTCCGGCTGAACCGCCGACCGACGCGAACGTCTCGACGGTCTATATCCAATCCAACCTTGATGTTGAGGACCTGGTGCAGCGCACGTCCAGTGCCGGACGTGGTGAGCTTGTTCCACAGCTCCGTTGGTTGATTGCCCATGGACCTAGGCATGAGTTTCACTTCATGCCGTCTGGGCGTCTCCAACTGCGAGATACCAGCGTCTACCCCGTCATGGCGATTGAAACCTGGCCAGGTTGGTTGCGCGAGGAGTTGTTTGGGGCGGGCATTGACTTGGACGCAGCCTACATCCAGTTCCTGATGCACTGGCTCAAGGAGTCGTTCAATCGTTCCGAAGCGAAGCTCAAGCTGTACTTCCCAAGCCTCATGCGGCTGATGTACGACAAGGAAGTTTACCGTCGAGAGCTCTGCGAAGAGGGCCTGAAGTTGGAGTACAACGACACGAACAAGTTGATGATCAAGCGGCTGATCATGTGCCTCGCCAACGGTTCACGCATTTCAGGAAAGATCCTTGTTCGTCGTACTGAATTTTCAGCCGCCACGGCCGTGCTGTTGGCGGCACTTCCTGACGCGACGGACGCCCAGCTCATTGAGGTTGGCGAGGTGCTTCGTCGAATCAACGACGAGTTTAACTCGGCGCGGCGGTACGTCTACATGGAGCTGAACGCCAAGCACCCTACGCGTAAGGCGATCAAGGAGGTCTTCATCGAGTACTTCATGTGGGAACGTGAAGCTCGATACGCCCTTTGGGAGGCGATCGACCGCCATGGCATCATGGTTCACGACGGCATCGACGGTGTTCCAGCCGAGTACCGAGCTCGACTCGGCGAACTGATGGAGCAGCTTGACCTTCGCTTCTCAGTATAGACACGGCGACACGAAGCGACGCCGTCGTCGCTCGGTCGTTGAAGGTGATGAGCCAAACAGACGAGGGACCCTAGGGTCCCTCGGTTCATTTCGTGTCGCCGCTACATGAACCCGCACTATCTGCCAGCTAATGCCTCTACGAGCGAGCGCTGTGTTAGTACACGGGGTGCGACGACTTGGCCGCGGCTTCAAGGCGCTTGTTGATGAACTCCACCATCATGTCCCGTTCAAGGGCGGAGCGATCCATCACTGACTCGTAGGACCAGGAGCCTCGGGAATAGTACGAGATTTCGATGGACGCCTTGATGAGCGTCTTCACCTCAAGCTGCATTCGATCAATCGACTGTCGGATCTTGGCGTGATCGCCGCTCAAGATCAGGCGGTGAAAAAACTCACTGGGTTCAGTGGGAGCTCCACCTTCATGTCCTGGCCACAGTCCTTGCACTTGATAGTCACCACTTGATCAGGACCCCAGTCGTTCAGGTTCTCGGCCGCCTTCGTGATGGACTCGATCTGTGGCGACGTCAGCGTCTTGATCCACTCTTCAATGTGTTCACGCTCCGTGGTGGTGTCTACTGACTCGATCATGCAGAGTAGGTTGTGGACCGACAGCTTCTTCACGTCGTCGATCGTCATCTCCTTCGACATACCAGTCATCTGGAACATCTCAATGACGTCACGGAAGCGGAGTGGGCGGGTCACCACGACTTCACCGGAGCTAAGGGTAACCTGACGAACCGTCTCAATCAAGGTCGGGTCCAACTGCTTCATGGCGAGCAGCATGTTGTCAAGGTTGACGATGTAGGAGTGGTCCTTGGCCTCGGCACAGGTGTGCTTCACCTCGATACCGAACTCATTACCGTACGTTACCAACCGTAGGAAGAACAGCAGGGCGTCGATGTCGCGACCGAAGAGCTCCAGTGGCTTCTTGATGCTCGGTGCGCACTCGGCGACGATGTCCTCGATGGCGCGACCATTGAACAGCAAGTCCTGGTTCTTCAGGCTAATTTCGTTCAAGGCCGACAGCGGCTTGATTTGAATTTCACCGGTTGAGTAGCTGGCCTCCAACTCACCGTTGTGGTACAGGGCACCACGTGACGGCAGCTGGAAGACGCGGCCTGGGAGACGGTGCTTGAGGAGTGGATTGGTTGACATTCCGTGAGTTCCTTCTGGGATCTAAATATGGGGTAGAGGATGGTATTTACGACCAACCACCCAACTCGAAAATGACACATGGCGGATACCAACGAAATTGAAGCCCTAAAAACGCTTCAGCGGATCGAGAAGCTGCTGCGTTCGAACTCGGCTACGTCCAGCGCTCCAGCCGCCGAACGGCTGTCCGCAAAACGACTCCCTGGCGGCGCGAACAACGACACCATGAAGGACGCGGCGGACGCGAACAAGACCCTGCGTGCCGTGGCTGGAGCGTCCAAGAAGCTGAACGCCACGACGATCGCGCTAACGGACTCATTTAAGTCCCTCAACACCGACATTCGTCGTGCCTCGGTTGGCATTGGTACGTTCACAAGCCAGCTGTCTAAGGCGTTGTCCGCCCTGAAGGGCGAGGTTGCTGGAAAGCCGGCCGAGCAGGCTGAGGTCGTTGGAACTGAGAAGCCGCTGACTGAACTTGGTGACATGCTCGTCGCCACGACCAAGAACTTTAGCAACCTAAACTCGGAGCTGGAGAAGCTGGTTGGTAACTACGCTAGGCAGGCGGGCGTTGGCTCTGGTCCAGCCCCACTGCTTGGTGCAATTCCACGTGCTCCTGGCCCAGCACCCGCCCCAGCACCGGCTCCAGGGAAGGTCCCCGGTGCCCTCCAACAGACCCCGGTGTTGAGCACCATTGGAACGTTCCTTAAGGGGCTCTCGACCTCAACGGTTGGTCTCTACAGTATGACGGAGGTGCTTGGTAAGCTGTGGAAGGTCACGCAGCAGGTCACCGGTGACTTCTTCGCTCTATCCAAGGTTGGCCTCGGTTCAGCTGGAAACTTGCAGACGTTGTACGTGAACGCCGCCAAGGCGGGCATGTCGCTGGCTGACTACTCCAAGCTCCTCCAGAACAACGTGTCCTTGGCCGCACGGGCTGGATCACTGAACAACTTTGACAAGCTAACGTCCGCCGCCGACAAGCAGCTTGCCCAGCTTGGCGTCTTCGGTGAGGACGCCAAGAACCTGCAGGCCACGCTGCTGAACACGGCCACGCTGGCCGGGGTTCCACAGGCCCAGTTTGCCGACGTCCTGAACGATCAAATTTCAACGTTCGACAAGCTCCGTAAGGTCACCAACCTGACCGCCTCAGAGTTCGCCGACCTTGTTACGACGGTCTCACAGTCTGATCAAGCCCAAAAGGAGTTGGTTGGTCTCGCCCCAGATGAACGGGCTGCACGTCAAAGCCAGCTCGTTGAGCTGGCCGCCACGGGCCGTCAACTTGGTCTGAACGCGGACGCATCGAAGAAGTTGACCGATGCCTTGATCGCCCAGCGCGGTCAGACGGTCAAGCAGCGGTTTGAAGCCGCTGGCCGAATCCGCCAGCTCGGTGCGTTCCTTGGCTTGGGCGACCAGGCTGAAGAGGCCGCACAGATTACCATGAAGGGTCGTAACGCGACGGTCGAGGAACAGCAACGCGCACGTGAGATCGCGGGTAACCTTGATCAGGCCAACCAACAGCAGTACGGTGAGAACGGGTTTGGCGGTCAGAATGTCCAGGACCAACTTGAAGAGGCGCTGAAAGGCACCGCGTTCGGTGGTCTCATGGAGGCCCAACGTCCAGCCCAACTTGCTGGTCAGTCGGCTGAGGTCTTCAACAAGGACTTTGGCAAACACGTTGGCGCGTTCGGTCAGGCGGTTGGTAACCTCCTGAAGTACGTGGCCGGAATTGGTGCAAGTCCACTTGGCCCACTGCTGGACGTCGCCGCCGGCGCGATCGCCGGTGTCTTTGGGAAGTCGCTTATCACGCCGTTGTTCAACATGCTGACCAAGGCGTTCCCAAGTCTGGGCGCCAAGCTGTTCAAGGGGGTTGAAGGCGGAGCTGAAGCTGGTGGCGGTGGCGTCATGGACAAGATCCGAAGCCTCTTCTCAGCCGCTAAAACGGACGGCGCCGCCCTTGGAACTCGCGCTCGAGCAAGTATCGCCGGGTTCAAAGAATCTGGCGCTGGCATCCGTGCTGGAGCCGTTGATTGGGTTAAGAACATTGGTCCAAGCACCACCAAGTGGTTTAAGGACATGGGTGCGACGATCAAGGACCTCAGCGAAACGGTCAAGGCCACGCCAAAGAACGCCTGGGGCGCCACGGTTGACGGTCTAAAATCCATTGGTTCAACGGTCAAGGATCTAGCGTCAGGTACGAAAACCTTCCTGTCCGACGCGCCGTTGTCTAAGATCGGTACGCTGTTTTCAGATGCGGCCAGCTCGGCTAAGGTTGGTCTAACTGGGCTTAGCGATATTCTAATCGGTGGTCTCGCCGCAGCCGGTCCCGCTATCAAGACCTTCTTTAAGAGCACGTTCCTCGTCAGCGCCATCATCGACGGCGTCAGTGAACTGTTTACCGGTGCTATCACCGCGGCCTTCAGTTCAGACGGTGGTGGTATCTTGGATCGCATCGGTGGTGTACTGTTCGCGGCGCTGCGCGCCATCCCAGCGATGATCACGGACACGATCGACTACATCTTTGGCACGAACCTCACGAACATCCTTGATCAGATTCTGGCCCTAGCACGCACCACGCTGATGACGATCTCTGAAAAGGCGGTCGGATTGGTGGTTGAAATCCTGTCCCACATCCCGTTTGTCAAGGACTCAAGGATGTTTAAGGACTTGAAGGCCTACAACGAGAAGCAGACCAAGGACATCGAGGCTTCCTACGACACGATCTCTCAGCTGCAGGCCGATTCTTCGTCGGACATCATCTCGGTTGGTAAAAAGCGTAAGGAACAATACGACGCCCAAGAGGATGATGCCAACAAGGCGACTGACAAGGCGATCCAAGCCACGAACAAGTTCAACTCCACCATCATGGCCGGCTCGGTCACGACCGCGGGCTTGATCGCCGACGCTCAAGCCCTCCAAGGCCAACAGCTCGCCGTGCCAGGAGCGCAGTCCCAGGCAACGGTGAATTCTCAGGGAGTGACCCAGCAGGCCCCAGTAAATACAGGCACAGATCAAGCTACCGGCGCGCCGAACTCGCAACCAGCCCAGCTCACTCTCGCCGACGTCGTCACCGCGCTAAACAAGCTCATGGCGATCAACCAGCAGAGTGTTGACGCTGAACAACGACAGGTGGAGCTCGCCGAGCAGATGCTGAGCTCAACGGCTCGCACGACAAGGACGTTTATGTCCTCTGAGTCGATGAATGCGATGTTGCTGCGCGCCTAACTAAAGGATTCCTGACCCATGTCAATGTTTACTGGCTACTGGCAGATTCTTACGCCGAAGACGCGTAAGGACTTCTACACCACGTTGTCCACCGACGCCTACGACCCTCGTGCAACCGACGGTTCGTCCCTCTCCGCCGTCAGCTGGTACGCCAGCGTTATGCGTGGCCCAAATACCCGCATGTCGCAGTACAAGCAGTTCGACGCGATGGACGCCGACATCGACATCGCCCGCTCGTTGGACATCATCTCCGAGGAGATGACCAACATGGACGACAAGACGAACCTACCGTTCATCATCGACTGGCAGAAGGAGGACAACCAAGACGTGTCCGACTCCGCCGTCGTGACCGTTCGTGCCGCCCTGCGGCAGTGGACGCAGCTCCAGCAGCTGACACGCCGCAACTTCCAAATTGCACGGAAGATGGTGCTGTACGGAGACTGCTTCTTCAAGAAGTCGTCTGACACTCGGCGCTGGGAATACGTCGACCCTATCAACGTCGTCGGGATTGAGGTTGACCAGTACGGCAACAAGATCTCGTACCACATCAAGCAGCCAACGGCGAACGCTCAGGCGGGCGTGACACGTGGTGACCAAGTCTTCATCGTGCCGGCCGCCGCCATGATTCACTTCTCGATGTCCGACGAAATGGGCGACTCCGCTCCGTTCGGTCAGTCGATTCTGCGCCCAATCTACCGCGTCTACCGTCAGCTCTCGATGCTGGAAGACGCGGTGATCATCTACCGTATCGTCCGAGCCCCCGAACGTCGTGTGTTCTACCTTGACGTGGGCAACATGAACGCCCAGCAGACGAAGCGCTACATGGAGACCGTCAAGGCCGAGCAGCGCCAGAAGCGTATTCCAGGCGTCAGCTCGAACAACGCGTCCGACGTTGTCGACGGTGCCTACGATCCACAGTCCATCTCACAGGACCTGTTTTTCCCCGTTACGGCCGGCGGCCGCTCCTCACGCGTTGAGGTGCTGCCAGGCGGTACTGAGGACTTTGGCACGACCCTGCTGAAGAAGTTTGAAGAGAAGATCTTCCGCGGTCTGCGTATTCCAACGTCCTACATGGGCGCTTCCACCACCGGTGGTACGGACCCACAAACGAACGACGGTAAGGTCGGTATCGCGTACATCGAGGAGCTCCGCTTCTGCAAGTTCATTCAGCGTCTCCAGATGCGCATGAATCAAATCTACGACGAAGAGTTCAAGGTCTACATGAAGGTCTGCGGCCTGCAGATCGACGATGAAGTCTTCCAGATTCGACTGCCTGAGCCAGCCAACTTTGCCCTGTACCGCCAGGCCGCCCTTGACGCCGACCTTGTGTCGTCCTTCAAGAACATCGAGGACACCGACCTGCTGTCACGTCGTCTGCTTCTCAAGCGCTACCTTGGCCTGACCGACGACGAGATCCAGATGAACGAAGTTCTCCGCAAGGAAGAGCAAGGTATCGAGGACACGCCAGACTACACGGCGATCCAACAGCTGTACGACCCAGCCATCTACAAGAACCGTGATCCAATCAAGATCAAGAAGGCCAGTGAGCCTGAACCTGGTGATGAGGGTACCGGTCAAGAGCTTGGTGGCGACATCGGCATCGGCGGCGAGACCGGCGGATTTGGTGGAGGCGAGCAGCCAGGTGGTGAAGGTAGTGAGGAGGCCGACCTCCTGACACCTGAACCAGAAGAGACCGGTGGCGCTGAGCCAGCCGCTCCGGCCGCCCCAGCAGGTGGTGAAACTGAACAACCCGCGTAAATAAGCCATCACCCGTATTGGAGTCCCTATGCAACAGATCCTAAAAGAATACCTCGCCCCTCAGGTGGCCAACCTCACCGAGATGAAGCAACACAATGGGGACACGTACCTCAGCGGCATCTTGATGCAGTCGGAGGTTATCAACGGCAACGGTCGTAAGTACCGTCGCGGCGAGCTTTCATCGGTCGTCGAAGAATGCTTTAAGAAGCTGAAGTCCGGCATGTACATCATGGGTGAACTGAACCACCCAGATACGCTGTCCATCGACCTGAACAACGTCTCCCATGCCATCACCGAGATGCGCATGGACGGCAACAACGTCGTCGGTCGTATGAAGCTGCTCGGCACCCCGAAGGGTCAGATCGCCAAGGCCATCATGGAAGGTGGCGTCCGGTTGGGCGTCTCCTCACGTGGTACAGGCTCAGTCAATGAATCTGGTGAAGTGTCTGGCTTTAACTTCGTGACGATGGACATTGTGTCCGTGCCGTCCGCCAAGGACGCCCTACCTGACCTCGTCTACGAGTCACTAAACTCCAAGAAGATCGTCACGCTGGCCGAGTCCGTGGTGCACGATGAGAAGGCTCAAGCCCACCTGTTCAAGGCGGTGTCCGCACTGATCCAATCGATCACCAAGAAGTAAACCCACGTTCAAAACGTGACAACCGGGTCAGGTAAATACTTGACCTTCCACTCAACTAAAGGAGTTCATCACATGGACTACAAAGAAACGCTCACCGACATGGTGAAGACCCTGATCGCACAAGACCAAGAAGGCGCACGCGCCATTGCTCAAAGCATCGTTGTGGCAAAGTCACAAGGCCTCATGCACGGTACCTCAGCTGCTGAAGCTGAAACCACCACGCCTGAAGCGGAATAAGTCGTAGACCACCAAAAACGTTGAGTTTTTGGTGGTCTTTTTGTGTGCTCGCTAAATATCACATGGCGATATTCGACCAAGGTTGAAGAAGCCGGCACAAATACCCGGGGTCTACGTTAGTGGACCTCACGTTTAAGGAGAAAGCAATGGACGAAATTCTGCAGAAGCTGCTTGAGTCCGAGCTACTCAGTGAAGACACCCGCGCGCTCATCAAAGAGCAGTGGACGACCCACGTTGAAGCTTACAAGGCGCAAGTCGCCGAGGAAACTTCCACCAAGGTCCGCCTGGAACTGACCGCTCAACTTACTGAACAGTTCACGCAAGAGCGTGACGAACTGGTCACGCAAGTCGACTCCCTCATCACTGAAGTTCTTACCAAGGAACTGAAGGAACTGAAGGACGACATCGAGTACTACCGCGATCTCGAAGCCACCTACGCTGAACGCCTCGTTGAAGAAAAGACTCGTCTCGCTCATGAAGTGCAGACGGAACTTGATCAGCTCGTCGATCATCTGGATTCCTTCCTCGACCAAGTCCTCGCCGAAGAGTTCGAAGAACTCAAGGAAGACATTGAAGTCGTGAAGGCCAACCAGTTCGGCAAGAAAATCTTCGAAGCCTTCGCTGACACGTTCGCCAAGGCGCACGTAGATGAAAAGAGCGCAACCACCAAGCTGACCGTTTCGGAAGGTAAGGTAGTTGACCTGGAAAAGCGTCTTTCCGAAGCTGAGGAAAGCCGCAACCAACTGGTCCGTGAAGCCAAGCTTGAGAAGGTGCTCGCACCGCTGCAAGGCAAGAAGCGTGAACAGATGGCGATGCTCCTCAAGTCAATCGACACCGAGAAACTTGACGAGAGCTACAACTTCTTCATTGGCCGCATCATCAAGGGCGACTCGCAAGAGCAGCTTACTGAAGGTAAGGCTGATGATCGCAAGACCACTGTCGTGACAGGTGACAACACTGGACGCGTGGTTGATAAGACGCCAGCCCAACTGCAACTGGATGAAGAAATGAAGAGCTTCTTCCGTGCCGCTGGCATTAAAAACTAACCCGTCCTCTCTAGGAGAAACAAATGCATCAACTACTCAAGGAACAAGCCACCTGGGAACAAGCCTCCGGTAAGCTGCTTGAAGGCGTCCCAGCCGACAAGGTCAAGCTGACCAAGGCCCTGATGGAACAGCAACGCGCTGCCATCCTGAAGGAAACCGCCGGTGGCACTGGCACGATCGCTTCGGCAATCGACAACTTCCAAAAGATCACGATTCCGATGATCCGTCGTATCGTTCCTGGAACGATCTCGACCGACCTCGTCGGCATGCAGCCAATGTCCGGTCCAGTCGGCCTGGTCTACTCGCTGCGCTTCGCGTTCTCGGAAGCTGTTGACACCAACGGCGCCACGATCAACGACATCACCGCTGGTGACGAAGTCTTCGCGAACAACTCGAAGATGAAGCGCTTCTACTCAACCGCAAACGTCGGCACGACTGGTTACCCACCAGCTCTGACCGCCACCACCTCGACCGGTGTGTCCGCAGCTACTGCTGACTACGAAGGTTTCGGCGGTCGCGCGCTGCGTCTGCAGGTCCTGAAGCAAACCATCACCGCTGGCTCGCGTAAGCTGCAAGCACGTTGGACCGTTGAAGCCGCTCAGGACATCACGTCCCAGCACGGCCTCGATCTCGAAAACGAACTGACCGCCGCTCTGGCCGCTCAGATCGCTCACGAAATCGACAACGAAATTCTGACTGACCTTTTGGGTCTGGCTGGTTCCGTCGGTACGTACGACTTCGCTGCTCAACCAGCGAACCTCACCCCGAACTACCTTGGCGACTCGTACGCCAACCTCGGTGTTCTGATCAACAAGCTCGCCGGTGAAATCGGTGCTAAGACCCGTCGTGGCCCAGGCAACTGGCTCGTTGGTTCTTACCTGATCACCTCCTTGCTGCAGTCTGCTGCGAAGTCCGTGTTCGCTCCTGCGATCGCTGGTTCCTTCGACATGCCAGTCGGCAACAAGATGGTTGGTACGCTGAACGGTCAGATGAAGGTCTACTCGTACAACTGGGGTCTGAACGACGCCTGGACGATCGCTGACTCCGCCGACAACGCCACTGGCGCGACCGGTGAAGACATCCTGATCGGTTACAAGGGTGGTGCATCGGAGCTTGACTCCGGTTACTTCTACTGCCCATACGTGCCGCTGATGTCCTCTGGTGTGATCACTGATCCTAACACCTTCAACCCAGCTGTTTCGCTGATGACTCGATACGGTAAGGCCACGTTCACGAACGCTGGTACTTCCCTCGGGAACTCGGCTGACTACTACGCACGTATCCGCGTGCTGAACGTCGCCTTCAGCTGATCGAAGCGGCTTCGGCCGCTCTTGATAAGTGTTCAAAATGGAACCCACAATGTGGGTTCCATTTGTGGCATCTGCACCGTACAATTGCTACATGAGCCTCTACATTGAACACCTCACCACCGCCGATCACCTTATGGCCGCCGGACTGGGGTGCGTGGTTGTAACAACCCTGTATGCTGGCTTGGCGGTGGTCCTCAACTACTACCATCGAGTTACCGACTTGATCTTCCTGCTGATTGGCGTGGTGGGTTGCCTCATTATGGTCTACGCCCTCTTTGCCATGATCTAATATGACCACCAAAACTAAACCAGCTGACAAGCTGCGGCTTGTGATCTCGCTTCGAAACGAAGCTCATGATCAGCCGCCAGTTCGACTTGGCTTCATCAACGACTATCGACCTGACCTGGCTGGCTGGGCCGCTAAGCAACACACCCAAGACAACTGGGCGTACGGCGAAGCGTACGCCCGCAAAGGCGACCCTCCGCGCTACGGATACCATGAAGATGGCAGGGTGTATTCCCTTCGCTGGAAGCGCAGTGAGGTCAACACCTGGCTGAACGACGTAGATGACGATGGTAAACTTATTCCAATCATTGAAGAGGTTCCAGCCGACCTCCAGCCGACCATCATTAAAAACGTTCCAATGAACGGCTTCCGCTTGGTCAAAACAGTTACACGTTACAGCACCTCCAACAAGGTCTGGCGCGTTCAAGATCCACGTGGCTTCCAACTTGAGATCAGTTCGGCCAACCTTGAGACGCTGATCCACAGCACCATCATCTTAGGCGGCCTGATCGACGGCTACTGCGTCTGGAACGGCAAGGTCCTCCAGATCGTGCCCACCCCCACCTAACCTTACCACCGTTCAACCTGTCAGGCACCCAATGGGTGCCTGTTTTGCGTTCGGAATCGTAAATAGCACTCCAACTAGAGAGTCCCATGAAGCTTCAACAGCTACACGAAAGCGGCAAGTACTCCGAGATCATCAACGGAGTAATCACGCCCGCCACCAACTTTAGCAACGACTCCTACTGTTTGAAGAGCACAGGTGCCAAGAAGCTAGCGGTCTACGCCGAGCTCACCACCCTTGGAAATATTTTCAACGGCATCTCAGCGGCCAGGGACGTGATCCTGTCAAGCCTGACGGCGCTCACCTCCATCAAGGGCCTGCCTGACAACGTCGAAACCCTGCGCCTTGAGGCGCTGCCAAACATTAGGAGCCTTGAAGGCTGTCCGTCAACGCTCCGAACCTTCTCATCTCAGCGATGCGGCCTTACCTCGCTGAAGGGCCTACCACGCACGTTGGCCGGCAGCCTCTATCTATCGCACAACCACGAGCTCTCCGATCTAACTGGCATGCCCAGTGAGGTTGGCTACAGCATCAGCATCACGGGTGGAGCCACCATTGATTTGACTGGCATCCACAAGAAGCTCAAAAGTATGGGCTCAGGCTCAAAGAACACCAGCATCTTTAAGTGCGATTCGTTTAAGGGTGGCGTCCTTGGACTGTTGATGATTGAGGATCTAGGTAAAGTTGACCTGGGCAGCGCCAACTTCGAACAGTTGAACGCCATCATCAACAAACACCTGCATGAGGACGCCAAGGTGTCAACTGACCGCATGCTGACATGCCAAGAAGAGCTGATTGACGCCGGTTACGACGAGTACGCAAAGCTATGAAGATCAAACAACTACACGAAGTCAAGGTTCCAGAAGGCGCGTCCTTCTCCATGGACAAGCACAGCATCATGACCATCCATACACTGGATGAGCACGGCCACGTGCTGCCCGACGTCGCCGCCTTCAAGTTCAAGGTGGCCGGTATCATCGCCCAGAACATCGGCTTGACCTCCCTCGAGGGTCTACCGAAGGTTATCAAGGGCAGCCTGGTGGTCAGCAAGAACAAGCTGACCACGATGGTGGGTGGGCCTACTGAGGTTCACGGCGTCATGGATGTGAACAGCAACGAACTGACCTCGATTGAAGGCGTTCCACGTAAGCTGACCAAGTTAGCCGCCAGCGACAACCGTATCAAGTCGTTGCACAACATTCATAAACACATTGATGAGTTCATTCCACCATCAAAGACCGCCGCCGGCTACAACAGTGGCTACTATGGAACTGTGGCTGCTGGGGGTCTTGAATTTAGTGACAATCCTCTAACCGAAGCGGCCCTTGGTATTTTGAAGATCAAAGGGTTTGACACGATTGTCTTTGTGAGTGAGTCAAGTGGCCCTATGTACGCCGCGATGGTACTTGTCAATCGCGCCATTAGCGACAATGTCCGTAAGAACGCAGACGGCCATGGCGACAACCTTGGTTGGTCCTGCCCGGTTACGAACGCCCAGCTTCTTGAAATGCAGGAGCTGTGGATGGATTTGGGTCTAGAGGACCTAGCCCAGCTGTGATTCCTCTAAATACGTAGATTATCTCCATCAGGGACACCATACATGAGCACGATCTTGGAGCTTCTACAGCTCACTGAAGCAAAGAACCACATGGGCGAGAAGACCTACGCTTCATGGGATTCTTGGAAGAAGGCCATCCGTAAGGCCTATCCAGAAGTTTGGTTCGACGGCGACAAGGACATTGCTAACGCGATGATCGGCGCAAAGCCATACAAGCAAGGAAGCACCCATCAAGTGGGTGAGTGGGACGGCAACGAAGGCTGCATCCACAACCTGTCTGAAGGCAAAAAGGACAAGAAAAATCCAGCTGACATGAGCCCAACCAAGCTCTACAACTACGTATTGGATGTGATGATTGGCGACGACGATGAAGAAGGTCAGGAACGTTTCATCAATGCCTTGCGTGGCAACAGTGGCGGTACAAAACGAGCCCGTGAAGACGCAAAACAAGACATGCTTCGGTACATTGAACGCGAAGGCCTAACTGAAGGCAAGTCCAAGATCATGGACAAGATTTATCCAAAGACTAAGGGTCCAGCTGAGAAGTCAGGCCGGCACATGAAGGCTGGTTACTACGTCTTCGACGAAGACGGCGTGCCAGTGCATGGACCGTTTGACACGGACCGCAAGGCGGAGCGTGAAGCGGCCCATCTGAACGCTGGTAAGAACCGCGGCTTCTACATGGACTACCTCGAAGCTGGTGATGAAGTTTCTGAAGGTCAGCTTGTCGAGGACGAAGGCATCGATAAGATCGATGCTTGGAAGGCCGCTGTAAAGAAGGCCCACCCAGACGTCGCCGCCAAGTTGAAGTTTAAGGCCAACGTGGAAGACGACACCCTTGAAGCCTGCATCTCTGGCCAGGACCGCCTCTACGGTGTGTTCGACCTTGATAAGGAACGCGGCCAAGTACTTGGCAACTAAGGAACCACCATGGCAAGCATCACTCCAAACGTTACCCTCTACACCCAGCACATCACTGAGGCCGGCCAATGCCGCTCCGTGTTGACGGCGCTCAAGGCACTGGTCGACGGTGGTACGTTCCGTCAAAACTTGATCAGCCTCAACTCCATTGAAGCCAACCTCACCAACCTACCGTATCCAGACGAACTAGTTGGTCGCGTCAACGCGCTGAGCGTGGCGATTCAGGAACTTGAGACGACCCTTGGCATCATTGAAAACGGCATCCGCGGAGCCTTGCTCTACCCACGTCAATGAAGCTGATCGACCTACGCAAGGTGCGCCTCATCACGAAGACCAGCGTGGCCGCCGCCAAGCAGCCACGCATTGACCTGCCAATCTTCGGTATCAGCATTGGAACTGAGCAGTCAACGGGCGACACCTCACGAGTCAACGAAGCGGCGGAGTATTCCGACCATGATGAGTACATCATGCAGCTGTGGAAGAAGCACAAGCTAAAGCCTATCGCTGAAGGTCAGTACGCCAACGTGTACCAACATCCAACGCACGCAAACGTCGTTGTGAAGATCAGCCACAATGACGTGCCTTACATCAAGTACCTTAAGTGGGCCGAGAAGCAGCATGGCAACCCCTACCTGCCGCACGTGTTGAGTCTCCATGAGTACAAAGACGAAGCCTTCGAAAAAGGCGAGGTGTTTCACATCGTCTTCATGGAGAAGCTTTACCCACCGTCCAAGAAGGACGTGAAGAACTTCCTGCTCCACTCTGGTCTCTATGAGATCGGCATTGACGCTGAAGAGTTTGGCAACGTCACCGATGAGGATCTTGAGGAGGCTATGAAGTCCGACTCAATTGACCCAAAGCTTAAGTCTATTCTTACTTACATCAGGCGTTCACCGTACGCTTTCGATATCCATGATCAGAACTTCATGGTCCGCAAAGGCGGTCAACTTGTTCTGACCGATCCAACCTCACATATCGGGCACGTCCCAAAATGAAACACTCCTTCAAATCCTACCTAGCAGAGGCCGAGGTCAACGCGGCGGTTGAAAAGCCAAAGGCGCCTGACGCTTCATCACCTGACGCGAACGCGATGAAGATCGCGGCTGAGTTCCTTGACACGACGCCTGAACACCTTGAAATTATTGACAAGGGAACTGAAGCGAAGGTGCTCGACACTGGTCGTGAAATCGCCAAGAAGTTCATCAAGATGGCTACTGGCTCTTGGGTCATTCGCCAGTTCAAGGCGCTAGGCAAGATGTTCGCCCGCGTTGAAGCACCAAACGGCAACGCCCGCACATACCAGTCGGACGTCGCGACGGAGTAAGTAAGTGCCCACCACCGCCATCAAGCACCTGGCCAAGAAGACCCACCACTCGATCGATCGCGTCGAGCACCTGTGGAAGAAGGCCAAGGACATTGTCACCAAGGAGTATGGAGCCGACCACCAAGGCTACTATGCGCTGGTGATGGGCATCACGAAGAAGATGCTTGGGCTTAGCGAGCGACTGTCGTTCGGCGACTACCTGGTGTTGAAGGAAGTGGACACTGGTAAGTCAGTGCTCTATCAATCCATCGTGAAGCTGTTGAACGCTGGTAAAGAGGTGCGAGTGCGGATCAACCGAGTTGGAGCTGATACAAGTTCACTCAAGATGTTCTTCGACGGTAGTCTATGGACTTCTCGGGCCCTAGGCTCAAGTGACGATATTATTCGCTTCAACGGCACCTGTGAAGTTGGTGCTGGTGCGCCGAGGCTCCTCAGCGCTTCTACAGCTCTAGAACAACATCTCAAACATGACGATGCTGACGACGACTACACCATCAAGAAGGACAGTTGGGCCGGCGGCTACTTGGTGACCAACATTGACAAGGTCGATGAAGCTGAAGACGTGTCCGTCCTTTGGCTCGCGATCATGAAGCTGACCGACGCTGGGCATCATATTGAAGTCAACTTCGACAACTACAATCGAGCTGGCACCTTCTCAACTTATCAAGGCATTCTGCGCAGCTCACGCCACACCACTACACCTGAGTTTTTTGGAGTGTACATTGACCCACAGCGCGATAAGCATCAGCTGAACTACTCCTATAACCTCACTGAGTTCTTCAAGCCTGAAGACGCAGACGACATCTTTAAGTTGGAGAAGCATGGTGATACGTACCGCATCTCAAAGATGAAGAAGGTTGACGAGTCAGCTACCAACACCGTGTTGTTCACGCTTATCCATAAGTTGCTGGATGCTGGACACCATGTGAAGGCTGACTTTACCTCGGGGAACACAGCTGACTGGCCGTTCCCCGACAATTCGAAGCGCTATCAAGGCGCACTTAAGGTGGTTGGCAACCACATCGCCCTGTACGGCACCATTACCACCGGATCGAAGCTGCCTGATACTACCTCTGGTCGCGTTGTCAGCGCTATCAACGCTGAAAACGCCGACGAACACTTCAACCTCGAGAAAGACGGTACAGACTATGTACTACGAAACGCCTGACGGCGACGCACCACCTTCCAAGCCAATGGACGCCTTGATTGGCCTCCTGCTGAAGGCCCGTTCTGCCGCCCACCTCAACCACTGGAAGACAAAGTCCTTCGCCATGCACATCGCCTTGGAGGAGCTCTATGAGCTTCTCGCCGAGTTCGTTGATCAGCTGGCTGAAGTATGGATGGGCATGTCGACCGATGAGCTGAACATCGATCAGAATCAACCGTCTGGCTTCGTAGTCGGCGATCCGCTGACGTTCATCAAGCAGCTCAGTGTGGCACTTGAGGAGTTCGCTAAGCTTATCCCGCAGCTCCCACCCCTTGTAAATATCTACGAAGAGCTTCAAGGTGCCGTTGCCCGAGTGAAGTTCAAGCTCGAGCGCCTCGCTTAACAGGATCTACCATGGGTAACCCATTTGACTTCGCCAAGCCCGTCATCAAGTTCAACAAGCTTGACGACCTTCCAAAGAAGCCGCACACCCCACAAGAGGTGATCGCGGCCCTGAAGGTCCTGCACAAGATGGTGCACGCTCAGGCGGACCACTACGGTGGTAAGCACGGGATTCTGCTCCCAGCGCAGATCTCGGAGGAGTCGCTGCTGTCCTCGCTTATGAACCTGAAGAATGAAGCGGATGAAGCCAAGCTGGACGCCGAGCTGGACCTTGAAGAGGCTGCCGAGGACCTGATGGACAACATGGACGCTGAGAACATCGTCCGCTTCGGCACGCTTCTAAGCTTGCTTATCAAGCCATGAACCTAGCCGACTTGCTTGAAGCTCGCTATGAGGTAACGGACTCATCTCCGATTATCTACATCGCCATCAAGAAGTTGCTGGCTAAGACCGAGTACATCTACCTCAAGTGCAACGTTCGAGCTTCCTTCGCCATCGGTGGCAAGGTACAGAAGCTCCACGTTAACGGAAAGTTGATCAGCATTTCCGAAGGTGGCGGTCTGCGGTATGTAGACTGGCAGTCTAAGTCGGTACGCGACGTTACCAAGATCATCTATCCTGACCTTAACACCATTGACGACGAACTGCGCATCGACAAAGATCCGCATGACGATGCGTACATGATTGAAAACTTCTAGGCGGCGCCATGTAAATACGGGATGGATAAACATCTCGTCTTCATTCATGGGCTCAACGCCACGAGCAACTCCTTCAACTACCTTACGGCGAAGCTGAACCTTCCAAGTGAGCGCGTGACGTGCATCAACTACACGTCTCAGCAGGAGCTGCTGCTTTCACTGCACCAAGTCGATGAACTGCTCCCATCAAGTGGGGAGCTCGTTCTCATTGGGCACTCGCTTGGCGGCATCATCTCAACGTTGCTGGCCCACAAGTACCCAGAGCGCGTCAAGCAGGTGATCACGATCGCCTCGCCGTTCGGTGGATCGAAGGCGGCCATCTTCATGCAGTGGATTCCTGGTACGTCACCTGTACTGCAGGACATTACGCCGTACTCACGGCTCATCAAGCTGTCACAGTCCAAGCCGGCCGCGCTGGTTCACTCCATCATCACGCAGGGTGCGTCCATCATCGGCTCGTCGGAGCCCAGTGACGGCGTCATCACGGTCGCTTCGCAGCTTATGACGCCCGCGGGCAAGCATACGGCGAAGATTAGATCCAACCACTTCGAGGTGCTGATGATGCCGCGCACCGCTAAACTAATCCAAAAAATTCTGGAGATCAAACCACATGGGTAATAAGTTCATCAAGCGCGCCAACGCGACCGCTGAGTACACGCCTGAAGCCTTGGCCGACTTCACACGCTGCGCGAAGGATCCAATCTACTTCATGACGAACTACGTCTGGATCTCGGATCCAAAGAAGGGACCAACGCTGTTCAAGCTCTTCGACTATCAGATCGAGATGGTGCAGCACATCCACGAGAACAAGGACACCGTCATCCTTGCATCACGTCAGCTTGGTAAGACCACCGTGGTGGCCATGTACATGCTGTGGTTCGCGCTGTTCCACAAGCGTAAGAAGTGCATCATCGCCTCCAAGGGCATGGGCCACGCAACTGAAATTATGTCACGGATCAAGTACGCCTATGAGGAGCTGCCGAACTGGTTGAAGTGCGGCTGCAAGTTCTACAACCGTACGTCCATTCAGTTCGACAACGGCTCTGAAATCAAGTGCGAGGCAACGTCCATCAACACCGGTCGAGGCGACTCCCCTTCAATCTTGTTCATCGATGAGTTGGCGTTTATCCCACGTCGCATTCAAGATGAGATGTGGGCGTCGATTACGCCGGCTCTCTCAAACGGCGGCAAGTTCATCATGACTTCAACGCCGAACGGTGACAACGAACTCTACTCCACCATCTGGCGTGGTGCCAACTCGCAGCAGAACTCCTTCAAGCCGCTGCGTGTCATGTGGTACCAACATCCTGACCGTGGCCAAGAGTACTACAACGAGATGAAGGGTAAGCTTGGTGAGCTTAAGACCCGTCAGGAGTTGGACTGTGAGTTCCTGTCCTCCGACGCACTGCTCATCAACTCCATCGTGCTGGCTCAGCTTCGTTCACAGGTGCACGTGGAGACGAACCTCGGCTTCAAGTTCTTCCAACCAATGGACTCGCTGCCAGGCCGTGACAAGACCTACCTTGTCGGCCTGGATCCGGCAACCGGTCATGGTGGTGACTGCTCCGTGATCGAGGTGTTCGCGTTTCCGTCGATGGAGCAGGTTGCCGAGTTCCGTTCAAACGAGATCAACATTCCACTGCTGTACGCCAAGCTCAAGTGGCTCCTTAACTTCCTGTCACAGAACCGCAACGGTGGCGAGGCTGAGGTGCACTGGACGTTTGAGCGCAACGGCATCGGTGAGGCCTTGTCCGCGCTGTACTTCAACGATGAGACGCAGCCCGAACATCCGCAGCTGTTGTCCGAGGGCATGGACAAGTTCGGCGTCTACACGACGGGCAAGCAGAAGATCCTCTCCTGTCTAAAGCTCAAGCAGCTTGTAGAGAAGTCGGAAAACGGCCTCAAGCTGAACTCTCAGGACCTGCTCGAGGAGCTCAAGAACTTCGTCTCGAAGGGTGGCGGCTACGCGGCGAAGCCTGGTGGCACGGATGACTGCGTCATGGCCGTCGTGCTGGTCGTGCGACTCCTGGAGCGGCTCGCCTACTCAAACGAAGAGGCCTTCAAGCGTGTGAACGAGTACGTCTCCGTGGACGATCAGGCACAGCTTCCAATGGACGACTCCGACGAGCCAATGCCGTTCTCCTTCTGAACCTGAACGTACTCGGTGACTCGGGTGCCGACGGTGCTATGATGCGCGAATGAGCGTATACATCTTTGCAGTCGATCCGGACGGTGACGTGGTACACCGTCGGTTCACACAGGGCGATCTCCTGAAACAAGGCATGGAGGCCGCCGAGTGGTTCCGGAAAAATGGACATAGCCATGTGTCCATCTCCTACGAGAACGAGAACCTCGTCGGAAAACCTGGAGTAGCGGCCGTCGAGAACGGTAAGACCCCCGACGGTGAAGCGTACGAGTGGTCCAAGGCTGGTCGAGCCGGAAAGATGCGGAGATGAACTTCGCACACTACGCCCTCGGTTACTTCACCCAGTCGCTGGACGACCCGGCGTTCTACTACGTCTTCCGCAAGCCTGAACTGCCCAACACCTTCATGGTGGAGATGCCGGAAGGCCACCTTCGGATGGTGTTTGAGCGTGAGTTCGTAGACCGTGGCGTGCTCTGTCGAGAGTATGTCAAGCACCCGGACTATGCGCACTCCTCCAACTTCTACATCAGGTACTACTTCGTATGATTGATCTAGCAAGCCAGCGGTCCAAGGATGTGATGCTTATGTTGAGCAGCTGCATAATCACGTTTGGTATTGGTTTCCTCTGGGGCATGTGCGCCGGTCCCAGCGTTGAAACTGATATGCAGATTGGTTTCGGCTTTACCGCCGCAAACCTCGTCTTCATTGCACTGTTCAGGTGGATGGCATGGCTGACCGATTAAACCCTGTTCAAGAAGACGGACCGTGGACGGTCGCGCAGGAAGGTCGAGCACTGTACTCCGATGACTTCCACCATGACGTGACCCTCAAGATCATGGGGGACTTTGCTAACGATGAAGACCGGACGGCGTACGCCAAGCACCTCGCCGCCATCCTGAACATGGCCATCCTCCAGGAAAAGCTGGTGCAAGCCAGAACCGTTACACTTTCTTCACGAGAGCGCCCGGAAGGCGGCGTATAATGGCCTCACGATAAATCCTGGAGAGCGTCATGCAGTATGTCTGCCTTGATCGAAAAGGAAAGGTGTTGGGTCTTGTCGCCAACAATCCATACAGCTACGGGCTGATCAATAAGGACGCCGTGCCGAAGGGCACGCACAAGGCCAAGGCCAACTGGGACTTTGAGTCGTTTGAAGAAGTTGAGGCGATCGCCGAGATGCTCACGACCTTGACCAAGGCCCAGTGGATTGCCTACGACGAAGGCCCCAGCCACTCCCCGCGCTTTGGCATCATGGAGATGTTCAAGGCTGGCGATGAAATCTCCTATGGATACAACGGTGACAGCAACCCATGCTGCACCGTGATTCGAATCACGCCCACCCTTGTAGTCGTCGGCTCCGACGGTGAGCGTTTTCGTCGACGTGGATCCACCTCCACGTGGCGTCGTGAAGGCAGCCGTGGTTGGACCTTGTCCAAGGGTCACCACTCCAGCCGCAACCCAAGCTACTAAAACAAGGGAACGAGATGAGTAAGATCCATTGGAAGGGTGAAGAGGTCTATCACTTCCTCTACAACTATGCCAAGATCATGTTGGACAACCCTGACATCGGCATCGCTGAAGCCGCTCGTCAAGCTCAAGAACTCTCAATCAAGGAAGGCTGGATTCAGGTCGGCCGACGTCGTGAAATCCACAACGCCTCGTTCATGAACGCGGAGTGGCGCGAAAAGCTAATCGGCATGCGTGAGAAGGTCTTGAAGGACCGCATTCTCGCAGCCGAGGCCGTCGCTGAGGAACCCAAGCCGATCGACCACGCACACGAGGCCTTGGTTACGAACGTGCTGGCTCTACTGGGCGACACACGCATTCAGCACAAGCTGCGTGAGGTAATGGGGTTACCGAACATGCTGAACTACCCCACCACCGACGCCGCGAAGGCCGTCATCTCGCCCAAGGAGAAGACCGAGGCCGTCAAGAAGAAGAAACGCATCTTCATCGTCGGCCTAAAGGGTTCCCAGCCTGACGCCATCAAGCGGTTCGCTGGAGCTCGCTTAGACCTACACTTCCTCGACGCTGGTGACAGACGTGAGCGCATGCGTGAGCAAGCCCGCTCCGCCGACGTCTCGATCGCGATGCTCAGCTTCGTCAACCATGGAGTGACGGACGCCGTCAAGACGGCCGCTGAGAAGGCTGGTAAGGAGTACAAGCAAATCTCCGGCACCTTGGGCGATCTGCAACGCGTGATTGGTCTGATTCCATCCTAAACGTAGGTCACCTCGATCCTTCAGAAAGGGCCCTATGGGCCCTTTGTTGCGTCTTACAATTGCAGTATGGATGCACTTCACTACATCACACAATTCAAGCTGACCCCAGCGTGGGCTTCCATGCTGAGCACGGTCGAGGACTCCACATGGCACCGTGAGGAGAACGTCGCGGTACACACCGAGATGTCGATCACAAAGTACCTGGAAAGTTACTCAACGATCCACACCGCCCAACAGCAGAAGCTCTGTCTCCTGGCCTTGCTCTACCACGACGTTGGTAAGCCCGCCGCCGAGGAGCTCAAGACGAAGGAGGACGGAACAACGTATCGCCGGTACTCTGGCCACGAACAGGACTCCGCCGTCGCGTTCATGCAGGACTATGTTCGAGTGCCGGAGCTGCGCACACTCCTGAACCTGCAGGAAGCACGTGCCGTCCGGTGGATCATCGAGAATCACCTGCCGTATGGCTACACGCGAGAGGAGAAACGCGGAGGCCTCGCCGTTGCACTACGTGGGGCCCTGAGCACCGCGGGCGTGGTCGATGAGACGTTCTATGCGTGCCTCCGCTCCGATGCAGCCGGCCGCATTTCCGACGACCACGAGGTGAAGCTCGCAAACGTTGAGTCCTGGATCGCTGAGTTCGACCTCCTGCCGAAGGAACCACGAACTTCGTTCAAGACGAACCGGAACATGTACATCCTTGTCGGGCCGTCCGGTTCTGGTAAGACGACGTGGCGCACTCGGATGTCGACCCTCACCAACGGCATCTTCGGCATTCGCATCATGTCGGTGGACGACCTGCGCGTGGCGTACTTCAACCTTGTTCACGCTGAGCTTCAGCTGGATGAAGCCGAACGGTACCGTCAAGCGTGGGACTTCACATGTGCTGACAAGGAGTTCACTAAGTGGGCGGACGCGGCAATTGACCGTCAGTACAAGCTAGCGGAGCAGCATCACTGTTCCGTGATCGTGGACATGACGAACGGCGGCCGCAAGAAGCGAGTGCAGTGGACGGACCGTGCGAAGAAGGAGAAGCTTAACGTCATCATCGTTGAGTTTTGGAGCACCTTTGAAACGCTCATCAAGCGTCAGAAGACGCGCGGCGACAAGGCCGTTCCGGCCAGCGCGGTTCACAGTCAACTCTACGCTACCAACACCGCGTGGCAGGGTTATGAGTGTGATACCGTCATCTTGGAGATTGGAGCCTAACCATGCTGATCGCCAGGTACTTCCCGTCCTTCTGCGATGACGATGACTTCGACGACTACGTCACTGAAGTCCTGACAATGGAGGCGCTGCTCGCCCTCCCTTGGGTAAAGGAGTGGGAGAAGCTGGACGGCTTCACCGGCTGGTTTATCCGTGAACACATCCTCATCGCGGGTGTCGACACCACGGGGCCAAGGGCACGTCAAGGTTGGCCAATCAAAGACGGCTGCTACGTGGCCTACGCGATCTACAACCGCGCTGAACCCTACCTGTGGGCGCCCACGGCAACTCGCGATCTGGTGCAGCTCTCGCTTCTGCCTTGCGTCTCAGACGTGAAGACATACTAACCACCGCGCCACCAAACGCACACGAGGGACCTTCGGGTCCCTCAACTGTTATGCGCTTCACCTAACACGCCCACGACAACCGGCGTCCCATACTGCCACGTCCACGCAAGACTACCGACCCAGTCAGCCGCATACAATTCATCTTCTACGCTGTTGAACAAACGGTGTTGATCGAGAAAGTCGCTAAATAGACAAGCTGCTTAACTGCAGTGTTTCTCGATTTTCATTTTTTCAAGTTTAGGAGATTTTTGTATGACCACGAAACTGACCGTAGCCGACCTCGCCGCAGCCTTTGACAAGAAGGCATCCGCCGGCAATGGCAACCCTACCTGGAAGTTGTTCTTCTCTTTCTGGAAAGCACCCGTCGATTCCACGACGACCGTTCGCTTCCTGCCTGACGCTGACACCAGCAACCCCTTCGCCTTCCTCGTCCAGAACTTCACCCATGAACTCTTCATCAATGGGAAGAAGCAGGTCGTCGCCTGCTTGAAGATGTACGGTGAGGACTGCCCGATCTGCGCGCTGTCTGCTCACTTCTACGACGAGAAGAGCCCTGACCACAACAAGGAAATGGGCAAGAAGTTCTACCGCAAGATGTCGTACATCGGCCAAGTGCTGGTTCTGGACACCCCAGTTCCACACCCAGACGAAAACCAACTCGTGAAGCTGATCGACTTTGGACCGCAGATCTTCAAGCAGATCGACGCTGGCTTCAAGAGCGGTGACATGGACGAAGTTCCGTACGACTACAAGGGTGGATACAACTTCCGTATCCGCAAGACCTTGACTGGCCAAGGTCAGAACTCGTACATCACCTCGAACTTCGCGCCGAAGCAACAGCCTCTGGCCGACGATCTGATCGAGAAGATTCAGCTGTTCAACCTCGCTGAGTACCGCGAGAAGAAGACTCCGCGTGAAACGCTGGAAGCTATGCTGCTGTCCGCTTCGACGGGCGCTCCGATGGAAGTTGCTGGCAGTGATGCACCAGCCTCGACCGACGACGCACCAGCGACCGCACCGGCTGCGACTCCCGTCGCAACTCCAGCCGTGACCTCGGGCATGTCAGCGGTAGAAGCGCTTCGCGCTCGAACTCTGGCCATGGCCCAGAACGCTGAGTAAGTAACTGCTTAAGCAGCAGGGCTAAGGGATTCCTTAGCCCTTTTCTCGTCTCTACAGGAGTAAACATGGCTCTCTCGTTCCTCAAGGATTTTAAGAAGACTGCCGCCAAGCTCGACACCGTCGGCGTTGGCATTCGATCAACTGAGGTGTGGCTCAGCACCGGTAACTACGCGCTTAACCGCGCCCTGAGCGGGGACTTTCTCAAGGGCATCCCACTGTCCAAGCTGACGCTGTTCGCCGGCCCATCGGGCTCGGGCAAGTCGTTCATTGCGGGCAACCTTGTCAGGCAAGCCCAGCTTGATGGGTATCACATCCTCTTCCTCGACTCTGAACACGCGATCGACGTTGACTACCTCGCCAAGATCGGCGTGGACGTCAGTGAAGAAGCGCTGACCTACATGTCGGTGGCCACCATCGAGGACGTGAACGCCATCTTGGCGAACTTCTTCTCGGGCTACATCAAGTCCTACGGCAAGGACAACCCCGACGCCCAAAAGACGCTCATCGTCATGGACTCACTCGCCATGCTGTCATCCTCCACCGAAATGGAGAACTACGACGGCAAGGGCATCGTCAAGGGCGACCAAGGCCAGCTGGCCAAGCGGCGCAAGGCCATGCTGCGGATGGCGGTTGGCCACATCGGTCGACTGCCAATCTCCATGGTGTTGACCGACCACGTGTACCCACAGGATATCATGATGGGCGACGGTGCTTGGGCCATCACCAACTCAACCAAGTTCTCGGTGTCGATCATCGGCATCATTACGAAGTTGAAGCTGCGTGAAGAGGGTGAAGTTACTGGTGTGCGCATGAAGTTCGAGACCTACAAGTCTCGCTTCGCGAAGCTGGGCACGAAGGTCGAGCTGGAGGTGCCGTACAACAAGGGCATGTCCTCAACAAGTGGTCTGCTTGAGTTGCTTGGCCCAGATGGTATGGGCGTGATCGCCAAGGGTACCCAGCCCGGTGAGAAGCTGTCTTGGGTTTGTGAATACGGCGAGGTTCGCCTCGTGTTCAAGGAGAAGGACTTCACCGACGTACTCGCACGAGAGGTGCTTAAGCATCCAATGTGTGCGCCGATGTTGGCCCGAGCCGAGGTTCCAGAAGTGGAACCTACTGACGACGAAGTCGAAGCAGTTTGAACGGAGGGGCTTCGGCCCCTCTCGTCCTATGTGTGGGTGTCCAACGGCACCCACCTTGATAAAGTACTCGAATGAACATCTTTAAGCTTAGCACCGACATCAATCAGCTGCAGCTCCAGATGATCGCGTTCTTCGATCGGTGGGAACAGCAGATCAAGCTGGCTGAACCTCTCTTTAAGATCGAGGGCTCCAAACTCGAGGACCTTGCACGCACGATTCCACAGCACCAGTTCCACTTTGCTGGGCTGGCCCAGGAGGCGAAGGCTGCGGTTAAATACTTCGAGTCCATGCTTGAACAGCAAGAGGCCATCTACGCCAAGAACTACGCGCACGGCAACCGTGCCTACGGTTCACGTGAGGTCCAGCAGTTCATCCAAGGCGAGAAGGAGGTGGTTGAGATGAAGCAGTTGATCGTCCAAGCCGCCTTCTACCAAAACCAGCTCGCTGAAATCGTCGAGGCCATCAAACAAATGGGGTGGATGCTCGGCCATATCGTCAAGCTCCGTGTCGCATCACTTGAAGAGACCATCATCTAATGAACAAATTTTACAACTCCTTCTCCGACTACCAGTTCAACCAGCAAACCATGCAAGTGGCGCCACCGATCACCAGTGGTGGAGTTCTGGGTGGTGGCGTATCGTACGGCGTCATTGCGCAGCCAGTCCAGCTGACCGCAGCCGCGCCAGCGTTCGTCACGTACCAAACCTACAACTTGACAAGTGGCGCCCAGATGGGCTGGTCTGACATGAAGGTGGAGGCTAACCCGGCCACGCAGCCGTCCACGCACCACGACTGCTTCAACCAACGCGCCGACAGCACCGATAGCATCACCACGATGTTCGCTGGCTGGTTGCCTGACGGCCGCAACGTCGTCATGACGTTGAGCCCAGAGCAGAACATCACACCACGTGACTCGCTCAAGCTGCAGGAGCTGATCGCCTTCATGACCGATTCCAAGGCCAAGGGCAAGCTTAACCCGTACGCCTACGCCATGAAGCACCACATCATCCAGCACTTCAAGCTGGAGGTCTGATGACCAAGAAGGCCGACATCTGGGTGCATGACGAAGTCTACGCCCACATCAAAGGTCTTCAACCCCAGGACCGACAGTTCCTTTGGAACAAGTTTGGCATTGAGGTTGAAGGCTCCTTCTACATGCCGGCCCGCCGCACTGGTCGCTGGGACGGCAAGTTGCGCTTCTTCGACAAGGAAGACCGCATCTTCATTCGGCTGTTGGATGAGCTGATTCCCTACCTTGACAAGTGGGGCTACGAGGTTGAGCTGCACGACGAGCGTAAGCCCGTCCAGCTTATCAAGTCGCGCATCACTGAGGACTACTTCATCAAGGATCCGGACCAGCCAATCAAGGTGAAGCTGCGCCCATACCAAGTGCACGCCATCAACAAGGCGATGGACTCAACGTACGGCATTCTTGAGATGGCAACGGGCTCAGGTAAGTCGTTGACGATCGCCGGCATCTGCGCCCTCTTTACGGAGAACGACAAGCGCTGCATGGTGATCGTGCCGTCGGCCGACTTGGTTGGCCAGACGTCAGCCTCCTATCAACTCGTCGGCATTCCACATGGTACCTACTCAGGCAGTGCCAAGGACCTCTCTCAGCCACACGTCGTGGCCACGTGGCAGGCCCTGCAGAACAACCCTTCGATCGTGAAGGACTTCGACTGCATCATCATTGACGAGACGCACGGCGCAACGGCCGAGGTCGTGGGCAAGCTGATCTGCGACCACGCCAAGCACGTGCCGTACCGCTTCGGCTTTACAGGCACGATGCCCAAGAAGCAAACCGACCTCTACACCTTGCGGGGTTCGATCGGTGAGGTGCTCTACCAAATCTCGGCGGCCGAGCTCATTCAAATGGGTTACCTCGCTGATTTGGAGATTACGCCGGTTGAGGTGCAGGCTGACGTTGATGAGGAGTTTCCAGACTACGGCTCTGAGAAGACCTACTTGGCGTCCAACACCGAGCGACTTGACCTGCTGGCCGACTTCATCGTGAACACGTGCGAAAAGCACGGCAACACGCTGGTCCTTGTCAACTCCATCAAGCAGGGCCGCAAGCTGGAAAAGCTGATCAAGGACTCCGTCTTCCTCTGTGGTGCGACGGAGAACGAGGTCCGAGCCGAGTGGTACTCAACCTTCGCTGACCGTGACGATTTGATCGTGATCGCAACAGCTGGGATCGCGTCAACCGGAATTTCGATTGACCGTATCTTTGCCCTTGTTATGATTGACTCTGGCAAGTCGTTCATTCGGTGCATTCAGTCCATTGGACGCGCAATTCGGAAGAACGGCGACAAGGTACGAGCGGCCGTGTACGACATCTACTCCTCCCTGAAGTGGAGTAAGAAGCACGCTAGAGAGCGTCAGAAGTTTTACAAGGAAGCGAAGTACCCACTTAACAAAGTTGCAAAGGTGAAGGCATGACCGAAGCTGTACCGACACGCGTAGTTGTCCAGTTTAGTGTTGAGGACATGGATGGGTTGGTGGTAGCGTTTGGTGAAACCGCCGTCATTTACGTTGATGGAAAACACTGCGCCTCCACGATGAAGTACACAGGGCTAGATTTTAAGATTAAGGCGGATAAACATGGTTGAACTAGAAGACGTCGAGCTGAAGCTCTTAGCCACAATGGTGGCCGAGGTTCGCTGCAAATCCAACGAGGTTGGTGACATCCATACGGCGGTCTTGGAGGCCGTGCGCATGGTGTTGTACCGCTACGGTGGCTCGATCGTGGAGGCGCAGTGGCCATGACAACTTCAACTGAAATCCGTGAGTGGTTCAGCGATGACGCCGAAAATCGACAGCGTGAGACGATCAGCCACTTCATCTGCGATAAGCGCGTGGACGTTGAGGAGCGGTTGGCCATCTGGCGAGAAACGCCAGACAACTTGGCTACCACTCTCAACTACATCACCGATGTCGACCTGCCCGTGTTTGAGTCAATGTACTCAGACTTCAACATTTTCGAGGTGGTGGCTGAAATTGGTAGCAAGTACCAGGAGGTTGACCTTCGTGAGGTCACTGGCTACTTGACGGAAAAGTACACCACTGAAGAGCTGCGTGCCCTTGACGTCGAGCTCATGGAACACGGCGCCCACTACGTTATCTTGGATTGGTAAATCATGTACTACACCGCAACTATCCTTACCCTTGATCAACCAACCGGCAACGGCCGAACCTACACGACTGAGGTGGCGCGTGAGATGATCGAGCAGCATTACAAGCGCCACATTCAAACTGGCAAGGCCAGCTTCGGCCAGTTTGGATACCCAACTGAAGAATCCAAACAGGCAACGATCGACCTGAACTCGGTCTCGCATGTAGTCGAAAGTCTGCGTGTCGAAGACGGCAAGTTGGTGGGCACCATTCGCGTGCTTGGATCTCCATTGGGCAATATCCTCAAGGAGCTGTTGTTGAACAACACCCCCAACTGTGGCTTCCGCCCGCGCGGTCTTGCCTGTGTCACTCACGAAGGCGTCATCTTCAACTACGAGTACATCAGCATCGACTTCACTCGCAACCCTGCATGAAGGCGCGTCAACTCAAGTATGCCTTGCAGCGCCAAGGCCCGCGCCGAATTCAGGCGGAGGGTATGGAACGGTACCCTGAAGACGGCACGCCACCCAACTACGTGGCTATCACGAAGATCGTGGTGCCAACACAGCGAGACAAGGACGAGCTGTTGAGGGCGATAGAGTACATTCACTATCTGCGTGAGCTAGACACCGACTACATCGCGGTGAATACGCTGGCCCACATGTACCTACGCCCTGAACTTATCGAAGTAGCACCATGATCATCCTCAACGAAATCAACCGTCTGTACCTGCTGGACAGCCTTACCTCGCCGTTGCCTGAAGGCAGCCGCTTTCACTGGACGTTCAGTGCCCAGCAGCTCGACTTCATGCTCTCGGAGATGCAGTACCTTGAGGAGTACGAGGGCAGCTGTGTGAGCCTGATTACTGAGGACTCCACCATCACCGTGCCGACCAGCTGGAACGTGATGATCGTGGACCGTGAGACGTACACCGTTGAGATGATTCCAGCCCACCTCGCGGCCGTGTTCAACCACGACGTCATGGTGTTCTCGCCGACCGACACGAAGTTGCAGACCGTAAAGATTCGTGTCGACCAGCTGCTTGAAGACCACCGCATCGTCTACCCATCGTTCGACAAGTCGTCCGCGATGGTCTACGGCATCGCCCCGAAGCTGCAGCTTGGCCGTGACCCAATGGCACGTGGCATCATCGTTGGCCCGTCCGACCTCTTCCGCTACATCAACCGCAAGACGGTTGGCGACATTCTCTCCTAAGGAAAACCATGTCTGGACTTGTTGAACAACTTGAACTGAAGACCGACAACTCGGAGTCGTTGGAACATGCCATTGCCATCTGCATGAAGTGGAACTCAAGGGTGTCCTCCTTCTACGTTACCGAAGAGAATGGCTTGCCATGGATGCACCTCTGCTGGGGTGACGGCAAGGACCAAAAGCTAGGCGTGAACTTCTTTCCAGCACCGCTGGAGAACCCGAAAATGGTTACCGACCAGGTGTGGAGTTGGCTCCAAGCTCAGTTTAAGGACCAGAAGAGCGGCTGTAAGCGGTGGCCTGGATTTGACACCCTTGGTGATGGAACCGATTCGCCGGGCTTTTATTTCAAGAGCTGCCATGACTTTTCTGGTGCGAAGGGGGTCTACCCCTTCATCAAGGTTTCACCGTACTACATCTACTATTCCAAGTAGGCCGGGCTAAATAGGCGATCATTAAGCGGGCTAGACCCGCTTTGAGGTCTCCTATGTCAATGAATTTCCCTGATGCCGTGGCGTTCGCCATGAAGTACGAGGTTGGACCCTTCTTCAACCAAGCCGATCCAGAAACTATCGCAGGTCTGATCGCAACCCAAGCACAACGCCACAAGGTCGGCTACACCAACGACCCGCATGATAAAGGTAGTGAGACCAAGTTTGGTGTCGCCATCACCGCCAACCCTGGTGTCAACATCACCACCCTCACGTGGCCACAAGCGGTGGAGATCTACCGCGCAAAATATTGGATGGCCGGCGGCTGCCACCTCCTCAACGAACGTGTAGCGGTGATCCACTTCGACGGTTGCGTCAACCATGGCGTAGGTCGCGCCTCGAAGTTTCTGCAGCAGATCGCTGGAGTCAACCAAGACGGCAACGTCGGTCAAGTGACCGCCAACGCCCTCGCGGCGATGGACCCACTTAGCGTGTGCTCGCGAATTGCCGCTCGCCGCGAGCAGTTCTACCACGACATCGTCATCAACGATCCAACCCAGTCTAGGTTCCTCAATGGGTGGCTCGCACGAATCGAGGACGTGTTGGCAACCGTGTCTAAACCAACGTTCTGACGTTACCTTGGTTGACCGGATATTACAGGAGCGTACAATGAACTCTGATGAAGCCCCTCCACGGCTGTTCACTAAGGTGACGGCCGCTCAGGTAAACTATGACTCTGATTTTGTTGAGTACTGCGTTGGACAAGAACAAGCACGACTGAAGGCCGCTGGACAGACGATGTCACAAGCGGCCGTTCTCGCCTTTAGGCGTGAAGTGCTGCGGACGATGATCACTGGACGCCCAGACCTTGCGATGAACTTGAGGACCAACAATCAACTACTCTTTGAAAATCAATAAGGAAAATAAATGAATCTGTTCAAGCGAAGTGGCACTAAGGTGCCATTCGATCTCTCTAAATGGCAAGCGCACATCGCCAAGATGTGCGAGGGGGTTCCAGGCGTCTCGCCGTCAATGATCGAGATCGCCGCACAACCGCACTTTCAAGACGGCATGACGACACGTGAGCTGGACGACATCGCCCTCAAGTCAATCGTCAGCCTCATCGACGAGGAGCTGAACCCAGACACTGGCGACGTGAACTACCAGATGGTCGCGGGCAAACACCGCAACACCATGCTTCGCAAGGACGTGTTCGGTTCATGGGTGGTGCCGCACCTGTACGACATCGTCAAGCAGAACGTCGCCGACAAGCTCTACACGCCAGACCTGCTGACGTGGTACACGGAAGACGAGTGGAACTTCTTCAACAAGCACGTCGACCATGAGAAGGACGAGAACCTACCATACGCCGCGGTTGAGCAGCTGATCGAGAAGTACCTAGTCCGCAACCGCGCCACGGGCCGTGTCGTTGAAACGCCGCAAGTCCGCTACATGGTCGCCGCGGCCACGATGTTCCACGCTGAGAAGAAGGACCGCCTTAAATGGGTGCGTGACTTCTACACCGCCGCGTCGGACGGCCAGTTCACGCTCGCCACGCCAGTCCTTGCCGGCCTCGGCACCAAAACCAAGCAGTTCTCCTCGTGCGTGCTGCTTCGTACGGACGACGACCTTGACTCGATCTTCGACACGGGCAAGGTGATGGCCAACTACGCGGCCAAGCGCGCCGGCATCGGTCTTGAGTTCGGTCGCATGCGACCGCTCGGCGCCCCGATCCGTGACGGTGAGGTGATGCACACGGGTATCCTACCCTTCTTGAAGAAGTGGTTCGGCGACCTGCGGTCCTGCTCACAAGGCGGCATCCGCAACGCGTCGGCCACGATGAACTTTCCAATCTGGCACTACCAGTTCGACGACTACATCACGATGAAGAACAACAAGGGCACCGACGAGACTCGTGTCCGTCAGCTCGACTACTGTGTCGTGCTGAGCTCGTTCTTCTGGAAGCGGTTCCTCGCCAAGGGTGACATCACCTTCTTCGATCCGAACCAAGTGCCTGACCTCTACGAGGCCTTCTACCGCGACATCGAGCTGTTCGAGAAGCTGTACGTCAAGTACGAGAAGCGCACTGACCTGCGCACCAAGGTGCAGCCCGCCGAGCTGGTGATGAAGGGCTGGATCATCAACGAGCGCTCCGACACCGGTCGCATCTACTTCCTGAACATCGACAACGTCCAGCGCCAAGGCTCACTTGATCCGCGCCAGTACCCCGTCTACCAGACGAACCTCTGCACGGAGATCATGCTCCACACCGAGGCGATCGGCAAGACGGTCAAGACACGGATTGTCAAGGCGATCAACGAGGCGTTGGACTTCACGTGTGACCTGCCACGTTCGATGTCCAACCCAAAGATCGTCGAGAGGACCGCCGAGACCATTACGTTCGAGCTGGATGAGGACGTCGGTCGCATCGCGCTGTGCACCCTCGGTTCCATGAACTGGGGCGCCGTCCGTCACCCAGAGGACCTGCGCCGTCCACTGCGCCTGCTCCACCGCGGCCTCCACAACCTGCTGCAGTACCAGGACTTCCTGTCGTCGCACTCGTACATGCACAACCTTGAATTCGAACCGCTCGGCATTGGCATCACAAACCTCGCGTACTGGCACGCCAAGCGCAAGCTGAAATACGGCACCGAGGAGTCGCTGGCCGAGGTCAAGCGCTGGAACGAACACCAGAACTTCTACCTCACCGAGATGTCGGTCGACCTTGCCGAGGAGAAGGGTCCATGCTTGAAGAGTGCCGACACCTGCTACGGTAAGGGCATCTTCCCATGGGAGCGTCGTGCACCAGGCGTCAACGAGTTGACCGACTTCACGCCGGATCCAGACCTGCCGTGGGAGCCGCTTCGTATCCGCATGGTCAAGTTCGGCGTTAAGAACGCCCACACCGGTGCGATCGCCCCCGTCGAGTCCTCGTCGGTCGTGCTGAACTCAACGAACGGCGGTAACCTCGTCAAGCAGCTGATCGTCACCAAGCGCTCCAAGGCCGGTGACTTTGTGCAGGTGGTGCCTGAGTACCGCAAGCTGAAGAACTACTACGAGTTGCAGTGGGAGCAGCCTGACTGCCTGCCGTATTTGAAGACGATGGCCGTGCTGCAGGTCCACACCGACCAAGGCATCTCGATCGACACGTACTACACACCACGGAACTTCCGCTCCGAGGATCCGGAGAAGGACGGCAAGATCGACGTGAACGTGGTCATTCGCAACCACCTCTTGGCGCACAAGTGGGGCATCAAGTCCTTCTACTACCACCTGGTCGAGAAGCAAGCCTCGGTGGACGCGATGCGTGAGGAACCGGCCTCGATCGACGAGGTCAACGCCATGCTGCAAGAGCTGGCACAGGCCGAGGAAGAGTACTGCGAGAGCTGCGTGCTGTAGTTCGATGGGGGCTTGGTCCCCCATCTCGAGTTGTAAACCTCGCCATCCAATTAGAATGACACCATGACCGACTACACCAAGCAGACCAACTACTCAAAGCGTCGAATGTTCCTCGACGTGGAAGGGGCCGTAACCATCCAACGGTACGACCAGTTCGCCTTTCCAAAGCAGGACAAGTTCACCAAGACCCAGCGCGGCCAGTTCTGGATTCCTGATGAGGTCACCCTTACGAAGGACCGCATCGACTTCACCAACGCAAACGAGGCCACCCGCTTTGTTTTCACGCAGAATCTCCTCCGCCAGACGGCCCTGGACTCGATCCAAGGCCGCGCACCTGTTCAGATCTTCACACCCGTATGCTCCGTTCCGGAGACTGAAGCGTGGGTCCAATGGTGGTCGGCCTTCGAACAAATTCACTCTGAGTCGTACTCACACATCATCCGCAACATCTACCAGATGCCATCGGACCAGTTCAACGCTATCCATGATACAGCCCCTATCGTAGGCATGCTGTCGGGCATTGACAAGTACTACCAAGACCTGCACGTCATCAACTCGGCGATCGTCACGAAGCTGAACCTTCAAGCCGAACTGTCCAAGGCGCCAGTGCTCGAGGCGGTGCTCGCCCCCGCGATCAAGTGGCTGGAGGTCTTCACCTCTGAAGAACGCCACATCAAGGCGATCTACCTTGCCCTTGTCGCGTCGTACGGCCTTGAAGCCATCCGCTTCATGGTCTCCTTCTGCACGTCGCTCGGCATGGTGGAGAACAAGATCTTCATCGGCAACGGCAACGTGATCCAGTTGATCTTGTCGGACGAGTTGCTCCACACCGACGCGACCGCGTGGATGATCAACACCAACGTCAAGACGGATCCGCGCTTTGCACAGGTTGCGGCCGAGTGCCGCAAGGAAGTGTACGACATGCTGATCGCCGTCCGTGACGAAGAAGCGGCTTGGGCCAAGTACCAGTTCTCCAAGGGCACGATCCTCGGCATGAACGAGAAGATCATGGTGTCGAAGGTGGACCACACGGCTGAGCACCGCTTCCGCGACATCGGCATCAAGTTCGACTCAGGCATCAAGTCAGATCCGTTGCCTTGGATGGGCAAGTACACCAACACCAACAAGTCGCAGACCGCTCTGCAGGAAAATGAGTCCGTCAGCTACATGCTGTCGGCCATGACCTCCGAGGTCCGGTACGACGAACTTCCATCTCTGTAAACCATGGCCACCATCATCACGTCGTCTGGCACGACAGTTCGCACCGTCCACACGTCACCGTTCAACGGGGCCGCAATCAAGACGCTGTTCCCAAAGCACCGTCAGAAGTTCAGGGTTAGCTTCTACTTGAACGACCCAACGCTGTTTTCACCATCCGAGAACGCGACGATCATCGAGCACATCAAGGTGTTGGAGCAGGCCGTCGTGCGACTTGAGCTGCCAGTGATGTCGTTTGTGCCGACTACCGTAGCGATGTCCGTTGGCGCTACCGTCAACTGGGCGTCGAGGATTACGGCTGAACCACACTCGCCGATCGGGGTGATCTTCATGGACGACCTCCGATCAGAGGTGATTCGCTCCTTGAACGTGTTCGCCGTTTCCCAAATGCGCTCGCCCTTTAGCATCATGGTTGAGCTGCTTGACGTCAACGATTCCGTCGTTGAAACACTGATCGCCTCGGTGATGTTCAACGCCTTCTCACGTAGTGAGTTGGACTACGCGCCGCTTACCAAGCAGGTCACTGGCACGATCACCGATATTGGCCCGTCTCAAGCGCCGCAAAACGGCCGCACAGTCAACTTGAACATGCCCAACACCCAAGAGTTCGATCACAACGTGATCGTCGGCCAATTTGAAATCGATGGACTCGTGTCCATGATCTACCCATAAGGAAAACTATGTACACCGTCTACTCCAAACCTGACTGTCCGCAGTGCGACGCCGCGAAGGCGCTGCTGACCTTCAACGGCCACCCGTACCGTGAGGTCATTCTCGACGTCGGTCAAGCCAAGCTTGATGAATCCACGTACATCTCACGTGAGGACCTGCTCCAGCAGATTCCAACGGCCCGCACGATGCCACAAATCTACGAGGGCATCAAGCTCGTCGGTGGGTTGATCGACCTGAAGCGTCACCTGATCACATGAAGATCATGGACATGAAACCTGAGCTCGGCACCTACGTTTGGCTGACCCCGACTTCTGGCACGGTTGAGGGCCTGCGCGCCTGGGCCGGAGTTCAAGGCTTTGAGTCGCTGATCGACTTTACCAAGCTCCACGTGACCGTGCTCTACTCAAGGTCGTACCTTCCGGTGATCCCTGATAAGACCTGGTTCTACCCAGCGACGGCGTCGGGCTTCAAGCAGCTAGACAAGAGCATGTTCGTCATGACCCTTGACTCGCCTGGTATCGTGCAGCGTCATGAGAAGCTGATGTCAATTGGCGCCACACACGACTGGGCGACCTTCATCCCACACATGTCCCTGTGGAAGGGGCCACCTCCGCCGCAACTCGAGCCGCCAGGGTTCACGATGATCTTCACGAACGAGCAGTGCGAACCGCTCAAGCCATAAAGGACCTTCGGGTCCTTTTCTTTTGCTCAGACCCTTCACGCGAGTTCGCTCGTAGAGGCATTAGCTGGCAGATAGTGCGGGTTCACGTGACGGCGACACGGTTGAGGCTGAGGGCCTCCCGATCGGTGAAGGTGGTTGGCTCTGCATCGGAACCAAACAAGTGCAACCGGTGACCCCGGGTGACGCCAGGTCTAAATACTGAAACAAGTAGAGAGCTACCATGACGCCAGTAACCGCCGCCGCAATGACGATCACCGCCTTCGGCTTCACCATCAACCTGATCTCCCTGATGATCATCCTCCTGATCATTGGCCTGGTGGTGCTCTTCATTCGCATTCAGCTCAGCAACCGTCTCGACTTCGCCGACATGCTCACGAAGGACGGTCACACCGTGTCCTTGACGAAGGTCCTACAGCTGCTTGGCGGGACGACCTCCACGTGGGTCGTGATCAAGCTCGCCTCTTCAGGTGCGCTCGGCGTCGAGATCTTCGCCACGTACCTGGCCTACGTCGCCTCCATCGAGGGGTTCAGCAAGTTCATCTCCGCGAAGTACGGCTACCGTGAGACCGGTGCCAGCGGTAAAGGCGACCCGACTAAGCCAGAATAACCGGGTTGCTATAAGGTTATGATGGCGATGTACTGACCACTCAGGGATCATCATGACCTCCTTCCAAGAACCAGCCCCGTTGTCGCCGTCCTACGGCGGTGAGCGGCTGGCCTCCAAGATTCTGATGGGCTCGCGTGTACGTCGTGAAATCTTCGACCCGACGAACCTCGAGCACCTCCAGAGCTACCGCACCTACCTGACCACTGGCAACTGGGGTGACGTCCAGTTCTACTACGAAAACCCGTTCGCCACCGTGCCGGCCACCGTCAACTACAAGTTCGCGATCGCCGCCCTGAACTCGACGTTGGGCGACGGCAACGTCAACTGATCCCACCCAACCCAAACAAAGGGGACGCCATTGGCGTCCCCTTTTCGTATGATGGTGATATGGAACAACTCACCACCAACCCAAACAGGATCGACCTTGACGAGGCCTACATGCAGATGGCCGAGATCTGGGCGAAACGCTCCAAGGCGAACCGCAAGCAGGTCGGTGCCCTGATCGTCAAGGACAAGCAGATCATCTCGGACGGCTACAACGGCATGCCAAGTGGCGCCAGTGACGACGTCTGTGAAGTCATGGTCTACCCTGACTCATACGATGGGCGTGACGGTATCGGTGGATCACCGGACAAGCTCATGAAGACGAAGAACGAGGTCCTCCATGCCGAGTCCAACGCCCTCATGAAGGTGGCCGAGAATGGTGGTGTTGGCGTCCAAGGCGCGACCCTCTACGTGACCATGTCGCCGTGCCGTGACTGCGCCAAGCTGATCAAGCAGGCCAAGATCGCCCGTGTGGTTTACCGTGAAGAATACCGTGACACCGGTGGCGTCGACTTCCTCCGTGAATACGGTGTGCAGGTGATCAAGCTATGAGCCTTGACACCCTTACGACTGAGCTAAACGGCCGCACCCTTCGATACGACGGCGTCAGCATCGTCAGCCCTGAAGCCGTGCCCGACCTGTTCATGAAGGGCGTCAACCCTTGCCTGCTCCGCGTGAACGTGCTGGACCCTGACATCGAGACGTTCAACCGCCTAGTGCCACTGGATCCAGTCAACGTGGTTGGACCTGAACCGATCACGTTCAACCGTGGCTGGCTTCTACCTAGGCTGACGGCGAAGCTGGACGTCCAAGCACACGTCATGACGCTGCTCCAGGCAAAGCTGTTGACTGGGTGTTACCTCAAGCACGAGCAGGTCGATGCGGCCATGAAGCGTACCGAGGCGGAGCTGGCCCTGTTCACCAAGCATGGGATGGACGACCTGCTCCGCTGCCTCATCTGGGTGATTGAAAAGTTCAAGGAGCACAAGGTCGTGTACGGCGTCGGTCGTGGCTCGAGCTGTGCGTCGTACGTGCTCTTCCTGATTGGTCTCCACCTGGTGGATCCAATCAAGCATGAAATCCCAATTGAGGAGTTCTTCAAGCCGGCTGAGCAGCCGTGAAAGCTAAATAGGGAAGCCCAAAACCCTATTTAACAGGAGATGCCCTTATGGCAGTTATTCGCAGCGCTCGCGGTGAGCTCATCGACACCCGTCTGATGGCCATCAAGGCCCAGCTGGCGAAGGCCCCGCTTCCAAAGGCCGTTCAGGCCCGCCAAGTTGAGATCACGGAACTTGAAGGTGGCAAGGTCGAAGAGCAAGTTGTTACCGCCGAAATGATGGAGATGATGGCCGCGGCCGAAGTCTCCGATGTTAAACCCAAGAAAGCAAAGTAATGAGCTTCGAAAAGCTACGTCCAATTCTGAACACCGTGCTCTTCACCTTCCTCGATAAGACCGAGGGTGCAAAGGGCGCTTTCTCTGAACGCACACGTGGCGGCATTATCCTGCCAACCGTCAAGTCCACTCAGCGCGACGACCGCTGGGGTCGAGTCGAGGCGGTCGGTCCGGACGTCTACGGCCTTGAAGTAGGGGAGTTCATCCTCATCGAGGCCCTGCAGTGGAACCGTTCCGAGGTCTTTGAGGGCGACAAGCTCTGGAAGACCGATGACACCAAGATCCTCTTGGTTACGACCGACGAGAACCTCACCGTCAACTACGGATAAATCATGATGAGTGCTTGTGCATGTATGGGACCAGCGGGCGACTGCCCATGTCTTCGCCGTCAACGTGGCCAGAAGGTGGAGATTACGGAGACGTTCATCTCCCCAAGCCTCTTCGCCCTCTTGACTGACGAGGACAAGAACACCGTCAATGAGATCAAGCGGAAAGCACTTGGTCTGTGGATGGCTGAGAAACATGCCAAGAAGGTAGTCAATGATTAACACGGTGCTACTGTCTAAAGTCGAGGTGAAGAAGCTGTTGGCTATTCTACTTGATGAAAGCCTGACTGACGTTGCTGCTTGGAACCAAACGTACGCGATCTTTCATAGTCGAGATGTTGAGCGTGCGTACATGCATGAGAATCACCTCGTCACGCAGGAGTATCAGGAAAATGTCAATGCGGACGATGTTCGCTGGTCGCTGTTTGACTCTGAACTTGGTGGGCAGGTGGACTTTCCTAATCGCACCGAGATGATCGGTGAATTGGCAATATACGAATACCTACTTCGGAAGGCGAAACCATGATCATCAGCAGCGAAGGCCTCACCTTCTCCTATGAGCGTGACGGCAGGTACTGGGTGCTGCACATTGACAAGAGCCCAACCCCATTGAGGTGGGACCCTAGCGCGACGTTCACGCCCAAATCGCTCGATCTTCCAGTGCTACGTGCTGAGTATCGGCGCGCCATCGGCGCCATCATTGACGACATGTTTTCGTACCTGTCGTTCAATGATCGCCACGAAATTTTCAACCTAACCATCAAGCACATCCCTTGTCCTTTCTAACTTTGTGAGTTTACATGCATGACCTTTATCATCCTTACCTTCCTAGCGGCCTTTCTCATTGAAGGACTAGGAACCGCCACCTCGGTCATTGGTCTCAGTGCGCTCTTCGGCGCCAACCCAATCATCATCGCGCTGGCCATCGCCCTCGACTTGGGCAAGATCGTCGTGGTCTCCCTGTTGTACAAGTACTGGAGCACCCTGGGCAAGGTGATGAAGTCGTACGCGTTCATCGCGGCCGCGATCACCATGGTCATCACGTCCGCTGGGGCCGCGGGCTACCTGACTGGCGAGTTCCAGAAGGCCATCATGGGCTCACAGGAAAGTGGGCTGCGTGTTGAGGCGCTGAAGGGCGAGCAGGCCAAGCTGGAAGAGCGCAAGAAGCAGATCGACAACCAGATCGAGCACCTGCCCGAGAAGTACACGGCGACCGCTCGGATCCGCATGATCAACCAGTTCAAGGACGAGCAGAAGACGGTGACGGCGCGGCTTGGTGAGATCACCACGCAGCTGCCCGACCTACAGGTTCACCAGCTGGGTGTGGAGGCGAAGGCTGGACCGATCCTGACCATCGCCAAGTCGTTCAACATCCCAGTCGAGCAGGCGATCAAGTACGTCATCCTCATGATCATCGTGGTGTTCGACCCGTTGGCGATCTTCTTGATCATCGCCGGCAACTTCTTGGTGGAACAGCGGAAGAAAGGTCAACAGGCGGAATACATCGAGCGTATCAAGGATGAGGTGCGCACGAAACGTATACCTGTCATGACGCCACCGCCACCGCCACCGCCTGAGAAAGAGACACCCGAGCCAACCGATGAGACCACAGCGGTGATGGAGGAAGCGCCCGTCATGCCGATCTACGAGGTCTTGGAGCCGACTCCACAGCCACTTGAGGAGCCACCAGAACCGCCTGAGGTGAAACCAGCCGACCCCAATGAGATCACCCTCAACGACCTCGGTCCAAGGGCCGAGATCACGCTTGACACCGTGAAGGGTAAGCTGCACCGCTCCTCAATGCACGACGCTGACGAGGGCGACGTGGAGATGGACGTTGGGGTTGGGCTGCACGGCAAACCTTCGCGTGCTCGTACCGTGTACCAAGGCCAGAGACGATGACAGGTTCGATGTTCGCTACAATGAAAGTATCGACATCGAAAAGGAGCCTTCATGGCCGTCAACACGCTTTGGGTAGATCGCTACAAACCAAAGACCCTCGCTGACCTCGTTCTCCAAAACGAAAGCGTCCGCAAGATCTTCGCCAAGTACATCGAGGAGAAGAGCATTCCCAACCTGCTCTTGGTTGGGCCAGCTGGTACGGGCAAGAGCTCAATGTCCAACGTCCTCAAGCGTGAGCTTGAGATCGACCGCCTTGACACGTTGCGCATCAACTGCTCGGATGAAGGCATCGAGGCGATTCGCGACAAGGTCAAGTCCTTCGCCACGACCCTGCCGTACGGTGACTTCAAGCTTGTCCAGCTTGAGGAGATTGACGGCCTCGGCCACCAAGCCCAGAAGATGCTGCGCAGCTTCATGGAGGACGTGACCCACACGTGTCGGTTCATCGCCACGGCGAACAACAAGAACCTGCTCCTCCCAGCCATCCAGTCGCGGTTCCAGACCTTCGAGTTCCAAGCTCCGGGCCGTGACTTCGTCATGCTCCGTGGTGCGGAGATCATGGAGAAGGAGGAGATCGCCTTCGACCTTGACACCATCGAGCGGTTGGCCGCCATCACCTACCCCGACGTTCGCCAGTTCATCCAGCAGCTGGAGAAGAACTCGACGTCAGGCGCGTTGAAGATCGTCGCGGCTGAAGCCTCAGCCCAAGACTGGAAGCTCAGCCTGCTTGACCTGATGGGAACCAGCAACTGGGCCGCCGCACGAAAGCTCGTGTGTGAGAACTCCAGCAAGGAGGAGCTCGTCGACGTCTACCGCTTCCTCTACCAGAACATCCACCGCACTGACGTGTCTCAGGCGAAGCGTGACTTGGCGGTCGTCGTCATTGCCAAGTATCAGTACCAACATCCATTCTGTGCCGACGGGGAACTCAACCTCGCGGCCTGCTTCATTGAACTGGGGATTTTGTAATGGCCGATACCGCAGACCGTCGCTCAGAGGGCGACCTTTCAATGACTGACAGTGCAATACAGAATCGGCTCACCTACCGACACTGTCAAGCTCATGGCATCTGCGTGAGCTGCAAAACCAAGGAGGTGCGAGGCCGTTCGTACTGCTACGACTGCTCAATCACGCAGAAGCTCCACACCTACCGGACGGGGTTGAGGCACTTCATGACCGACGCCGGGCTAGACAACACAACGAACGTCCTCAACGTGGTTGAGGGCATGATTGATCGGCACCAGCTGTCGCTGGATGAAATGGTGCTGCTCAATTCACTCCTGGTGCTCATCAGCAAAGCACACACTACAAGGAAAACAACATGATCATCACCCTCTGCGGCTCCGCCCGCTTCGAACGTCTCTTCAAGGCCTGGAACGAGGCCCTCACCCTCGGTGGCCACACCGTCTTCGACCTATCAGTCTATCCGAGCGAGAAGGCGGGCGTCAAGCAGTGGTACAACGACGTCGAGAAGATCCAGCTCGATGCGGCCCACCTCGCCAAGATCGCCGCCTCAGACGCGATCGTCGTCATCAACCGCTACGGCTACATCGGTGAGTCCACCCTGCGTGAGGTGATGTTCGCCAAAGCCGCCGGCAAAAAGCTCTACTTCCAAGAAGGCTGGATGCAAGGCTATGGCTTCGACCCAGATGCCGAACGACGTGTTCAAGATGGCGACATCGTCGACGAGTTCGAGGCCTCAGCCATCAAGGACGGCATCGCCCTCCCCGTTAAGTCGCCCATCAACACGGGTTGGTACTCCACCGACGTCACAGGCGACACGTTGCTTGAAAGTTGTGACCAAGATGGCATCTACTGGAAGCGCGTCTCCGACGCCATAAACGCGGAGTAACCATGGCCGCACGCGACGCACTGGACCTCTTTGGCTTTCTTGGCCAGCTCAACTCAGGCAACACCAACGCCTACGCTGAGCTGACTGACGAGGCGAAGAAGGTCGCCCACCCGTTGGTGATCATGCGGTGGTTGGCAGGCACCACCGATCCACAGCAGATTCTCCGCCTCAACATGTTCGTCAACCCATACGTCTTCAGCTTGGGCGACGAGAAGGAGCTGCTGTTCCAGCTCTCCGCGGCGGCCTGTACTGGCTACCAACGTAGCACCTGGTTGAAGGGGCCTGGACAGGACAAGCGATCCAAGCTGCTCCTTGAGACCGTTGCTCAAGCCTACGAGTGCACGAACCGGGATGCGGGTCACCTACTCGAGTTGATGAGTGAGGCCGATGTGCTACTATGTGCAGAGCAGCTCGGCCTCGAGAAGGAACAGGTGACGAAGCTGAAGGCTGACTTCAACAAAGGTAAAGATGAAGCGCGAGGAACTAAGACAAGCGGCAAGCCATCGGCGCGTAAGCGCTGAATCGGCTGAGCAGTCTCGTTGGGACTGCGAATACTGCAACCACAGCTGGGCCACTGAGAACGGCTTCATGGGGCACACCTGTAAGGGTCGAGCGAAGCTTGACCAGTTGCAGTCGATCACTGGACAGGTGGCGTACTCCTACTACGGTGACTGGATGCGGGCACGTCGAAGGTCGGTGCCTAGCGCGGAGAAGTTCCTGACCTCTCGGTACTACAACACGTTCATCCGCTTCGCCGACTTCGCCGACAAGACGGCGATTCCCAACACTGAGCAGTTCATCAAGCAGATGGTCGAGCTCAACTACGACCCGGTGCTGTGGACGAACCGTGGAGTCTACGCGGCGTACCTTGAATGGTTTGACCGGGCCTACCCACCCGAGTCGCAGTTCATGGAGTCACTTGACCAGCTTACTCGGCTGGCGGCCGATGGTGAAGTGCAGCTCACCAACATCTACGAGTACCTCGGTGCTGAGTCGTTGGTGAAGCTTGTCCGTCGTCGCAAGGTCTCGCCGTGGTTCCTCGTGACGTCGAAGAAGTTCATCTCATGGGCGACGGCCTTGCCAACCCTTGAGAAACAGCTCGTGACGGACTGCGTGAACGTGGGTGCGTACGGCCTGAAGCTTCAAGCTCGGCCTGATCTTGTCCACATGTTCCGTGCCGCGTCGGCGGAGGTTGGCCTATGATTGGTGACATTGACATCGACACGGCGACCTCCTTCGATCCGACGAAGGTCTTCCCATGGATTCGCGCCAGCATGGTGAAGGACGGCCAGTTGTTGAAGCACCCGTGTGGCGTCTACCCACAGCGCATTGCTCGAGACCCGATCACTGGCCTGGCCGCCGTGCCGTACGACGTGGCTGAGGACCTCGGCTTCATCAAGCTCGACTTCCTTCACCTGACCGTCTACGACAACCTCAACTCGCGTGAGGAGCTCGAGACGCTGGTCAACAAGGAACCGGAGTGGACGCTGCTACAGCTCCCCTCCACCCACAAGAAACTCTTTCAACTGGCAAAGCACGGTGAGCTCCTGATGAAGCTCAAGCCGACGTCGTTGGAGGAGCTGGCCGACGTGCTGGCGCTCATCCGCCCCGGTAAGTCGACCCTCGTTCCGCTCTACACCAAGAGCAAGACGACGGCTCGCCAGCTCCTCTGGGCGCAGGACTCGGAGAACGGCTACACCTTCAAGAAGGCCCACGCGTACGGCTACGCCCTGGTCATCGTGCTCCAACTTCACCTCATTGACATGGGACGGATATGAAACGTAAAGGCGTCAAAAATTCGCTGCAGTATCACGGCTGGACCGCCGATCAGTTCAAGGCGCTGACCACTGAACACCTGATCACCATCTTGGCGGCGTCACGGATGATCATCACGTGCGGGTGTCACTACCACTGTGGTGACGACTACCTGGATCCAAGCGACCGTGCCTTCAACAATGGACAGCGCGCGTTACGTGAAACCGTTAAGATAGCCTTGGTAGGTCGTGAACACCGCCCTCGTTCTTGCGCGCCGGCGTGCCGGGAGAAGAAGCAACTGCGGTACTGACCCGGCACCGTTACACCTTCGTCGTTATCCGGTCTCGTAACGGTGTATAATCGGACGTACACACTTACACGAGGGACGTATGGGTGCCAACAGCAAAAGCAAGGACCGTAAGCTCGATCCAGAGCTCGCGGTCAAGACCGTCGCGGAGGCCGTGAAGGTTCGCGACGAAATCAGCGGCTACTACCGACGGTACCATGGGCTCGCCAAGATCGCCATGGTTTTTCTGAACGTGAAGCCGCACAACTTCAAGAAGGCCGTCGACGCCATCTACTACCTTGGTGGAGCTGGTGAGTACGCGGACCGACTCGCCGCGACGCTTGACAGCGTCGCCAAGATGTACATGATCCTTGACTTCATCGGCGAAGGCAAGGTCGTTGAGGAGTACTTGAAGGACACGTACGGCATCAAGATCTCCATCCCCGCCAAGGAGCGGATCAAGGAGGTCAAGATCGGTGACCGTGAGCGTGTGACCATCAACAACCTCATGAAGCCGAAGTCGCACGGTATCGACATGGATGAGATGAAGACGAACCGCGACCTCGTCAAGTTTTGCTTCGACGGGTGCCTTGGGCTGCAGTCCACAATCTGCAGCACCGCGGACTACATCAAGGACCACCTCAAGCCGAAGATTGAGAACGCCCTCCTCATCCAACCGCCCGAGTACGCCCGCTTCTTCAACATCGCGAAGGCCAAGCTCGGCAAGAAAACTGAGGAGAGACAGGCCCGCAAGAAGAAGGGTTTCGAGACCTCGCACGAGGGTATGAACCTTGGTTTCGCCCAACTCAAGGCGACTCCCATCAAGGACTTGATCGCGGCCTCGAAGGCGAACGAGTAAAATCCGTACACCCCGTTACAGATTTGTCTACATAATCCTGGAGGAGGATGTAGAATCTCTCCATGCGTTGATCCACAACGTACAACCTGGCAACCTTGGAGAGCTATCATGAACCTTCGTACCCTGTTCGCCCTGACCCTAGCGGTCGCCCTGACCGCCTGCGGTGGAGGTGGTGGATCCGACAACGGATCAACTCCCCCGCCTCCACCGCCTCCCCCACCCGCGCCGACGGCCACGCTGACAAGCTCAGCCGCCTACGCGATCGTTGGAACACCCTTCACGCTGACGTGGAGCTCCAACCAAACCGCCTGCACCGGCACGAACTTCACGGCGAGCGCAGCCTCCGGCACGGTCACCCCGACCCTGACGGCAGGCACCGCCACCTTTACCGTCACGTGCGGCACAGCGACGGCCTCGGTGACCACGAAGGTCCTGCCCGAGTACACCGCGATTCCGGACGTCGGCTTCCAAGCCGCCCTCATCAACCTCCACGTTCCAGTGAGCGCTGGCCAGGTGAAGACCGCCGACATCGCGGGTATCACAAGCATCGTGATGTCCAGCACCCAGAGCCCCACCATGCCTGGCCAAGCGAGCATCGCGGACTACTCCGTCAGCGACCTCACCGGCCTCGCGAACTTCGTGAGCCTCACCACCCTGTACGCTGAGCACCAGAACCTTGACAACCGCGTGGACTTCTCGCAGAACCCGGCATTGGTCAACCTGCAGCTGTGGGACAACAAGATCACCCACCTGGACGTCTCCGCCCTGGTGAACTTGCAGATCCTCGGTACGGGCTGCTTGGACCTCGACGCCCTGGACGTCTCGAAGAACGTCAACATCGTCGAGCTGGACCTGCAGAACACCGCCACCTGCGTCACCCGCGCACGCACCCTCGACCTCTCAAAGAACGTCAAGCTCCAGCGACTGTACACCCAGTACACGCAACTGGCGAGCCTTGACCTCTCGCACAACCCGCTGATGACGGACGTTTGGGTCTCGAACAACCAGCTGACCTACTTGAACCTCAAGGGCGTCGGACTGCTGAAGATCCTTGACACCCGCAACAACCCTGGCTTGACACAGATTCTCGTGTCCACCCTGCCGCCTGCCAACCAGGCTGGTTACCTCCAAGATCCAGGCCAGGTCTTCGTGATCGCGCCCTGATCCTTGATGTAGGTTGCCAACTGGGGTGATAGAGGTACGATGCCTCTATCACCCCAGAGGCATTTCATGGACCACCTTAAGATCATCTCACAACTCAAGTCGCCAATCATCTGCGCACTGCCGTATGGCTCCAGGCTGTATGGAACCTCAACGCCTTCGTCTGACTACGACTACAAGGCCGTCTACATGCCCACGCTCCGTACCCTGCTCCTCAACAAGGAGCTGAAGGTGGAGCGAGCTCGCTTCCACGCCGACGGTACCCGAGCCGCGGACGGTGACTCCATGACGGCCGACGGCCTGGAGATCGAAAGCTTCTCGATCCACAAACTGTTCCATGACTACGTGCGTGGTCAAGCCTACGCAATGGAGCTCGTGTTCGCCATGCAGCAAGGCTTCACGTTGACCGACGCGACGCTGACCACCGTGTGGGGCCAGTCGACCATGGCCACGCTGTCCAAGGAGCTGGTCGCCAAGGCACCCCACAAGAACGTCTACTCCATGGTCTCCTTCGCGGTGAAGCAGACGATGGACTACGTGCAGCGTGGAGAACGGTTGAAGGCCGCCTCGAACGTGCTGCGCAAGGTCAAGAACTGGGAGTTGTTGCTCAAGACGAACGGTGCGGTGCCGCGGCTCGACACGATGGTCGCGTACGCGGACGACACTGGGTATGGAATCATCACTGAGCGCGTGATCGACAACGTAGCTCGTGCGACCGGGTTGACCATCGGCGAGTCCATGAACCAGTCGAAGAAGATGGACACGCTCAAGCTGAACGGCCGCGAGTACCTTGAGACGACCCGCTTGGACCACCTCATCGGCGCGCTGGAAAAGTTGGTGGAGAGCTACGGCACACGCACCAACGAGGCCGCCGAGAAGGACGTCGACTGGAAGTCGCTGAGCCACGCGGTGCGTGTGTACCAGCAGGTTGAGGAGTTCCTTGACACTGGCTTCATCACGTTCCCACGTGCCAACGTCCAACAGTTGATCGACATCAAGGAAGGTCGAACGTCGCTTGAGGACGTGAAGGTCCTGCTACGCGACCTTGACACGCGCATTCACCCGCGTTGTGTCACGCCAACTCAGACCGAGATCGCCGAGCTTGACAAGCAAGCCGACGCCATCCTATACAGCTGGGTTTACGAGGCCACGCTGTAGCGCGTAGATCGTCGCCTTTGGGCGAATTTCGACGAACTCAGGAATTACGGGGACACGACGACGTTTGATTCGTCCATGTCCACGTAGGTCCGTGGAGAACCCACGGCCAACGAGTCGACGAACGTGCGCCAAGGCGAAGGTCTTGTAGATCGGCTGCGTGATCTCGGACAGGCCAAGCTTGGAGAGTTCAAAGGACAACGGGTGTCGTACCCCTGACTGTTCCCAATCTCCAGCGACGTTGATGAACGCCTCGAGGTCAACGCCTTCCTGCTGCGCAAAGTCAAGGACGTACGCCGTAAGCTCGTCCTCCGTGATGTTGTCCACGATGACAAGGTACTGCTCGTGGCGGTGCTCGAGCAGGCTGAGCATCATCATGTTGGCGTTGCCAGTGACGTGTTCAACGATGAGGTTGGAGATCTTCTTCTTGGTCATGTAGTGCAGGAGTCGGTGTCCTGGTATTTATGGACCCCGGTTGCACCGTAACGATTCTTGAACCTGTTACAGAATCCTAGTGTACTTATCTCAGGATAAGCGTAGAATTCAACCATGTTCTAGGAGAACGCCATGTTTAAGAATCCACGCCTGTTGATCTTCATCGCCCTCATCATCGTCGTCTGCCGCTCCCTGTTCGGATCGTGGCGTGCGACGGAGATCGGACAAGGCGCGCACTTCGGAGTTGGAGTGATCATCTTCGGCTTGCTCTTCTTCCTGTGGGCCATCACTATGTTCGGGTCGTTCCGAAACGTTGTGATTGTCCTGACCGCCTTCACCGCGGTCGGCGCGACCCTCGTTTTCTGCGCGGCCTTTACCATGGCCTTCGCCTTTCATATCCTTGGTGGTCAGCCAATCACTGACCCGGACGGTGCCTTCATGACGATGGTCACATTCGCCAAGGAATTCTGGCACTTGGTGTTCTGACATGATAATCTACCACGCTTCACCGACACAGCTGGCCAGCTTCGGGCCAACCCCTGCCTGGTTTTCCACTAACACCCGTGACGCCGCGGGTTGGCATAAAGCCGGTGGCCAGGTGAAAAGCTACACGCACATCTGCACCTTCGCCGGCGTTATCGCGCCGATCACGACCGTGGTTGAGCTCGCCAAGCGGGTGTGGCCGAACGACGAGTTCATCTACTCGATGCTGGACCCGCACATCGGCGAGTTTGAGGTGAGCAAGATCGAGGAGTTTGTCCGAGTGCTCAAGGTTGCCGGGTTTGACGCGGCCTATGTTGAGGACTACGACCCGCACGACTTCGAGCACGGTCGAACCATCAGCATGTGCGTCCTTAACCCGTCGAGCACGGTGCAGGTTCAGATCTTCATGGAGTAACGTACCCTGGTGCGGTGATGTACAACGTGGGGCTGGTGTCTTAAAATGGCACCAGCCCCACAACCGTTTACACACCATGAACTTCGCCGACGTCCTGAAAACCTGTGAACAAGCCAGTGGTGCTGGCTCCAAGAAGGTCATCAAGGAGGCCTTGGGTCGCTTTGACGCGACTTCACGTCGCTTGATGTACTACCTGTTCAACCCGTTCTACACGTTCGGCGTCAAGAAGTACGATCAACCAATCTGTCACACGGTCAACGAAAATGACCTGGACACCGCGATCAACGAGCTCTTCCTGACGCTGGACCAACTCCGCAACCGCGAGCTGACGGGCAACGCCGCCCGCAACGCCGTGACGGACATTCTCGAGCTCTTCACCGAGGACACGGCCAAGTACATCGCCCGTGTGATCGACAAGGACCCACAAGCTGGGTTCTCCAACGAGACCTACAACAAGGTCTGGCCTGACGATCCAGTGCCAATCTTCTCCGTGATGCTGGCCGACAAGTTGGCCGTGACGGAGACCGAGGCCGACGACGGTGGTGACGACTTTGACCAGATCGTCTACCCCATCTGGTCGGACGTGAAGTACGACGGTGAACGCAACCTCTGCATCGTCAAAGAAACCGACATCACCTACCTGTCGCGCTCGGGCTTGGAAGCCGAGCACATGTACGGCCTGTTCGACGAAGAGCTCATCAAGATCCGCGCACACCTTGGCTATGACTTCGTGATGGACGGTGAACGGATGGCCGCCTCCTACATCGACACGATCAACGCCAAGAAGTCTGGCGCTGAGGGTGAGGTTGGTAAGAAGGCCATGCGCTTCCGAGTCTTCTTCATGATGTCGCTTGACAACTGGAACGCTCAGCAGTGCGCCACCACGATGCGCCAGAACCGTGCCAACCTCACCGCCATCTTCGCGGCCTGTGAGTGCGTCAAGCTGACCCAGACCGTTGGCCGTGAAGTCGTCGACCATGACGACATGATGAGCCACCTCGACGAGGTCACCAAGCCCGGTTACGACGGCCAGAAGAAAGGCCACGAGGGTTTGATCCTCAAGCAGTACGAAGCCTTGTACTCATGGGACCGCTCCATGTCATGGTGCAAGGTCAAGAAGTTCTACGAGGTGGACGTTCGCATCATGACCTACGAGATGGGTCGCAAGTCCCTGTCGCACACCATCGGTCGTGTCAACTACGTCGGCTTCCTTGAAGACGGTCGTCGTGTTGAAGGTGGCGTTGGATCTGGTCTGCGCCTGAAGTCGCGCAACGACGGCGCCCCAACCCGTGACGAGCTGCTCGCCAACTGGGAGAAGTACGAAGGTACGACCATGGTGCTGAAGTACCAGGAAGTCTCGAAGGCCAAGGACAAGCAAGTCCTCAGCCTGCGCTTCCCCACGGTCTTCCGTTTCCGCGACGACAAGATCATCAACGTTGACTGAGGAGTTTGACATGAAGTGGGAAGCTATTAGCGGTGCCATCGCCATCTGTGCCTTCATGGGCATGTTGGCCTATACCGACTCGACCAAGAACAAGGCCGACGCGGAGATCAAAATCTCCTGCAACAACCTGCGGGCCGCCGCCGTTGCAGCCAGTCAGCCTACCCCGGTCTGCAGCCTGTAACACAGAACCTGCGCAAGCTCGGCGACACCAGGGATGACCGGTGTCGCCGATTCGTTTGTGGTGGTATGATCAACACCTACGCCGAACGGTTGCAACCGACGACCGCCTGGCACCAACGACCATACAAGAAGACATGACCGAAGATGAGCTGATCACTGAGGTGAAGCGCCTGGCCTACGAGCTCCATGTGGTGACCATGGCCCGTGGCAAACTGTACCGGCGCGCCAAAGACTCGTTTGCGCCTGGTGAGGCCAAGCAGATTATCAACAAGGTCTGGACTGAGACCTTGAACAACTTCCAGAAGGAAAACAGGCCTGGCTACTTGGTGATCAACGATCCGTCCCTGACGCGGATGATGCCTGAACCGACACCTGAGCCGCCAGTCCCCGAGCCAGTGGTTGAGCCAGAACCAGCCGCGCTTGAAGCGCCAACCGAACAACCAGCTGAAGCACCAGTTGAGGAGTCCAAAGATGACGACCGAAGCAGTCCATGATTTTCTGCACTGCGGAATTGACCGCGATGTTTTGAAGGCGCGATGTGACCTAGTCGACCAGCTCATCAACTTCGTCGACCGTGCTGAGTGCCTGTGGGAACACAGCGGTCAGCGGGGCGGTGGCCAGCAGCGCGTAGCCGAACTTGGAACGTACAAGGACGTCTGTGAAGGCGCCATGTTCAAGAAGGTTCGACTGCACCAACACCAGCCGGCGCTCATCAAGCACCTGGCTAACGTGAACTCCGTGTTGCACACTCACGAGTTCCTGCGGACAACTTGGCGGCGCAACGCCTACTTCCTGTGCCACGAAGACGAGAAGATGGGCAGTCCACCGCTGAACATTCCAGTTGAAGAGCTGAAGCTGTGGGTGTATGAGTTTGGTCCCGTGCCGTCGCCGAGCTTGAATGCCAACGCGCCGACGGCCGACGTGCTGGGTGCGTTGGGGAACGCCTACCACACGTTCAACGTTTCTCGACTTCGAGTTCGTGCGCTGGACGTCATCCGCGACCTGTTGTCAAACGACGACCATTTCAAGTACATTGACGAGTCAATTCGACGCGTTGAGGGTCAAATCAGGCGAGCGCTCTACGACCAGATGACGGCTCAACTGGTGAACATCAGCATGTTCGGCATGCTGGCTGGTGGAACGCACCTGGCGAAGGCCACACAGTTCCTCTACAACTTCAACCTGCGGCCACATGGCTCCGTTGGCGTGACGCTCATTCAGTACCTGACGCACGAACATCGTTATCCAGGCTATTGGATGTCTAAGACGGAGACTGACCTCCGAGCCGACATCGACAAGCGCTACGCCGCGCGGATCAAGAACTTAAAGGTGGATAAGTTGGCCGACCTTGATGTGCAGCAGGATGGCGAACGCTCGAGCTGAGTTCTCGGACGCCAGCTCTGGCGTCCGCACCATCATGTCGCCGTACCGTAGCTGAACGATCCAGCCGAGCTGTTCCTTGAACGCGGTCTCTGGGAAAAAGATCATGGGCTGAACGCCAAGCTTGATCTCAAGCTTGGACAGCTCGTCAAGGCTGTTGATGTAGTTGACCTCGCTGTTCGCGTAGGACGACAGCTTCGAGCGGAAGAACTCGTTGATGCGGCCAACCTTGATCACCTGCTCCCATTCACCCATCAGCTCATCACTCATCTGATCGATGAGCTTTGGGATGTCTTGCGGCGGGGTGGGGGCGCCTGCCTTAGGGAACGCGAAGATCTTAGCTGTCATACCTCAATTGAAGCCGTTCCGTCGTAGCGGTGGTACTTTAGATCCACTTCAAAGTGGTAGCCACCTGGGTTGCACAGCACCTGCGTGCGGTACAGCTGTCGGTTGATCGTGTCATGGGTGTGACCGAAGATCCAGTAAGCGGGCGCGTTGTCGTCCATCATCATCAGACCGCAGTCGGAGGCGAAGCCGCCGTTCATGGAGCTGCCGTGACGCGGGTGGCACAGTGAATGGGACGGCACGTGGTGGGTCACCACGATCGTCTTGCCGTCGTGCTTCGACGCAAGGGCCAGGCCGATTCGTTCACGGTTTACCTTGTTCATCTCGAACATGTCGCCGGCCGTGAATAGTTGGGCCGAGTGAACGTCACCGATCGTGATCTCACGGAAGTCCCACATGCCGTTCTGCACTACCAGGGTCTCCAATGGGTTTGAACCGCCGTCGGCCCAGAGCACGGACATGATGAAACGCACATCGTCGATGTAGACCGTCTTCACGCCCTTGACGACGTACGTGACGTTCGTCAGGGTAGTCCAGGCCGGACCCATGATGGCCGCCTCGTACTCGTTCATGTTGTAGCCGTAGAACTCGTGGTTTCCAGCGACCATCAGGACGTGCTTGAAACGCTTCGACAGGACTTCCAAGACGACCTGCAAGTAGTTGCGCTTGGCGCAGATGTCACCAGCCAGTACCAGGACGGTTGCCTCGTCACCGAGGAGCGTCGGGATGTGGTCCTCAACTAGGTCGGCGACGGAGCGCTTTTGGCCCACCTTGAACTCAAGGTGGAGGTCGGAGACGTATCGAATCTTCATGATGCTTTCTTGAGCTCGAGCTGGAGTTCCATCCAACACTTAAGCTTCTGCTTTAGTTCTACAACGACACCCGGCTTGCTGAGCGCACCTTGGATCGCCGCGAGCTGGAGCTCGGCGATCAGGGCTTCGCGTCTCGCCACGTACTGGGCGAACAAGTAGATGTTACTCATGCGTATATTTACCCATTTTGGTGGGTTGTGAGTCCCAAATTGAGGTACATGGGTATGAACCCAACTTGCTACAATTCAAGCTGTTGTTCCACCAAGTCGTGCTCACGCACACCCACTTATGCAAAAGCGTTTTCAAGATCACACCTCCAGCGTGGCGTTGTACGCCGTCCTTAACGAGGACGGGACGTACTTCGCGGGGTTTGACCCACTTAAAGGTGAGGCTGTCAAGGTCGTAGACCCACTGAGAGCCAAGCTGTTCACCAACAAGTTCAAAGCGTCTCTTCGTCCAGGGGAGCAGCTGGTGGAGCTGCTCGTCACGCTGTCCTTAGACAACACCCACGTCTCCAAACCCTTCCGCCCAAAGCGTCGGACCGATCCAACTACAACGGAGTAATCCATGTCAAGATACCGTAACGACAACAGTGCCGGCGTTGCTATCCTCGCGGTGCTGTTTATCATCCTCGCCTTCTGTGGCGTCGTCGGTGCCATTGGCACCGCGATCTACTTCCAGTTCTCAACGATCATGCATGGGGTGCTGGCCCTAACCAACTGGGTGCCAACGATGGGGGTCAAGACCGGAATCTTCGTCGGCACCTGCCTCATCATGTTGTACTTCCGAGCGTTGTACACGTTCGGTGGCATGGCGCTGGGTTGGTTCGTGTTGGGCATGTCCTGGTGGCAACCGCCGTTGATCTTCTTCCCGTTCATCGCCTTCGCCCTCTTCGGTACGTCGCTTCTCGCGGCCGTCACGCTGCTGGGTTCGGTGGTCGTTGACTTTTTCGATCGGAGATAATTCATGTCACGTAAGCTAGTTTCAGTCCGCACCATCGACGCGCTGCGCCCGATTCCCGGTGCGGACGCCATCGAGGTCGCAACCATCGGCGGCTGGGAGCTCGTGGTGAAGCGTGGCGAGTTCGAAGTGGGGGTCCCATGCCTGTACTTCGAGATCGACTCATTCCTACCCAAGCACGTTCCGGCCTTCAGCTTCCTAATGACTCGTGGACTGCGCACCTTTGAGGGCGTCGAAGGCCACAAGCTGAAGACGATCCGCCTGCGTGGTCAGCGTTCGCAAGGCCTGGCCCTGCCGCTTACCATGTTCGCCTTCATGGAGCCGCTGCTCCGCGGTGTCCAAACAACGGACGAGGAGCTGGCCAACTACTGGCTGCCCGCCGAGAAGATTCCAATGTGGCGGGAGTACTTCTTCGGCATGCACGAGTACGAGGCCGCCCTGGCTCCACAGGACTTTGACTGGGCGCCGATGTTCGACGTGGTGAAGTGGGAAGTTGAACTGCCCGCCAGCTTGAAGGGTCAGGCCAAGGGCACGTTCCCGTCGTTCATCCGCAAGACGGACCAAGAGCGCTGCCAGAACATGAAGCAGGAGATCTTCGGTTCCCCTGACGAGACGTACGTGTTTGACGTCTCCACGCTGCCACAGGAGGCGATCGACGCGATGCTCCAGAAGGGTCACCTCCAAGTGATCAACGGCATCTACCACCGCATCGTGTCGGGGTTGGCTGGCCAAGATCCTGACACCGTGTACGAAGTCACGTTGAAGGTGGACGGTTCGTCGTTCACCGCCTACGTCAAGGCCGACGACGATGGCAACGTGGTCACGGGTGTCTGCAGTCGGAACCTTGAGCTGAAGGTGAACGACGAGAACAAGGACAACGCGTTCGTCAAGATGTTCGTGGAGAGCGGTCTCCAGGCCGCGATGATCGAGATGTACAACAACCCAAACAACCACATTCCGGACGGTCGCCCATTCGCGTTTGCGGTGCAGGGTGAGTTGATGGGGCCTGGCATTCAGAGCAACCGTGAAGGCTTCACGGAGAACAAGCTGTTCGTGTTCGACATCTTCGACATCAACCAAGGGTTCTACATGCCGCCGATGTTCCGACACGACGTCGTAGAGGAGCTGCAGAAGTTGGGCGCCAAGCTTGAACACGTGCCGATTCTCGACGCTTGCGCAAAGCTGTCCGACCTCGGGCTGCACGACATCGCGTCGATCTTGGCCTTCGCCAATGGCCCCAGCATCAACAACCCGGTTCGGGAAGGCGTCGTCTTCAAGCGCATGGACGGTCAGTTCAGCTTCAAGGCGATCAGCAACCTGTACCTGGAAATGGAGAAGGACTGATGGAACCGAACAAGATGCTCGTTGAGCTCTTCGGCGGCATTATGGTCAGGCTCGCGATCGTCGCGGCGATCGGTGCCGTGTCCACGTTTGCCTGGATTATCTACGGCCTAGTGCACCTCATCAGGTACATCGTGACCTGAACCTAAAACCATTGGTGTACACAGCGGGTGAGGTCGTTAAAATGACCTCACCCGCACATGTATGCGGATGGCGTGTAACTTTGAAGGGAATTCTATGTGGGACAAACTCAAGGGTTTGGTCATTGAGTCGGATCCGGCCCCCGCCGCGTCCGCACCTCAAGTGGCCGCACCTGGAAAACCGTTGGTGACACCAATGGGCAGCACTCCGATCACGTTCACTCCGCCTGGTGTGAACATGGACTTCGTCAACGCGATCAAGAAGGCGATCTTCAGCCGGCCGAGCGCGTACCTCACGCTCCTGGAGGCGTCCACGAAGTTGGAGGCCTTCATCGCGGATCCGAACATGCGGATGAAAGCCGCGTGGCAGACTTCGGGTGGTGGTCGCTCCGCACAGGAAGTCGTGAACGCGGTCACCGCCCACTTGGCGGACGTGGACGGTGAAGAACGCAAGTTCAACGTCGCCGTACAGAACCAGATTCAGACGGCCGTCGGCACGTTGGTCAACCAAGCCGCCACGCTGCGACAGGACAATGACAACTGCCGCAAGCAGGTCGAACAGCTGACACAGCAGATCACCCAGCTCAACGACCGCGTCACGCAACAAGACACGATGGCCTTGCAGCTCGACGGTCAAATCACCGACTCGCGCGCGAAGCTGGATCAGTCCTCCAACGAGTTCAAGGTCGCCGCACAGGTCGTGCGTGACGAGCTCTCCGCCCACCGCACCACCATCACCTCCACCCTTTAAGGTACCACCATGTCGAATGAACTGACAACGCAACAAGCGAAGTCCTTCTGGGCTCGCCCAGAAGGCAAGACGGGTATGCTCGCCATCGCGGGCGGTGGCGTCGGCCTCTGGCTCGCCGGCCCCTTCCTCATCGGCCTCTTCGCGACGGCCATCACCCTCGTCGGCCAGGCGATCACGCTGACGATTCTCGGCGCGATCCTCTTCGCGCTGTGGATGATCTTGTCGAACAAGAAGTTCCAGACGCTGGTCTCCTACTTCTTCAAGTCCGCGATGCGCTCCCTCACCGGTGTGATCGTGGAGATCGATCCGATCGGCATCATGAAGTCGTACGTCGAGGACATGAAGAAGAAGCGCGACGTCATCTCCGAGGCGCGCGACAAGCTCAACGGCCAGGTGAAGAACCTCGAGCAGAAGATTCGCGACAACGACAGTGGTCGTGAAAACGCGATGGCCAAGGCGAAGGTTGCACAGGAAAAGGGCATGGGCGCCGCGCTTCAAGTGCAGGCCCGCCAAGCTGGCCGCCTGGAAAAGCTGAACGAAGGCAGCTTCAAGCCGATGCTCGCCAAGATGAACGCGCACAAGAAGGCGTTGGACAAGTACTACGAGGTCACGGGCATCGTGATCGAGGACTTGCAGAACGAAGTTGAGATGCGCGAGATCCAGCGCAAGACCATCTTGGCCTCGTACTCCGCGATGAAGGCGGCTTCCGCGATCATCAACGGCGGCACGAACGAGAAGGAGCTCTTCGACCAAGCCACTGAGTTCGTCGCGATGGACTACGCCGCGAAGCTGGGTGAGATCGAGTCCTTCATCGAGAACTCGCAAGGCTTCGTCGACGGCATCGACATCGAGAACGGCGTCTACGAGGCGTCCGCCCTCAAGAACCTCGAGCTGTGGGAAGGTTCCGACTCCATCCTGCTCGGTCATGGCAAAGCGGCGCTGGTTCAAGCTGACCTGAGCGTCTCGCCGCTGACCACCAAGATCGGCAACGACTCGCTGGACTACGCAACGCTGCTGTCCCGCAAATAAGTATGGTCCCTGGCAGCCGCTCCTTGGCTGCCAGCATAGAATGACCTACGCCTCTGAGCGTGTATTAGCGTGTTCAACACTTCAAACCTGAGGGTTTAATCATGGGAAAACTGAAGACACTCCCCAAAGCCATCATCGGACTTATCGTCATCGGTGGTGTCGCTTTCGGAGTCAACACCGCCATCAACAAAGGCTACTTCAAGCAGAAAACTGAAGTGGCCGTCCAGGTGCCGGACAAGATCGACGGCCTTGGTGGTGGCATCACCTCCACCGCACCGAAACCGACCGCAACCACAGCCATCAACGTGATGGCCGCCACAACGGGTGAGACCCTCCGCGTGAAGACCATTCCGTGGAACGGCACGCTTGGCCTGATGCACGCCCAAGCGTCCGGCGCCTTCCGTGCCCACAACCTCAACGTGGACATCAAGCGTGAAGACGACTACTCCAAGATGATCGCCGACATGGCGGCCTTCGCGAAGGATCCGACGCAAGGTGTTCACTTCACGGTGATCATGGGTGACGGCCTGCCGGCCTACATCATCGGCCTGAACGAGGCGCTCAAGCCCTTCGGTCAGCAGGCTGAAATGATCGCGGGTATCGGCTACTCGCGTGGTGAGGACAAGTGCGTGATCGCGGACGAGGCCAACCCTCGCGGTGCCCTGATCGCCGGCGTCCTTGGTGACGGCGACATCAACATCTGCATCAAGTACGCCGCGGACAACGCCATCCCGATCAACGCCAACCCGAAGACCTACGACCCCGACGCCATGAACTTCATGGGCACCGGCTCGTTCGTTGAAGCGGACGAGAAGTTCATCTCCTCGGCCCGCAACAACTACAAGGGTGGTGCGTGTGAAGAGCGCAAGAACACGAAGACCGGTGACAAGCAGACGGTCTGTGTCACGGGCTCGGCCACCTGGACTCCCGGTGACGTGAAGGACTTCAGCGAGCTGAAGAAGCTTGGCAAGTCGCTTCGTGTGATCGGCTCTACCAAGGAGTACGCATGGCAGATGCCAGCCGCGATCATCGGCAACAAGACGTGGATGGCCAACAACCGCCCGACGGTCGAAGCCTTCCTCGCCTCCATCCTTGAATCCGGTGAGAAGGTCCGCGGTGACAACCAAGCGCTGATGGTCGCCTCCGCCGAACAGGCCAAGGTGATCGGTGAGCAGGACGCTAGCTACTGGGCTGAAATGTTCAAGGGCACGACGGACGTTAGCCCCAACGGCAAGACGATTCAGCTTGGTGGCTCCACCACCAACGGTCTCTCGGACGCGGCCTTCATGTTCGGCTTGAACGGAGCGGACGACCTCTACTCCAAGGTGTACAACGTGTACGGCAAGATCTCGGTGAAGTACTTCCCCGACCTCATGCCCGGCGGTCTCCGCCCATACGGCGACGTCGTAAACAAGTCGTTCATCCAAGCGTTGCTCGCCAAGGCCACCAACGTCGCGCAGGTCGACAAGCCGGTTTACTCCAGCACGACGACTGAAACCTTCGCGGCCAAGTCGTACGCCATCGAGTTCGAAACCGGCAAGGCCACCTTCTCGCCCTCCGCGGTCAAGGTGCTGAACGACCTGTTGGATCAAGCCGCCGTGACGACGCTGAACGTGCAGATCAACGGCCACACGGACAACACTGGTGATTCTGGCACGAACATCGGGCTGTCCAAGGACCGAGCCGAAGCGGTGAAGAACTTCCTGATGAAGAACGCACCGTCCACCTTCACGGCCGAACGTGTCCAAACGCGCGGCTACGGTGACACGCAACCGATCGCGGACAACAACACCGTCGCGGGCAAGGCCAAGAACCGCCGCGTTGAGGTTATCCTCCGCAAGTAAAAGTTACACGCTATGGTCGGGTTCCCTCCCTGACCATCTTTATAGGACGAGTCGAAAGGCTCGTCCTTTTTTGACTCGTGAGCACCACCAGACGGCGACCGGTTGCACCCGAATATACGATGCACAGAGCACAACACCGTAGCCGGCCAGTGCCTCAGACGTCGCCTCGTGTCGCCGAACGACGTACACCTGAATTCACTCGTTCACAACGGCTTGGCCGATCGTTATGATGGTCGAGCGTGTACTAACCGAGATCAACTATGAACGTTCTTGAACCCTACCACCTAGGACGGCGCTTCAACCTGAAGCTGCTGTCCGGCATCTCAGCTGGCGTGATGTTCGTCGCGTGGATGCTGGCTCCCGCCTCCACTGGCATTCCGTCGCCGCTCGCCATCGCGATAGCGTGGAACAACATGGCCTTGTCACAGGGCCTGTTGATCGAGCTGTTCAACTCGATGGTGGTGATCTGGCAGGCCCTGCTGTTCTCCGCCATCCTGTCATGTGGCATCGCCTTCCTCACGACGGCCGACATCTTCAAGGGTGTTGGGACGTTCATCGCCTCACTCCGGTTTCTAGGGTTTGCCGGCCTGACGTTCCTGTTCACGCTGTGGACGAGCAGCGGCACGTCCCTGAAGCTCGCGCTCCTCACCTTCGGCATGACGGTGTTTCTGACGCGCTCCACGATCGACGTGATCAAGTCCATTCCGCAGTCGGACATCGACTACGCCCGTTCACTCGGGCTGAGTGGCTGGCGACTCGCGTGGGAGGTTGGTGCTTGCGGCAAGCAGGCGGACATGCTCGACCTGGTGCGCCAGAACGCGGCCATCGGTTGGACGTTGCTCTCCATGGTGGAGGGCCTTGTCCGAAGTGAAGGCGGTGTCGGTGCGATGTTGCTCAGCCAGAACAAGTACTTCAACCTCAGCGCGGTCTTCGCGATCCAACTCACCATCCTCGCCTACGGCATTCTGCAGGACGTGGCGTTGAGTTGGATCCGTGGCGTCATCTGCCCGTGGACGCGCATTAACCGGAGCGACGAATGACCTTCGTTATCATCAACACCAACTTGGCGGTTCGCCCGGTCCGTGATCACCCCATTCCGAATCACCGTGACCGACTTGAAGTGCGCCCCCACCTGTGGAAGAACGAAAAAGGAGATGGGTGGTACTGTGCACGGAAACCGGCTGGCCACTCATACCCAGAATACTCGATCAACGGCATGGCGCCCACGGCGCTTGAAGCCTGGGCCAGGTGGAAGATACGAGACCAGCGCCGAGTTCGCATTCCTCGCGCTGGCATTCAGAACAAGCGTGATACGCGCAACTGGTTCTTCGACGGTTGCTTCTACATCAGCTCCTACATTTCGCATGAAGGAGTTCTGCGCATCATCCACGGCTACGACCCAATCACCGACGAACTCATCTTGAGGGGCTAACTTGAACTACGAGAAACACGAGCGACTCCTGACGGTCGACCACCTCAACCTGCAGTACGGTGAGAAGATCATTCTGCGTGACGTCAACGTCTGCATCGACAACATCACCCGCCCTGACACGGTGCAAGGCCAGGTGGTCGCGCTCCTTGGCCCATCGGGTATCGGTAAGACGCAGCTCTTCCGCTGCCTGTCGGGCATGCAGCAAGCGACCAACGGGCACGTGCTCATCGGTGATCAGCAGCTGCAAGTCAACGGTGGTGAGGTTGGCGTGGTGCAGCAAGCCTACCCACTCTTCGCCCACCGTACGGTGCTCAGCAACCTGCGCCTGGCCGCCAGAAAACTTGGCAAAAACTCCGAGCCGGAGATTGAGCGGCTGCTCACCCACTTCGGACTGCAGGACAAGAAGAAGTCCTACCCCACCGAGCTGAGTGGCGGTCAGCGCCAACGCATCGCGATCATCCAGCAGCTGCTGTGTTCCAACCACTTCCTGCTCATGGACGAGCCGTTCAGCGGCCTTGACGTGATGGCGAAGCAGCGGGTGTTCGACACGATCCGCACCGTGAGTCAGGCTCATGACCTGAACACGATCATCTTCACGACACACGACCTGGAGGCGGCCGTGAACTTGGCCGACAACATCTGGGTGCTTGGCCGAGTTGAAGGCCAGCCGGGCGCGACGATCGTGCAGCAGATTGACTTGGCCGCGGCCGGCCTTGCATGGTCGCCGGACATCGAGCACCACCCGAAGTATTGGCCCATGGTGTTGCAGCTCAAGGAGCTGTTCAAGCACCTTTAACCTGGTCCGTGAACCTTCATTCGTGCATGTTCGAACGACGGCTTACGGACTAAAATGAAGTACCTTTAACTAGGAGGCGTGTAATGAAGCTTAAGACTTTCCCGAAGGTTGTGATTGGTTTGGTGGTGCTCGGCGTGGCCGGCTTTTTCTTGTCCAAACAGGACTTGAGCAAGCTCGTTCCGCCGAAGAAGGTCGAGGTGGTGGAGCAACAGCCCGCCCAAGACAGTCCACCGGTCGTGCAACAGCAAGAACCCGTCCAGCAGGATCCGCCTGCCGCTCAGCCGGCGCCGCAGCCCGCTCAACCAGCACAGCAGGACGCCGGTTTGGCGGCCGTGCTGGGCAAGAAGAAGTGAGGTGAACCATGGTCACACGTGCAAAGACAAGCACACCAGCCACGCTGGACAAGGCCACCAAGCCACTTTGGACTGCCTTGGACCCTGAGAACTACAAGGGTCCGAACTTTGACAAGGAACCGCTGAAGGGCCTTGGACTGTTGGTTCGCGACGAGGTCACCGGCTACACTGGCATGGTCACTCAAGTCAGCGTCCTGCTGAGCGGTAACGTCCAGTTCGCCGTTCAGCCGTCCTCCACCGACTGTGGGGTGACAATGCCCGACGCGATGCAGTTGGACGTACATTCGCTCAAGGCCGTCGGTGATGGTCTGTCGAAGACCGTCATCAAGGTGCCGAATCCGACGACCATTCCGCTCGGCGTCGAGGTTGAGGACATCATCACTGGTATTAAGGCGATAACGACCCAGAAGACCACGTTCATGAACGGCTGTGAGGTCTTCTTGCTTGAGGTCGCGTTGAAGAACCGCCAGCCACTGACGGAGTTTGCCCACCACATCAACGCCATCCGCCTCAAGGTAACTGGCAAGAATGACAAGACCAAGCAGCTCAACTTGCCGCCCGCTGACGACCGGGGCCGCCCTCCTGGTGGACCGAGCAAACGGCTCACCCACACTCCCACCACACGTCTCCGTTAAGGACCAACCATGAAGAAGACACTTTCCCTGCTGCTCGGTGTTGTGCTGAGCATGGGTGCCCACGCCGCCTCAGTTGGCATCGCCAGCGGCAACACCACGGGCACCAACTACCCGATGGCCGAGGACATCAAGCGTGTGTGCAGCACGCCGCAGTCGCCGATCTATAACGTGGTGTCTGACGGTTCGGTGGACAACATCTTCAAGATCTACAACGACAAGTCCGTCCAGTACGGCATCATTCAAGCCGACGCACTGGTCTACCAGCAAGGCATCGACAAGAAGATGATGAGCAACATCTTGATGGTGTTCCCGTTCTTCTCGACGGAGATTCACCTGATCGTGAAGGACGGTGCGCCCATCACCGACATCAGCCAGCTGCGTGGCAAGCGCGTGGTTGAAGGTCCTGAAGGTTCCGGCACGTGGGTGACGGTGCAGGTGATCAAGGCCCTCACCGGACTTCAGTGGACCGCCATCAACAAGAGCCAGCAGGACGGCTTCAACGCGGTGATGAGCAACCAAGCGGACGCTGAGTTTATTGTGGCTGGCGCGCCAATCAGCCTGCTGCAAAAGTCGACTGGGTTTCGCCTCGTGCCCATCAAGCACCCAGCGCTGGACGGCTTCAAGTTGTACACGAAGACGATGCTGAGCTCTGGCATGTACCCGTCGGTCCGTGGCACAGTGTCCACGTACAAGGTGGACAACGTGTTGGCGACGTACGCCTTCAAGAACCAATACCAGCGGGAGATTGGCGACCTCGTGACGTGCATCGCGAGGAACATCGGTGAACTCCAGCAGACTGGACATCCGAAGTGGCGTGACGTCGATCCGGCGGATATTAACCGGATTGACTGGCCTGCACATCCGGCCGCCGTCGCCGCCATCAAGCGCGTTTCCCGGTAAACACGGACTTCTCCTCCGTCGGCCCGAACCTGTGAAGGTCTCGGGCCGACTCGTCTCCAGATCTGGCCCGTTACACTCGAGTAAGTTTTACTACCTGCCGGCGGCCCCGAGTAAGACTTACTTAAATGTGTAACAAATAGGCGTTGAAGTAGTAACTTTTACAGCGCTATGTTATAGTGGTTCCATCACTTCATAATATGGCGTGTAATAAGCCCGGACAATAAGAAAGCCGGGTAGAGGAGCTCTGTAGTACCCCTTCCCGTTACAAAAGATCGTCATCACGATCCGGCGTAGCTGTACGCGGAAGCTCAGTTTTGACCGAGTAGGGTAGAAGTTTGCCCTTGCGAAGCGTTTGTCGGTCCAGTTAGTTATTGCTTAAGTTTGAGTGGCAGAATATCGAGGCCATATTATGGTTTCGATAATGACGAATATTATCTAGATCTGAACCCAAATTCAGAATCGAAATAAGTGCAGTTTCTATGTTTGTGCTTCGAAATATACGTTAAGATGCTACTCGCAATCACAAACCTTTTGCTCTAAGGCCCACTGCAATGTCTGATGTGAACACAGCCCGAGAAAATGGCAAGAAGATCCTTCTGGTCTCTTCGCCAGTTCAAGCAATTCTGATGAACAAAGTGCTGATCGATGAGATTCGATCCGGCTTTTGGGCGAATCACCGACCATCCGGCCATGGTGATCACTGGACTGAAGTCGAAGCGATCGTGTCGACGGACGGTCAACTCGGTCCGATCAACTGGTCGGCACCACGCACCTACAACGTACTCAACCTCGACTTCTTCAACCCCAACGCTGACAAGCTCGTCGCGCTGGCCAAGTCCGTGAAGCCGAACTCCAACGAGCGCTCCGTCAAGAAGGAGCTCATCGAACTTGGTCGCATCATCGGCGGCCGCCTGGCTTCGCGCACCTCCGAGCCGATCAAGCTCGAACGCGGCAACCACAAGCCTGGCACCTTGACCGCCTCGGTCCGCAAAGCCCGTGAAGCTGGTTGCACCTTGGCCGACGTGATCGCCCTCTCGAAAAGCGGTACGGCCGCCGCGAGCGTGAAGCCGAAGACGACCACCGTCAAGAAGCGCGTTGAAGACGCGGGTCTCGAACTTACCGGTGCGATCGCTGGTCCGATCACCCACGTCGCCGCCCTCGCCGAGTAAACCTCTGGCGCCTCACAACGGGCCGTAGACCATGTCGGTTCACGGCCTTTGTTTCATCTAGGAGCACACCATGGACTTTGCCATTTTCAAGGCGGCGGTCTCGAAGCGATTCGAGTTTCTCGCCAGGCACTCGCTGTTTCGCGTCAACCTCGACGCTGACAACGGTCAAGGCACGATCATCTCGGGCCGCGACCGCATCTGGGCAACCTACCTGAGCGCCTTTCCGGCCGGCGCGGACCCCATCTTCCGTGAACGCACGGAACACGACTGCAACTGCTGCAAGTCGTTCATCCGCGCGGTCGGCAACTGCGTCGCCATCGTGGACGGCAAGTTGGAAACCCTCTGGGACCTGAAGGTCAGCGATCCAAACTACCAGATCGTCGCCGACGCGATGGCCGCCTTCGTGCGCAACGGCAAGGTGACCGACATCTTCCTGCACATGGAGTCCACGGCTGGCCGTGACAAGACGTTTGAGCAAGTCCTCGGCGGCGAGAACATCACGTGGAACCACCTCGCTGTCACGCTGCCGCGCGACACGGTGGTGGACAAGCATGACATCCCGTCGACGCTGAACGGTCCGCGCGACGACCACCAAGTCCTGCACCGCTCGCTCACCGAGTTCAGTGTGGAAGCCTTGGACATCGTGCGTGAGCTCATCGCGCAGAACTCCCTTTACCGCGGTGAAGAGGACAAGTACGCCACGACCGAGTTCCACAAGCTGAAGACGGTGTTCGACACCCTGCTCACGGACCAGGCCAAGGACCTCTTCGTCTGGACGAAGGTCAAGGGCATCTCGGGCGCGGTCTCCCGCATCCGCAACTCGACGATCGGCACCCTGCTCATCGACCTCTCCGCCGGCGTCGAGCTGGACGTTGCGGTGGCCAAGTACGAGGACAAGAAGTCGGGCACGAAGTACAAGCGCCCCACCGCCCTCGTCACCAAGGGCATGATCGACAAGGCCAAGGAAACCCTGCAGAAGCTCGGCCTGGTCTCTGCGCTGGAACGTCGCTTCGCCGGTATCAGTGACATCACGGTCGACAACATCCTGTTCGCGGACCGCAGCGCCAAGGCCCTGATGGCCGACTCCATCATGGACGAGCTGACGCCGACGTCGAACACGCGTCCCAAGAACCTCGACAAGGTCGAGGAGGTGACGATGAACGGCTTCATCACCAACATCCTGCCGCACGTCAAGACCATCGAGGTGCTGTTGGAAAACCAGCATCTGACCAACATGGTCTCGCTCATCGCGCCTGGTGATCCGACGTCGGGCTCGCTCTTCAAGTGGGACAACCGCTTCAGCTGGTCCTACAACTCCGGTGTGGCGGACTCGATCAAGGAACGTGTGAAGAACGCCGGTGGTTCGGTCAACGGTGTCCTGTGCTGCCGCTTGGCCTGGGAATACTCCGACGACCTCGACTTCCACATGTACGAACCGTCGGGCGGCACGCACATCTCCTTCTCCAACAAGCGCCAGAAGTCCATCTGTGGCGGCATGCTGGACGTTGACGCCAACGGCGGCGACGGTCAACGCCCTGATCCGTGCGAGAACATCTTCTACGAAGACAAGTCCCGCATGAAGGAAGGCGACTACCGCCTCACCGTGCACAACTGGAACCGTCGCTCGGCGGGTATCGGCTTTGAGGCTCAAGTCGAGTTCGACGGCAAGACGTTCAACTTCTCCTACCCGCGTGTCGTCGCGGACAAGGAAGAGGTCAACATCGCGGTCATCAACTACTCGAAGACCGCTGGCTTCACCATCAAGTCGGACCTCGGCCAGATCAACCTGTCCAAGGAGTTCTGGAACTTGAAGACCCAGAACTTCCACAAGGTCAACGTGCTGATGATGTCGCCCAACTACTGGGACGGCCAAGTCGGCGTCGGCAACAAGCACTACTTCTTCATGCTCGAGGACTGCCTCAACGACGGTTCCGCGCGTGGCATCTTCAACGAGTTCCTCAAGGATGAACTCAACCCGCACCGCAAGGTCTTCGAGATGGTTGGCTCGAAGATCAACCTTGCCAGCACCGAGGCGCAGCTCAGCGGCCTTGGTTTCTCCTCAACCCTCAAGTCCCATGTCGTGGTTCGCGTTACCGGCGCGTTCACCCGCCTCATCAAGATCGTCTTCTAAAGGAGCTACTCCATGTCTCTCGAAACTCTGTTGATCACCGCCGCCAAGGACCAGTGGCGCTTCGCCTCCCCCAAGGGCGACCTCGCCCTGGAAGACCTGTTCGGCCTGTCGCTGCAGTCCAACACGGGCAAGGCCAACCTGAACGACATCGCCATCGGCCTGCACACGGAAGCCAGCGCTTCGTCCCAAGCCATCTCGTTCGTCGAGCCCGCCATCAAGAACAGCGACTTGCCGGCTCAGAAGCTCGAGCTGGTCAAGATGGTGATCGCCATCAAGGTCGGTGAACGCGACGCCGCCCTCGCTGCCAAGTCCAAGGCCGAGCAGCGCCAGAAGATCATGCAGCTGATCGAGGCCAAGAAGAACGAGGCCATGGCCGGCCAGTCGCTCGACGAGCTGACCGCCATGCTCGCCGCGCTGTAATACGGCGACACGAGGCGACGCCGGTTGCAACGACCGGCTGGTTGCTTAAGGCACCACACCAAAGGGCGACGGCCACCACCGTCGCCCTTTCTGGCACCTGGAGCTGATCCCAAACATGGTCCCAATCTTTGGGACGCCCCTCGGCCGGCCGCGTTAAATAATTCAGTTAAGCCAACGCGAATAGACGCCGCGGATAACAACCGACAACGAGGAGGTCTCGAATGTCAATCAAAGGAAAAGCACTTGTCCTTATCGGACGGTGTGAACCACCCCACCTAGGGCACATGCACCTAGTTGCTGAAGCGGCCAAGAAGGCCGAGTTCGTTATCCTACTGCTGGGAAGCAGTGGTCGACCACGCAACAACAAGAACCCCTTTACCTTTGAAGAGCGCGCGGAGATTTTCTCCACATGGGCCGCCCTCCAAGGTGGTGGACTGAAGGATCGGTTGTACGTCCTGCCGTTGCGCGACTTCATGTACAACAACAACCACTGGATCCACCAAGTTCAGCAGAAGGTCAAGCACGCGCGCGACTTGGCTGAGCTGGAGCATGGCTGCACGATCAACGAGGTTCGGCTCACGGGCTCGGACCGCGACTCAACCACGTGGTACCTTCACGCGTTTCCGCAGTGGCACACCAACTTCCTGCCGCCGTTCACGATGCCTGGAAACTCGGACGTCAACGCCACGGCGATCCGGGCCGCGCTCTTCAACGACCAGTCCGTTGGGCTGGAGACGCTGCATGAAATCACGGTCGACTTCCTCGTGAACTTCCGTTCAACGGACGAGTTCAAGACGTTGAAGGCCGAGTACGACTTCATGCGTGAGTACATGCGGCCGTACGCCACCCTGCACCACCCACCGACCTTCCAGACCGTCGACGCCGTGATCGTTCAATCAGGTCACACGTTGATGGTGAAGCGCGCCAACCTACCTGGCTTCGGGCTGTGGGCCCTGCCTGGTGGCCACCTCAACGTCGACGAGTGGATTCGTGACGCGATCGTCCGTGAGTCGATTGAGGAGACTGGCATCTGCTTCGGCACTGGCTCACGCGCCCGTGAGTACACCGAGGAGTTCATGAAGTCTCGGATTCGCGAGCTCAAGACGTTCGACCACCCTGAGCGGTCGCTGCGCAAGCGGTCCATCACGACGGCCGGGTACATTCGGCTGGACGACACGAAGGCCCTGCCACACGTCACTGGACAGAACATGCCGCTCTACGAAACGGGTGGTGTGATCATTCCTGAAACGTCGAAGGCCGCGTGGATTCCAAACGTGCTGCTTCCCTCCATGATGAATGAGATCTTCGAGGACCACCTCGACATCATCGAGGACCTGCAAGGTGCGATCTACGGAGTCGTGTGATGCTCTACTACCTCGCCGCCCCCTACACCCGCGTGGACGATCGTGAAGCGCTGATGCGCGACGTGATGCGGTTCAGCGGTGAGCTGATGGTCAAAAACCCGGGACACCATGTCGTCTCACCGTTGTTCAACCACTACTCACTCAACCACGTTCCCGCCCTTGGCGTGGACTACAACTTTTGGAAGAGCTACTCGCAAGATCTTCTGAAGCGCTGCGACGCCTTGATCGTGCTGACCTACGACGGTTGGCTTGATTCGACTGGCGTCACGGATGAAATCAACTTCGCGAGAAGCCTTGGACTGGTGGTACGGTTTGCCGCCCCATCTGAACTTGACCACTGGAAACTTACCCTCTCAACAGGAGAATGATGATGACTGCACCTGCAATGAACTTCCCTGGCGCCGACAAACTGATGTCGCGCTTCTTCCGCCCGGCTGAGGGCATCGTCTGGGACTTGATGTCCGGCAAAGTCGGTGTCCAAACCTCTGAGGGCATCGTGACTCTGTCGGGTGAGGGCGACGACGCTCAAATCTCGATCAACTTGCTCGACGATTTCGGCATGCCGCTGCCCGCCTTCGCTCAGTCCACCCCCGTCGACGCCATCAAGGTCGGTGACATCATCTACCGCGGCAAGCGCGAGACGGTCTCTTTCGTCATCAAGGCTGAAGACGGCAAGTTCCGCGTGATGAACGTGGACGGCACCTCCTCCGCCTGGTCGCCGCCGAAGGTCAACGTCCTTGGCTTCGACTCCGGCGTGATGGTCCTCCGCTCGCTGATGACCATGCTGCCGAACGGCGACAAGGGCCTGGGCCAGATGCAGTCGATGCTGCTGCCCATGATGATGATGGGCGGTGACAACGCCGACCTCGAGAAGCTGATGCCCCTGATGCTGATGTCCCAGACCGGCAACTTGGGCGGTGGCGCTGACGCCGGCGGCATGGGCAACATGATGCAGATGATGATGCTCATGAAGATGATGGGCGGTGACAAGGGCGGTACCCCGCTGCTCGGTGGTAAGGGTGGCAACCCTTTCAACCGCGGCTAACCGCTAAGACGGTGTTGGAGGAGCTGGAGGACGCGTACACCTCCAGCTTGATTCCACTCACCGATGCGGAAAGCCGAATGTTTTCCAGAGTCCTCATCGTCGGTACGAAGTACTACGACGGACTCGCAGAGTACGACATGTTTGCGGAAGAGGACAAGTTCCTGTTCCTCCTGCCTGATGTGAAGAACCGCTACGACATCAACGCTGTCATGCTTCACAACGGTAAAACCAGGATTGGTCACGTATCTCGAGGGGCTGGACTTTCGAGCATGTGTGAGCAGTTCAAGAGTTGGGGTGTACACCCCAAGGAGCGGACGGCCAATACGGTGTTGGTCTGTAAGCTGGTAGCGCGCCTCGGCGAGGATCTGATCATCGCCGCCACGCATCGTGTTAATGAACGGAAAGCGCGTAAGTACGCGCAGTTGAAACTCAAAGGAGCCTAATCATGGGTGCAGGAAGTTGGTCACGTGATGACTATGAAACGTATGCGACGACGACGAACTACGTCAAGGCCCCGCGGGCCGAGGTGTTCCGCAACAACCGCATCGTCGATTCGCTGAATCCGGCGAAGGCGCTGCTGCGCGAAAGCTGCGACAGCGCGGACAACCCCAACGCGACGCCGGTGATCATCGCCCTCGACGTGACGGGATCGATGGGCGAATACGCCGAGCGCATCGCCAAGCAGGCGCTGCCGAAGATCATGACGAGCATCATCGAGGGCAAGCCCATCAGCGACCCCCACGTCATGTTCATGGCCTTCTCGGACATCAACACGTCGGCCTACATGGACTCCTTCCAGGTGTCGCAGTTCGAAGCCGACATCCGCGTGCTCGAGCAGCTGCGTGAAATCTACCTGGCTGGTGGCGGTGGTGGCAACGCCTCCGAGTCGTACGACCTGCCGTGGTACTTCGCCGGCACCCGCACGAAGACCGACGCGTTCGAAAAGCGCGGCAAGAAGGGCTTCCTCTTCACGATGGGCGATGAACGTGCACCGTACCAGGCTGTCAGCGCCTCCGACTTGAACCAAGTCTTCGGCGGCCAGCATGAAACCTTCATGCCAATTGAAGCCCTGGCACGGGCCAAGGAGAAGTACAACGTCTTCCACATCGTCATCGAGCAGGGCAGCGGCTGGCGCAACGACGAGACCGCCATCAAGCAGACATGGAACGCGATGCTTGGCTCCAACGTCCTGTACCTCCGCGACTTCACCCTCCTGCCCGAGGTGATCACCGCCACGATGCGCATGACCGACGGCTCGGTCACGATCAACGACGTGCTGGCTGAGTCCACCGACCGCCAGGAACTGGCCCACTGCTTCCAGAACATCCTGGGTTAAGCAACCAACAGCGAGCAACCATGAAAACAGCTTACGTAGTGATCGGCGCCGGCTTCGGCGATGAAGGCAAGGGTTTGATCACCGACTACCTCACACGGCGTAGTGGTGGACGAGCGGTTGCTCGCTTCAACGGTGGCGCACAAGCTGGACACACCGTCCAGCTGCCCAACGGGGTGCGCCACGTCTTTGGACACTACGCGTCTGGCACCTTGGCCAACGCTAACACGATCCTGTCGAACAAGTTCATCGTCAACCCGTTCCTCCTGAAGAAGGAGCACGACGCGCTGGCGAAGATCACGAAGGGCCGCACCCAAGTCGCCGCGATGGCTGGAGCTCGGGTGACGACCTTCTACGACATGGTCCTCAACCAGCTTAAGGAACGCGCCCGCGGTAACGACCGCCACGGTTCCTGTGGCTGTGGCATCAACGAGACGGTCACCCGCCACGAAGAGCTTCCGCTTCGCGTCGGTGACCAGGTGTCGGAGTTCTACGCCGTCCACAAGGCGATGGCCGTCAAGCTCCACAACTACGTTGAGGCGAACAACCTCGACTGGCAAGCACTTGTCCGTGAAAACGGCTCGTTGGAGCTGGATCCGATCACGCACGCCTGGTCTGCCTACTCGACCATCCAAGACCTGATCGTCAAGGTCTCCGATCGACCAGCCCACCACCTGGTGCCGTCGGTCTTTGAAGGTGCGCAGGGCCTGATGCTCGACGAACACCTTGGCGCCTTTCCACACGTGACCCGCTCGATGACGGGCCTGCCGCAGGCGGTCGCCGCCGCGATGGACATGGGTGTGGATCACCTGATTCCGGTGTACGTCACCCGAGCCTACTCCACGCGCCACGGTGCCGGGTTGTTCAAGTACGAGGACCAGCCGATCTCCGACGGCTTCGTCTTCGTCGACCCCACCAACGTGGACAACGAGTGGCAAGGCTCGATCCGCAAGGCCCCACTCCGACTTGGTCAACTCCAGCACTTCATCGGTTCCGACCTGGTGCGTGGTGAACGGATCGCCGAAGCGTGTGGCGTCACCCTTGGCAAAGCCCAGCTTGCCGTCACGTGCCTTGACCAGCTCGGTCCAAACGTGAACGTGATCGACATGTTTGGCGAAGTGCTGGACATCAAGACCGAAACCCTCCACAACGTCATCGCGACGGTCTGTGCGTTGGAACCCTTCTTGCTCAGCTACGGTCCCACCAACCAGGATGTTCGAGTGGCGCCTCGCGTTTAGAATGAAGTATGAGGTAAGTTTGTCGTCCACCTCGTTAAGGACGACTTGACCGACGCGACCGACGCTTAGGTCCTATGGATAGAGAGGTTCTACCATGCAGACAATTATTCCCAAGAACGACGTCCTCGACGCCTCCAGAATGCGTCGTCGCGCCACCCCCGCCAAGCCACCGTTGCGCTTCAACATGGTGCTAGCCGCGGACTCCTACAAGTTCTCCCACCCGTTCTCGTACCCCAAGAACATCAGCGGCTTGTTCTCGTACATCGAGGCCCGGACACATGGTGCACACATCATGATTCCGGCCGGCTTCGAGGCCACGTTGCAGCGCTACCTGTCGGTGCCCATCACGATGGAGGACATCGACGAGGCCGAGGCCTTCATGAAGCGCCACGGCGAACCGTTCGCCCGGAACGTCTGGGAGCACGTCCTCACCAAGTACCACGGCTACCTGCCCGTGATCATCCGTGCCGTGCCTGAGGGAACTCCCGTCAAGAGCAGCAACATCATGGTGTCGATCATGTGCGTCGACGAGCTGGTCGCCGAGAACATCTTCTGGCTGGCCTCCTTCCTTGAGACCTTCCTGCTCCGTGCCGTCTGGTACCCTACCACGCTGGCCACCAACGATTACGAGTCGAAGCTCGAGATCAAGCGCTTCTACAAGATTGCCGGTGAGGACCTTGCCGGCATCGACTTCGCCGTCCACTGCTTTGGCGCTCGAGGTACGACCTGTCACGAGCAAGCCGAGATCGCCGGTGTCCACGCCTTCATGTACAAGGGCTCGGACACGGTTGAGGGCATTCGCTACGTCAACCACTACTACGACTGCGAGATGGCCGCGTTCTCCGTGCCCGCCACCGAACACTCGGTCGCCACGTCGTTCGGGCTGACGAGTGAAGACGAAGTCCGCTACATCGACCATCAGCTGACGGCGTTCGCGAAGCAAGGTGCGATCATCTCGCTGGTGGCCGACTCCAAGGACACGTCGCGCTTCGTGGATCACATCTGCACGACGTTCCATGACCGCATCGTCGACCTCCATGAACGGCTTGGTGTGAAGGTTGTCGTCCGTCCAGACAGCGGCGATCCGCTTGAGATCGTGCCGATGATCTTGGACAAGCTGGCCAAGGCCTTCCCGACCACTCGCACCGTGCACGGCTACATCAAACTGTACGGCGGCGTTGGTATCCTACAAGGTGACGGCGTCGACACCATGCTGATCAAGACGTTGCTCGGCAACATCATGGCCCGCAACTACTCGCCTGCAAACATCATCTTCGGTTCGGGCGGTGCGCTCCTGCAGAAGGTTAACCGTGACACGCACAAGTGGGCGCAGAAGGGCAGCGCCATCTTGGTGAGGACTCCTGTCGCGGTCGGCGCGCACGGTGGCACCTTCACGTACGCGTGGCAAGGCATCGCCAAGGACCCCATCACCGACCCTGGCAAGAAGTCGAAGGAAGGTCTCCTGACCCTGATGCGGAACTCCTTCACCGGCCAGTACGCCACCATCCGCATCGACAAGGATCCGGTGAAAGACGAGTGGGTGGACGTGATGGAGGACATCTACGACTGTGGACAGTTCTTCAACCTGTCCAACATGGACCAAATCCGCACACGCTGCGCCATCTGATCAAGGGAGCTTCGGCTCCCTTCCTTCTTGGAGCTCACCATGATCGTCCTTCTCATCGTCACCAAGCACGTCACCAAAGCCGGTGATGTGGCCGGCATGAACTGCCTTGTTCATGAGACGGATCCGTACACCGCCAACATGATGAAGGCTGGCGCGCAAGAGCACAACCGCGGCAAGCCAGGCGTTGTCCGAAGCGAAATGACGACTGTGGAGATCATTGAGCTCGCCAACACCAACTAGGAGTTGCTCCATGGACCAGAAGTTCGACGACTTGGACGCCGCGTTTCTCACGGCCTGCATCATGTACATCGTGCTGTTTGCGTTCTGGTGCATTGACACGGACAAGCTGAAAGATCGGATTAAGAGATGGCTGAAAAGATGACCGCACAGCAGATCATTGCGGTGTTGCTGATGAACCAGGGCATGGCCCTGCACAACGCCTCCAGCGTGATCGGTGCGAGCGAGATTTTCGAACTTGAGCGACGTGACCTGGCCTACCGTTCGGTCACGTCGCAGACCTGGCACTACTCCAAGCTCACGCACTCCGGCGTTGAGCTCGCCCGGAAATTCCTGAACACCGAGCTGCCGAAACGCATCGGTGCACCCGAGTAGGCACCGTTGTAGGGCGCCTCACGTTATATGATCGAATGCAACCGACGACGCCTCGTGTCGCCGAAACTATGAGGTCGATGAGATGAATACCGCGTTCACCAAGCTGTTCTTCCTTCACAACTCCGGCGTTCTGCCGGCCCCGACTCCTGAACAGACGGCCAGCGACTACTTCAAGTCGCTGATGAACGTGGAGATCATCCAGGCAACTGGCGAGAAGAAGGTGATTGGTGAAGCCTACGGCTACCATGAGCTCATGGACTTCTCGAAGCGGCTGATCCTCATCACGCGCATCGACACCGCGGACATGGACGAACTCCGCGGTATCCTCAAGGAAGTTATCAAGGAACTGACATGATCTTCAAACCTCGTCCAACGTATGAACTGACCTACCACAAGCCCAACGTGGCCAGGCTGATCCGAGTCCGTAACTTTCTGGCACAGGTGCCGTTTGAACAGCTCAGCCTGTCAAACTGGGTCGTCGCTGACGGCATGTTAAACGTGGTGCCCAACAAGAAGCAGCAGATCGGCAACGTCATTGTCGAGGCCGAATGCGGCACGATCGCCTGCGCCGTCGGCTGGGCGTGCGCCGCACCGGAGAACATCGCCGAGGGGCTGTTCATGAACTACAAGACGGGAGATTATGCTGGCGCGCCAGCATACGTGGTGGATAAACAGATGTGGCTTGGTTGGGAGGCCATTGAGCAGTTCTTTGACCTTGATCCGATGCAAGCCCGCCTCTTGTTCTACAGTCGTCGCTACCATGGCTTCCTCATGACGACTGAGTCGGACGCTCGCTACGTCGACTTGGAAACCCATGAGCTGTGGCATGACCCATTGCGGCGCGGCATCGCGCACACTGACAAGAACTTCATGCCGGCCGTCGTCTTTTTGCAGGACACGTTCAGTATACCAGCCTTGCATCAAGGCGTTATCAGCGACCATGAGCTGGTCATGAAGCGCCTTGATCGCTTCATCAGCCTGTTCGAGGAACCAAAGCGTGGCCTGATCATCTCCTCGGAGGACTGATGAAGCGCGTCGTTCAAGTCTTGCTAATCTGCGGCTTGGCCACGGTGGGCACGCTCATCCACACCGTGTTGCTGTTGAATCCACTGTGGTTCAGGCGGGCGCTGCTGAACCGGTTCTACTGTTCCAACTGGAGCATGCTCACCGTCCTGCCACCGCTATGACCTGGGCTCGACGTCACCACAACGGCTACGAGTGCTCGTCCAAGGGCGACCGCCGGTTCTCGGCCTTCTACGCGAAGCTGCCTGACGGCCGCTCGATCGAGGAAGCCTACCAGCTCGACGTCAAGGGTTACCGCGCCAAGGGCGACGACGCGAAGCTTGGCAAGGGTAAGCCGCCTTTGAACGGCAAGTCGCGTGAGGTGCTCTGGGAAGAGTACCTCGCCCTCTGGAAGGTGTGGGCTGAGCATCACCTGAACGACTTGGTCGACCTTTGCATGCTCCAGCGAGTTCACGTGCTGACTGATCAGTTCGCGACCTCGTCAATCAACCAAGCTCGCGCCCTGGACTTCATCTGTGAAGAGGTCTGGGCCGCGGTGAACAATGAACCTTTTACCCTATGAACACGCTCTCAACGTTGATCTTTGGCGACGCTCGACTTGAACTTGACGTCATTGAGTCGCTTGACAGTCGAGTTTTCTCAAGAATGTGCGACCACAGCGGCCGCACCGTGGTCACGTTATCCTGCAAAGGGCTGGGTGCCGGTCATTACTTTGTGGACGGTGACGTGCTGTCCACCAGCGTCACGCTACACAAGCTCCACAACGACAACTTGGTGTTTCCGTCAGGTAAGATTCTGACCTCGTACAGCCTCGAAGGCACGGTTAAAGAGGTCAAACTGCGTAAATAGATCCTGACTAACTTGGTGTACGCGTAGCGTCGCCGAGTTAGAATGTACCTACCATGTCGAAAGACACGGTGATTGTCGTAATTCGGCTTGAGTTGATGAGGGTAACACGGGGGTTCAACTCCCCCCAGCTCCACCAAAAGGGTTTACTGGAATCTTTCTGATGGGGCTGAACGGGTAATCGACTACGCTACTGAAATGATAGACGCGACATGCAAGGCGATCTGCACCGATGATGTTTGTCGGAAAGAAGCAAAATCTTTAAATGCTAACAACAGCGTTTACGCTCTCGCCGCTTAAAAACCGTGCGCAGCTGGGGCCGATCGCCTTATAATCCAAAGATCACTCAAGGGGCTTCGGCCCCTTGTTTTATGCCCAGACCCAAACAATCTGTTGGCGTAAAACCGTAAATAGTCTATGATGCCTCCATTGGTCGAGGCACCCCATGTTTATCAAAGTCGCGCTAGCAGCTCTTACCTTCAGCTCCCTTGCGGTCGCGAGTCTCGTGACGCAACCTGAAGACAACTACCTTTCCGTCGCCAAGTCGCCGGACCTGGAGTTCACGATTGATAAACGAACGATGGTGGTCGACGTCGAGACCACCTCCTTCGAGTTCGACCTCCACACCAAGTTCGCTCATCCGATCGAGTACAAGGGTAAGGGTGCGACGGAGGTCGTTGAGCGGACGCTCGTAATGTGTCACGAGCAGGCCATGGTCACGTTGAAGCAGCGAGTCCTGGACGAAGACGGCGGTCTGATCGACCAGCGTGACACCTCCAAAATTTACCCGTACGCCAAGCCCGGGTTTCACCGTCAACTCCTGCAGTTCTTCTGCGCCCCTGCGGAAAAGCGTAAGCCGGACACCACCGTCTGAACCTGAACTTTACACTTACCGTTGTCACCGTTACATGACGATGTGTTAAGATGCCGATACGACTCCATAGCTCAGTTGGTTAGAGCAGCGGCCTTCAAAGCCGCCGGTCCTCGGTTCGAGCCCGAGTGGAGCCACCAAATGTCGTCGTCCGTGGATGCGACGGATCAGGAGCTGTTGGCCTGAACTTTAGTCCATTGCGCCCATAGCTCAGCGGTCCAGAGCAACTTGCTTCAAACTTGTTGGTCCTCGGTTCGAATCCGAGTGGGCGCACCATCAACCTAACGAGGCTTGCCATGCTACCCGCCGTCTGCGTGCTTATCCAGCACCACCAAGACAAGGACTTCTACATCGCCGTCTCGCGTCGCGACGACCCCTCCCACTGGGGGCTGCCTGGCGGCAAGGACGACGATGAACACGAGTCGAACATTGAAGCCGCCCAGCGTGAGTGCAACGAGGAGATCGGCATCCTCGCCGCCCTAACGTCCTTCGAGCCCATGTACGTGGGACTTTGTCCGGGTGACGTGAACTTCTGGGTGACCACCTACGCGTTCATGGACCCTGAGCCGATCCACTTCGACGAGCTCGTGGCCGAGAAAGGCCTGGTCGTCGAGTGGAAGTCCGAGCAAGACCTCTGTGATCCGAAGTTGACGCCCTTCGCGGCCTACAACGTCGAGGTCTTCAAGTCGCTCCGCAACCGTTGGCCAAGTGGCGTGATTCCAGTTCCTGGTGTCTCCTACTTCAAGGGCTGACCATGCGCTGGGTCTACCTTATCCTGGTGGCGGCGGTGATCATCGCGATCGTCTCAATCACGGGACTCTGCTACTCCTTCGACGACCACAACTACCGCCTGGCCGGCGCGTCGTGCATTGGGTTGTTCGCGTCGTGGATGGCGATCATCGTCTTCTTTGTCAAGCTAAAGGACTAACCATGCAACGCCTCAAGCTCTTTTTCAAGAAGTGGGGTCTTCGCGGCCAGCTGCAGACGATCGACGAGCAGGTTGAACGGCTCAAGGATAACTTGATCGAGCTTGAGCGGACGCTCACCTTGCTCCAGGCCGCCGAGACTGGAATTGAGCCAGGCCCAGACGCCCCCGCCGCGCTCATGCGCGTGCAGTACCACATTGTTCAGGTGACCGACGCCATGAAGCGCAGCACGAGTCACCTCACTGAGTTCAAGCGGTTGCAGGCCATGCTTGAAGGGCTGCTGGCCGCCATGGACCTTGATCGCTTAGTCAACCAGAGCAACAGGTTGTCGGGGCCGACGATTGATCGTATAATGGCCTCGTCAGATCGCTAAATAGTTCCATCAACCCACTGGAGAATACCATGGAATCGTGAGTCACTCAAAAGCACTACCTCTACACCATCTCCCGCCGCGACCTCCCACTCGCGCAACAGGCTGTCCAAGCTGCTCACGCGGCGATTGAACACGCCTACCAGTACGGCCGATCTCCCGATCACCACCCGTCGTACATTCACCTCACCGTTCGAAACCAGCACGAGCTGATCAAGCTCAAGGCGCGCCTGCACCTCAACGAGGTCGACACCGCCGAGTTCCACGAGCCCTACCTTGATTGGGGACTCACGGCCATCTCTTGCCTCGTCACCGAACAACAACGTCACCTCACTAAAGGGCTCCAACTCTGGCGCCTTCCCACTCAGGAGAATCACCATGAATGAAGAACAGAAAGCCAAGCTTGAGCATCATCTTCCGATCCGCATGATCGTGCGCCTGCAAGATGGCAAGGTCCAAGGTCTGACGGAGGAATCGTTCAGCATGAACTGGAGCGACAGCCGTGTGAACGTGTTCTGGTCGGGCAAGGCGTACAGCATGCTTGGTGAACATCAGCTGAATGGCGTGAAGTCTGCTGAACATAACAGTAAGCCTAACGATCCAAATGAGTTGATCATTGATCCTCTGGCTGAAGATTCACCGATTGAAGTAGACTGGGATAAGTGGCTCTCCGCTACCAACAAGTACGACAAGCGAAACGCACCCTTCGTAGTGAAGTCACATGGCACTTGGCAGCTTCGCGCTATTTCAGCCGAAAGACAGGTTGCCAAACACAAGACCTTGGCGGAACAGTACCAGGCATACTACCAAGAAGAGGCTGACAAAGTCAACAAGATCAACGCAATACTAAACCCGCCAGAGGAGACCGAAGAATGAAGATCACCTACACCCCAAACCCGCTGAACACCGTCATCGAACTTGACGCCCATGAGCAGGAGCTGTTCAAGCTGAAGTTGAGGATCGAAGAGTACGAGAACATGATGTTCAACGCCCACTGGAACTTGACTCGCTCGTCTGAGTACCTGGCCACCTTGCCGCGGATGAAGACGCTTGAGGACGCTCGTGCTGAAGCCATCAAGAGGATCGACCCCGAGTACTGGTGCAGCGACGACCGCACCAAGCTGGACGACCGAATCGACGAGCTCTTTGACCACTACCTTGGTGAACTTAGCATGAACCACAGCGGTGACTGCACCTGCTTTCCGTGCTCCTGCGGTAAGTGTCACGCTGAGGGCATGCTCGGCCTCGACACGACCAAGGGCCTCAGCAAGTACATGGCCTCCAAGATCGAACGTGCCTTCTCCTACAAGGACGGCGACGTGTGGAAGCAGCGTACCCTTGAGGAAGTCCTTGAGCGCATGCGCGGCTACGACCCGAAGATCACCGACGAAGGTGTTGACCCGGGCTGGCTCAAACGCGGTGAGGCTGAGTTCAACTCGTTCCCAAGTGGAAGGAGGAGAACACGCGTGCCCTCGCCTGGCTAGAGGCGTACGCCAACGAGCACTTCCCTTCACACAGCGCTCACTCGTAGAGGCATTAGCTGACAGATAGTGCGGGTTCACGTTACGGCGACACGAGGCGACGCCGGTTCAACCCGAAGAAGCAGTACACATAGTTCACCACAACGACCGAACAAATGCAACCGGTCACCAACCGTTAAGCCGAAAGGACCTTACTATGACATGGTCGTGAGTCACTCTACCGACCAGCTTTGAAGAGCTGAAGACCGCCATGCAGGCCGGATACCAGACCACGGGTCTGAGCTTCTGGGACCATGGGGTGATGGTGAAGGGTTACTTCGAGGACCTGATGGGCCAGCGCACGCTGACCTGGCGGCTGCCTCAGTGGTACCTCACCCATGAGGATAAGATCAAGGACGCGCTCCGTCCAAGGATGGACCAGCTGACCACGTATCAGCTCTGGCATGACCTTGGCAAGCCGTACTGTCGCACCGTCGACGAGCAAGGTAAAGTACATTACCCTGACCACGCCGACGTCTCAAGTCACATCTGGCGCAAGCTTGGTGGAGATCCATTGATCGCCGACTTGATTGAACGGGACATGCTGTGTCACCAGCTTCGTCCAGCGGAGGCCCATGAGTTCGCCTCCAACCCCAACGCACTCGCACTGCTGATCACCGCCCTCTGCGAGCTGCACGCCAACGCCTCAATGTTTGGTGGCTTGGAATCCGAGTCCTTCAAGATCAAGTGGAAGCGACTCGACAAGTGCGGTAACATCATCCTCAACAGTATCTTCAAGGAGTAATCCAAATGAACTTCAATTCCCGTGAAACCTACCTCGTCGCCGTAGCTCAGTGGAAGGCCGAATACGCCGCCCACAGCCTGGCTATCCGCCAGCTCAAGCATGACCGCAGCAACCTGCAACGCGAGGGGAAGGACGTCTACCGTACGTTGGTCGCCATCACCGTCGCGAAGAACCAAGCGACCGAGATGATCAACGAGCGCCTTGCCAGTAAGGAGGCGGCTCAAGCTCAGTACGAAGAAGCGCGAGTGAAGGCCGCTTAACTTCGTTTATCGGCGCTGACCATGAAGCTCAGGATCGGTCGTTGGGCTGGCCCTGAGCTTCCAGCTGGTGCCACTTTTTCACGCCAACCATGCTCAAGCTGCTTGTCAAGCTCGGCCTTCGTGGCGGCGGCCATGTCAATCTTAAACAGACCGCCAACCAGCTGGTGCGACCACTTGTTGAACAAGTTAGCTGGAGGTACGAACACGTAGCGCCCAGCGGCGACTAGTGATTCAAGGTACTCATTGATCGCCTTCTTAGCTCCCTTGAAGCGCAACTCAGCTGGAAGATAGTCTTGTGGGTTGTCATGCTCGTTACCCCAGCCTGCAATGCTGGTCAACTCACAGTCAAACATGATGCACTCCCAGAACTCACCATCACCAAGTAGCGAACGTTCGCTCCCGTTGGTGGATGAGCGCTTCAGGTCATAGCGCTCAAGCAGGCGGTGGAGTGCGATTGATACTTCCTGCCTAACGTAAGGGAGCTGATCGGCTCCACGCTTCTGCATGTGAATTTCGCGTAGCTTCATTAGAAGTGGCTGATGAGGGCGCCGCCCATACCGAGTTGACGAACGATAGAGTCGTAGGTGCCCACACCGTCGAAGATCGCGCCGAACTGCGATGGGTGCCCCTTGATCAGCTTCTTCAGCGTGGCGAAGTTTGCGCCTTCGGCCATGTCTGAGTCTGACATGACGATGACGTTGTACTTCTTACGGAGCAGAATTTCCAACTGGCCCGCCAAGTCATCGGTGAAGTTGGTCGCGCCACCTTGGTGCTCCTTGAACACGTGGTCCAAGCTGAACGAGGTACCGCCACCGCCTTCGTCGGCCTCAGAGGCCGACTTCAGCTTGATGGCTGAGCCACCTGAGCCAGAGACTGTGCAGCGGTAGAACGTGTAATCGTCGGAGAACTCGCAGACGATGAACGTCTTGGCGACGCTCGACTGCTTTGACGCCTCACGTGCGTTGGCCAACACCTTGTCGATGTGGGTGCCCATGGAACCAGACGAGTCGATGACGAGGCAGAGCTTGACCTTCTGGGCTGGCACGACGACCTCACCTGGCTTGACGGCCGCGGCGCCAGTCTTCTGAACCATGTCGATCGAGGTGATGTTGCGACGGTGGACCTTCTGGTAGGTCGTCTCCGTCGTGTCGGACGAGCGCATCAGGCGGTCCAGCAGCGCGCGCCAGTTGTAGCGTGGCTTGACGGCCTGAACTTCACGGCGTGCGCCGGAGTTGTTACCTTGGCCACCCTTACTGGCGGTGTTCGTCTTTGGATCGGGCCCGTCTTGGGCACCGTCTTCGTGTTCACCCGCCGCCTTGCTGGTCTTCTTGGAGTGGTTCTCCATGTCGCTTTCAGACGGGGCTTCACCGGTGCGCGGATCCTCTTGGTTGTCCGAGTCGATGTGATCGTCCGTCAGGTCACCCAGCTGCTGCTCAACCTGCTTCTGTTGTGGCTTCGTCAGCTTGTCGAACTCAGACTTAACAAGCTCGTACATCTCACGGTAGGTGAGCTGGCGGTCGTAGTTGATCAGGTCGTTGAACAACCCCATCGGCAGCGGTTGGTGTCCAGCCTTCGTCAGGTCGTAGTTGGAGCGGAAGTCACCAGTCCAGTTGTGGATCAGTGGCGAGCCGCCCATCACCTTCATGTGGTGGAAGTCGCCGTGCGTGTAGTGGTAGAACTCGTGCAGAATCAGGAACTCAAGGGTCGAGTATTCGTTTGGAAACTCACCACCGTTGGCCTCGTACTTCTTGGACTTCGGCTTGATCTTTTGGGCGTGCGCGAAGTTCAGCAGGGTCTGCATGAACGGCACGTTGAAGATGAACTCGCCGTTGCCCGTCGCGGCCGCCGTGTCGACGTCCTTGAACTGCTTGTTGTCCTTCTCATCGTCGCCTGGAATCAAGATGATACGTGGCGAGATGATTGGCTTCTTGTTGTAGTAGTTCCGAAGCGGGAAGATCGAGCGGTTCTCGGCCTTCACACGACGGACGAGCTTGGAGAACAGCACTGGTGAGAACTGTGGACCGCTGTTGTCGGCGTGCTGGCCTTCTTTGCGAGCGTCCGAATAGCGCTTGAACAGCTCCTGCTCAATGATGTTCTTTTGGATTGAGTGGTACAGGATCGGCGCCTTCGTCGCGATCGAGCTGAACTTCGCCGCCTTCGCGTCGATCTCGTCCTTGATCACCGACTCCTTTTTGCCCTCAAGCTGGGCGAGGTACGAGAGCGCCGCCTTGATGCGCGCGTCGGCCCAGGTCGACTGCGGGGAGACCGTGTCGACCTTGGCCTTGATGTTGTTGATCATCTCGGCTTCATTGATCACTTGAACAGCTCCGTCACGTACTTGCGCATCTTGCCGTTGAAGTCAACGACGTCGGTGATGATGTCGGCGTCGGCTGACGCCAGGTGGATGACCACCTCACGGAGCGCGGCCTTCGCGGCGTCGACCATCTTGTTGGAGACGTCGTGCGCCTTCATCGCGTGCACGACTTCACGCATGATGTATTCTAGCTTAGCGATCTCTTCGTCTTGAACCTTGATGGCCAGGGTCTTCTTGTCCATGTTCTTCGTCTTACCGAAGGCTTGGAAGGCGTTCTTCGCGTCGTTCTTGACGGCGTCCATCAGGAACTCGCTGAGCTCTTCCTTGAACTGGACGGAGTCGACGGACGTGATGTAGTTCACGAACTCGAGGTCGTTCAGCAGGTGCTTGGAGTGGTCGTCAAACGGACGTTGGAGCAGGCTCTTGAGGTCCTTCAGCGAGTCGACCTTGCGCTTGAACAGCTCACCAAGGGTGAAGTCGTCCGTCGACATGATCCAGTCGTTGATGCTTTCGATCGACTCAGGGGAGTCGACGCCGTGCTTGTGCTTGATCACGTACTCAAGGGTGTGCTGCACGGCGCGGGAGATGGCGGTGCGGATAGCCGCTTCGCTCTCAGTCACGTCGTGTTCTGGGTCCTCAAGCTTCTTGGACTCACGCTTGTACGTGCGGTCGACCGACTTCGCCATGTTCGTCAGCATGTCCGTGTACTCACGAGCGGAGACGTATAGGCCGGTGTCGGCGATGTTCAAGACGAAGTGCGGGTCGGCGCCGTTGACCTTACCACTGCGGGTGCGGAAGCGGTCCACCAACGCGTAGAGGACGTTGTGCGAGATCTGTGAAGCCTCTGGTGAGACCTTCAGGTCGACTGTACTCAAGTGCTTCTTGAACTTGTCCCACGACACGCCGACTGGAATCACGTCCATGACGTCGCGCACGTGCTTGGTCAGCTCCTGCGTACCCTTACCAGTTGGGTTGACGGCGGCCACGACGACGGAGTCGTCCGGCAGCTTGTACTCAGGCGTGAACTCCTTCTCCAACAGAACCTTACGGATCGCGTTGAAGACCTTCACGTTGGTGCGGTTCATTTCGTCGAAGAAGATCAGGTAGTGAACGTCTTGGCCCTTCCAAGCGGCGAAGCGGGCGTCGCCCTTCTCCTTGCCGAAGAACTTGACGAGACGTTCCTTGAGGTTTGCCTCACCGGTCTTCATCTGCTTCTGGATGTCGTCCCAGAGCGGCGGCTTGGAGAACGAAACCTGCAGGCCGTCCTTACCACGCTTGGAGAGCGGCACGCCGATGACTTCTTCCGCGGAGAGGTTCTGCACGTCGATGAAGACTGGAACGAGGTTCAAGTCGGTCGCGAGGTCGGTGATGTGCTTCGTCTTACCCGCACCTGGCAGGCCGCCGATGACTGGGATGTACTTGCGGGCGTTGCCCAGCTTCATCTTCGTCTCGATCTGGTGCTTCAGCGTCGAGCGCCAGTCGGCGTCGTCCACGTTGTCTGGGTTACCCTCGAAGCCGTGGTCTTCCTTGATCAGCTCGTTGACGGCCTTGATGACCGCTTCGGAGATCGCGGCCTTGTCGCCGGTCTTGTAGTTCTGGAAGTTGATCTGCACGTTCTTCAACAGTGCGTCCGCGTCTTCCTTGGACTTCAGTGGGAAGGCGGAGTTGATGTAGATCAGGAGCTGTTCCCAACGGCGTGGCGAGACGCGCACGTCCGCGTTGATGTCGTCGTGGGAGAGGATGCCCTTGTGCTCTTCCTTCGTCATCAAGTCGTAGAACTTCTGGAGCAGCTTCTCGTTCAGCTGAACCTTCTTGTTGTTCTTGTACTTGTTGATGATGTAGGCGAACCACTCGTCCGTGCTTGGGGTGTCGAAGTTCAGCATGCGGAAGTCCTCGTTTTCGAGGATGTCGCCCACACCGGAGTCGACCAAGTTCGACGCGAAGATCACGTAGAGGTCGTCTGGGAGTGGGTTGGAACCGATGCGACCGTTCAGGATCGAACGCAGCATGTTGCGGATCGAGCTGGACGTCTGACGGAAGTACTCGTCCAGGAACAGGATGGCGCGGTACTTCGAGCGGATGTCCTTGATCTCGTCTGGAATGGCCTTGTCGGAACCGCCAAGCTCTTCCCAAATTTGCTTCAAGTCACCACGGGCCATGACGGCCTTGATCACGCCGGAGTCGGTGGCCTTCGAGGCCTCCTTGACTTCGGAGTACAGGGCCGACTTAGCCAGCTCGATGTCGTACTCTGAGCCACCCTTCGTGTCGATGTGCAGGTGCTCGGTCTTTGAGGCGCCGCTCGGCTTGACCACGATGAACGGGATGTCGATGATGTGCTCTTCGACGATGTGCGGGGTTTCAATGATGATCAGCTCAAGGCCGAGCAGCGTGGCCATGTCCTTGACGAACGAGGTCTTACCAACCCCGGTGTCGCCACCGAGCAGGTAGCCGGCCTGGCTTAGGCCGTCATGCTTGGCGTGCATGTTGTCAAAGATGTGCTCAAGGGTCTCGACTTTGCCGCTAATGTCGAGGTTTGCAACGTCTAGTTTCTTCATGGCTTAGTCGTAGTTGTGGTACTTCTTGTGGGCGACCGGGTGGGTCTTGGCGAGCTGCTGGTGGGCGAAGGCACGGAGCGCTTCGAGCTCCTCTTCCTCAGTCTTGAACTTCGGCAGCTTCTTGGCTTCTTCCAGCTTGGCGGCCTCGTCTACCTTGACGGTTGGGACGGAGAGCTCGACGGGCGGCTTGTTCTCTCCTTGGTAGCGAAATAGCTTCATTGTTGGGTTCCTGGTAAGGCGATAGGGCTATTTACGTCGACATGGCAACACAGCAGCCTAAATATGAAATCTATTGAACTCGTCCTTAAAATGATCCTTCAGCAGCTTTTCGAAGCCGACATGTACAGCGAGGTTGGACCACGGTCTACCGCGTACAAGGAGTTGGCCAACCGATTCGACCTGACCATGTCGTCCGGTAAGGGGCTCCCAGCAGTCGGCAAATCCAGCGTTCGGTTCGCCTACGGCCTGAAGCCAAAGGGCGGTGACACTGGCGAGACGAAAGCCGGCGAGGACCGCCTACCGTACAAGCTCCGGCTCAAAGGGTTCCTGAACGAGCTTGTCAAGCTCCTGAAGGACGAGCTGGCTGAAGGTCGAGGGGTTGACATCCTGTTCGGTGGTGCCGCCAAGGCTAAGCACCCAGTCGACGCTGACACGATCAAGGACATCGTCCACCAGGCCACGATGAACGCGATAGTGCCAGGTGGTGCCTACTCGTCGTCCGCCCCACTCGCCTACGCCGACTGTATCGGTTGGGTCATCAACTTTCCAGAGGACGCTAAGTGAAGCTCGACCTACTCTTTGAATCCGCCGCTCAGGTTCGACCGTTCGCGAACGAGATGTACGCCAAGTTCCGAGCCATCGCCAAGAAGTACGACCTGGTCTTCGACATCCCGCTCGGCTGGCCGCAGATCAGCAGCAAGCAGGTCGGCTTCGGCGGCACCCTCAAGCTGATCAGGGGTAAAGCGGACGCTGAACAGCTGCCGTTGAACATCCTAGTTAAGGGCTGCCTTAAGGAGATCTCCAACGAGCTTGGTCGACTGATGGACGAAGGCCACACCATCCAGGTGTTGCCTGGCCTGCGCAGCCAAGACCACAACGTCGGTGGCTACAACGCCCCTAAGGGCACGCCCCGGCCGAACCTACGGGTCAGTGTTACGAACAAGGACGAGATCTTCCGTAAGCTGATGGACGGTGTCGAGTTCAAGCATGCTGGACACAGCATGGCGGCCGGCCCGACGGTCGGCTGGACGGTCTCCGTTCCAACGGACTACATCAAAGAGAAGGCCAAGCTCTACGTGCTGAGCGCCACGATCTACACTAGAAACGATCGTGCCAAGGCCTACAAGTTTACAGCGCACGCGTTCGTGCCACTGACTGACAAGTCAACGCTTGAAGAGATCGGCAAGTTCGGAAACATCGGTTACCACGCCACCACCGACAAGCAGTCACCCGAGCTGGTGCAAAAGCTGTTCACCTTCACCAAGCAACTTTACGGTGGGTCACCGAAGGTTGACAAGCTGACCTTGGCCGACATCAACTGGTTTGGCGTAAGCTACACCGGTAGCAAGAAGCAGTACCGACGCGACTCCAACGAACTATCACTTGCCGAGTTCAAGAAGCTGGCAAAGTTTATCCATGACAACGCAGTGCAAGTACCATGAAGATTGAACAACTACTCACCGAACAAGTCGACCACGCGTTGGCCAAGCAACTGACCGCCCAGGTGCGTGAAATGGCGGCCAAGATGGAGTTTGTCATCAGCACCGACAGCGGTTGGCCAGCGGTAAACCGAAACGAAGTGCTCATTGGCTTTTCCCTCTATGAAAAGGGCGGCCAGTCGGCTAACCTAGACGATCGCCTGCCGTACGCAATCAGAGTCAAGGGCTTTCTCAGGTTGATGGAGCCGTTGCTCGGTAAGCTGCTTGATGAAGGTCGATCGTTGTCCATCCTTGTTAGGTCTGAAAAGACGAAGCGCATTCCAGTGTCGAGTAAGGCGGACCTACGCAAGGCGCTTGAAGAAGGCGTCAAGTCGCCGTCCAGTGGCAGCTTTGCAAAGATTGGCTGGGCCGTTGGTGACACGCCTGAAGGCATTGCTGCGGCCGACGCGGGTGGCCGCACGAAGATCGCACGGGTTGACATCACAATCGGCGAGCTGTCAGGCAAAATCGAATTGATTGGTTCAGCCAAAACGCCGTCACCTGAACGTGTGTGGAACAGCGTGCAGTTCTTTACGGTGTTGCCTGAAAAAGATCCAATGGTGAAGGCGGTGCGCACCACGCCAGACACGTCTTCCGTCTACACCATCTTCTACGATCACCAAGGCAAGAAGCCAAACGAAACGATTGCCCGCAAGCTGAACGTGATAGCCAAGAAGTACGGTGGTCCAGACTTGATGGCTGACCCTGAAAAGCAGCACAAGATCTTTAACTTTGCAGTCAACACGAAGGTTTCACCAAAGGGCCCACGCACCGCGGTCGAGCTGACGCCTGAGCAGTTGAAGGCCCTGCTTGCCGACCTGTTGAAGCTGAAGAACGAGTACTTCTAATGAAACTAGAAACCCTGCTTGAGACAGCCGACGAACGCGAGGCCATCGAGATCCACAAGAAGTTCAAAGAAGTCGCCAAGGGACTTGAAGTTAGGCAGGTCAACGGCCAGGCTGGCCCACACATGACGACCAAGGGCGCGTGGTACGGTGGCGGCTTCACGCCTGAAGGCGGCCAAACCGCCGAACGCAAGGCGGGTGACGATCGTATTCCGTTCGACCTGCGCGTGCGTGGGTACTTGAAGCATGTTGCCAGCGTTCTTGAGCAGCACGTCAAGGCCGGTGACGTCGTCAAGATCGCCAAGGGGCCGAACCGCAACAACGTGACCGATGTCAAGGCGGGCGACGACGTCTTCAAGCTCCTTCAGCAGAACGTGATCAAGACGTCCTCGTCCATGTGGGACAATGCAATGGACTCCGTGATGTGGTTCATCGGTCAACCGGACGACGGCACCCGGTTGGTTCACATGTACGTCTCCGTCTCGCTTCGATACGACACGGCCGCTGGAGCCGTCGGTGATCGTCACAAGGGCATGAACTACAGTGCGTCGGTCGACAACGCGGAATACCTAGCACTGCAGCGGAAGTTCAACTCGCTTGCCAAGAAGGCGACGGGTAAGACCTACCTCTACGTCAGTCAACGAAACGAGTTGCAGGCCAAGCTCATCAAGGCACTGCCACAGCTGATCGACGATAAGGCCAAGCTGTCCTTTATAGCCAAGCACCATGATGACATCGATCTGGTGTCCATGGAGCTCAAGCAACATCCATACGAGAAGATCACGAAGCTGTCATCGGAAAAGTTCATGGAGAAGCTCAAGCTTGTCGTTGACCTCCTGACCTGAGAAACGTGTTAGAGGGCGCACGCTTCGCGATACAATGTGCACATGCCCTTAGATTAAAAGGGCACTAATGTCTGAACGAATTTGGTACAAGGCTCGTCTGAAAGAGGCGGCCAGCAACATCTACACCGAGAGCTTCTACCCCGAGGCGAAGAAGCGGACTGGAACCCGATGGGTCTGGTTCACGCAGGAGGACGTCACCTCCCAAAACCAACGGGTCCTTGTCACTTCCGGCATGAGTCGCAACAAGTTCAGGATGATGACCCTTGAACTGGCGTTGGCCTTCCTTGAACCAGCGTGCAAGGCGACGAAGGCCGAGACGACCATGTTGAACGACCTGAGCTCACACCTCGAACGAAACATCTGATGCCGACCACCCACCTCTACATCGATTTGGAGGATACGATCATCGCCCCAGTCGCGGAGGGGTGGACGAACGTGCACCTGGTAAACTCAGAGAAGGTGAAGGCCTTCATTCAAGAGCTGAAGCCGGACCACGTTCACATCTTCTCGTTCGCGATCCACTCAGACCATGACCGCATGCTGTTCAACATGTGGGTGCGTGAGCGGTTGGAGCGGGCACTTGGTGTCACGTTCGGCTTCGTTCCAACGACGGACGAGATCACGGAGATGACATGTCGAGGAAAGGGAATCAGCCCCCAGTACACGACCTTCAACGACCTGTGCGACTTCTTCGGCAAGGCTGAGGCGTTCCGTCAGGTGATGCGACACCAGTGGAAGGGCGTGGTCAACCATCCCAACACCTCGGTCAACGTCATCTTGCTGGACGACGACGTGATCAACGAGTCGTTCACCTGGCCTGATCTCAAAATTGAGGGACGTACGATCAACGTCAACAAACTATGATACGTACCTACGGTTCAATGCTCGTCTATCGTCGTCTGCGGCTGGTCTTGTCCGGAACCGCGAACGACCTTTCATCAGCCTCTCACTTCACACCGCCATGGCCAATATCGCTCAATTTCAAACCTTTGCCACCACGCCAACTCCTCAACCAACTCCAGTCCCAGCGAGCAAGCGAGACTTCGTTGTCGGGCAGCTGAAGTTGGGTATCCGTACCGTCACCTTCAAGAAGGCCGACGGCACGATCGCCATCCATGAAGCCACGTTGGCCGACTTCCTGATGCCGCACCACAAGCGGTCCAGCTTCGCCAACCGCGCTGAGAACGAACACGTCGTCTCGTTCTACAGCATCACCCGTCAAGACTGGCGCTCCTTCCGCGTCGACAGCCTGATTGCCTGCGTATGACCACTGACCTCAACGTCATCATCTTTACCGTCCTGGGTTTCAAGGACATCGTCGCCGAGAAGTTCATCAGGGACAGCGTGAGCAACACGACCATCAGCGTCAAGAACCCGCTGTTCGTCGAGCTGACCGGTGACAGCACCGCGGCCGGCGTGGCCGTCTCGTTTGACCCAATCAGCCTGATGTACGAGGCCAACCAGGTCCTGGAGATTCCGCTGACCAGCATCCTCGTGATGCCGGTGTCAGTCGACGCCGAGCTGGAGAAGGCCTACGTCGCCGCCACGGCCGGAATTCGCGCTGGTTCAGGTGGCTCTGGTGCGCCGGCGATCCTCCACAGCTGATCGACACTGAACCACACAACGACCAGGGCCGGGAGGCCCTGGGGTCGTCTCGGTGAGCCCTAGTGGTGTAAATAGAACACACCAACTTAGGACGACCCTCATGCAGACCCTACACGAGCTTCTCAACCTGATCAAGGAAGCGGACGACGACACTGACACTGAGACGGAGGCTCCGGAGAAGGACGAACCGACCGATGAACCGAAGAAGGAGAAGTCGATCGACGTCAACACGTACGCCTACGCCCTTGAGGACATGAAGGACGCGCTGCCGACCAAGCACGGTAAGGCGATGGCCGCCCTGTGGTCGAAGCCAGGCAAGCTGCTCTGGCACGGCATGCCGCTGTTCACGACGGACGGCAAGCACCACGAGTACGCTATCCACGGTGAGGGCTTCGACAAGATCGAGGAAGCCTGCCTGGAAGAGGTGTCCAACTTGACGCTCGAGGAAGAGATTGACGTGGACGGCGTCGGCGAGTTTGAGGACGACACCTTCAACATCCAGTGGGAGGTCACCTTCGACCCGAAGGACCACACGAAGATGGAGTGGGTCGGCTACCACAAGGAACAGGACGCCTTCATCATCGGCTACGATCTTTGGGCGGACAGCTCAACGGAGGAGGCCTTCAACCAAGCCTTCGACAAGGAGTTCGAACATGTCACCGGTCAAGACCATGACCTCAAGGACGATGACGAGGACGACCACAACAAGATCTACAACGCCGCCTGGAAGAAGTACCAGAGCGGTCAGTACGGCTTCTTCGGCGTTGTCTTCGGCGTGAAGTACAAGAACGGTGGCCTGGTAGCCAAGGTGCTGACCCCGTTCACTCACTCAGGCGGCTTCCACCGTGGCTCATACCCACTCCTGAAGGAAGACGCGATGTGGCCAAACCTCTTCGTGCCGGATTAAGATGAAGCTCAACATCCTACTGGAAGACGACATGTCACATGAGGACATCATGGACGTGCTTGAACTCATCAAGAAGAAGTTTGAGCGGACGTACGAGGTTGAGATAGACAAGGAAGTCCCACGGCTGATCTTCTACATCGCCTCAACGAAGGACTTTCCGTTTGATGATGACGATCGCGTTGGTGAGGACTTTGCGGTCAAGGTTGGTCGCGTTGCCGGCAACTGGGCGATCATGTCAAAGGTTCCAAACGGTACGACCCCACAAAGCCGGGGTCGTACGAACATCATTGAGGTTGATGAGGACGGCAAGATCATTCCACAGCTTGAACAGATTCTGCCGAAGTTGGTCAAGGACCTGAAGCGGCTGGAAGCCGACAACCATTGGAAGATTGAATGGTGCGACAACCATGAAGCTTGAAAACCTAAATGAGGAACTGTTCGACGTATGAAACTCAACCACCTACTTGAAACCGAGATGGACGCCGAAGAGTACGACCTTGCGTTGATGCTCATGAAGAAGCAGTTCGATAAAATTCCAGGCGTGAAGGTGATCACGTACCCAGCTAAAAACTCTGGAGTAAGTCATATTACGCTGAGGTTGGGCGAGGTTAGACGTGTTGGCACCGATGAAATTTCCGACTGTGACATCACAGTTTGGAACCGATTCAAGGATAAGGATAATGGCTGGCAAGTCAAGGGTATCTTTTACACCAAAAAAGGTCAAGTGAACCCAGAGCTGATTCATCGAACCACACATGACGACAGCGCCGTTATCAAGGTAGTGCACTCGGTTATAGATCAGATCAAGGACAATCTTACTACTCTTGAAAATGCCGGTAAGATCGTATGGACGCGCGTCAAGTGAAGACCCAGTCCCGAGAAAAGTGGGCGAACTTTTTGGCGCTTCGCTAAATAGGCGATACAATTACAACTTACGCTGCTTCATTGCAGCACGGGAAGAAACTTCAAATGTCGGTTCTAGGTTATTCAGTCACATCGTTGCCAGTCAGTGGACTCGGTTGCGGCGCGCCTGCATATGCCTCCCCGCTTACGAGGGCTCTCGGTTAGAAAGTTAGTTTACTAACATGATTACCGAGGGCCTAGACGAAAGTTTAGGCCCTCGATTGTTATGTGTGCTTTGTCAGAGTGTGGTGCCAAGTGGACGGCGACCTGCTTTGGAGACAGGAACATGTCGGTTCGAGGCCGACCGCTCTGACAAAGCACATCTAGCGAGAACCCAAGTGCAAGGTTAGCCAAGCACAACGGTGCGATAGAATGCATTCATGCAAGTTGATGTTGAAGTTTGACATCGACAAAACAACTGAGGCCTTGCTTCAGTGACCTACCTCGGTAGGTACGCTCATTAAAAATTTGACGTGACATCTAGTCCAAGGGCACCAACCCTTGGACATCTGCGCCCATAGCTCAATGGTAGAGTATCGCTTTGACATGGCGATTACGAAGGTTCGATTCCTTCTGGGCGCACCATTGTTCATAAACCCAAGAGTTACCGCTTGCAATCGGTTATCTACTTTAACTTGGTGTAAAAACCCGGAGTGCGGTTCGAGTCCGCACAACGCCCATACTGGCTTCGGGGGCAATCTCCGAGAGCTACTTTTGTTGCTCTTGGGTTTATGAATTTTTCTGTGTGGACATGACTGAGAGGCTGAAGGTGACGGGCTGTAACCCCGTTCTGTAAAAAGCGCGTAGGTTCGAATCCTACTGGCCACACCAAGTTTAGATGCGGGATTCGTATAGTGGTATTACCTCAGCCTTCCAAGCTGATGATGAGGGTTCGATTCCCTTATCCCGCTCCACATTAAGAGGCTTGAATGGCTAGAGGAAGAATTGAAGTCTCACGTGAGCAACTCCTCCAAGCAATTGAATCGACAGATTCTGCCGTTCAAGCTTCTAAGCAGTTAGGATTGATGTACACCACGTTTATTCGCAGGTGTAAAGAGCATCAACTATATGCTCCAAATCAAGGTGGTAAAGGAACTCAAAAACCTCGACCACAGATGAAAATCGCTCTTGAGGATATCTTCAACGGTAAACATTTGATGGATTCAAAAGCCATTAAACGGAAACTGTTTGAAGCAGGTCTTAAGAAAGAAGAATGCGAGTGTTGTGGAATAGGTCCAGTGTGGAATGGCAAGAAGCTTACGCTTCAGCTTGACCACATTGATGGAGATCGAACTCACAATGCTTTTGAGAATCTGAGAATTCTCTGCCCTAACTGTCACACTCAGACAGCCACATTTAGTAAGGGTAAAAATAGGACACATGCGTCTGTGGCGTAATTGGTAGCCGCGCTAGGTTGAGGGCCTAGTCCTATAATGGGGTGCAGGTTCGAGTCCTGTCAGACGCACCATGTTTTTGGGGGAGTACCTCAGTGTTAGAGGGCCCGCTTTTTAAGCGGAAAGTCGAAGGTTCAACTCCTTCCTCCCCCACCAGTTTGAGAACCGTCGTTGATTGGTTATCGGAAAAGTCAGGGGTGCTTAAACCCCAGGATGAGCATGGTTCAAGCCCGTGCACCCTCGCAAGAGGTTTTACCGATCTGCATTTTTGTTCTCTCCGTTTTCCGACGAACCGTCGTCGAAGGGTTATCTAGTTCACGACTAAAGGGCGCGTATGTGTCCGGCTGCAGAAGCCATCACCCTTCACATCATTTGTTTGTCACTTGGGCTTCTAGTATAGGGGGAATTACTACTGTCTTGCACGCAGTGAATCGGGGTTCGAGTCCCCGGAGGTCCACCAAGTTTTAATCGGAGTGTAGCGCAGTCTGGTAGCGCATCTGCTTTGGGAGCAGAGGGTCCCAGGTTCGAATCCTGGTACTCCGACCACGTTTTCGCACGGCACGGATGACCGTTATCATCCACACTACTACGACTACAAGGAACTAAATGGTACACGTAAAGATCATGTCCGGTGAGGACACGCACGATTCTTACCCAGGTAAGAACTACACGCTGATCACAGTCAATGACCGAGATCGGATTCAGTTCGGCGAATGGGGTTCGCTCTTCGGTAACCCAGCCAACACAGCTGACGATCGCGGTGGAAACACCGAGGTGATGATCGTGATTCGCGAGAAGAGTTCAGAGCAGGAGACGTACCCGCTGTTGGGGAACGTCTACATCATGAACGATCAAGGTAAGACGATTGCGACTCGCCAGAAGAGCATCAATTAAGAACAACGCGGACGTAGCTCAGTTGGATTAGAGCTCGGCACACAAAACAAAGGCGGCCGGCTTGCCGATCAGTAGTGTGACGCGGTCAGAGGTTCGAGCCCTCTCGTACGCACCAAACGCGGACTCTCCCTGCTCACAGCGCTCGGAACGCCCATACAACCCATGGAAGAGCTCCTAGCTAGTACCTAGAGGCGGACTTTCGGCATCACTTAAAAACTGGTGCGGTTGGTGGTTAGCTTGTATGGTGCTCCCTGAGTAAAGAGGACCCGACCGGACAAGTCGCAAAACTGTTCCGATGCAGGGGTAGCTCAGTTGGTAGAGTACTTGTTTGCCAAGCAAGACGTCGCGGGTTCGAACCCCGTTCCCTGCTCCAAATTTTGGACACTTGGCCGAGAGGCTTAAGGCACCGGTCTTGAAAACCGACGGGCCCTTACGGGTCCCGTGAGTTCGAATCTCACAGTGTCCGCCAGAACATAGCAACCGCACGTGCAGGGTTATCATCCATTCGCTCTCCCTGTACAACCTCTTTGTTGCTAGTATTTCAGTTAGGGATGTCGTCCAGTGGTAGGACAGCCGCCTCAACGTCGTGAATGACATCTTTAGTTGCGCAAGTAACCGCCGCTTCATGGTTATCCAAGCAGCTTACGTGGGTTCGATCCCCACCATCCCTAACCCCTTGACTTCAAGGGAAAGTATCCATTGGGTTCTTTCCTTTGGGGTCGTAGTGTAGTGGACAGCACGTTAACATCGATTGCTCCCTTTGTTGGACTTTGAATCCAACCGCTCGTGATTGGTTATCTTTCTACAAAAAGACAGGATGGGTTCGAATCCCATCGACTCCACCAAAATTCTTTCCATGCAGTCTTGGCGTAACGGTAGCGCGCGAACAGTCGTTCGCATCTTTAGTTGTCGCAAGGCAACCGTTCGTGAATGGTTATCTAAAGTACAAAGACGAGGTCCGTGGTTCAATTCCCGGGGACTGCACCAACTATTGGAGACGACAATGACAAACGAGAAAGGGCGATTGTGTTAGGTTAACTACACAAGGAGCCCAAATGAGCCGAACCTTTCGGTGCAAGAACTACGAAGACACGCAGAACACGAGCTGGGACCGTCAAGGTCGCAAGATCGGTGGTTTCTACTGCGAGTACAGCTACGCGAACGAAGTCTACGACAGCAACCTTCACTGGGGCTGGCGGTACGTGCACATCTTTCGCCCTCCAACTCAGGAGGAGCTGATCAAGGCGTACTGGCGGAACCACGGCGAAAGCCGACACCGCTGCGCTCGCTCTCCCAGTCGGTACCACCGCGGCACGAGGATGGCGGAGAATCGTCGAATCAACAACCAGGAGCTGCATAAGTTCCTGAAGAACCCAGATCACGAGCCGATGCTCGAGGCCAACCCTCGAAACTGCTGGTGGGACTGGAGCTGATTTTCCGTTGTGAGCCTTGATCGGCCAAAGTCGCTGACTTATACGGAACCTGTGCAGCCTCATCAGCTGCACCGTGGTGACCATGGACAGTCACCGATCATTCAACGCGGGTGTGGCGAAATTGGTGGCCGCGCTAGGTTTAGGTCCTAGTGGATTTACATCCTTGCAGGTTCGAATCCTGTCACCCGTACCAGTTTGGGGAGCATGGTTAGCGCCGTGTTCAGGCTAGCTTGGCCAAGCGGTTTAGTAGCGGACGGCCGTTCGCGAGCGACTTAGAGATGATGGTAGTGCTGTTCGACTCAGCGCCATCGAAAGCCACCCAAAACCCATAAATACTCCATACGTTTTGGAGTAGCCATGAAGGTTGCACAGTTGTTCGAAGAGCTGAAAGCCTACACAGGTGGTCGGCTTTCAAAGACTCTCGAGAATGCAATGTTGGAGTTCTGCGATGCGTTTGACATCGACAGCTTCTCGGTCTCAACTGAGAAGTTTCATCAGCCGCATCCAACTAAAGGTTGGAGCGATACGGTAAACGTGAAGAACTTCTTCATCAACATGGGGACTGAAAAGAACGCGACGCTGTTGAAACGGTACTTGAAGGACAAGGGCTTTGGAGTCGAAGATCGATACCGCCCTGAACATGTCGTCAATACTTGGAACGTTCCAAAGAAGTTCAAGTCAAAGTAACACGCGTCGTGACCCTACATCGGTCTTCTAAGCCGATGACGAAAAAGAGTAGGATGGACGTCCACGGGTTCGATTCCTGCACGCCGCTCCATAACACAGAGGACCGATCATGATTTTGCTTGAGTACCCCGACAACAAGAGCGCCCGCCAACACCTTACCTTGGGTAAGGACTACGCGGTCGTTCGAGAGCTTGGCAACGGTCTCGTGATCGAGGCCGACAACTCAACTCCTGAGTCGCCCAACTTTCACACGCTGTTGGCTTCACGCTTCAAGGAAGTCGGTGTTGTGGTAAACCGTGACTGCACGAAAGCGAAGCCGATGCCGTTGGAGCTTGGACCGAGAGCGGTCGAGCTCAACATCATCTGGGACCATGATGACATTGAAGACCTAGCTCCCGACCTTGACTCACGTTACGCCCACTTCAAGTGTGGTTCATGTGGGCACGATTGGTGGGCGGATTTAGGCGATTAACTTGGAGATGTGGCAGAGTGGCCTATCGCACAACCTTGGAAAGGTTGAGGACTTTATCGTCCCATGGGTTCGAATCCCATCATCTCCTCCAGACAGAAGCAGGGTAGCTCAGCCAGGTAGAGCGCTGGTCTCATAAGCCAGAGGTCGTGGGTTCAAATCCCTCCCGTTGCAACCAACACGTGGACCCTTGTTCACGGTACAGCGACCGTAGCGTCGCAGTAGAATTGACTCATCAACAACGCATTGGACCGATGCTATGCAACACAAGATGAACCAACTGATGCGTGTCAGCAAGACACTTGGTTTCACTGAGTTCGCGTTTCCACTCGAACTCACGTACGGTCCAGCCTACGACGGCTACTGGATTGATCGAGTTGGACGTCTCTTTTCCACCAAGCGTGGTGAAGTTACGCCGCTGATCGCCAAGTGCACGGCCTTCGTCAAGGGCAACAGCTACGGCCTCATCATCCGTGGTAAGAACAAGTCGGTCTCTGGAACCGAACTGCTCCATGAACTGCGCAGCTCGCCCGAATGGCCGGTGCTGCTCGAACAATGGGGCAACATGTAAGATCATGCGCATGTGGTGTAATTGGTAGCCACACTTCTCTCAAAAGGAAGCGTCCGTAGGGCGTGTCGGTTCGAGTCCGACCATGCGCACCAGGTGAGACCCCCGAAGTGACTAGGACGCGAGGCGGTCATCGAGTAGAGGCGGCCACGGAATCGTGGCGGTAAGTAGTGAACACAACCTCCTCTACCGACCAGTGAGGTGACTGGATGAGAAAGCAGGGTTAAACGCACTGATGAGCTGGTGAGAGTCCAGCGAAACGGGAAGGTGAACAGCCGATCGAGCGCTAGGTCGCGGCTCTCGACGCAGTATCCTTTCCGTATGCGTAAATAGAAACATATGCTGGAGTAGCCAAGTGGTTGACGGCAACTGCCTTGTAAGCAGTCGGAGTTATCCCGCGCAGGTTCGAATCCTGTCTCCAGCTCCAAGAAGTTCCAGGTGACTACGTGTAGGGGGTCTGGCCCAGTGCACACAGAAAATGCGTAGGATATTGGCCGTGAGAACCATGGTTTATGAGGCATGAGAAAAAGATTTGTCGGGACTGTGCCTCCGGAAACGACATGACCTGCACGAGAATAAGAGCAATGGTAAGCTTTGCAGGGTGCCACAAATATTTGTCAACGCGGAAGCAGTTGACCGGGGCTCTGTGTTTCATCCCCAACCTATCAATGTCGAAGTGGGAGAGTGGATTACTTCCGACAGGCTGCAACCCTGTAGACGCATCGGTTCGATTCCGGCCTTCGACTCCAAACGGGACCCTACGTAAGGGTAAAACGTCTGACCTGACGGGGAAACGCTTGAAGGGGCGCCTGACGGTGGGAGAAACAGACGACGAAACTGTAGGTCCTTCGGTTTCAACAATGCGACTGTGGCGTAATTGGTAGCCGCGCAACGCTCAGAACGTTGTGGTCCTAGACCGTGGAGGTTCGAGTCCTCTCAGTCGCACCATTGATCAATAGCGGGGTAGAGCGTAGTTTGGTAGCGTGTTGGGCTCATAACCCAGCGTCGTAAGACCCCGGAGGTTCGAGTCCTCCTCCCGCAACCACAACAATGGTCCAATAGTGTAGTAGCACGATCAACAAAAGCACATCATCATGGCGGTAGCCAAGCCTAGGAGAGCGCATCTCCCACTGATGAAGGAGCAGGTGGAGAATCGGGACTCCTGCGTTGGATCACCAGAATTAAGCAACCGATAGATAACGGTTATCAGAAAGTAGCGTCGAAAGACTTGTGGGTTCGAGTCCCACCTGAGAGTCACCTAAGACGTGATGGTTTGTACTCAGTGGCGGAATTGGTAAACGCACAACTCCGGCCGCAAGGCCATCTCCGTGTCGCTCCTTTGTTGCTTTTCATAAACTAGAGGAACTTTCCCATGTCAACCAAGTATGAACTCCACGTCACCACGTGGGAGTGTGATGCTGATCATCACTTGACCAAGATTCTCGAGAATCTTAGCCGTGACGACGTTACCGCGTTCGTTGAACTGGCCAAGAAGTTCGCCTCAACACACGCCACACCACCGGGCGTCGGCAACCACAGTGTGGCCGACGACGTGCTCGTTGAGGCGGTCCAGTCGGTGCTGACAAAGTACCCAGACGCTTACTATCTTCAGCTGCTCTTTGAACAAGACGCACCTAAAGATTACCAAGGTGACATCAGCCTTGCTGACTTTTACTGGCAGGCCCTATGCGAGTCGCTGTTGGACTATCCAGTGATCGAGCCGTACCAAGACGAGTACCACTTTTGCCGCGTCTACTGCGTCCACAAGGTCTATGAAGTCCCAGTCGCGAAGGTCGACGTCACGGAGTGTTTCCAATGAGACCGCTGAACGCACGCCAGATCGGCGAGCTTGAAGCCCGTGAGTTTCTCGGCGACGAAACGTGGAAGCGTTGGAAGATCGCGTATGACGAAGCCATGGGCTACCGCAAGACGCTGAAAGGCAAACCGACGGAGGAGCAGCTGCTGACCCTCCAGAACAACGCAATGGACATCGAGTTCTACGGCTCCGTGCTGTTCCACTCGGCGACCCTTGCAAACCGAAACATGTGCGGCTGCACTCGATGCGGCCAAGCACGACAGAACAAGTAAACCGCTCGTTGTTGATTATCCCTTCCACCCTTAGGGACCTTAGTGTAACTGGTAGCATTCCGGATTGATACTCCGGGGGATGGGTTCGAATCCCTGGTCAAACTCGACGACACTTCTTTGTTTACTTCTCAAAAACGCCGGCCTTCACGGGTCGGACCTTCGCCGAACGTGGTAGGCGTATCGCTGGCTAAATCGATTATGCGGGCGTAGCTAAGTAAAGACAACTCTTTCTAGTTATCGGACTAAACTGGACCATGGAGATATGGCTGAGAGGCTTAAGGCGACGGTTTGCTAAATCGTAGGCCCTTCACCGGGCCCGTGGGTTCGAATCCCACTATCTCCTCCAAACACGATGTCACGTCAGATTTTGAGAACTCCGAGGGCCGCACCTCGATAACTTGCGGTCGGTGGTCACGCCATCGTGAATAACGCGTGACGGGTTCGGCTCTACCCCAGTTAGCAAATGAGCAGGCACGGCAGGAGTCTTTAACGCATCGTTGGACGGAGGTCCATCATGTCCGCTTATGGGGAGTTGGTAGCGTGGCGCTTAACCGGTTTCGAAAGCCGGCCGCCCTCTTACGGGGGCAGGGTTCGATTCCCTAACTCCCCTCCAACTTTACACCATCATGAAACTTCGCTACGTTCTTCAGGCACTCAGGGACCAGCTCCCTATTCGCCGCTTCCTACGCAACTTTCTCGTGACGAGAAACGCGTGGGGCCTGTTCCACATCAACTCACACGTCGCACAGCGCTCAGGTAAGCCTAAGGTCGGCTACCCAACGAAGGCGTCGGCGATTCGAGCTGGTGAGAATATGGGGAAGAAGACGGGCTACCACTACAGCCCGTACAAGTGCTGCCACTGCGCCGACTTTCACATCGGTCGGAACCGCGACTCCATCGCAGCCCGACCTGAACAACGACCTTAGACGGCCGTTGGTGTGCTTGGCGCGGCCAAGGTGGTCATAGCCGCCGAGATCTGCGTCGAACCGACGAAGCCGGTGTTGATGTACTGGAACGTCGCGCCAGCCACACCCTTAACGGCGAAGCCAGTGCTGCCGTTCGAGTAGATCGTCGAAGCCAGCGACGCGAAGGTGCCGCCGTTGGCGACCACCGCAACGTCCGCGTTCAGCGAATCGTTCGTCACGTACATGCCTTCCACGACCAACGTGCCACCCAGCACCGAGACGGCACCAGTTGCGTTGTTGGCTTCAAGGCCGCCGTTCGACAGGTAGATCTTGCCAGACCGCATGATGATGGCGGGTGAAGCACCGCACTCGGACACGAAGTTGCGAGCGTAGCCCGACACGTTCAGCAGGTCGACGGCCGCGGTGGAACCGCTGGCGACCTTGATGTCGACATTGACCCAGTGCATTGGCGAGGCCGTGACCGAGGTGCCGTTCACGAGGATGGCGCGCTGGCCGGCGTTCTGCATGGCGATCTTGACGTTGCGCAGTTCGAGCAGTCCAGCATTGACGCCGGTCATGGTGATAGCATCACCAGCACTTGGGTTGACCATCACGTCGCACAAGCCAAGGATCGTGTTGAACTCGTTGCCGTTCAGCGTGGTCGACGGGTTGTAGGTGACGGAGCCGTTGATCGTGGTGCCAGCACCGGTGGAACCACCGAAGCCGACGATCACGGTGCGAGGGCGTGACACGCTCACGGCACCTGAGTAGACGCCTGGAAATACGAGGATGGTTGCCAAGGCACCGTCGGCCACGACCGTCAGCGCGTTGTCATGTGCCTTCTGGATAGTCAGGAACGGCTTGGAGATCGAACCGTCACCAGTCGTGTCGTTGCCGGTCTTGGAGACGAAGATGGCGGGCGTGAACGGTGCGATCGTCGTTGGCGCGCTGCCGCCACCTTCTTCGAACTCGATCCAGGCGGTGCCGTCCCAGGTGTAGTAGGTACCAGGCGCAACGCCTTCATCCGTAATGAGGATGATGTTGCCAGGCTTGATGTCGTTTGGGTAGGTCGCGGCGAAGGAGTCGGCGCGAGCACGGGTCATCGTCTGTGGACCCTTACCAATAGCACGATAGGTCATAGTGTTCCTTGTCAGGTAGTCATCCTGGTATTTAGCAAACCAACACACCAGGTTGTTCAACGTGAACCCACCCACGTACAATAGAGCAACCACCACCCAAGGAACGCTATGCTGCTCGCGGCCCTAGCCCTCTCAACCACGATCTCGACCTGTTCCTGGAACAACCCAGGTGCCGATCCGTACATGGGTCGTTTTGAGGACGCGATCGACCGCTACGAGTTCATCGACGAAGACGTGCGGGCCAGGCTGAAGGCCAAGGTTGCGGCACATGAGTACGACGACATGGTGGAGATCAAGCGTGACGAGATCCACGGACGGCAGGAGTACTCCAACGAGCTCTCCAACATGAACTTCGGCAAGGGTCGGGTCTGCGTGACGGTGGACCGGTCTGGTTGGAAGCCGGAGCACGTTGAACGTGGCCTGGTGTTCTGTGTCGACGGCACCTGCATCTTGATTCCCACGGTTTGCCGTAACGTGACCGTAATAACTCGGCTTCAACGGCTGACGGGTGGCGCCTCAGCTGGGCCGCTTGAAGGCCAGACGTTCGGTCTCGGTCCAGCTCCAGTGTCGCCACCCACCTCGCTACCGGTCGATGACGTCACGTACGGCCTCTCGGCGACACCGGTGGGGCCGAGTACGTTTAGTTCGCCACCGATGTTGTACCAACCAATCGTCGTTCCACCGTTGCCGCCACTCACCGCGATCCCCGTCGTGCCCGAGCCGTCCAGCCTGTGGCTGATGCTCGTCGGGCTGGCCATGATCGCGGTTCGAAAGCTCCGTCGGTAATGGCCACCTACGACTCCAAGGCTGAGTGCCCGCTCTGTCGTCGTCCGCTCGGTGACGACAAGATTGAGTGGCACCACCTGACACCAAAGTCCAAGGGTGGTGAGACCACCTACCCACTCCACGCGATCTGTCACCGCAAGATCCACGCCACCTTCAACAACGACGAGCTTGCCGCGACGTACAACACGTTCGGTGCGCTGCGGTCCCATTCAGCAATAGACTCGTTCGTGAAGTGGGTTCGCAAGAAGGACGGCACGTTCTATGATCGGTCAGCTCCAGCCAAACGAAAGAAACGAAAATGAGCGACAAAAACCAGCTTGAGCCAGACGACCTTGCGATCGTGATCAAGAGCCTTACTGGCAAGTCCATCGGCAAGATAGTCACCTGCCTCCACAAGAACCCCATGGGGCCTGACCCCGTGTTCGGTGACGTGTGGCTGGTCCAGTCCTCACACGCCGACCTCATGGTCTTCGTGGACGGCACGACCTCGAACCAAGCCCACATGCCGCAGGACTGGCTGAAGAAGATTCCCAAAGACCCCATCCCGGACGATGAAGACGTCCTTGAACTTAACCCTACTAAGGAACTGGAGAACGTATGATCGACCAAACAGTGATCACGTACTACGCTATCGTCATGACGCTCAACGTCCTCAACATTGTGTTTTGGATTTGGTACGATCGTACCACGGGTGGACTGACCGACGGCGAGTTCACAATCGGCACGTTGCTGTTGTGTATCGCGTTCTTTGCACTTGGTTGGGTGCCTATCTTGGGCTTGATCATCGTGATCATGACAACCTTTGCGGCCATCGGAACGGCGTATGACGAAAACCTCTTGCGCTTCAAGGACTTTATCCACATGCCCATCGTGCGTAAGCGAGAACCGAAGAACCCAGATTGAGGTTCATGAGTAGAACCCAAGGGCTTACTATGGTCAGGCGTCGACGCTAAATAGGCAGTCGATCAAGAAGATCGACGCTTTGATCTAACTTTACCTTTTTGGAGATATTTTATGAAGATGCATCTGATTTTCTTGAACGACCACTCTGGCTCAATGCAGGGTATCACGCGCTACGCGATGGCTGACTACAACTCAGTCACCAAGGCCGCTGCCGACGCCGCAGCCGCCCACAACATCCCCTCGACCTTCACGACAATTTCCTTCGGCAAGTACAACGGTGGCCGCTTTGCAGGGCGTGGCTACGCACCGATGCTGGAATCCCAGTTCGTGCCGTCTGACATCGCCAAGGCCATGACGAGCTGGCCAGCCGACGGCGGCACCCCGCTGTGGGAGGCCTTGATCCTTGCGATCAACACCGCCATGTCGGCGCCGGACTACGCCGACCCTGAAACCACCTTCAACGTCGTGCTGACGACCGACGGCCAAGCGACCGACGATTACGAGTACGGCGGCGCAGCCCAGAAGCTGATGAAGGAGTGCATCGCCACCGACCGCTGGACCTTCGTGTTCCGCGTTCCGCGTGGTGGTGCTCGTTCGATCATCCAGAAGGGTGTGGACGAAGGCAACGTGATCGAGTGGGAACAGTCCGCAAAGGGTGTCGCCGATTCGACGGCCGCCACGTCGCGTGGTATGCAGGACATGTACCTTGGTCGCACGCAAGGTGTCCGTTCGACGAAGACCTTCTACTCGAGCCTGAAGGACGTCACCTCCGCCGACGTCAAGGCCGTGCTGACGGACATCTCAAAGGAAGTCCAACTCTGGCCGGTGTCAGCACCGGAAGCTGGCACGCAGATCCGCACGTTCGTCGAGTCCCGTCTTAACGATGGCAAAGGTGGCAAGCTGCTCAAGGGTGGTGCGTTCTACCAGCTGGTGAAGACCGAGACGAAGATCCAGGACTACAAGCTCATCGCCATCCGCGACAAGACGTCCGCCTCGATCTACTGCGGTGCCGCAGCCCGTGACATGCTCGGCCTGCCGAAGTACGGTGACGTTCGCGTTGCGCCGCAGGACCACGGCAACTTCGACGTGTTCATCCAGTCAACCAGCGTGAACCGCAAGGTCGATGCTGGCACCCAGATCATGTACTGGCCTGGTGTCGGTGTTGCGTACAAGGAGGGCGCCTCAGCCTAAACTGCTGGGTTACCCCAACCAAACAAAGGGGCCTTGTGCCCCTTCTTTCATTTGAGGACAAGATGGCTGGATATCACGTTACCAACATTCCGCGCGGCGAGTACGGCGAGCTCTCAAAGATCCAAGAGGAGCTGCTTGAGGCGATCGACTCCGAACACCAGGGCGTCAAGCTCATGGTGGCTCAAGAGTTGTCGGACATCATCGGCGCGATTCAAGGCTACCTGGCCAAGCACATGCCCGACACCACGCTCACCGACCTGGTGCAGATGAGTGAGGTCACCCAGCGCGCCTTCAAGGCCGGGGGTCGCACACCGAAGCCTGAGACCGATGGCACGGGCAAGTATTCAGTGTCAGACTTGATGAGTCTTACACCAGGTGCTCGAACCAAGACGCCGTTCATCGACGGCCAAGTGATCAAGTCATCTTGGGTGCGGGCAAATCGTGAAGGCCACATTGAACTAGTCGTGTTGGAGTTGATGTCGGGCCTGCAGCTGGAACTGCTGGCGGCTGAACGCAACGACCTGCAAACCATCGGCGTGATCTTTGGAAAGGACACCGTATGAGTCACATCAGTCGGGATATTAAGGACTTCAACGACGCGCTCGATGACGAACTGATAAACGCCCTTGACCGCGCCATTTTTGATGAACTCATGAATGAGCAGGATTTTCCTGACCGTGAGCTTGTCATGCGAGTGTGGGACGCAACCCTGGCCAACGGCGTGCGCAACGTCTTTGACGGTCCACTGCTGTACAAAATTATCAAGTGCAAGGACGAAAAATGAACACCATCGACTACTCCCTCCTGGCTGACGCCACCAAGCACTACCGTGACATGGGCTACGCGGCGATTGAGGTGCCGTGGCGCGTCTCTGTCGAGGTCTTGAACATCACCAAGCCAGCGTACGTCACCAACACGGACTACAAGATCGAGGGTACCAACAAGGCCCTGATCGCGTCGGGTGAACAGGGCTTCATGTACCTGATGAACAAGGGCCACCTTCCACCAGGCGGCTACCAGACCATCACGCCCTGCTTCCGCAACGAGCAGTACGACGCGACACACTCCAAGCAGTTCATGAAGTTGGAGTTGATCGAAGTGGTGGCGGAGTGCCAGGCGATCGGCCAGCACCACGTGCGAGCGCTGTTGGACGTCGTACTGAACGCCATGAAGAAGCTGGCGCCGTCGGACTACCACCGTGAACGACTGATGGTCGTGCAGCAGTCGGAGTGGGACCCGTTGGCGGTGCCCGGCACGGTGCAGCTGGACATCGAGGCTGAGTTCAACGACAAGCGCGTCGAACTTGGTTCCTTCGGTGCACGTCGCGCCCACTTCGGTGCGTGGGTCTACGGCACCGGCCTCGCTGAACCTCGGTTCTCCAAGACCATGCAGGCCCTGAGCCAACAGCAGTACCTTGAGGCCACCGTAAATAGGAGCGATGAAACGAACGACACCCATGTACAAGCTGCTCCTCACCCTATTCTTGAGCGTCTCACTCGACGCGCAGGCACTTGACGCTCCACTGCCGCTGACGGCCTGCGTGGCGCTGACACCGTACGGTCTGCCCGTCACACAGAAGCAACGCACCACGAAGATCTGTCGCACGGGCTACGTGCTTGAGCACGACGACGTCCACCACGTTCCAGTGTGGGTGGCGTACTCGCTCACGCCCGACCAGGCAACGGGCTGCTACCCACGTGTGAGCCACTTCGTGCCTGAGCCTGGCCTGCCACCTGGTGCGTCCGCTCAGTTAAAGGATTACGCCAAGCACGGCTACGACATCGGCCACCAGGCCAACGACTCCGACATGCGCTGGTCAAAGCTGACCGAGGAAGAGTCCAACATCTTCGCCAACGCCGCGCCACAGTTGCCCGAGTTCAACCGCGGCATCTGGAAGAAGCTTGAGGACACTACCCGTGGTTGGGCCATCAGCCGTGGCCACAAGCTTAAGGTCTACATCGCGCCCGTCGTGAACGCCCAAGACAAGGCGATCGGCGTCGACCAAGTTATTGTGCCACACGCCTTCGTGAAGGTGTTGGTTGACACCCAGACGAACGAGGTGCTGGCGTTCCTGTTCAAGCACGAGGGCTCGAAGGCCGACCTAAGCACGTTCGTGACGAGCTTGGCTGAAGCGCAGCGTCAGAGCGGCGTCATCTTCCCAGTGCCGCCGAACGCGGTCCTATCCACCACCATTTGGCCGGTGACGTTGAAGTCGAACCGCGCGGCCAAGTCCAACGTGTGCCTGTTGAAATGAGCGGCTCTGTCTACGTCGTCATGGACCCTGGCAAGGATGGCATGCACTACCCTGACAAGATCGTCTCCATCCATGCCGACTTCACCAAGGCCTACGAGGAACGCAAGCTCCTTCAAGACCGTCGTGAGTATGAGGACACCTTCATGGAGTACGAGCCCTACTACGTTCGTCACTGGCACCTATCATCATGATCAACATTCCGCCAATCTACCTTCCACTCATCAAGAACCTCGACCCTAAGACGTTAGCGGCTGAGCTCTGCTCGGTGCAGCCCATGACGCAGGAGACTGGTGACGCCCTCAAGTGCATCATCAAGACAGCGGCGGAAGTTGAAGCCGAGGAACCAGCACAAGGCGCCGAGCGCCACGTCTTCTGCAAAGGTTGGGAGATCTACTACGGCACTGAGTGGATCGACTACGATGTGTGGGCGAAGATCAAGCGGGCTGGGCTGTGAAGGAGGTCTTCGTCGATCCACCTAATCGCACGGTGGCAGGCGCCGACTACACTGAGACCAGCCTGGTCTACCGCCTGAGGAAGCGGGCCGAAATTCGTCGGCAAATTCCTACACGTAAGTCGGTGCAAGAAGGCACGCCCGACCGACTTGCGGATCTACTTGAAGAGGCCGCCACCGAACTAGAGAGGCTCTATGCTGACCTTCTATCCAAAAGACCTGCCGATCTGGGGTGATCGATTCTGCTTCACCAACGACATCACGCTCGTGACGAAGGAGAAGTATGACCACACCAGCTTTGATACTTACCGTGCATTCTTGACTTTCCTTGAAGAATGCGGTGTGACGTTCACTGACCCAAACAACAAGGTCGAACTCCGTTCGACACCTTACCCATATGAACGGTGGGGCGTTGATCCACATACGGTGGTTCAAGGCGACGTCATCTACGGTACAATTACTACTCGATCGTAAGGAGGAAGCTATGTCACAGCTAAACGCGGTTCCAACGGAATCCCACGACACTCTGTAAACGGAGTCTCACCCAAGTTCCGACGCATGTCGGAACTCTACCGCTTCTTCGCAAGCGGCAAGTCGAGTAAGCTCGACTTCAGCGACGAGGCGCTCTTGTCGCTCTACAACCACGAGTCCTACGGCACCCCACTCAGCGAGCAGAACGGCTTCGCGGTGGGTAAGCAGTACCTGAACCTTCAGGTCACGATGTGGCGGGAGGACCTTCGCCGCGGTTGGCTCTTCAAGTCCGAGCTGTACGAAGACCCGAACCTGCCGCACTGGTGGTTGGACTCAGTTCTTCAACACACGTACACTGGTGCTACCTGGGCGCAGCTTCAGGCCGAGTGTCGCCGTATTTGAGCGCGTAGCGTACAATGCGCTCATACACGAAGGACACATATGAGCGCACGCAACGACCTGGGACTTATCGCTGGACTCTTGACGGTTGAACTGGACGTCAAGACACGGCAGTTCACTGAAATCACGGCGATGGAAACGATCAACGTCGAGGAGGCGAAGATCAAGGAGTCCATCCTTATGTTCATCCAAGCTGATCTCGTCCGACTGCACAAGATCCACACGGAGGCGGTCATGGCCGTCGCTCGCTGTGAGAAGGAACCGGCGTGACCCACCTACCACTGCATCCTGACGATCTGACACCGCTCTGGGAGATGGTGCGGCCATGGGCCCAACGTCGCTTCGCTAAAAGTCAGATTACGCCGGACGAAGGCGTGATTCGCATGGACGTCAACGACTTCGACATCACCGTCAAGAACCGACGCACCTGGTCGTTCTACATGCAACTCACCGGTTTTGGTACGGCCAACGGTGAGGTGACCTACGGCTCGGCCAACATCGACGTGATTTTCTCCCCGCCCGACCACTACGACGTCATCGAGTTCCGGGCCTCAATTCACCAAGGACAGTTCACGGGCGTGCGGCTCGGTCCAAACTTCTTGGGCCTCGGCAACAAGCACCCGGTCACCAGCATCCGCAACGAAACCATCTTGCAGGAAGTCGCCGCCATGTTGAAGGGACACTCTACCATCACCCGCACCCGCTTGGCTGACTTCAAGCCGATCGCGCCGCCTCCAATCGCCCCGCCGCCAGCTACACCGCTCTTGCGCCGTCTGTTTTGGTGGTGGCGCTGATGGGCATGATCCGAATTTACCAGGGCAAGAGCAAGCCGAAGCCGAAGAAACCCGGCTGGGAGCAGGAGAAGCAGCAACACGACGAGTGGCTGGCCAAGGTAAACTCCATGACCCTTGGCGTGACGAAGCCGAAGAAATGGACCAAGGAGAAGATCGACCCGGTCGTGAAGAAGCCCGTCGTGAACAAGACAAGGTTAACGAAGGCCGGAAAAAGTGTGATGACGCCTGGCGACACGAGCACGAAACCCGTGCTGCGGCCGGAAATTCTCTACAGAGACGATCCGGAAATGTTGGCTCGAGAACTCAAAGCCCGGGAACGCCAGTTCAACGTCGCGCCCGCGTACAACAAGGGCGGTGATCAGTACGTGTCTGAGGAGGAGCTGGTGAAGCTCTTATCCGGCAACAAACGCCGGTCATAACGTGTAACGGCCGGCAGACCTGACATTAAAGTGTAACGCGGGGGAACTTTTGGCCAGAGTGTTAAAAAGTGTTTAGAATGACCATGTTCGCACCAAGCGAACGATCGATCGCTCAACTTGTGTCATAAGGACTTTCAACATGAAAAAACTCCTGCTTTCTGTACTGGTGGTCGCGGCGTCGTTCGCCGTCCACGCAGATCCGGTCCCGGATCCTGGCATGCTCACCTTGACCGGCTATCAGAACGGCTCCGCGCCGATCGGTACCGTGACGGTGAATCCGCCCGGCTTGTTCAACAACCAAAGCGAACTGGTCGCGGTCAGCGGCCTCAAGGGTTCGTTCGACGATGGCTTTGGTGCTGTCAGTCTCAACGCGCTGTTCTGCGTCGAGCTGTTCGCTCCCACGGGCAACATCGGTCAATCCCTGGCCTACACGCAGAACACGCCGGGTCTCGGCGCCTACAGCATGGGTTTCACGGCGCTGCAGTCCTCGCGCCTGAACAACCTGTTCGCCAAGGAATTCGCGACCTACGGCGTCGTTGGTGGAACTACGGCCACGCAGTCGGCCGCCACGCAGCTCTCCATCTGGGAGATCCTGTACGGCGGTGATGCTGGCTTCGGTGATCTGACGGGCAACCTGCTGGAAACCCTGGGTGTGGCCGACACGAACGGCTTCTGGTCGACCGACCTGGCCGGTGCACGCACCACGGCTGAAGGCCTGCTGGCTGGCATCGACTCGTACGACTCCTCGGGCTTCAACGTCTCGCTGACGTCGTACAACAACGGCCTGTCGAAGCCCGGCTACCAGGACTTCATCTCGGTGGACGTCAGTCTCGGTTCGCAATGCGGTCTGAACCCGCTGGGTTGCGATCCGACCACGGTGCCGGAACCTGACTCGCTCGCTCTCACCGGTGTCGGTCTGATGGGTCTCGGCTTCGTCGCTCGCCGTCGCAAGGCCAAGCAGCTGCAAAGCTGATCAGCCACAAGCTGATTCCTGAGCAAAGCCCCTGGTAACCCCAGGGGCTTTTTGACGTTCGTAACTCTGTAAAGTTCCAGCAGTCCGGTCAGGGCTGCCACGCGGACCCTCTAAATAATGCATCGCAACCGCATTACTAGGAGAAACCATGTCCGCAATTCTCACCAAGCTCGTCGCATGGCTGAAGTCCATCTTCGCGTCCGCCGAAGTTCAAGTCAAGCAGGAAGTCACGACCATCGAGGCCGTGGCCAAGCAGAAGATTCAGGCCGCTGAACAGACCGTCGTGACCACCTTCGAGCAGAAGCTCCAAGGCTGGATTCCAGACGCGATCGACACGCGCGACCAGGTGTTCACGCTGTCCGCCCCACTGCCACCGTCCGTCGACCTGCGCTCCCAACTCAAGCCAGTCGACAACCAAGGTGCGCTCAACTCGTGCGTCTCCCACGCCGTCACGTCCGCACTTGAAACCGTGCTGAAGGTCTCCGACCTCTCGCGTCTCTTCACGTACTACAACGCACGTTCGCTTGAAGGCCGCACGGGCATGGACGCTGGCTGCGCGATTCGAAACGCCGTCAAGGGCGCCGTCACCTACGGCATCGCACCTGAAACCGACTGGCCGTACGTCACCACGCAGGTTCTGGTCGCCCCACCAACGAAGTCTTACACCGACGGTACCCCGTTGAAGGCACGCATCGGCTACGCCCAAGTCACGACCTTGACCGCGCTGAAGACCGCCCTCGCCACGGGTCTGCCAGTCGTCTTCGGCTTCACGGTCCCTGACGTCTTCGCCAGCGCCGTTCAGTCCGTCGGCACCGCCTACACGGGCGTCCTGCCGTACCCAACTGCCGCAAACAAGTTCATCGGTGCGCACGCGGTCCTGGCCGTCGGCTACGATGACCCGTCGGGCATGGTGATCGTGCGTAACTCGTTCGGTCCTGCATGGGGCAAGTCCGGTTACTTCATGATGCCGTATGCATGGTTCGCCAACATGACCGGCCTGGTGTCAGACGCATGGGTGCTGAGCCCTAAGGCCTAACACACGTCCGTACGACTCTACGAGGCGACGCCGGTTCACTCCGGTCGTCGCCTTTGTTGTACCTACTGTCGAACTACGGCGTGTGCACCGGCGTCGCCTCGTGTCGCCGCCAACTGAACCCGCACTATCTGTCAGCTAATGCCTCTACGAGCGAGTGCTGAAGGTAAATACGCCGAACTCTGGAGCACCTCATGAACATCGTCCTTCGTCTGAACGACCTTTACCTCTCACTCGTCATGACGAACACGTTGGAGCAGTTCACGAACTGCCTGATGCTCGTCGTGTTCTGCACCCTGACCTGATACGAAGGTTGTTCACGGCCGGTGAGGCCGTTAGAATGGTGGCATGAGCTCGAAACGTCCACCACCAAAGAACCCGTTCCCGATCCAAACCAACACGTTTGGAAAGGCGCCCGCGGCCATCTACCTCTGTCACCTGCTGAACGAGGCGAAGGACGTGAACATGCTGCGTCGAATCTCCGCCTTGTTCCAAGCGCAGCGCACCCTCCTCAAAGAGGTCGTGGCCGCCCACAAGGACTACGACGTGCTGTCAACCAAGTCCTTAGGCGCCCTGCTCACGATGATGGCCAACAACATCCGAGATCAGGTGGGCCAAGGCATCCGTAAGGACGCACCCTTCTTCGCCGACCTCGTCGTCAACATCCTCGACGGTGACATCAAGACGTGGCGCAACCGCCAAGCTGAAGCCAAGAAGCGCTTCGTCAAGCTCCAGCGGACCGCCGCCCCAGGCACGGTCTTCGAGCAAAACTGGTGTCCAGCCGACGAGGTGGAGGGCGAGAAGACCGTCGAGCTGCTCAGGGAGCGGTCGAAGAAGTACCTCGAGCGCAAGGGCAAGAAGGACACGTTGTACTGACATGACGATCTTCAAACTTATCGGTACATGGGTCTTGGCTGCCAAGGACGCTCGTGTTGAGCGTGTTAGGTTTAAGTTGTTCCTGGCACAAGCCAGACTCCGTAGCATGCAGCAAAATTCCCGCAGCTTCACGTCCTCAGAGTTCGTCGAGCAAGACGTTCGCGTGGCCAGACTGCAGTACAGCCTACAACGATTGGAGCGGCGCCATGAAGCCAGTTAAGTTCTTCGCCGTGCTGGCCATGTGCTGTTGGCTCAACGCCTGGTTTCTCGAGCCTGGCGTCTACAACTTCTACGCGATGGTCACGTTGCCTGGCACGTTCCTCCATGAGTCCGCCCACTACCTGATGGCAGCCATGTTGGACGGTCACCCTGGCAACTTCAACCTCATTCCATCTGGTGACATTCTTGGCTCGGTAACCTTCTACCCAAACTGGTACAACCCAGCGCCGGTCAGCTGGGCGCCGCTCCTGCTGATGCCGTTCACCGCCTTCTTCGCGGCCATGGCGGCCCGCGCCCAGCTGCTGATGCTGCCAGTCTGGGGCTACGTCTCAGCGTGCTCATGGGCGGCCAGCACGCCGTCACCACAAGACTACCACAACGCGCTGGTGATGCCGACCAGCTTTCCGTTTGGCGTCATCATCTTGGCGGCCGTCACGTGGGCCGTCTACAAGATCACTCGCCGTATGGTGTTCACATGAGCGTAAATACGGACGAGCCGAAGCTCTGGGAGATCCTAGTTCCGACGGTGCGACGTGCTGACGGCAAACCCATCCGCACTCGCTTCCACCGGGTCTGGGACAATAAGGTTCGTGAAATCAGCGGTGGTCTCACGATTCTTACCCCAGCGAAAGGCCAGTGGGTAGCTCCTGATGGGGAGCTGTTTGTTGAACGCATGATCCCAGTAAGGATACTTGCAACACGGTCCCAGATTGAGGAGATCGTTGATCACACGCTAGGTTACTATGACCAACTCGCGGTACTCTGTTACTGCGTCAGCAGTGAGGTGATCTTAAAGCACAGGAGTTGAAACTATGACGACCATTCTTCGATGGCCGCCGACCTCGGTAACGCACCATGAAGTCTACAAGGACCAGTTCACCTGGGTCAGCGAAGACGAACGCGACAAGCTGATCGCCGAAGTTCAACGGATCGCGGCCGACTACATCGTCTTGGCTCCTCGTTCGGCTAACTTGATCCACAGCTTCGCCACCATGGCGGAGACTGCTGGCTACCACTTGTCCATGGGCATGGACATTCGCAACCACTACTTGCTCTACCACACGAGCCCGCTGACGAAGCGGTGGCGCGATAACCCCTACTCGCACGACATCCGCTTCGGTATCGACTTTTCACCTGACCACCCAGACGCGATCTCAACTCTGATCTTGAAGGAAGTATGGATTCAACTTCATCCGTAAAGGTGCTGTTCCTCGACGTGGACGGCGTGCTGAACACATCGACCAGCTGCCTGCTGAAGTGCGGCATGTACCTGTCGACGTGCGCCCAGCGTGACGCGTGGTGGGAGCTGTTTCACCTGGTCGGTCATGATGACCAGGTGCCGTACGGTCCGACCTACAGTGTCAACTCGATCGACCCAATGGCCGTCGGGCTGGTGAACCGCTTGTTGGACAAGGAACCGACCCTGCGGATCGTATTCTCCAGCTCGCACCGTTCGTTCTTTGCGGCCTCAACCTACGAGTACCCGTGCGAGTTCGCCTCGCCGATTCACTTGGAGCGGCTGACGACGTACCTCACGTCGCTTGGTATCAAGATTCAGGGTCGGTTGATCGGCATCACACCGCGCCTGCACACTCGCCGTGGTCTGGAGATCAACACCTGGCTGCAGGCCTACGACGGTCCGGAGATCACGCACCACGCGGCGGTCGACGACGAGGCGGCTATCTACCCGTACGAGACGACGCTGATCCGAACCGACGCGAAGTTCGGCCTGACGGCGGACAAGTACTTCGAGCTCTGCAACGCGCTGGGCATCCACGAATCACCGATCATCTACTGACCATGGCTGGAACAAACGACGTCACGGGCGACAAGCTCATCAACAAGCGAAACTCAGACGCGTACCGCGACAACTGGGACGCGATCTTCGGCAAGAAGGAAGTTCCACCGCCGAAAGAAGAAGAGCCGACTGATGAGCCGGCTCCTGAATAACTGTCCGTAGCTCAATTGGATAGAGCCACGCCCTCCTAAGGCGTAGATCCCAGTTCGAATCTGGGCGGATGGACCATCAGTCCTCGAACTGATCCATGTAATCCAACCAACGACGACGTGAACGATCCAAGTAGCGGAGCAGCGTTTGACGCGTGTTCTGCACGAAGAACGTTGGGTTGGCACGCACCATCGACAGAACCTTCGTGATGTCATGGACGTCAGTAGGGTCAGCGTAGATTGGGTACGACCAGTCGATCTCAGCCGAGGTGACGAGTGGCCGACCGACGAAGGTCGCGTCCGCGGCCACGATGTTGAACGTCTCGCTGAACGAGACCTGCATCAGAATGTCGATGCCCGCCATCGTCGTCAGGAAGTCCTCGTGGCTCTGCCACTCGTGAGTCACCAACGTGAACTGGTCCGACGGCAGGACCGCGAACAGGTCATGGATGTTCTTGAACGGCGGTGCGCCACCCTGGTCGATCCGCGTGTTGACGTGGAAGCGCAGCTTTTGTCCAGTCTGCTTCACCAGCCTGATCGCGGCCATGGCCTGCTGCAGGTGGTTCTTCATTGGGCGCATGGCGCCGAAGCAGGCGATGTCAAGCGTGTCCTGCTGTGTGTAGTTGTGCGGGTGGCTTGGCAGCGGTTCAAAGTTCGTTGGGTAGTAGTTCATGAGCAGCGGAAGCAGCTCGTCGAGCTCATCGTCCGTGTAGCCCATCAACGACGCGCACAGCTTGATGTCCTCACGGATGCGTTCGGAGTTGCACGCAACCGTAACACCAGCCGCGAGGTACCCGAAGATGCGCTCCATCGCTGGACCTTCGGTCGCGATGAACGGCACGTCACTGTGAACCCGCACAACCCACTTACGACCAGCGTGGCGTGGAAGCGCCATCAGCTCGGTGAACTTCGATGGGAGCACCCAGATGCCTTCAATGAAGACAACCTTCGGGTTGTACGCTACGACCGTCGCGTCAATGGTGTTACCGTCGATCGTGATGACCACGTCGCTGGTGACCTCTTCCGCGTTTAGCATGTCACTCACGAACTTAGCGGAGTTGTACATCCCGGTTGCGATTTGATTTGAACCCGAGTATGAGGGATCAGAAAGATAATCTGCTCGGCGCTTAAGGAGGAAGAGTGCGGTGGTCATGAACTTTGCTGCTGTTGGTCCTTCTATTTATCGAAGTGCGCCGTAAAACGGTGCTACAATGACCTTCCCTTCTCAACTTTACGGAGCACCATCGTGGAGCTTTTCGGAATCATGTTTAACGGCTTGGCCATGCTGTGCTTGGTGGTCATCAGCCTCTTCATCTTCGCGGGGATCTGGCTTGATCGTCGCGGAACATGGTGGGCATGGAAATGGGCGGGTACGGCCGCACTGTTCGCCTACGTCTACTACATCAGCAACCTCCCGTACAACTTCGACGCCGTCCTTGGTGTGTTGACCTCCGCCGCCTTCTGGAAACCAGTCGGTACGTTCATCGGCGTCGGGCTGCTGTACACCGTCGTTGAGTTCCTCGCTGGCAACTACCGCATGGCCCGCAAGATCGCCGCGCTGTGGCAGTCCTTCCTCTCGAGCCGTCTGTCGTTGCGGTTGCCTGGTCAGCAACACTCGTCCACTGACCTGTCGTTCCTGCAGTTCGCCGACCCGTCGTACGCCGCCAAGGCCGCCGCGGTCGACGCTGACCTTGCCACGACCAAGTCGCTGATCGCGAAGTTGGGCAAGCAAGTCTACGTACCGCTCGCCGAACTGGGTGGTGAGAACGCGCAAGCCAGCGAAGAGTTGGCCGGCCTCATCACCAAGTACGGTTGGAACTACAGCTACGTGGGCCGCCTTGATGAGGGTCACTACGTTGGTGACTACAACGACCAGCTCAAGGAACGCCTGGGCGACTTCGTCGGCAGCGTGCGCTTCTACGCGGACTACATCGACTTGAACATCGTGACGTCCTCCGCGCCACCGACCCTCGAACCGTCCGTGAACAAGCTGCGCCTCGGCAAGTCCATCTGCGCCTGGGCCCTGCTGTGGCCGTTCTACGCGATCCACCTGCTGCTGGGTGACCTGCTGCAACACGTCGCCGACGCCCTCGCCTCCCTGTTCGCCAAGTTCGGCAGCCGCTTCGTGAAGCTCGCCTTCGCCGGCGTCTTCGACATGAAGACCAGCTGATCACCAACGCTGTAACCTAAATAGGGAGGCGTTGCCTCCCTATTTCCATTATGACCGCTCTCAAAACCTTCGAGCCAAACACCCTTGGTCGTGACATTGTCCTTGGTGACATGCACGGCAAGCTTGGGCTCGTGCAGAAGGTGCTGACCCACCTGAACTACGATCCACAAGTTGACCGTCTCTTCTCGGTTGGTGACCTTGTTGACCGTGGCGAGGACAACCTCGGCTGCCTACGACTCCTGCGTCAGGGCCTGAACGCCGTACAGTCCAACCATGGCGAGTTCATGTCCCACGCCTACTTCGGTCCGAACGACTCGACGTTGGCGATGAACTGGCCCAGCAACGGCGGCATGTGGGCGATCGACCAATGGGTTGAGTGGCACGACTTTCTGCACACCAACAAGCACATGAGTCAAGAGGCGGCCGAGTTGGCCGAACTTGCTGAGCTCCAACGTGAGCTGCCCGTGCTGATCACCATCAACCACCGCAACGGCAAGAAGTACCACATCGTCCACGCGGAGTTGCCGTACCTTCGGATGTACGAGCCGATCACGGACCGTCAGCTGTCTGACCCTGCCAAGGTACAGTTCATGTCGGATCGAAAGTATGACCGGTACAACCTTGAGCGCTGCTTCCTTTGGCTGCGTGACATGTTCGGCTCGTTCCATGAGGCGGACATGTCGAACGAAGCCGTCTTTAAGCGGCGAGTTGCGGGAATGGCCCACCACTCGCACATCAACATGCGTGAAATCTTCACGGACCAGCTGAGCCACGTAATCTCAGGCCACACGCCAGTACACCGCCCGTTCACCATGGTGGGCCAGACGAACATCGACACGGGCTCCTATAAGGAGTTTAAGTACAAGTGGGCCGGTGTCACCGCGTTGGTCCTAGACGACTGGACCTTCTGGAAGGCTCGATCCGAAGGTGTCGAGCAGGTTCAGCCGATGACTATGACCTTTGAGGACTTTGAAAGCTATGGACAGAACAATGACGTTCAAGTGCTCCCCGGAACAGGAGGAGTACATCATGGATCACCTACAACGGGGGACGAAGGACGTCCTGATCCATCACTCGGAACGGACGTGGATTGCGAACCACGTACACAAGAAGGTTGAAGGTGCCTGTTCCATCAAGGGCGCTGACCTTGACATCACCACGGGAGCATGGACCGTAACCGTTCATACACCCGATAATACTCGCGCCGAACTGTAGGCCGTCGACTTAAAATGGTGACATGAAACTTGTAGTCAAACAACCGAAGCAGCGCAATAAGCGGCTTCACGAGGTGTTGGGACGATGCAAGAGCGGTAAGATGAAGGATCGTCGACGGCTCGCTAAGAACCAGGACGATCGCAACTGGAAGAAGTATGACTGCGAATGACCTAGACGATTTGGACGTGCTGATCACACGGGCATTGCTCAACGAGCGCATCAACGTCTTCGGTGAAGATGCCGGTGGTCGCAACTACTACCAACCCTTCTTCTCGACGGTGGCCTTGGTTGACACCATCTTTGGCGCAAAACGGTTTGAGCGCTCTTTTCAAGTGTCCACCATCGTCACCTACGCCATTGAGTTCCTGCTGGTGACGTCAACGATCGGTGAACTCTACGATTCATTGGGCATGCGTCGTGAAGAGCAAGGCATGGACGAGCCAGTCGTCGACACCGTGAACAAGCTGAACAACGCCAAGTTGATCGGCGACCGCAACCTCGAGCTTGGCCTGCGCGCCGCCTTCCAAGGTGTCGGTATTCCGGACGTTGCCTGGACGCTGCCGAACAAAACCATCAAGGGTGCTGACGGCAACGAACGCACCCAGATCATCTTCTTCCTCGACAAAATTCCGATGTAGGTGACCCTATGCGCTGGCGCTGGTTTATTCGACTCCTTGAATATCTGCACCTTCGGTGCCGTCATGAAGACGTGTTCATCGAGACGATCCATGAACAGAGCCTGCGCGGTGGCTACGCCCATTGGTCCAACGTCTTCAAGTGCCAGAAGTGCGGCCGATTCAGCACTCACGAACTCGACCTTTAGGAGAACCACATGGAACGATACCTGGTCGGCGGTGCAGTCCGCGACGCGCTGATGAACGTGACACCAAAAGACCGTGACTGGGTCCTTGTCGGCGCTACGCAGCAGGACATTGACGACATGGTCAAGGAAGGGTACCAGTGGGTTGGTGCCGACTTCCCCGTGCTGATCCACCCAAAAACGAAAGAGGAGCACGCCCTCGCCCGAGTCGAACGTAAAGTCGGCCATGGCTACAACGGCTTTGAGGTGGACACGGAGGGCGTCACCCTCGAGCAGGACCTGGCACGTCGCGACCTGACCATCAACGCGATGGCTTGGGACACGAGCCCATCGATGGTGTACGAAGACGACATCATCGACCCGTACGGCGGTCGCAATGACATCAAGCACAAGATCATCCGTCACACGACGATGGCCTTCGTTGAAGATCCGCTCCGAGCCCTGCGTGTCGCGCGCTTCGCCGCCCGCCTCAGCTTCAGCGTCCACCCCACCACACACGACCTCATCAAGCACATGGGAACGTCCGGTGAACTGGAACACCTGACCGACGAACGTGTCTGGGCCGAGGTGAAGAAGGGCCTAAGCGGTCCGCACCCCACCGTCTTCATGTACCAGCTCTACAACCTCGGCATCATCAAGCACTGCGCAGTACTGCGTGAGGTCTTTCCATGGACCTACGAGTTCGTCGCCTACGGCGTGACGAAGTACCTGCGCATGGTCAAGGAGGAAGATCGCTTCGAACTGGGCCTGGCCTGCATGATGGCGTGTGGTGACGTTGAAAAGATCAAGGCCATTCCGTCCAGGACGAAGAAGGTCTACAACAACATCGGCTACCTGAACGAGATCCATGACTGGTCAAACGTGGCGGCCGACAAGTTGGTGACGGTCATCACGAAGATCGGCGGCCTACGTGAAGGCACGATGTTTGACGACATCGTCACCTGCCTCCAGCTGACGAAGCCAACGCAGATCGAGATCATCGACATCTTGACGGCCAGCCGCATGGTGATGCAGCAAGTTCGAGCCGACCAGTTCCCAGACCTTGAAGGCCAAGCGCTCGGGGCCGCGATGATCCAAGAACGTGCGAAGCGCGTTGCTGAGCTGTTGTTACAATAACAACATCGACCACCTACAAGGAAAGCAATGTCCCGCAACAGCAAAGGTTACCGCACCGTCGCTCGCCGCAAGGCCAACACACTGGCCCGTAAGAACGGCAACCCAGGACCGGCAAAGACGATGCCGCAGCACGGCAAGCGCTGGACCTACCGCCACAACCCCGAAGTCGCGAAGCGCGTCGCGGAAATGATCAAGGCGACGGCGGTCGCCGATCGCCAAGCCAAGACCTCCGGCAAGGCGCTCCTCGCCAAGGCCGGTGGCGCATCGAAGGAGTAATCCATGGAAGCCAAGGTCATCGACTCGAAGACGCTTCGACGTCTTGTGTACTACTACGGGCCATGGCACGAGTACCGTGACACGGTGTGGAGCGACGAAGAGCACACGTGGGTCGCAACGGGCACCAAGTACACTCGTGACACCGACATCTGCGACCTCTTCGGCGCGATCTGCAAGGCCTTGCTGAACATCAGCATGTTGATGCTCATGCTTTCCGTCGCGGCCTTCGTACTCGGTGACCTTGGTGCTTGGGTTCTGGCTGCCGTTCAAGCACACCACTGGATCGAAGTAGGTCCAGGCTTCGTGGTGGTCTCTGTCATGTTGGCGATGATCGCGTTTCTTGCCGTCATCATGGGCATCTACTACGGCGGCAACTGGCTGATTAAGAAGATTGACGAACGTCGTGGCCGTAAGGCCGTGGCGTCAGGTGTCAACTACATGACGATCGGCGACGCCTGGAAAGCATGGCGCGAGAAGTACTGCTTCAAGTTGGAGATCCGCTGATGTTCGCCGTCCTCACCCTGTTGACGCTGCTGCAGCTCAAGCACTTCATCATCGACTTTCCAATGCAGGGTCCGTTCCAGTACTTGAACAAGGGAACGTACGGTCACCCAGGCGGCCTGCTCCACGCGCTCAACCACGGCATCGGCACCCTGTTGGCGCTGTGCGGTCTCAGTCTCTTCGGAGTTCACGTCGCGCTGGTGACGGTGGTGTGGTTGTTCCTGTTCGACATGGTGATTCACTACCACATCGACTGGGCCAAGATGAGCCTCAACAAGAAGCTTGGCTGGGGACCGACGACGCATGAAGAGTTCTGGTGGCTCCTTGGTCTTGACCAGCTCCTCCACCAACTGACCTACCTCCTGATCGTTTACCTGGCACTTGCACCATGAGCATTCCAAAGAAGTGTGACTTGAACTTCTTCATCGACTCGGACGGCGTCGTCGCTGACTTCGTCACGACGAAGCTGAAGTTGGGCATGACGTCTGAACAGTTCAAGCACGAGCCCGGCGCCTACACGTACCTTGGCTTCATGCCCGGCGCTGAAGACGCACTGACACGGTTGAAGATGTACGACGACGCGAACATCGCCCGTGTTTGGATCGCCACCAAGACACCGGCTGGCGCACCGTACGCATACTCCGAGAAGGCGCTCTGGTACCGTTGGAACGCGCCATGGCTTGAGGACCGCGTGATTCTCATCCATGACAAGTCGCTGCTTGGTACGGAGAACGACGTGCTCGTCGACGACCGCGCCCACAAGGGCGGTTGTGAGCACTTCCGCGGCACGTTCATCAACTTCGGTTCGGATCAGTACCCCAACTGGTCAGTGGTTCTCCAGAAGCTGGAGGACATCATCATTCAACGTCAACAGGCAAAGGATCAACCATGAGTGCTGAACATGAACGTGTCGTCGCGATCAACGAAGCGGTCGACAACCTCGTCAACTACCTGCAATCGTTGCCCAAGGAACAGTACGCCAAGGCGATGGTGCTCCAGAACCGCATCTGGGCGGCCATGAACGAAGCCGGTGACGATCCGCAACAGCGCCTCGTCCACTTCATGAAGGTCTTCGCTCAGGTGACCGCCGAGCAGGCCAACCTGATGGTCGCGGCCGTCTGCAAGTACGTGGGCGACGAAGTTCCGAAAGCGCCGACTTGACGTCCATTCTCCGCAAGATCGCGGTCGACCTCCTACACGGTCGACTTCCGCCTTCAGCTTCGGTGGAGTTGAAGGAGGAGCGTCTCAAGCTCTGTGAGGGCTGCGACAACTTCAAACCACTGGCTCGTCAGTGTGGTCTTTGCGGATGTTTCATGGACATCAAGGCCAAGCTCCTCGAAGCCACCTGTCCAATTGACCTATGGTGACCCTATGCACGTAAACATGAACACCCCTACCGCCGTGGAAACTCGTTCCGGCCTCTTCATCGACTTGGCTGATCCAGACCCAGCCACCATCCTGACGACCGATATCTTCTGGGCCCTGTCGCGCCAGCCACGCTTCGGTGGCGCCTCTACCTGCGAGGAGATCTACACGGTCGCCCAGCACTCCGTGCTTGCGGCCCACCTGGTCTACAACCTGCTCTTCAGCGGCTCCATCTTGGAGGACGCTCCGGTTTACCCCAGTGGTGGTAATACCGTGACCGGCGAGCTGTGGATGCGCTTCCGTCAGTTCGTAATGTACAAGGTTGGCGAAGGTCGGGCCGATCACGTTGAGACCATCAAGACGATGGAGCTGTTCACGGCCCTGACTCAGGGCGCCCATGAACCCAAGCTGCGCGTCGTCTTGGAAGGCCTCCGCCACGACTGGGCCGAAGGTTACCTGATCGACTTGCCCACGCCGGTCAAGCGCTACCAAGGAGTTCGTGCCGCCTACGAGGAGCTCGAGCAGAAGGTCATGGGCGCGATCAACGCGCGCTACGACCTTGATGTCATCACCCCACACCTGCCGATCATGGACATCATGGTCAAGTGGGCCGACGACCAGGCCTTGGCGATCGAGGCCGCGCAGTTCATTCCATCAGGTGGCATCGGCTGGATGGTGTGGTCGAAGCCCCTGCCGCCTGACTTGACCGTGGAGATGGAGGTCTGGGACGGAGTATGGGACCAGGTTGAAGCTCGCCGCCAGCTGACCGAGCTCAACGGACACCTGATGCGTCAGTACCACGCGTAACCTGACCGACCTCAACTGACGGCCTCCTCGTGAGGCCGTCATCGTCTGCACCGTACGGCGACACGAGGCGACGACAGGGCCTTCCGAAGCACGGCGACGTAGAGACATACACGGCACGTGCCTGTAAATAGCTGATCACCACCGGTACCTTTGAGCACATGTACAAGAACCTATCCGATCTTCTCAAGGAAGACTTCGACGACACCGTCCACAAGGCCTTCGGGACCGTCAACTCCGCCTTCTCTGACGTCTACGGCCGGTTCAAGCGTAAGCAGGACGAAGCTGAGGCCATGGACGCCAAGTCAAAGGCCGCCGCGGACGCTGAGCAGAAGAAGAACGACAAGGTCAACGCGACCATCTCCGCGGCCGAAGGCGACCAGCACCTGAAGGCCATCATGTACGGTGACCTGTTCGGTGCACAGACAATGTACGACGAGCATGGTGACTTTGAAGACCCGGCCTGGCACAGCCTGTCGGCCGAGAAGGTGCAGGACCTGCAGAAACTGGCGAAGAACTTCAAGGCTGACATGACGACCCTCAAGAAACAACTGACCCAGCGCATGGCTAAATCAGACCAGATTAAGGCGTACGAGCGCAGTGAAGTCGCTGGTTGGATGAACGACCGCACGGTCAACCGAGGCATCCTTAGCCTCCTACAAAACCCAGTCATCAGCGGCATCTTCGCCAACCTCCTTACAAGTCGAAACGTTGAGACGGCCGTTGATAAAATCTACAACAACTTCGTCGCTGGCATCGTCAAACAAAACAAGCGTGTTAGCTCAAAGATGTCCTCACCGCTATCTGACGAACGACTGGTGCGTTTTCAAGGCGCGTTGGTGAATCAAGTTGAGAGCCGTGCCAACCTGTTTGTGGATGCGCTTGAGAAACTTGAGCACGAAACCATCCGTGAGTAAATAAGAGTACACCACTTGGAGTCCATCCGATGAAATATGAGAACCTACAGACCCTAGCCGCACTGTTCAAGCCACGCTTGGAAGAGTCCGGGGCTGGCAAGTCGAACGTTGAGCGATCACTAGGTTCCGTAAATGACGCCCTGGCCATGCTGCATCGACTGCTGAAGCCAGGCGGTCAACTCCAAGACGACCTGAAGCGTGGTCAGTTCATGCACCTTGACAAGGCCGAAGACGAGCACGGTGAGAACGTCACGCAGCGCCTGGCCTCGATTACCAGCACCTACATCAAGGAAGTTGAACGCCTGACGACGGAGCTGGAGCTCATGGTTCACTCCAAACCTGACACCTGATCCTCAGTTTCATTGTCTTCGATCTGCCTCATCAGGTACGTCTCAACGTAGAATGTGCCTAATGAGGCAGCATCGTTTGGAGAACCTGTGACTAAGATTCTGTACGTGTACGAACATGAGTTGGAGCTTGACGTTGGATTTGAGCTCCTGAAGCTGGAGCGGTTGGAACGCTACGCGTTCGTCGGTCAGCGCTGTGGATCCCCATCTGGCCGCGCCCTGTTCGCCAGCCTGCGAGACGAGCCGGCGATCCGCTGTTTCAACTGCGGCCTGAAGGCCAGCGTTTGGATCGTGGACCGCTCCGCGAACGAGCAGTACCCTAACCGACAGCAGGGCGTCATAAATCGTCGGATGAACCTCTTCGGCCGGAACGCTGAAGGCGAGCTGGTGATGATGACCCAGGACCACATCATCCCAGTATCCAAGGGTGGTTTCACGGTCCTCGAGAACTTGCGTCCCGCGTGTGAGCGCTGTAACTCACGACGTGGGAACACGATGAACGCGAACGATCTAAAATTCATGAAGCAGCACCCACACCTGCACCTTCATGGTAAGGTCAAGAAAGGCAAGAAGCGGCATGCGCCAAGACATGAACAAGCTCCTGACGGAACGGGAGCGCCAACACTCGCACGCGAAGTACCGTGCAATCCGTCACACGAAGTACAACTCGCTGCTTAACGACGGCGAAGTTGGCGGGAAGCAGGGCGTCACCAAGCCCCACAAGCAGCGCTACGACCAGAAGTCCTTCAACGAGAACCTCAACCCACTGTTGGGGTACCTCCACCGCAGCGTGGGTCGGCCTTGGGACAAGGTCTACTCCGAGATCTGCGAGGCCTTTGACACACGCAAGGTCATCAACCGCCACATCCTCGTGCACCTCGCCGACTTCGTCATCCTTGACGCGGTGATGAGGGACGGGGTCGTGTCCAAGCTTGACACGGGCTACACTGGCAAGCGTGAGAAGGACTACGAAGCGCGGTGGCGGCCGCTGTCTGAATGGACCGAGTCGCAGTCCTACCCGCTCTACTACAAGCACCCCATCGACGGCCTGTTGAAGATCCAAAAGGGTCCGTCGTACCGTCAAGTTCGGAAGCAGCGCGATCAAGCCCGTGAAGCTGAACATGCCAAGGTCTACCGTCGCATCGCGCCGTTGGTTGAGGCGATCAACCACAACGGCATTTGGTACCGCTGCGAGTGGGAGCCCTACCCAGAACCAACCGTCATCTACGTCTGCCCGCCGCTGAGAACTCCTGAGATGTACGGCGTCGCCTCTTGGAGCGACCTCTCTGACGAAACCAAGCGCAAGCACGGCCAAGCGGTGAACCGCTACGACTACAAGCCTGGCCACATCCCTGGTTACGAGCTGTGCAAGGTGATCGAGAACATCAGCCGAGTCGAACGTTTCTCAAAGGAAGTGCTTGGTTCAACCGTGCGGCGCGGCGCCGACGGTAACAAGCCCAAGCTGGCAAAGTTCTACCTGCGTGACGTCACCCAGTGTTCACACAACCAGCTGCGTGACTACGGCCTGGTGAACACCCACGTCGCCAAACAGCGCTCGCGCCGCGGTCGCTAAATACACCGTGCCACCCTGGCACGTCTAAACGGAGTCTTAATTTGGGCTCTTACTCCGTGAGCCGTTTCAATAGGAGATACCATGATGTATCAACAAAAGCTTGTCGTTTCCGTGAAGGCGAATGGCAAGGTCCTGCGGGAGCAGGGCGACAACGTCTTCGTGCCGTTCGGTTCGGAGTACAGCCTCTTCATCAAGAACTTGAACACCGTGCGCGCGTCGGTTAGCATCAGCATCGACGGCGAAGACGCCACCAGCGGCTACTCACTGATCGTCGGTCCCAACGAGTCGTTGGAGGTTGAGCGCTTCATCAAGGACGGCAACCTTCAGGCTGGCCAGCGCTTCAAGTTCATCGAGCGCACGAACAAGGTTGAGCAGCACCGCGGTGTCGGCTCCGAGGATGGTCTGATCCGTGTGGAGTACCAGTTCGAAAAGCCGTACGTTCCGCCAGCCTACACGATCACCAGCACCTACTTCAACAACCCACCACCAACGTACTACACGTGCGCTCGTGGGCGAATCGGCAGTGTGCAACCTAGTGCACAGGACTATGTAAAGGACTATTCAAAGGGTCTCGACAACGTCTTCCTGAACAGCACGTTCTGCAGCACTACCGGCGCCGCGACGTTCGACAGCGGTGAGGTCGCTCAAGCGCAGAATGTGGCCTTGAACGACGTGGGTATCACGGTCGGCGGCTCGGTCTCGCAGCAGCTGTTTCACCAGGTGCTCGACTTCCAGAAGGAGGCGGCGAAGCACGTGATCGTCATGCACATGCGTGGTCAGGTTGGTGAGACGGTGATCAAGACTCCAGTCACCGTGAAGCACAAGGTTGAATGCCCAACCTGCGGAACTAAGAACAAGTCGTTCACGAAGTTCTGCGGCGAGTGCGGCACAGGTTTGTCAATGGTGTGACCCAACTCTAGTTGATCCCCTCGCTCGTGGTGTCGTTAAAATGGCACCATGAAGATCTACCTCAACCGCAAGTTCACTGAGAACCTCAACACGTTCGGCAACGGTATCCTCATGGGGATCGTCGAGTCGCCGACGATCCTGTGGGCCATCGTTCGATGGCCCTTTCGGCTTGTCAAGAACATCTGCCTTACCATCTTCGAGTACGGTGGCGCTGAGGTTGGGTTGACGGTGCTCTTGATTGGAACAATTGTTGGGATTATAACCATCCTCATTGGTGTCCTCACCATGGCAACAAACGGGGCTGACGCCACGCCATCAGAGATCCGCGAGGCTCGAGCGGTCAGCGCCTGCACCGACCAGGCTATCAAGGACGCTGGCGTCAAGAACGGTGACGTTCCACTGATCCACCTGCAGGTTAAGAACATCGTCAAGGTCTGCGCGACGAAGGAGGCCCTCAAGTGAGCTTTAACCCAACCTACCACCTGTGGCGGCGACGAGTAACCTCCGTCAAGTCCATCGTCTACGACCTCCTCCTGTTGGTCTGCTGGCCGATCCTGCTGCCGTACCGCGCAATGCGCTGGTTCTTTCGCCAAGATGGTGCTGACATCTTCGGTATACTCTTCTTAGGGTTCATTGGTAGCGTGATCACACTGTTCATCGGCGCGCTGGTCATGGAGGGAATCAGCGGGCGACCAGCTACACGCGAAGAGATTCAGGAGACGCGTGGAATCAGCTACTGCACGGCCAAGTACGTCAAGGACATGGCCACCTCGAACAAGGACGTTCCAGTCACACTCAAGCAGCTGCACACGGCCAAGCGTGAATGCGCCGAGATGTACGAGCGGCTGGCCGCTCAAAAGGAACAAGCGGAGGCCCTCAAATGAGCGCACTAGCAAGCTTTCGGATGTGGAAGCGTCGGGCCGATGACGTCGCCGGCCTCCTGCTCTTCTTGGGTTTCACGGTCATAAAGTGGCCGCTCAAGGCGCTTGGCTTCTGCTGGGACTTGGTGTGCTACATGTTCGACAGTGCGTTCATTGTCGTGCTGCTACCGATGTCGGTGATTGGGCTGCTGTTCCTTGGCAACATGGTAGACAGCCACAACAACCAGCCAGTCTCGCCTGAGGTGCTCGCTGCCGAACGGGCTGGTTCCACCTGCATGGCCACCAACCTGCGCGAGCAGCTGGCAGCCAACAAGAACAAACCCATTACCAAGCGACAACTCAACACGGTCCGAGAGACCTGCCAGCCCATCATCGACAGCGAGCGCCAGGCCGCCGCCCTCAAGTAATTCAACCACCACAGGACCCACATGTACCTGCACACGATCGACGAACCCCGCTCCAAGGCCTTCTTCCGCGGTCGCCTGACCAAGGTGGAGGAGATCCAGATTCGTGCCGCCTCGGAGGCCGGGTTGGAGAGCATGATCGACACCCACTTCTCGGCGGACCGCATCACCATCGAGACCCTCAAGGAGGTCAAGGCCGACCTCCACGCCGAACTCGCCGCCTTCACCCAGACCAACTGGTGGAAGTGATGTCCGAGGACTCAATCCCATTGGAGTTTAGCAAAATGTCAACTGAACAAAAATCATCCGCCGTCATCGTGATCATCGGCGTCGTGGCGGTCCTTGGGGCCGTCGCCACCTTCCTCGTCTGGCTCTTGCTCATGACCACCCTTACGGTGGAACCGGGCCATGAGCAGGTCATCGTGGACAAACCCTACTTCTTCGGCCATGAGGGCGTCCGCACTGAACCGCTGAAGGACGGCCGCATCACGGTGTGGCGCACCACCACGTCCTACGACGTGAACATGACGCCACAGTCCACCCACGTCGTCTTCGATGACTTCAGCTCGCACGACAACATCCTGTTGGACTTCGAGACGACGATCCAGTTCCGCTACACGAACTCAGTGACGCTCATCTCCAAGTTCGGCGAGGAGTGGTTCGCGAACAACGTGGGTCGTCAGTACGGCGCCATCGTCCGAGAAGCCGTGAAACGCCGCACGATGTCGGACATGATGTCGGACGTCGACACCGCCACGCAGTTGGACGCTGAGGTCACGCTCGCCTTGGAGAAGCACGTCAAGGACAACGGCCTGCCCGTTCAAATCCTCGGCGTCTCCCTTGGCCGTGCCAAGCCGAACCCCAACGTCCTGGCGCAGATGAACGAGACGGCGGCCCAGCAGCAACGCCAGAAGACCTTGGTCGCCGCGACGGCCGCTGAAGGTCAACGTGAGCTGGAGCAGGTGGCCAAGGCGAAGGCGGACAACGCGTACCGCAACGCCATGAACTTGACCCCTGAGATGTTCATCCAGCTCGAGAAGATCAAGCGCTACTCGGACGCTTGCCAGAAACCCGGCAACGTGTGCGTGGTGGACGCGACGGGCAACACCAACGTGAACGTCGGCGTGAAGTAAATAGAGCAGCCTAGGTCCCACACGTCAAAAGCACGTCACGACCTAGGTGTTACTATTTTGCATTCAACTTTCACTTTTGGAGAACCCATGATCAAATCTATCCACACCCTCAAGAACCTCCTCGTGTCCCGCACGATTGAAGTCCGAACCAAGGCTCGCGTCGCCAAGATCGCCGCCATTCAAGTCGAGCTCCCTCACCTGCTCATCGACATCTCCTCCGCCAAAGCCTCTCCGTACGACACGTCTAAGGTTGCCGCCGACATGCTCGAGCTGGCCCTTGACCTGCTGCTGACGAACACGGCCTACGACCTCGATGTGATGGTGTCCAACCTTACGACCAAGCTGTCCGCCACGCTACCGAACATCGTGCCCAACGCGGCCGCGGCCGCCGTCGACATCAAGGATATCCTGAAATCTAGCGGTGCCGGTGCCACGGCCAAGGCCAAGCTTATCGCGGACCTTGCGCAGAAGAAGATCGACGCCGCAATGACCGCCTGGCCGTTCGCCAAGCCCACCGTACCAGCTGACACGGTGGACACAACTCGGGCCGCGAAGAACGCCATGAAGGACGCCATCTTCAACGGCCTTCGGACCAACAGCTCCACCCCGGTTGCACCAACGCTGTCGACGGTGAAGGGCGTACCACCGCGCAAGGTGAACGGCAAGCCGGCCGTTTGGGCCAACGTCCGCAAAGGCGCTGGTATCACGACTGGCAAGCGTCGCATTACAGGAATGGCAACTGACTACAGTGGCTTCACGCAGGTGGGCATCGGCAAGGACGCCGCGTGCGGCTGGAAGGTGAAGACCGGCGTGACGGAAGCTCCGTTCCTGACCTTCATCATCGGTAGCGAGAACGGCGTCAAGGTCTCCTTCGACGAAGCACTCACCTACTGGAACCTCTCGCTCAACGCGAAGTAAGCGTCTTTCGGCCGGGTTACGTAAATAGGGACTGACTAAGTCCCTATTTTGGTATGCGCAAGACCACTGAACTCGACGAAGACATTACCTCCGGCATCTCACCTTCGAAGCCAGCTTACCCAACGGGGCGCTTTGACCCTGAAGCCTGGCGGAACGGCAAGGGCCCTAAGAAGGACGACGCTGAGGAAGACAAGGGCAAGACCAAGAAGGTCTTGCCGAAGCGCCGCTCCTTTAGGGCCTACGTTGACGAGCAAAAGCGCTCGTAAATCTAGATCAACGCTAAATAGACTACGTGCTTCCCAGTCCTGAATAAGGTTAGCACACCTTCGATAGTTGAGCTACAATACACCTATCGACGCTGCAACAACATTGGCAATCAAATGAACTTCACTCGCTCCATCAACAAACACAATCGATTCTGGCAACGCCAGGATACGACCATGTTTGTGCGCGAGCAGAAGCATGAGATTGATAATAGCACCTCCCCAGGACGGAGGATCAGTACCGAGTAAGATACTCGAACTGTTCGAATCTAAACCTGGGGAGCTATGAAAGTAGCTCCCCAGGTCCGTTTTAAGACCGCCTTTGCTTCATTTGGCGGGATATAAATCAAAGACTGCTAAGAAACGACCGAGTACTCTTCAGGTCGCCGAGCACGGAAAGGGAATGTTGGTAATGAGATCTTGCGTGTGCAAGATCTCATTCTTAGTCACACACGGTGTCGTGCCTAGTAGCAGGTCCTGCGTAGTAGGTTGTGAGTGTGACTAAGAATGAGAATGGGAGTATGGCGTAGTCGGAAACGTACTTGGCTCTTACCCATGTGTCCACGGTTCGAATCCGTGTGCTCCCACCATCCAACATGCCTCCGTCGTCTAGTGGCTAGGACATTGCACTTTCACTGCAAGAAAGACGGATCGAAACCGTTCGGAGGCACCAACACTAAGGACGATGAAAGTCGCCCTTCTAAGTAGAATGAGCGTATGAAGCTTCCATCTACACACCAAATCGGCGACAACGTCAACTACACCCTCAAGCAAGAGGGACCTTGCCGCCTTATCGTACCAGCCATCGTACGACGTGTCATCTTTACTGAAAGCAAGGTGATTTACGACCTTACTACAAAAGATAACGTCGTTCAAGAAGTTGATTCAGTTTGGATCAGCTCAGCGGAGATGGAGCAAGACAGTTCCCCAGTAGCACAGTGGTAGTTGCGCCTGACTGTTAATCAGGATGTCGGTGGTTCGAGCCCATCCTGGGGAGCCAACAAGATTTATGGGTCCGTAGCTCAGTGGTAGAGCGTCTGCCTGAAGAGCAGAGCGTCGTCGGTTCGAATCCGACCGTGACCCACCATGTGTCTCAAGCCAATCAGGTGATGGCGTCGGTCTGAAGAACCGAACAGTCCGGTTCAATTCCGGAGGGACACACCAATCCAACATGGAGCGTTGATATATGGGTATTATGCTTGACTGTCTATCAGGCCAAACGGGTTCGAGTCCCGTACGCTCCGCCAACTTACAATTCCCTTGTACTCTAATGGTAAGAGACCTGGCTGTTAACCAGACGTAGTCCGTCTAGAACGGTATGGAGGTTCGAGTCCTTCCGAGGGAGCCAACATGGTGCTGAAGCTGAATGGTTACGCAGCGGTCTCATAAGCCGTGTGTCGTGGGTTCGATTCCCACCTGCACCACCAGCATTTTAGACGCGCAACATCCTTGAGAATAATGGGTTGCTCCACCAAGGTAGAGGCAGGGGTTGCATACAAAAGCGTTGAAGGAACGACCGATAGGCCTTCACCAACAGTTGGGGTGTAGTGTAATGGAAGCACAACAGGCTTTGACCCTGTTAGCGTGGGATCGATACCCGCCGCCCCTGCCAGATAAATATGAGGATCAACGAAAGCATCAATGAACCTCACAAAACTTACCCAACTCAATGAGTCGACTGACGCTGACCTACTTTCCAAGCTGGACAATGTGTGTAAGCTCTCCATTCAGATGGAGTTGAAGCCGATTAAGTTCGCCAAGAACACCTCCAATGAGGACAAAGCCGAGGCCACAAAGCTCGCCATTGATCACTACAAGTCACGACTGGACAACTTTTGGTTTGATTCCAGGGCGCTTACGTCAGGCGTAAACGGCATCAAGGCCTACATGGAAGAATGCTCAAAGCATGGATTTAAGTACGACGCTGCGGCTTGTGAAAAGTTGATCGGAGAGATGACGCATGCGAAGTTAGTTGGCGACCTTGCTTCAACCATCACCACGCACATTGCCCTTGCCGCCCAAGGCCGTACGAACCGCACTTGGGATTCAGATCAGCAAACTGCGGCGATCCTTCTGATGAAGGTCGTCGGTATCAAATAAACAAACTCACCGCCAAAGGAATGGTCCGAACGCTACGAACGTTTGGCAGGAGGTTCGAGTCCTCTCGGTGGGTCCACCAACAATGGCGTTCGTAGTGTAATGGTAGCACCAGAGACTGTGAATCTTTTAGTGCGGGTTCGAACCCCGTCGATCGCCCCAATTAACGCGTTCGTGGTGTAATGACTGCATAACCGGCCGAAAGCTGGCAGGGCCTGGGTAGAGACCAGGCGAACGCACCAAAATTGACAACCGCTTTGGTTGACGGTTATCTCATTTCCAGAATCCCCCGTCACCTGTTCTTTGTTGTCTATGGCTGCCTAGCTCAGTGGTAGAGCAATGTCTTGATAAGGCATAGGTCGTTGGTCCGATTCCAACGGTAGCCACCAAATTGCCTCTGTAATTCAATGGCAGAATACCGTGCTGATAACGCGGCTACGCAGGTTCGATTCCTGACGGAGGCACCAGCTAAATAGTCATGTACTCAATGGAGATCTACATGGCTGATACGACCACAACCCCTGCAACTGACCTTTCCACCGCGGTTGACTCCGCCGCCGTTCAGGCGATCGTGGACAAGAAGTTCTGGCAGTCGAAGACTTTTTGGGCCAACGTCATTCTCGCTGGAGCGATCCTCTTGCAGATGAAGACAGGCTTCTTGATCAGCCCAGACCTACAAGGTCTCGCGATCACTGGTATCAACCTCGTGCTGCGTAAGTTCACGAGCGGAGCCGTCACGCTCTGGTAACAAACTGATGGGACGTGGTGTAGTGGTAACATGTGGGGATCTGACCCCCTCGCCCTAGGTTCGATTCCTAGCGTCCTTGCCAAACAATGGGACCAATTCGGTCACTTGATTTTCGTTCCTTAAGAACCGTAAGTCATCGTTATCGTCCCGCCAACAATGGAGCCTAAGCCTGATTGGTGAGGGTGCAGTATGATTGCTGTTAAGATGGAGTTCGAATCTCTATGGGCTCCCCTAATCTGAAAGTGACTCTTGAGCCGGCTGGTAAGCGTGGCTTGAAGTTTCTGATCTACGCGGTAGTTAACGGACGTAAGCGTGAAGTTGGATACCTCAACTCCGCCGTCACTCGGAACATCACGAAGCATGAAGTACTCGCGGCTCACGATGACTACAAGCTCGTCAAGCGCATCTTCAAGCAGGTTCCGGACGAGTACACGTTCAACTACTACTGGCTGCAGAAGCTCTTCGTCTACGAGGAGTACAGTGGTCTTGGTATTGGTTCAGCGGCCCTGCAAGTTTGGTTTACCAAGCTGCGATCGATCGCGATGGTGGCCTTGGAAGCCTATCCAATTGGGTACCGAACGAAGGTGGAGCTTGAACGGTTCTACCTCAAGAACAACTTCGTCGTGTTTCATCGACTGCGTCCAGCAGGAGAGCGACAACGGCGAGCAACGATGGCCATGACGTTCGTCAAGGCCTAACGAATATGGGTGATTGGTGTAGTTGGCAGCATAGCGGTCTCCAAAACCGTTGGTCATGGGTTCGAGTCCCTGGTCGCCCGCCATATAGCTTTGAGTAAGCTTGCTAAATAGGAAGCAACAATTCCATTTAGGAGTCTCTCATGGCACTTCGCAACGTAACGGGCCCAGCCCTGCACAGCTTCACGACTGACGAGCTTACCGCGATCGTCGGCAACTACGGCCCATCGGGCACCATTGACGACGGCGCAATCGCTCCTGGTGCAATGGTTTGGAACACGGATGAGTCCGCAGTTTGGGTCTTTGACGGCACGACGTTCAGCGCCGTAGCCGCCGCTCCAGCTCCAGCTCCTTCGCCTGCACCGGCTCCATCGCCGTAATTCAGTCGTAGGCTGAAAACAAAGAAGGGGAACCGAGTGATCGGTTCCCCTTACTTACTTCGCGGTGACCCTTGGTGGTACCCTACTTTCTGGAGCAGCCAGGAAAGCGGAAAGGTCGGCTGAGGTTCCACACAACTGAAAGGAATCGTTTACCGGTGACCAAAGTTCCGGCAAAACACGACACCTCAGCTGGCCGTGTTCCTATTTGCTTCTCTAAGCAAGTACATTTTACGCAGCGACGTCTTCGGATAACACTGCACATTTCAGGTTTAAGAAAGGATGCATCATGATGATCAGCTCGACGCTTGATGCGTCTGGTAAACACACCTCCTAATGGGGGTGTAGCTCAAGGGTAGAGCAGGTGGCTTTTAACCACCCGGCGAGGGTTCGATCCCCTCCACCCCTACCAAATCACGTAAATAGCTGACCATATTGGAGTCCCCATGAAGCTCAGCACCATTTCCGAACTCATCGCCATCAACGAAGCGGCGCTTAAGATCAGCGATACCGGTTGGTACGTAATCGATCCGACCGTGCACGACGGCGATAACCCGCACTACAAGAAGGCCGCTGGCCCGTACAGGACGCGTGAAGAGGCGAAGGAGTACGCCACTGGCAAGGACCAAGTTAAGTTCGGTCACATGGTCAACAACGGCTTCATTGAGGTCGATGAACATGGCACCTCGAACGAAGGCTACGTCGCCGTTTCACAGGCGCTGGTCTACGTGAAGAAGGCGATTGGCGCCCTTGCTGAAAGCGAGAACGAAGTGAAGGAGCACCTTGAGATGCTTGGCTTTGACATCTCCTTCGACAACCTGCTTCAACAGCTGAACGACCTTGAGGAACACCTTAAGGACGCGTCGACAAAATGAAACTGATTCAGCTGAATGAAAACCTTGACGAGGCGAAAATTGACGCCTTCATCAAGGCCTACAACGGCATTGAAGCGCCACTCGCTAAGAAGCTCAAGCCGAAAGGATCGCCTGAGATGATCAAGGCGGCCTTTGACCTTGCATTTGATCATCATCAACGAGATGAAGTTCTGGACTTTGATGACGCGGCGATGACACGTGGCATCAAGGGCATCGAAGCCGCCCTCAACGCGGCCAAGGAGTACAAGACGTCAATTGACGTCGCCGCTTGCACCAAGGCCTCCATGGAGCTGAGTCAGCTCCGAAACTTTGGCAAGCTGGCCACTGACGTCGGCAACGCCATGTTCGTCGCTTTGCAGGGACTGAACAACGAACATTGGTCTAAGGATGATCAAGCCCAAGCCCTACTCGCCTGTAAGTCGGTAGGCATCAGTAAATAATGCATCGTTGACCTGAGAGGTTAAGGACCCTCCTTACAAGTGGGAATATGCTGGTTCGAGTCCAGCACGATGCACCATATAATAGCTCTGGAAGTGTTACAAGGTGGCATGACAGTTTCGTAATCTGTAGGACGCGGTTCGAGGCCGCGCCGGAGCACCAAAATTCCCGGGAGGACGCGCAAGCGTCCTCCTATTTTCGCATCAACAACTGGAGAAAATCCATGAACGCCGACTTCCATTCTCGCTTTATCACCAACACGGACGACACAGGCCGTTTCATCGTGAGCTCACAGCGGACGGGTATTCGGTACTACGTGGAACCGGTCGTGACGGAGCACACCCCTGAGTGGGGCTCCATCGATCCAGCCACCGGCAACCTTACCCACAAGAAGGGTGACGGCAAGTACCGTGGCGGTGTCTCACCGTCTGAGTCCATCGTGAACGAGGATGCGGTCAAGGTTGGTGTCTTCGCGAAGGTGCACGACCTTGGACGAGGCGTGTCACCACACCAGGCGATTGACTACCTCGACGCACAGTACCCAACCGTCAACCCAGCGTATGAGCTCACCGCTGAGTTTATCGGCTCCATCGTCAACCCAGCCTACTAAGGATTATCATGGCTACCCTCAAGGACCTCGTTGGTCCGGACAAGACCGTCCACTTTCAATTCTATCGTAAGGGTGCGCTCTACTATCGCACGTCAGACAACTTTGAATTCTTGGTGCCGATTGAGGACTGTGGTGACGCGGAATTTTTGGCAATGGACAAGGCTATGATGTTCATGCGGTACATTCGCAAACAGCTAGCCGTCAACGCTGAAGGCAGGGAGGCTGTATGAACGCCAAGAAGCTGGAAAAGAAGAAGCTCAAGCTCGCCGAGCGGATCAAGCAGCTGGAGGATGGGCTCGTCCTCTCCCTCCAGAAGAAGTCCTCCTCAGCAACCGAGATCGACATGCCTGGCACGATGCGCCAGATCCGAGAGCTGAAGGAAGAGCTGGACGAGCTAAATAGCTAACCAACAATTTACGCTGTCATAGTGCTAGTGGAAACACACGTCTTTGGTAAGGACGGATCGAAGGTTCGATTCCTTCTGGCAGCACCACTCTATGTTCGTCACCATCCATGAACTGCTGAACGCAATCCAAGTGAACGAGTCTCGCTACTCGGACATGGTGGAGCAATGGTGCTCAACGAACCTTGAGTCCTTTAAGACCGCCACGGACGCCTACCTTGCGCTTCGCAAGTACGTGGACGAGACGAGCGTCTTGAAGAACTACCTCACGGCCACCTTTAAGGGCAGTGAGGTCCGAATTCAGAGGTACCTCATCGACATCCTTTCACAGATGGCCAAGGAGAAGAACCTCAGCGGCTACGGTGAGGTTGACCTAACACAGGCCAACTACAACCACAGCGCGTCAGGAAGCGCGTCAGCTTCCATGTAAGGTCAATTGACAGGTGGTGTAATCCGGATGGCAACACACTTGGGCCCAACTTAAGGAGATGCTGGTTCGACCCCAGCCCTGTCAGCCAAATGCAACTACTCATCCTCATTATCCTGGCGCCGCTCTGGTTGCCGATCGCGATCATTGGAGCCCCACTGTGGCTCCTCCTCATGGTAATCCTTTCATGGAAGCGCTGAACCACAAGCAGGTTATCGTCCTGCGTAAGGACCTCAACATGCGTAAGGGCAAGCTGGTTGCACAGGGCGCGCACGCCTCAATGGCGGCGATCCTTAGCCAGGGCCAGGCCACCGACGTTGGTGACACCTTCACCATTCAGCTGGACGATCGCATGAAGGACTGGCTCCTAGGCTCCTTCAAGAAGATCACAGTCTCAGTAAACTCGGAGGAGGAGCTGCTGTCCCTGTACGAGCGAGCTAAAGGTTCAGGTCTGATCTGCTCACTGATCCTTGACTCTGGCCTGACCGAATTTGGTGGTCGCCCCACCTACACCGCGGTCGCCGTCGGTCCGGACGTAGCTGCGAAGGTCGACGTGCTCACCGGTGACCTTCCGCTGCTGTAGGCGTAGCACCTTACACCGTCGCCGAACGGTGTGCACTCGGTCAACCTCTACTCACGGTCCAACACCAACGTCCCGCTAACTTAAAATGGCAGCAACGCTTCGGCTTGCTGCCATTTTTGTTTTCTTGAGACCATAATGGACCGCTCAAAATCTTACTACCGACTTAAACTGCGTCGAGATGAACTGTGGTGGCGTAACTCCGAGCCTCTGAACCTGCAGTGCGCCAATGATCGACTCTGGAGAAAGTTGAAGCTCAAGCCATTTTTCTTCGACTACAACGAGAAGACTGGGCCAGCATGAGCATCGCATAACATTGAAGCTTTAAGTCCGTCTCAGGTTCAGCAGGATCCGTGCAGATGCGCGTGTTATGATGTTCTGATCGGACATAACCCGGACCAGATATGATCACCAACGAACAACAGGCAATCCGGCAGTGGTTGTCAAAACCCGCTCCGTACAGCGGCGGTTGCGGCTGTGTTGGTCCACAACGGATGAAGTATCCCGGACCTGTGTACGGAGTTGGAGGCCCCGTCCATGACGAGTACACTCTCAAGGTACTCGTGCCCAAGAGCCTCACCCGTGCCCAAGCCATCCGCGCCACCCTGCGCTGCAAACAAGCTATGGCCCTCAGCATGGAGGAAGCTAAGCAGCTGATGTCGCACGAACCGATATCTCGAAAATCCGAGTATCCGTTGTTCAGCCACACCGACCTTAACGCCATGAAGGAGCTAGGTGTCGAGGTCGCCGAAGGACGGGCCGTTGATCCAAACTATGGCTACAAGCCCGTGTGTCCGTGTGCCATGGCGTACGTTGAGGAGGTCAACGGCTTCTTCTACATGATCATTGAACATCGTAGCCCAGATGGCATCACGCACACGGCCAAGAACCTTGGTCCAGTTGGCGGGCCCTACTACAAATGAAGTTCGCCGAATTCATCATTCAGCCTCGACCACTGGGGTCAGCTGAGCTGGAGTTGAAGGCGGCGATCGAGGCGGATCCACGACTGGTGGTCACGAAGCTGCAGGTTCGGCGGCAGTACAAGACGGATCCGTTGTTTGTGCGTCGCCGCCTTCGTTACTACATGACTCGTACCCTACTGCTGGTGTACGAGTTCATCTGTCCGTGTGGTGAAATTCAACGGGAGGTGAAGTCCCTGCCGTTCAACTGGCGTCACCCTGACACCTTGTCCGTGCTCTGCGCTAAGCTCAGTGCGAACACCTACCAACATCTTAAAGATGAAGGACTCGTATGAAGCATGATGATGCACCCCATAAACGATGGGAACCGAAGCCGGCCTACTTGTCCGGTCGGTTCCATCGTCCCCCACGTGGCCTGATCACCAAGGCGCGTCATGGTGAAGACGGCGTGCCGTTCGACGCCCAGTTCTACTATGACAACCAGTGGTACCACGTCGAGGGCAAAACGAGAATCAAGCTCGTCGACGACCCTCGCGATCTTCAATGGCTCCAAACCCCTAACCAAGGAACCTGACATGAACGTCAACGCCCACTGTGAACTGACCAAGGTGCTCTCCGAGATCATCCTTGAAGCCCACACCGCCTGCACCGACGCAGCCTCCACGTACGCCCACTTTGAAAAGGTGCAAGCCAACCCCGCCACCCGTATCGAAGGTCTCGAGATGTCCGAGGTCAAGACCTTTGCCGCCATCCTTGACTATGACGCGATCCGCGCCGACACCAAGGCGCTGTCCGACCTGATCATCACGGCGGGCTGATTGATGCCGCACTTCACCACCTTGATCTTTGGCACGGGCAACGTTGAAGCGAACCGAGAACTTGATCGGCTTCGGGCACTGGATTGCTGGGTGTCGGGTGAAGTGCAGCCGACCAGCAATCGCCCACATGTGCATGTAGGCGTGTCGGCACAGGTGGAGCTGCCAGCCCATGGCTACTTCGTTGATGCCACCTTAACCTACCACGAGTTGGAGCTACGCGCCCAGGTCTTTCCAAATGGACAGATCATGAGCGTGCTGGTTCCAGTTGGTGCGACTGTATGCGGATATGGATCCTAAGCTGCTAACGCGTGACGACTTCCGAGAGGGGGTCTTTAAACGCGACAACTACAAGTGCATCTTCTGCGGTAAATCCGCAGCTGAAACGCCTGAGGGCAAGCTCGACGCCCACCACATCCTTGAGCGTCGGCTTTGGCCGGACGGCGGTTATTATCTGGAGAACGGCGCGACCGTCTGTGAGGAGCACCACCTTGAATGCGAACGAACTATCAAGAGCGTGGAGGAAGTTAGAGCTCAATGCGGTGTATCCAAGATCTGGGTGCCACCGCACCTATACCCCGATCATCTCTATGACAAGTGGGGAAATCCAGTCCTTGATGACGGCCGTCGCGGCCGTGGGGAACTCTATCACGATGAGTCTGTTCAAAAGGCTCTCGGAGCTGGAGGCGTCCTCGACCTCTTCACGTGGTATGTCAAGTACGAGCGGACGTTCCATCTCCCATGGAGTCCAGGACTCCATGACGACGACAAGGCCTTAAAGGACTGCTCACAGTTCGAGGGTCAGCGCGTTATCGTGTCCTACAAAGCGGACGGCGAGAACACGACGGGTTACCATGACGGTCATATTCACGCACGGTCGATCGACTCCCGTGGTGGTGAGGACCGAGCATGGGTGAAGAAGTTCCTGATTGAACAGGTGTGCTTCAACCTACCTGAAGGCTGGCGGATCTGCGGTGAAAACCTGTGGGCCGAGCACTCCATCCACTACGACGACCTGAAGTCGTACTTTTACGGGTTTAGTATCTGGAACGAGCGCAACACGTGCTTGTCCTGGGACGAAACGGTGGAGTGGTTCGAGCTGCTTAGCGTGACTCCGGTCGACGTCCTGTATGACGGTGTATGGGACGAAGCGCTGATCCGGAAAATGGCCTCGCAGGTTGACACGGTAAAACACGAAGGTCTTGTGATAAGATTGGCTCGGAGCTTCACGTACGGTGACTTCCGGAAAAGTGTCGCGAAGTACGTCCGTGAAGGGCATGTGCAGACCACCAAGCACTGGCGTACGGGACGCGCGTTTGTTCCCAACGAACTGGAGCGAAAGCCATGAAGCAGAAGTTTGGACCGTTGTTAGACTGCCTACGACGAGCACGGGCGCGTGGCGTGCAGGTGTTCATCCACGAAGACAACAACTTGACCTGCGTCAAGGGCGATAAGTCACGGCACGTTGAGCACCAACGCTTCAACCACGCCTGGCTGAACACGGAGTTTCCGATTCGACCCGCGCTGTCGACTGAAGAGCTTGCCCATCGTCGCGCCCTCCTGATCGAGTGGGACCACTCCTTCGCCTACCGCACGTCGGAGCAGCGCTACGTCCCGACTGAACGGAAACCATTCTTCACACAGGCGTTTCCGTGGGTCGCCGTGATGCCCGAACTGTTCGAGGTCTACTGACATGAAGATGCTCATCAACGCAGTCCTGTCAGGACTGGCTGGCTTCGTGATCGGCGCGGTGGGCGGGTGCTACTTTCAAGGTGACGCCTCGCCGTCTTGCTGGGCGCTCTTGATCGTAGGCTTTGCGCTGCCGTACGCGTCCGACTGGCTGGACCTTGATCACCTCACCGACGGTTTCAACTACTGACCATGCGCAAGGACGACTCCCTCGCGAAGATTGCGATGACGAATAAGGTCCTGCGGCGCCTGCTTGACATGATGTTCGAGTGTGAGCCGCCTCATGACAAGAAGAAACCCAAGACCACTGAGCGAATCTGGTGGGAGGCCGAGTACGAGGAGGTCCGGTGGCTGTTCATCGACCTCCACAACCGATCGATTGAGTTCAACGTCCAACAACTGAAGAGGAAGCGTGATGCGCAATCAAAAACGAGCGCGTGACTTCGCTAAGATCCACCATGAAGATCCATCTGGCTTCTGGAAGTTGGTGGCCACTGGCAAGGAACTGCCTGAGGTTGGACAGCAGATCCTTTACGTGGTGGACATCCGTGGTCATAAGGATGAGCTCATGCACAACTTGCTGGCGAAGATAGCGGACGGTGATCCCTACCACGTCATCAACAAGGCCGTCAAGGATGGTCGCATGCGGCATGACAAGTTCGCCACCATGATGGCCAGCGTCTTTGAGCTTCCAGTTGATCCAGCCAAAGCCAACTCTCATGTCGGCATTGTAGACCATGTAGAGTATGACGCCACCCTGCAGGAGTGGTACATCGGCGTCCGACACCGCATCACCGAATGCATCATCTACTGGTCGCCAATTCCTCGCCCACCAAACACGTACACCCCGCGCGATGAAGACGTTGAGGACCTGCACATGTTTGAGAGCGCGCGCAGTCGCGAGGTATACATCCGTGACCGTCTTGAATCACGTCGTCTGAGGAGACTGCCGTGTACCGATTAAGGGGCCGCGTTCGCTGGCGGATGAAGGTTGACACTCACCTGCCGCCGTTCATCTACAAAGGTGTCAAGGTTCAACTTACCCGAATCAGGGGCAGCCGCTGGTCAGAGTGGGTACTGACCCCCATCAAGCCGTCTCACAAACGAATGTTGGAGAAGTGGTCACGCGGTAGCCGATCAACCGATGTCCGATGTCCAACTTCCTTCAGCAGCCTCAAATGGACCTATAAGATGGCTCTTGAGGAGGTTGGAATTTTTACCGCACCTTACCTTAACTGGCGATGGAACATCGCGTAACTGGAGACCCACGATGAAAGTTGTCCTTAACCCAAACCTCGTTGAAGTGCCGGCACTTCAACGCAATCCACGCTACAAGTCCTATCGCGATGACATGAACGCCTTCATGCCGTACATGACGGAGCGGCTTCTTGGCTGGAAAGGTTTTAAGACTACGCTCAAGGACTACGTCAGCATGACGCCGCGCGAGGGTCGTGATCGTTTGACCATGGGTTTCATGGGCACGTTGGCTGACTGCTACTCGCGCCACCGCAAGTTCCGCCTGTCACCGACTGACATGTGGTTTGTAGCCATGTCCGAAACGGCCAAGCTCGTCAACGCCCAACCTGAAGTGTACCGCCACTTGTTCACGGACTCCGACCAAAAGAAGGAGATCACGGTGATGACGGGCGACCCGGCGCAAATTGGCATCAGCGCCCTCATCCAGCAGTTGGTTGGCCTGCTGCCTAAGCAGGATGGCTACGACACCCTTGAGTTGATGGTGCCTGAGCTGTCCACCTCCAACAGTCGTTCCAGCATCGCCGTGGCGGCCTGCTTCTGCGACATGGTTCAGTCGTACTACAGCTACTCCACGATGATGTGCGGTCTGCCGGAGCTTGACGTGGCCGGCGTGGTGGAAGACTGGACCATGCTGACTCGGAACACTGAGGCCCTTGGCGAGATGTTCGGTAGCACGCCAGCTGGGGTGTACATGGTTCAGCTCAACTGGTTGTTCTCAGCCATCGCCGCGCAGTTCATGCTGCCTGAACCTAACGTTGACTTCTGGAAGGACATCTTCCGCACGAAGAACGTCGGCTCAGGCGGTGAGCTTGAGATCAACGGTTGGATCGCACAGCTTTATCCACTTGACAAGCGTGGCAAGAAGCTTGAAAACTTTGAGATCGCGGTGGGCGGCGTTCCGTACAAGAACCTCGAGACCCAGCGTGAATTCACCGCCTACTACGGCGCCTTCTCCGAGCTGATCGACGCCGACGGTTTCGTCTACCTCGACTACGACTACTTCGTCATTGAACGCAACCCCAAGGAGTGAACCATGTTGATCAAGGATAGGATGCCTAAGTTGGTCGAGCTCGATAAAGTGTGTCTTGAGTCTCGCGCCGCGATGGTCAAGCCGCTGATTAAGGTCAACAACAAGCTTTGGACCATTCAGCCAGTGGATCTCAGAAACGAGGTCTTTACCTGGGATCCAAAGCGACTGCAGCAGGTAGATGACGTAGAGCTGGTCACGTCCATCTCTACCTATCACCACTGCGGCCACCCCGCGCTGTTTAAACCGTCCATCAGTGAGGTGCTGTGTCAGCTTCCAGAGGACTTCGCCAAGCAAGGCATCTGTTGGTTTGTAACCGAGACTGAAGACGTCCAAATTTGTGCGGACGGCGAAGGTCACAAAACAACCACCCACCTGTACCGATACAAGGCGGACGACGTCGGCAGCGTCGCCAACTGGGGCTGAGATGAAACCGTACCATCACCTTCAAGGCTTCATGCACCGCTGGTTGGTGTACAAGCTTGGGCGCTTGATGGTGCGCGTCCATCACTTTCTCGACGTGGATCGGACACCCTTCCACCACACCCACCCGTTCCACTACATCTCGATCGTCTACTGGGGTGGGTACACCGAGGAGGTAGTAGACGAACGTGGCATCGTGTGGACGAAGTCATGGCGGGCGCCGGCCATCATCGTTCGTCGGCAGGAAGTTCCACACCGCATCATCAGCCTGCGTGGAGGTTGCTGCCGTACGCTGATCTTCACATGGTACACTGGTCGCACATGGCACCTACGCCGCATTCCCAACTTTACGCCTGAAGGTTACTTCAACTGCAAGGATGGAATGTACATGTTCAGTGACGGATTTCGTAAACGGTTCAACGGTCGCTGGTACAAGCTTTATCCAACGATCAACGAGGCGCGGGACACCCTGGTCTTGTCGATCCACCAGAACATAAACGCTGGTGAACCAACAAATCACTTCAGCGCGCGCCGCGCCTCACTATAATTGGCGTATGAGACAACCAATCATTCATCCAGGCGACGCTGACGCGTCGTTTGAGGACCATGAATTCGTGATTCGCTTCGCAGACGGCCGCTGGCACGCTGGCGACGGGCGAGCCGTCGACAAGCTACGCGAGGCCATCGTCTACGAGACCTCTACTGAGCTCAACGTGGACCTTGCACGCCTAAGACGCGCCAAGCCTTACCAGGGTCCGTGCGACTGTGGCTGCATGGACATGGTGGCTACCACCTCCTTCGGCATGCTGAACTTCCTGAAGCGCCGTATGGAGGGTGCCGGTGTGTCGGACACCGTGGGTCAAGGCTACGCCCGTGATATCGGATTCATCCTGGAGCGTGAACGTCGGATGCTCCTCAACCTGCCAACCAACCGCCTCAAGGACAAATCATGACACCGCCCTTCATCATCGTCGCGTTGATCGTCGCCGCCCTAGCGCTGCTGGTCATTGGCCCAATCGTTGCGATCGGCCTGCTGCTCAAGCTGGTCTTCTCAAAAGCCGGGCTCTTCCTCTTGTTCGTGGGTGTGCTGTCCTACTACTCCTTCAGAGATCGCAAATGAACACCCGTTCGGAAGGTAAGCGCTACATCCTGCATGTCGCTGGCCGTGGGTTCTATCGAGGCGTCACTGGTTCGAGTCCAGTGTACTCTTACACCAAGAACGTCGGTGAGGCGAAGCGCTACGTCACCCTTACCGAGTTGGGCGCGATCTCAGTGGCCCTCGAAGCCTACGTTGGTCTAGGCACTGTGACGCCTCGCCAAATCAAGATCACCGTGGAGCTCCTCCCATGATTGAGTACCTGTGGTATGTCCTGAGGCTGAACTTCAGATTTGGAGGTCCAGCTTCCGTCGGTGCAGTCATGCAGATGGAAGGCTACACTGACTGCGATATCCATGAAATTGAGCGGCACGTCGCCCATGAAGAGGCGCTTAAGCTCTGGAACCTGCTTGGTGAAGCGCCTCGGTCGCATATTGCGTCAGGTTTTGTACGTGACGTCTTTGGTTGGGCGGCCGGCGGAAAGCTGCCGGCGAGAACGGCCCTCCTCTACGCACAGCACTCCGTGAACACCAACGAGACCAGCTGCTGGGTGCGGTGGGCTATGGAGGAGATCATGAGCCTGGTTGAAGGCTATGACCTGGAGAACTATTCCGGCCGGAATTGATCCTGCACCAGGAAATATGTTACACAGTCCTGGGGCCGTTACACCTTCGGATATGTACATTTCGTCAGACAGGTCTATAATTCGCTCAACGCCACAGAACGTGTGCGCCGGAACCGAGCCACCTCTCGGATACTTGCTGAGGAAAACGAATGAACACAGCTCAAAGCGCCGGCAGCACCGGCGGAACTCCTTCGACGGCCACGAATCCGGCTGACACCTCCACCACGACCTCCACGGAACCCGGCACCACCACGGTGAATCCGGCTACGACGCCAGCTGGTACGCCGGACAACACCACCCCGCCGGCCCCGAAGGCCACGGTCAAGGTGAAGGCCGCCGCCAAGTCGACCAAGGTCAAGGCTGACGGCAAGAAGGAAGCTCCGAAGAAGGAGGCCAAGCCGAAGGCTGAGCCCAAGGCCAAACCCGTCAAAGAAGCCAAGCCGCCGAAGGAGCCCAAGGCTCCGCGCGTTCCGACCGAGCGCAAGCCGGCCAAGGACGCCATGGCCCTCCGCACGCGCTTCTCCTTCGGTGACGCGTTCCTCCGCGTCGCTGAAGAAGGCAAGCACCACGACATGGGCAAGCTGGCCGCGTTCGGCGCTGCCTGCGGCCTGGGTACCTTCGAGGAACTCTCGAAGCGTGAGCACCAAAACCTGAGCGACGCGATCATGGGCCACATCAAGCTCGGCGACCGCAAAGACTTCCCGAAGAACTTCAAGCTCGACGAAGGCAAGATCGCCGGTATCTGATCGGCCACGCCATCCACAAGGGGACCGTAAGGTCCCCTTTCCGTTTTCAGGAGAACTCATGAAGCCTCTGTTCCCATTTGACCTGTCCACATACGACTGCGACATGCTGCTCAGCGACAACCCTGAGCACGCCGAGGCCTTCCGAAAGCTCACGGTATATCGCACCGTTAACCGTCATGAAGTCACCGCCACGGTCACCGAGGACGCAAAGGTCAAGATCAACGCGTGGGCGTCCAGCGACAGCGGCTTCATGCAGCAGGCCGGTACGTACTGGACGAAGATCATTCAGCTGTCTCAACTCCAGGTCCGGCAATACGTCATGAAGGAGGTGCAGCGCCGGGCGATTGAGGAGATTATGGAGGAGGATCGCCAGGAACAGCTTCAACGGGTGGCCGCCAGAGCCAAGTCGATCGCTGCTAAGCTTGGTGTGTCGAAGTAGTACCGACCCGGCGACACGAGGGAGGCTGAGGGCCTCCCTTCTTCGTTTGTAAATAGTGCATTCACTTGAGCTCCTACGAATGCGCCTGACCACCCTACTAGAGTCCCGAAAGGTCCGTGACTACCGTCATCCTCACGCTAACATGGCACGAGAAAAGTACTTCGGAGATGACAAGGGTCCGGAGTACATCGACCCGAAGGACGGCTTTCACTTTGAGACGAACTCCTACGGCGAGCTTGTCCTGTCAAGCACGAACAACCACAACTACTCCGCCATCGTGTCCATGGATCCGGAGGAGGTGGCCAAGCTGCGCAAGCCAGGTCAAGGTCAAGGTCTACCTCGCGCCCTTGCGGATCGAATCAAGCAGGGCGGCAACGAGACGTGGAACGAGTTCGGCGGCAAGGTCACCTACGCCGACAAGACGATTCGCTGCACCATCCAGCACATCCACAACAACAGGAAGCGGACCCGCATCGCCGAGGACATTCACGTAATCAAGACCGCGTTGTCGCAGCTGAAAAAGTACGGCGTCACCGACGACTTCAAGCTGACTGCGATTCAAAGCCCGTTCAAGAATATGACGGTGGGTGAAGTGCTCGGTATGCCGGACAGCAACTTCGTCTACAACATGGCCAACGCCACCACGGCCGCCATGCGCAAGCACATCAAGAACGTCAACAAGAACGGCAAATCTCGAGTTGTTAAGGACATGGACTCCTTCACCGAGCTGGCGAACAAGACGGACCTTGATTGGCCTGATCGCTACTGGCACGCGCAGGACATCACCACCAACTCCTACTGGTTTGGCGGCAAGATGGAGTCGCTCCACGGAGACGAGGACGGTGAAATTCTGTCGCTGAAGGACCACGCCAAGCTCTTCTCCAAGCTCCTGCTCCGCCACATCGCGAAGCTGCAGGACGAAGGCATCGACGTGGTGTTCCCACCGGACGGCACGCGTCGCATGCAGCAGGCCATGCACCCAGACTGGGTATCACTTACGGGTGAGGATCTGAAGGAGCGCAAGACGGAGAAGCTTGAGCAGATGAAGGAGGACATGACGAAGTTCTTCAACGGAATCGAGGACGATGCCAAGAAGATCGAGCTGAACCTGCTCTTGACCTACTTGGGGATCACGATCTAGAACGTTACAACTTCGGGATAACGTTACACTTTAGCAGTGTACAAATCCCCAGGTCATGCTAGAATTCAACTCATGCAAACAAGCAATCCCGCTAGTTGCAGAACCTGGAGAATACATCATGACCTCGACTTCCAAGACCGCACGAACCGCCGCTACCCGTGACCTGGCCGCCCATCGCATCGCGATGAACAGCCGCGGTCGCATGTCCTTCGGCCGCACGTTCCTCGACACCCTCAAGGCTGGCAACTCCCACCACGACGCCGCCAAGCTGTCCGCCTTCTTGGTCGCCAACGGCGCCGAGACCGCGAAGTCCATCAAGGCGAAAGCCAAGTCCGGCGAGCTGACGCTGGAATCCTTGAGCAAGGCCGCTACGACCCTGATCAAGAAGACACCGGAAGACCAACTGGTGATGAAGTTCAACCTGAACGACTAAACCTCAGCCACCTACGCCCACATCGCTGGGCGTAGGACCTTTCTGGAGACATCATGACTGTGACGAATGTCCTCCGCGAGTTGCTTGCCGTTCGCGAGTTACGCGCCGAGTATATGCGCCAAAAGCAGCGACGCGCTGTGAAGTTCCGCCGCGACCTTGCCCAAGTTGCTGAGGCTGATCGTCTGAAAGCCGAGCTGGACGTTCGAGAGCCGGCCGCCTGGAAGATGGCCGAGGACGTCCTTCGAATCCAAGGAGATTAACATGATCAACCATGACTACGACGCAGTCAGCCTTCAAGCTGACGTTTGGAAGGCCGTGGCTCGCAGTCAGCTGCAACGTCCGGACTTTAACAGCCGTGGCGCAGCCATTGCGTTCGCCAAGGCGGTGTTCGAGGGTAAGCGTAAGGCCGAACCGGCCGTTGAGGAGATCAAGCATGACTGAAGACCGCATCATCGACAAGATCAAGAAGTGCCTGGAGCTGGCCAAGGACGATCGTGCTAACCCATCCGAGGCCGCCAACGCCCTGCGTCAGGCCCAAGCCCTGATGAAGAAGCACAACGTCACCTTGGGTCACATCGACCGGTCGGCCATCGGCACGGTGAACGTCACGGCCTGCAGTGTCTCGCGCCCGAAGCGCTGGGAGCTGGACCTGATGCACCTGATGGGTCGTGCCTTTGGCTGTAAGGTCACCTGGATCTCGGGTCGGTCTGGTACGCGCTTCGGTCGGTTTAACCTGATCGGCGTGAAGTCTCAGCTGGAGATCGCCCACTACACGGCCGAGGTCATGCAGCGGAAGCTCTACAAGGCCCGCGCCAACTACGTGTCCACGTTGCCGCTCTGGATGACACGCGGTGAGAAGACCCAGGCGGCCGACGGTTTCTGCATCGGTTGGGTCGAGGCAGTCCAGAAGACGGTCCACGACTTTGAGCAGGACGGCAAGGTTAAACTGTTGCTCGAGACGATCGTCAAGGAAGCAACTGGTGATCGTCAGGCGAACATCCATGATCGTGAAGTGGCGGACGAGGACATGATGGCGGGCTACCGTGTCGGCAAGACCGAGTCGATCCACCGCCCCATGAAGGACCGTGACCCCCAACTTCAGATTGGACACGACTCATGAAGAACATTCCCAACATCACGTACCTGATGCGCTGCATCCGGTGTGATCACGAGCAGAAGGTAACCTCAGCCGCGGCCCATGAGGACGACAAGGGCGAGCAGAGCTTCTACTTTGGTTCTCGATACGACTTCTGTGACCTGTGCGACGGTCACATGGTCGTCATCAAGCAGCTCGATTAACCACCTCGAAACCACCGACAGGGCCTTAGGGCCCTTTGTTCGTTTCTTAAATAGAGGATCACAATGTGGATCCTCGAATGAAGCTTGCCACCCTCCATGAAAGCGGCACCCTAGATACCAAGGACGTCTCGACGCTCGTCCAGTTCCTGACTGATGTATGCGAAAATCATAAGTTCAGTCACTGGCAGCCGTTTCTCGGTTTGGTAAAGGACTATGGGCACTACGACGCCGCGTCAGTTGAGGCCATGTACATGGGAATGTACATGGACGGCACTATTGGAATAGGAAGCCTAGATCAGGTTGTCAAGAATCTAAATCAGCTGAACAATGAGTTTACTCGGAACCTTGACCACGTGATGGGCAAGGAAGCCAAGGAGCTTATCAGCCGAGGCATGATCAACCGCTTCGATCAACTAGGTGAGACAATAAAGCTTGCCAACGCCTTTCACACCCTGATTCAGTGGGCTGACGACGACAAAGATGAATTTGATTCAGACGAACGGGCAATCTACGACAAGCTAATCACGCACCTTGAAAACAAGGCCCAGACGGTCTAAATACCAGATCACACGGATTCCCAAATGAAGCTAGCAACCCTACGAGAAAGCCTAACTGGCAAGGCCCTCATCGATCACATCGAGCTCGCCGCGACCGAGGTCTTCGGCGAGGAGAACTCCCAGTGGGCGCCAGGCATCAACACCAAAGTAGAGGTCCTTGAACAAGGTCTCAAGTGGGCCGTTCACGAATGGAACGATTCAGGTGGTCACCATGATTTTGGATTTAGCCTTAACAGTCGAGCTGTCAAGCTTGGCCAGGCCGCCTCTTCTCTGCAGCTAAGCCCTGCACCGAATCCGGCTAAGCTTGAGGTGCTTGAGGAATTTGACCGAAAGGTCAATGAACTTGTCGATGTTTACTCTCAGCTGGATGCAGTTTCCACCGCCGCCGAGATGTTCTTCGACATCGTTCATGACATGAACCAGGTCATCGAAGATGACGAGGATAAGTACAAAACAAAGGTCGCGATGAACACCATGAAGCTCATGGGCGCGGAGGTCTTCTAATGAACCTAGAACAACTACTCGAAGGCGACGACGCAACCGAGAGCACACCAGTCGCGCTCTTCAAAGAACTACGTGCGCTCGTTGCGAAGTTTGAGGCGCCACTTACCGTCGCTGCGCGAAAAACTAGAACCGGAACGGTCATCGTGTTTAAGCCGTCGAATAAGTCAGACGCCAACAATATCCTGTCGAACGAAGACCTGATCATGCTGTTCAGCAAACAGCTCAAGAAGGTCTTGGCTGAGAAGATCCACGCTGGTCAGAAGTTCGTGCTCTTTCAGCTCCAACTCTCCGACGCGCAGGCAGCCCATTGGTTCAAGCAGTTCAACAAGGAAGACACACTTGACGAGCTGGACGCCTTCACAAAGGACGGCCGACTACCAAAGATCTACGTTCAGCGTGGGGCGGACGACCTTGGTGAAATGACGATCGACTTGACGATTGGGTATAAGACGCCTAGCGCGAAACGAGCCAAGAGCTTTCAAACCAGTTTTAGCTTTTCAGCGCCCACCGACACGATCAACGCCATCGTCAAGATCGCCAACCGCGATGGACGCTATCTCCAACTACATTATCCATCCGTGGTGTTCAACGAGCTGGTCAAGTTGCTGGTGTCACTTGGCGCGCCAATCGACAAGGTCATCACCGACCTTGATCAACAGTTTCCTAGCGCGAGCATGCACGTGATCGCGTACCAGTCGCTTAAGCGAGCTCGCAACGTCCCTGGACCAAGGATTGGAGAGCTGATGTTGAAGCTCGCCAACGAATCGACTAAGGCCTAACGTGAAACTTTCAAACCTTACCGAGTCAAGTGGTGGCAAGCCAATGGTTGATTCGCTAGTAAAGCTTGCCAATGAGGTGCACAGCACGACCAACGCGCAACGAGTGAGAAGCGCAATGGACGGCTTGTCAGACGAAAGCGTACAGCACGCCCTTGAACAAGCCGTCAAGCTGTCGCAGAAGTACGGCTCAGACGGTGCCTACAACTTGTTCTCAAATCCACTTGACAACTACGACAAAATTAGGTTGGACATCGACAAGCTTCATGTGGGAAGTGAGGATTCTCACGGTGACAGGGTGCAGGTGCTTGATCCAAAGCTGCTGGTTAAGTTGAAGGCCGTCTCAGAGAGCTTCATCTCCGTAATTGAGGAGCTGCACGATGGGGCGAACCTCATCAAACAGCTCCTTAAGCTGTTTGACTTCTTTGAGCACTATCATCGAAACATCGAAACGCGTGATCATGAAGATGCGGACGTTCACAAGGCGTTGATCAAGGCCATTTTTAAAAAGCTAGGATTGGATCTATGAAGAAGGGTTTCCTATTTGAAGCTGGTCCGGTGTCGGCGAAGAAGTTTGGATTGGAGTTTACGGAATGAAGATCGCGCAGATCAACGAAACGGTTACCCCTGAACGTGCACTTGAAGTGCTGATCAAGGTTCTCAACGAGATCATCAATGATAAATCCACGCCACAACCTATGTCCAGTAACCGCTTGGACAAGATGAGCAAGCTATCGCATTCAGCGCAGGAGTGGGGGGCGGCCGCGGCGGTGGAAAGTTGGAACAAAAACGGCGGCGTCATGCCGTCCATCAACCTTGTCGACGTTAAGCAATTTCACCGGCCGCTAGGCCAGTTGGAAGACGCAAAGTTTCACGGTTGGCTTGGGCCCAAGCACGGTGAAGAGGCGATAAAGCAGATGCAGGCAATTATAGCAGAATACAGTGAACTGTCTGAAAGACTACAGGCGTTTGAACTCGCCACAAGCATACTGGCGATCCTTCAAGGTGAAGCTGATGATTCCCGCTCCAACAAGTACACAATCAGTCTAGCCAAAGGCGCCTTCCGTGCGCTAAATCTAAAGGTGAACGGCACAAGCTAATCCGTTACAGTTCCCTGGACTTGTTACACTCTAATGATGTACAAGTCCTGGATTGGGTATAGAATTCAACTCATGCAATCAAGCAATAAATCAAAAGCTTGAAAGCAAGTTGAACCCTTACCAAACTTTCTAGGAGCCTACCATGTCGAAGCAAGCCAACCAAATCGCCGCCCACCGTGTTGCCATGAACGGCCGTGGTCGTATGTCCTTCGGTCGTACCTTCCTCGCCACGCTGCGTGAAGGTAAGAACCACCACGACGCCGGCAAGCTGTCCGCCTTCATCGTCGCCGCTGGTGTCGCCACGGCCAAGCAGCTGAAGTCGCTCGCTGCCAAGGGCCAGGTTACCCTGGAAACGCTGAACGACGTCGCTCATGGCATCGTTACCCTGCTGCCCGCCGATCAACTGCCGGTCCGCACGAACCTGCAATGAGACAACTCGTCAAAAAGCTTCTGATCGCGTTCATCACCTTTACCATGGAAATGGTCCATGGTGATGAACGCTACAGATGCAAACAGGCCCTTGGTCAGAAGCTCTACCTCAAGAAGAGGATGATCCGACGGAGACGCGGCAAACACTACGTCTAGGAGAGCAGTTTTGAGCTTTTTCAAAAATAAACCCAAAAAGGTAACCGCTGGCCAGCACCAGTCAGTCATGCGCCGCGTGATGCCAAAGGTTCCACGGCTGACATCTACTGACTACGATCGGCCACAAGAACAAAGTTTGGTGTATACCACTGAACTTGTCAGCGCCGCTTTCGCAAGGCGCTATTGGTCTAACGACTCATATTCCAAGATCGCCGATGATCTTGGAATATCAATTGAGGAAGCCAAAAAAGCGGTGTCAAAGAAACACAAAGACGCCAAGGTGTATAAAAGCTGGTGTGATGTTATTCCACCACTTGAGTATAAGACAACAGTGGTTCGTGTTCGACCTGTGAAGGTTGAAGATAAGGCCACAGTGCAGCTGCGGCGAGAGGCTGACGAAGATGCAGAGGCCGCCTTAGTAGATGGTGAAATTTTGAGGATAATCAAGCGCGATTTAGTTCGCCTTGAAAAGAATCCGCACATGGCTGAAAAATTTCCACTTGAGTTGATTGCCACAACCTATGAGGTAAGCTTGGCTGTGGTGCAATCAATCGATCGATCTCGTGCCATTTTTCCAATCTTTGGGGATGCGCCATCAAAGCTGTCAGCTGAAATTTTAGTGGCGCTTAAGATGCACCATCCAGTCAGTGCGCAGAGAGCCATCGACGAAGCACGGGCAAAGCTGCTGCCCCATCAGCGAGCAATAATCTCTGAACTGGATAGATGGTATCACGGGGTCAGATACCTTGTCATGACCAACCTTACCTACAACGATACATGGCATGATTACGAGCACACAAAGATCACTCATGGTGGTCATACGGTGCTGTTGTTTAAGACTGGCGCCGCTCGACTGCATGCCGCCGCTTTTCTACAAGCGCAAGATCTGACAGTTAATACCTTAACTGGTTTTGTAGAGTAGATAGAGTCATTTCGAGGAGCAGCCTTGGATGTACATCGTGGCTCCAGGCTGCCCCAGTTTGGCCGTCATGCCGCCGTTTGAGTTGATCAGGTACACGGTGCCGTCGTAGCAGAACTCCTTGATCCTCAGCTCGGTACCAGCTGAGTTAGCGGCTTGTGGAATCGACACGGTGACGGTCGGCGCGCTTGCAGTAGAGGACTCTCCACAGCCGCACACCAGGAGGAGCGCGGCCAGCACGGCGTATTTTCTAGCTGTCATGATGTTCATCCTGTTCTCGTTTCCATTTGAGGTACGGCTCGTACGGCTCCGACCCCCACTCAACCCCATCGCTCCACATGGCGTAGATCACGTTGACCAGCAGGCCAACGAGGACTGCCAGACCTAGAGCGATGCAGTACCACATGTCAGCGCTTCAGGATTGACCTGAGGACCGTTGAGATGTTCAGGGCGTCGTCCGCGCCGTTGTGGTGGCGGCCTTGGAACGGCGTGTTCAGGTACTTCAGCGCACCGTCCAACCCCATCTCGCGCCGTAGGTTGTTCTTCAGGGCGAAGAGTGTTTTGACGTTGAAGTGCGTGCGAGCTCGAGTGAAGGGGCTCTCCTCATACTCGTAGTAGTACGTGAGGTTGTGGTCACGTTCTCCGGTACCAAGAACCCAACGGTCGTACTCGCCGTACGAGGCCCAGACGGTCTGGTTGTCCATCTTGAACTCCTTCTGCACAAAGTGCAGGGCCTCTTCGATGTCTTGTCCAGAGTCCACGTCGGCCTGCGTCCAACCCGTTAGCTGGGTGCAGAACGCCGACACTTTACCGAAGCGCGGCTTCACAAGGACTGAGAGGTTCTGCACCACGCCACCCGACTTTACGTCGTACAGGGCGCAACCAAGTTCAATGATCTCCTTCTGGAGACCTGGTGGGCCAGTTGGATCAAGCTCACCCGGCTTGACTGGGTCGTTCTTGTCCCAGCAAAGGGCTTCAACGTCAACTATGAGTATTGTTTTGGCGGCGTCAGGCATAGTGCTCCTTGAATAGGTTTGACCCAATTATACAGGGCGGAGCACGCTTAGTGAACCCAAGAATCTTGGTTGAACTTGGGTCTCCGTGATACGATAATCGTGTACTTTTGGAGACCACATGCGCTCTTTCGCCGCCTTCCTTCCCTGCTGGTTCCTCTTCCTCCTTGGCACGATTCCCGGCCTACTTGCGGATCACTGTAGATCCGACTACTGGAGTGACTTTTGGTTCAACATCTTCAACGACTGCATGCTCGGGTCTGTGAGCTGGCAGGCCTGGACGGAGATCACCGACAGCCAGTTCTGGCCATGGGAGCTCTTTGAAGATAAGGACGGCTAGGCGACACGAGGCGACGCCGGCTGCATTCAACCGATTCAGGCACAGAGCACAACACCCGAGGGACCAGCTGGTCCCTCGGGTCGTTTCGTGTCGCCGTCAACTGAACCCGCACTATCTGCCAGCTAATGCCTCTACGAGCGAGCGCTGTGTCACTTCGCCTCAAGGACCGCGACGCGAGCGCGCAGCTCCTGAACTTCCTTGACGAGCAACGGAACGAGCTTTGAGAAGTCAACACCCCATGCGTCCGTCTGTGCATCGTCGCCACCGACCTTGACGGCGTCTGGAACAACCTCGAACAGCTCTTGTGCGATGAAGCCAAGTTGAACATGTGTCGGGTCCGTCTTGAAGTTGAACGACCGAACTTGGATGGCGTCGATGGCGGTGGACTGGCTTACGGCAGGAACGATGTTCTCCTTCAACCGCTGGTCCGAGGATACGTTGTACAGCACGCCCGTGGTGCCGTTCTGGGTGACACCGCCGATCAAGCCGCCGTTGTAGTAGTACGACGTGTAGCTTGAACCAGTGGAGGTGCCAGACGTGTGGCCAGTGTAGATGTTCGCAGCACCGGCTCCGGTGATCACGTTCCCGCCGACGTTAGTTGCGATCTGCGATGTGTCAGTGTACCCAACCAACAGATTACCTGAACCGTCAAGAGTCATCGACTGCGTGAAGGTAATCGCGGTTCCTGCAGTTGGAGTACCGACCGATGAGTACCATTGATGGTTCCCTGTGCTTGGTGAGAACTCGTTCAGCCCAGCTTTTGCGGTGAAGCGTGCAATCCAGTTCGCGCCGTTGAAATAGCTGTTGTAGGCGGTGCCAACGTTCGTAGTACCTGAGTCATAGTGTGCCAAGTACGAGCCGAACTGCATGGCTTTCATGGTGCCCCATGCATCTGGAATGACGTTCAAGCCAAGAATACCGTTCGCATCCAACGCCATGGAGGATGTCAAGGTCGCCGCATTCCCGGCGGTGCCTGCTGGGGCCGACTGCCATTGGAACGAACCATTTGACACCGTGAAGGCAGCGCCACCGGTGGAACCAGCATACGTGTACTGTGATCCAGTGTAGAATAGGTTCTCAATCAAGCGAATTGAATCTCCACGGGCCCAGAGTGAACCAGTAGTTCCACTCGTACCGCCAGCACCCGCCGAAGAAAGTTGGATGACCTTTGCCCCTGACTCCCAAGCGCTCGGCGTAACGCCCTGTCCTACGTTGCCGTTGTTATCAAGGCGAACGCGCTCGGTACCAGTTGGTCCACCAGTGTATAGAGAAAGGAATGCACCTGCACCGATAGACACGCGAGATTCGGTGGTTGAGCGCAGGTACAAACCAGTCAGGTTTGCTGGGGTGCTGGTGTCACCGATCACCACCGGCGCGGACGCAGCTCCGGCATGAGACACCAACAGGCCGCTAGCACCGGTGATGAAGCCAGTTGCCGAAGCACCGATACCAAGTGCCCCACTTAGCAGGCTCTGGTTTGTACCTGACTGGTTGATGAAGTAGTTGCCAGTGAACGCAAGGTTGTCGGCGATGGTGGCGTTGTTCGTGCCAACCGTCTGATCAAGCGCATACAGCCCGATCGCACGGGTGATCGTCGAGCCCGCGCCCTTGATGATCGCCTGTGATGCGTATCCAGCAACGTACGGCACCGTGAACGCGGAGGCCGCGGTAGCTGGAACTGAGTTTACGCCGATGGCGGCGACCGTCGCCGTGGCGGTGATCGCCAACGCTGAGTTCACGCCAGTCTGTGACGTACTAGCCAACGGACCAGAGGTGCCAACCGTCAGGGCCGCGGACGAAACGTACGAGCTGGCGCCGAGCCCGGTTGGCTTGCTGGTGTTCAAGCCGTTTCCATCGTACGTGAACGAGCCAGACGATGTCAGCGCCTTTGAACCACCAGTGTACATCACGCAGTTCGCCGATAGGTTCGACATCGTAAGGTTGCCGGCCAAGGTGATGCTGCCGCCGATGAACGACGCCACGTTACTCTGTTGGTTGATGAACCATGAGCCAGTAAAGTTGGTCGTGTCCGCGAGCGTGGCGTTGTTCGTGCCCGCCGTTTGGGTTGGTGCAAGGATACCAACGGTGTTCGTAATCGTCGAGCCTGCACCCTTGATGATCGGCGCGCTGTTGAAGTTCGAGACATACGGTGCCGTAAACGTCGCGGCTGAAGTTGACGTTGCTGAGGAGACACCAACCACGGCGACCGTCGCGGCGGACGTAGCCGTCAACGAAGTCAGCTGGCCAATTTGGGTCGTCGTCGACAGTGGGTTGGTGTTGGCGATGGAGACGGCTGAGTTGGCGGCCGTTGAACCGGCCAGACCCAACAAGCTGCCACTGGTGATCAGCTGACTGGTGCCCACCTGCAGTCCGTTGACTGGAAGGTTGAGCGTACCCGTCATGGTGTCACCGGTCTTCTGTACGAAGCCAGTACCCAGCGCACCCGTGATGTCGGAGCTTGTCACCGCGGTGGTACCGGTGACAAGGCCCTTGCCGTTGACCGTCACCTTCAAGAAGGAACCGGTGCCGCTGTCCGTTTGGTTAGCAAGCGACGAGATGATGTTGACGTTCTGGGAACCGTCGAAGGTGGTCGAGCCGGTGACAGCGCCTGAGATGACGATGTTCCGACCAGTCTCAAGCAAGGTCGCCTTGGAGGCGGTGCCGATGAAGTTGGAAGCCGTCACCGTGCCGGTTGAGCTGACGTTGCCGCCTGCGACGACGAGCTGACCAACGCCGACGTTCAGACCGTTGGATGGCAGGTTCAAGGTGCCAGTCATGGTATCACCGGACTTCAACACGAACAAGCCGTCGGCGTCGGTGCTCAGTCGAGCCCAGTCACCGTTCAGGTAGCAGTACATGCCCTTGATTGACAGGTCCGAATCTGAACGGTAGAACAGCTCGCCTTCATCTGGATCCGATGGAAAGCTAGCACCGGACGCAATGGACGCGTTGGCGATCACCGATCCTTCTTGGATCTGTACACCGTGAAACTTCATCCCATATCTCCTTGTAGATATGGGTATTTAGGTCCTGGTGTCCCGGTTTACCGAACCATGAGCATGACCTGGTTCGTGCCGCCCATGTTCGAGTCAAGGCTGGAACCACCCTGCACGTAGACGTTTCCAGAGAGCGAGGCACCGTTGCAGAACGCACCTGGGTACCATGCTGGACTAGACACGTTACAGTACGTTGTGGTCATGCCAGTCGCGTTGATTCCGTAACCACCGACGCTTGGGGTGCAGCAGTCGCGCATGAAGTAGTTGTCGTCAGCCGTCGCGGTAATTGGGAAGCCAAGGTTCGTCTGCATACCAGGAAAGATTGAACCACCACCGTAGACGCTGGTGTCCTGCTTAAGCACCGCCACGCCCGTGTACGTCTGGGTCGTGTCGCTGTTGAACAGCTGCCCGGCTCCACCAACGAAGCTGACCATGTAGATGTACGGACCCCAAGAGAAGTCGTCGTTCCGAGCTTGGTTGCCGTACATGTACTGGTAGAAGTTCAAGCCGTTCTGCCAGAGGCCGTAGATTCCAAGTTGGTAGCAGTTGTTCATGACCGCCAGGGAGCCGATCGCCGGCCCACGCCAGCCCCATGTTCCAGCGGTGGCTAGGGTCGCGCCTGGGTTGGTGCGAGCGACCAACATCCAACCACCGCCGTCCGTCGTCATGTCGCAGTAGACCTGCACCGCCGAGCCAGCGGGCGGCTTGATCCAGTAGGCACCACTTCCAGATGTTGGAAACTGTCGCTTAATCTGCAGGGCTGACGCCCCGGCGTTTACGGCCGTTGAGCCGTCACGCGTTCCAGCTCCACCAACGGTGATGTACCCCGCACCAAGGTGCATCGTCTGCTGCATCGTCATGTCACGTTCCCGTTGATGACACAGGTAGCCGTGTCAATAAACCAAATGGTGGCAAACCCAAACGGTAGCAGCGTGCGGTTGCCCGTGGCGGTCGTCCCACCAAGGCGTAGTGTCACTCCAGCGTCTTGAATAAGGGTGACCGCCGAGTTGGAGTTGTTGAAGACGGAGAACGTGGCCCCCGCGGTGCTTGTGCCTACTGTCTGACTGGTTGTAATCACCCAGCACGCACCACGTACAAACCCAGAGGCAACTGGTGGAATGTTACGCCAACCAAGCTCTTGGGTGTTGGTCTGGTCGAAGATGCCGTTTTGATTGATCAACATCCGCTCAGTGTAGACCGCCGTCTGGGAGTTGTAGCTACCAAACGAGATCGACGTAGGTGACGCACCAGCCGACCCAGCGAAGAGGTTCAACTGAAAGGAGGAGCCTGTACCCATGTCAACTCCGAAGCCGTGCTGCGCGTTGCCTGGGTTGTCGTACATAAGGGCGCGGACGCCAGTCGTAGTGCCAAGTGAAAGGGCCGCGCTTGGTGACTGCGTGCTGATGCCCAGCTTCGAGTTGACCGCCACGACTCCAGTGTTCAAAATCGTGATGGCACCGTTTGCCGGCTCCGTATTACCGTTGCCGCCAAGTTCAAGCGTGTTTCCAGGCTTGCCAGTGAACCAGTACGCCACACCTGAACCGGCGTTCGCCTGCAGAACCATGTTGGCGCTGACTGACGCGGCCCCACGCAGCTGCAGTGGAACGTTGTCAGTCGCCTGAATCAACAGGTCGCCCGTCATCGTGTCACCAGTCTTCAACACGTTCAGTGAGGCTGCACCGACCACCGAGCCGACGAAGCCTGGGGCCGTGACGTTACCGGAGAAGGTGGCTGCCCCAGATGCTCGGTTGACGGCCAGCGCCGTGCTAAGCACGACACCGGTATCGGAGTAGCGAATCAGGCTGAAGTCTGAGCCAACGTTCAACCCAGACTCAGCGGTGTTCGTCTTCTGAATCGTCCAACGGTTTGAGTTGGACGTCTGCAAGTTGACGCCGCCCGTCTGTGTCGCAGCCGAGGAGTTGATGTTGATGACGGGGTTCGCCTTCGTCATCGTCATGTCGCCGCCCAGACCGATCAAGCCGGTGGCGCGTCCAATGGCGAACGGCGTATCAATCAAGACGCCGTTGTCGGCGTAGCGTGAGATCAAGAAGGTTGAACCAGCGTTGCCACCCGTCTCGGTGTCGTTGTTCTTACCCACCTGCCAACGCAGCAGACCAGTTGAAAAGTACTGGGTCAGCGACTGCTTGCCCGAAGCGGCGCTTAGCCGTAGGAACGCGTCCGTAGATGAGCCAATCAACATGTAGCTGCCTGACGACGTGATGTTCGCGCCAGCACGGTCAATTGACAGCGCGGTGTCAATGGCGACACCGTTGTCGGCGTACCGAGTGATGGTGAAGTTGGAGCCAGAGTTGGTGCCAGATTCGGTAAGGTTGTTCTTACCTACACCCCAACGCAGCGAACCGTTCGTCGACATCGACAGCATCGCGGGCTGTGCAACCGCGGCCGTGTTAAGGCTGATGGACGGAGTGGCCTTTGAGATCACCAGGTCACCCACCATGGTGTCGCCAATCTTCTTAACGTAGGCACTATCGGTGAAGGTGGTAATGTCACTTGATACCACAGGTGTCGTCCCTGAAACTCGACCGAACCCATCACGCGCAAACTTAAGGAACGTTCCACCTCCACCGTCCAACAGCGACGCTAGGCTGAAAACGTTGGAAATCAGGGTAAGGCCGGTGCCGGCTTGATAGGCGTTCTGCGCTGAGAACTGGACGAAGACCATAGGGTCCGTGCCGATCGTCGTGACCGTCGCCGTTTGGGTCCAGCCAGTATCGCCGTTCACGGTACCTTGCTGCACAAACACGGCGGCCGAGTTCACCTCATCGATTGGTGAGATGGAATCCATGTCGGTCGAACGAGTCCACGCGCCTGAAGCCACGACGTAGATGCCGTTGTCAGGCTGGTTCGTTTGGTTCTTGACCAGCACTCGATCGCCGACGTTCGCCACAACGGAGTCAATGGACTGCGAAGCCGACAGGGTGACGTTGCCGGTCGTCGCCAACTTTACTGGGTTCTTCCATGAGAAACCGGCGACGATGTTGTCGGCGTAGTCCTTCGTCACCAGGTGCAGGCCAGACGTCGGAGTCGCTCCAGTCACGGGGTTGTTGAACGTCCAGTTGCCGGTGATCGTCTCGTTGCCGGCGTTACGTGACAGCAGGGTGCCGTCCGTAACCTGTGACTCAAGGATCGTCAGCGCAGCCTGGTGCTGGGTAACTGAGCTCTGCGCGATACGACCATCGGCCAAGGTACCGGAAGTCACCTGGTTGCCGTCGATAGCGATTGCGGTGGTCGTCACCGACGTTGTCCGACCCTTCGCGTCGATCGTCATGACTGGAACGGCTGAGGCTGTACCGTAGGTTCCAGCCGTCGCGACCGTTACCAGGTTCAAGGTAGACGATGAGGAGCTCAACGTACCGGCCACGTCACCCGTCACATTGAAGGTTGACGACGTCGAGGTCCAAGCCGTGCCGGTGTAGAAGTACAAGACATCGGTCGAGGTATTGTAAAATAGGTCGCCACGCAACGCCGCCGTTGGAAAGCTGGCTCCAGATGGGGCGGTGATTGCGTCCGACGACGCGACTCGTTCCCATGCGGCCGAGATGTAGCAGTACAGTCCGCGCAGTGTGACGTCCGAGTCGGTACGGAAGAACATCTCACCTTCGTTTGGACTGGCTGGGAAGGATCCCGTTGCCGAGGCAACCACCAAGTTAACGATGGTGCCGCCCTCACGCAGGGTGATGGTGTGGTAAAGCATTAAGCGCTCCTTGTAGATCCCCTATTTAGGAAAAGCACACCGTTCGGCCGTCTCGTGTAAATATCAAATCACATCTTTTGGCTAACCATGCATAAGTTCACCACAATTAACCAGCTCCTGAACGAGGCCGCCGGCGGTCGCAAGAAGGACGTTGACTATGAAGATGTCATGGTCAACAAGAAGCAGCCTAAGGGCACTCCAAAGCCGCCGAAGGGCACGCCCGTCGAGAAGGTGCTGGACCGCGTGGTGGCCAACCTTAAGTCCCACCAGGCCGGCGCGTTCAGCCGCCTGACCGCACGCTACGAGCGCTTGGACAAGGTCATGAAGAACATGATCAAGGCCCGTGACGACGTCAACGACAAGGTGCGTGGTGAACTTGAGGAGCTGTTCGACGCCGAAGACGAAGTGCTGACGCGCGTCGTGCAGACCGCCTCTTGGACGATCACGCTGTCTAAGTTCGTGGCTGGCGCCGACAAGCCACCGAAGATTACCAAGGAGTACGAGGACATCATCAAGGGGCTCATGGAGCTGATCGATGAGGAACTCGTGCCGAAGGCTGAAGAGATCATCAAGGCGTTCACGAAGGCGCTACCAGCCGATGACACCCCAACCAAGCTGACCGTCAAGCCGGTTGGCGATAAGGCCGAGGACCTGTCCGAAGGGCTGCTGAAGCAGGCGAAGATCTGGCTGTCCAACTTCGTCTCCAAGATGAAGTCATGGTGCAAGTCCTACGACCGCAAGCTGGCGGACCTGAAAGCTGACTTCGCGGCGATCGAAGAAAAGCCGATCGCCGAAGCGGCTGATTCCGCTCAAGCCAAGGTGGATGAGTACAACACCAAGAAGCTGGCTGATCAAGACAACTGGAAGGTCACCGACCGCGTCGGTGAAGAAGGTACTTGGAAGCTTGACGATCAGATGCTTACTGGAACTATCCTCGCAGTGAGCGAAGATTATCCATATCTCTTCCTTGTTGAAGTTGAGCAGGCAATGAACAAGGTCGGCCGCCGGTGGGTAGATGAGCCAGTCAAGGGAGATGAAAAGTACTTTGAGCTGGACGAATCACAGTGGGAACATTCCTATCATTAACCTGAGAGCAAAAGCACTCATAGGTTTCTAACAACTTACAATCAACATCTCACCGCCAATGGATTGGTCCGATCCCTCCGAAGGATTGGTGTCGGGTTCGAATCCCGACGGTGGGTCCAACTGGAGATAGAAAATGGCATTCATTCTTGAACAACTGCAGGCCCTGGCCGAAAAGAAGCGCGGTAAGAAGTGGAGCGCGGACGTTGAGACGAAGTGGGAACCTGAAGAGGGTTTCTTCGACGGCTCGGCTGGTAAGATCGCCAAGGGTCTCAAGGCCGCGAGCAAGGACCTGAAGCAGGCCATGTCGCGCCTGAACTTCTACGTCAACCGTGCTGGCAAGAAGCTGGACGACAAAGCCAAGGCCCGTCTGGACATGGCTAAGGAAAAGCTGAGCGCCTTGTATGAAGATTGATCAACTGCTTGAGGCCGAAGACAAGCCAAAATGGAAAACTAGATCAGTTGAGGCCGCGCTGAAAAACGGCTACAACGAAATCTCGGACTTCATGTCTGGAAAGCTTAACATCAAAGGCTTTGCCGACTTCATCTCCAACATGGCCATGAGCCAGACTGAAAATTCGCGTGAAGCACGCGTGAAGTCAAATCTAGAAACTGCCGCAAGGCACATCTACAAGCACCTCAAGAAGGAAGGCAAGTACTCGGAAGAGGAGCTTGACGACTTGATGGACGCCATTGAAGAATTGGAAGAATCATGAAACGCATCATTGAACTACGCGCCGCTGAAGGCGGCGAAGACAGCAAGCTGTTCGTCAAGGACCTTGCTTCAGCCTACATCAAGCTCGCGCAACGCGAAGGCTGAACTACCCGCCTGGTGGACGATCGCCTGGGAGAGCTTCACCTTGAAGTCTCCGGCGACGATCTATCAGAGCTCAACAACGAGCCAGGCGGACACCGTATCCAGCGCATCCCACCGACCGAGCGTCGTGGCCGTGTGCACTCCTCCACCGTCACGGTGGCGGTCATTGATCCCAAGGAACGACGTACCATCGAGTACAACGACCGAGACTTCAAACTCGAGTGGTACTCTGGAACGGGGGCGGGCGGTCAACACCGCAACAAGCACCAGAACTCCTGTCGCCTTACGCACCTCCAAACCAAGGAGGTCGCCACTGCCCAGTGCCGTTCACGTGAGAACTCCTTCGCCCAAGCGCAGTCCGAGCTGTTGGCAAGGCTGAACGGCTCGGCCCTCAGCTCCGACCTAAAGGAAGTTGCCCAGTTCCGTAAGGAGCAGGTCGGTTCAGGCGAACGTGGTGACAAGATCCGCACGTACCGCTTCCAAGACGACCAGGTGAAGGACCACCGTACGGGGCAGACCGCCGTGTTGTCCAAGGTCATGCAAGGTAACTTCAGGTTGCTTTGGTCCTAAGCTGGGGACGCTGACGATGTGGCGACGACCTATGATCATAGTATGAACGCCCTCATCATCGGCTCCACCGCCATGTACCACTGGTTCCCAGACGCTCGGAAGCCGAAGGACCTTGACCTCCTAACGCCCGCCAAGATCGTCGGGAACCATGGTGACGTGTGCGTAGTCGATGCCCAGTGGCACGAGGCCGCTGAGGCAATCATGATGGCGTCGACCGACAAAGTCTTCGCCACGCCTAACGTCCTGCTGACCCTGAAGGTAGCCCACGCCCACTGGAACGTTGAGCACCAGAAGACGCTGTTCGACATCAAGTTCCTGCAGGACAAGGGTGCTGAGGTCATCGAGCACCTGTACCTTGCCCTGATTCCAGTGTTCACTGCGCGGTACGGCAAGAACAAGGTTACCGTGAACAAGCCCATGAGGGAGTTCTTTACGGACGCGGTGCCACGTGCGTACGACCATGAGTGGCTGCACGAGAAGTTGGCCTTTCACGGTCGCCCAATCCACGAACGACTGCGTCCAGACATGGGCAACGTCTGGTGCTCACGTGAACTGTTCGAGCGACTGTCCTACGATGACCAGTGCGCGTGCGCCCTTGAAGAGATCTTGGTGACCGCCGTTGAACGGCGAAACCTAACCACACACAGCAAACGAAGTGAACTGCTCTCCGCTGTGTACCTCGCTCACCACAAGCTCTGCACCACCATGGCGTCAGGCTGGTTCGCGCGGTTCAACATCGAGCACCACCACGAACTTTTGATTAACCGGAGAATCCAATGGATGACACATCTAACCCAAGCCTTGTCGAGCTTGCCACCACCGACGCCCGGGGCTTTCTATCAGCCTTCCTTGAACGACAAAGTGAAGGTCGATGCAACACCCATGACGTCTACCAGTTCCAGCACCTGAAGCATTGGGACGGGGTCGACGGCGTCTCCATCGAGCTTGTTCACTCCGAAGGTGGCGGTGAAGGCGAAGGTGAACACGTCGAACGCATCTTTGAGGTTGCCGCCAACGGCGCGGTAGTGTCGCACATCCGCGTGACTGGCTTCTACGCCTCGTACAACGGCACTGACTACAACGACGACTGGCACTTCGTCAAGCCACAAGAGGTGGTCGTAACGCAGTACGTCAAGTCGTAAGCGGCTGAATCTGTAATAAATAGGGGCGCTTTGCCCCTATTCCGTTTTCCAGGACTAAATAGAGGATTGATAGACCGCAAGAGATGCAGTACGAGTCTAGCCGGCATATTGGGAGACATAGATGAAGTTCATCATCGGGCTAGTGTTGGCCCTGGCGCCGCTGCTCATGGCCAACAGCCAGCAGGTCGTCACAGTTTCGGGCATCGCAGTCCCGCCACACAGCAACGCGCCGCTGTTCACGCTCTACAGCGGCTCACCCAAAGGGGCCTACACCCGCCTCGCCGAAGACCTGCAACGGGTCTGTACGAACCTCAACATTCAAATCCAACCAACTGACGGTGCCGTTGCCAACATGAAGGCCCTCTCCGACGAGCAGGTCATTCGTACCGGGGTCCGCATCGCCTTCGCGCAGCAGGACGTCGTCGTGGCCTTGTCTGGTCAGGGTTACCCAGCGCCGAAGGTCGTCATGCCGCTCTACAACGAGGACGTAAACGTGCTCGTCAACGTCGGCTCCCACATCGGTTCGTTGAGGGACCTCAACGGCAAGCGAGTCGCGGTCGGTAAGCCTGGTTCCGGCAACTGGCAGACCGCCAAGACGATCCGTGAAGAGCTGAAGATCAACTGGATTCCAGTTGAACAGTCCCCAGACGAGTCCATCCTTGGGCTCCTAACCGGTGAGGTGGACGCCATGATCCTAACCTCCGGTCACCCAATCAAGCTCTTCTCCGAGCTGAGCGGCAACATGCGTAGCCTCATTACCATGCTGCCAACCACCGAACTCAAGAGCTACTCCACCGTCGAGAAGCTCCCAGCGAACACGTATCTTTGGCAACCTACCGAAGTTGAGATGAAGTCGACCAGATCGCTGCTGATCGCCGCTTCAGGCACAACTCAAGCCGAGATGAACGAGGTGCTGATGTGCGTCTCGTCCAACAAGGAGGTGCTGAAGAAGCTCGGCCATCCTGCATGGAACCAGGTGACCTTTCCAACCACTAAGAGATCCAAGTAAATGAGCGACAAGTCCCCACTCGACACCGTCAGCGAGGTGTTCCAGGTTCTTCAGGATATTTCAGACAAGCTGACCATCGTACGGATCATCACCGTGCTCGTGGTCGGGCTGATGGCGACTGGACTGTCCATGCTGTACGAGAACCGTGCTACCCTGTTTCAGACGGCCTTCGTGCGGGTGACTGGAGATCCTGAACCAAAGGCGGGCTGGGCCATCTCGGACGAGACTCAGAAGCAGCTCAACAACTTCGTGACGTCCGTCGACCTAGTGAACTTCGTCACGGTGGTTGAGGTCGACCTAAAGAAGAACGTCCGTTGGCCGCGCTACGTCTTCTTCGACGACACGGAAGGCCAGCAGACGAAGGACCAGATCCTTGGCGTCCTGCCGCAGTCCATGTTTGACTACGACCAGAAGAACACGACCCAGATGGTCTCAGTGCTCCAGAACGAGTTCACCTGCGTTCGACTGCAGGACACTAACTACCAACGCACCGTGCCAAACCTGGCCAAGAAGGTGCCGATCATCTGCCGCATCGCCATTCCACCGTTCTACAACAAGTTTGCCGGCTACATCGACATTGGCCTAAACCAAGCCCCAACGAAGTACGAGCTGGATTCTCTACGGATTGAGGCAACTCGACTCGCCGTGGAAATCTACCTCCGTGACGTCGTGAAGAAACCGGTCGGTTACCCGCTTAACTGAGCAAATCCAGTCATCCCGGCCCATAGCTCCATAAATATCCTTGTAACTCGGAGCTAACATGGACTACAAGAAGGCACTGCCGCTAATCGACAAGTTTCTTGGATGGGTGTCCATCAAGCGCGTGGTCATGCTCGCGCTGATCATCGTGGTGTGCATCACCACCCAGACGATCTTTGAGAACCGGGCGCAGCTCAGCGAGGGTATCGCGGACCGTGGCAAGGAGCACAACGTGTTCGACGCCCCGATCAAGCTATCGAAGAACTCGGAAGAGGCGATCAAGAACCTCGTGAACAACCACTCAGAGATCCTGCTGGCGACCGTCATGTCTGTGAACATGCGCGCCCTGCAGCGGACCCCAGTCTTCTTCTACTCTGGCGACGCACAGGTCACGAAGATGATTGACGGTCAGCTCTCCCAGCGCACTGGAACCCTCCCAATCTTTACGCACGATGAGAAGGCCGACGGCGAGATCGTCGGCCTTATGAACGGGGACTTCTCCTGCGTTAAATACTCGGACACCGTGAACGCCTCCATCTTCCCATCGCTGGTCGGGAAGGTAAAGCTGCTCTGCCGTGTTGGTCTTCCACCGTACAAGGGTAACTTCTCTGGGTACATCTCCTTGCTGGTGATGGACTTGAGCGGTCCGTACAAGGAAGACGAGATCCGCCTTGAGCTTACCAAGGTCGCTACCGACATCTACCTGTCCGATGTCGTCGGCAAGCAACGTTAAGGACAGATAAGGTCCACACCATGCACATGGGAATGATTCCACTTCTACTGCTGTTCATTACCGTCATTGGGGTGGTCGGCATCGTGCTGTATCGTACCATCTGGTGCCGCCTGTTTCGCCATCCGACTAACGACCGTCGTGAAGCGGAGCTTGACTTTGAAGGTCGAGACCGCCGTCGCGGCAACCGCACTGGAACGGCCGCAGACCGCAAGGACACAGTTCCCACGCCCTAAATAGGACTCACGTTGAATCTAAGGTTCGGGCCAATGTGCAAACATTCGGCCCGAGTTTGATTTGCGCGACTGTATAACACATAGTAGGATAGAACAAATGGAACAACTAGACGAACTCCAATATGAAAAGAAGCCACGAGCTGGCCTAATCCCGTACATCATGGGTCAGGATGGGCGGTACCGTTACCTGATGATGATCGCCTCTAACTCGAAGTTCGGTGGCCCAAGACCAATGATCTCCAAGGGCAAGATTGAGGAGGGTGAGACCCCCTACATCGCCGCGGTTCGCGAGGCCGAGGAGGAACTTGGGTTGATCGCGTACAACATGAAGGGAACCCCCGCCCTCCTCACCGAGGAACAGGTCACCCTTCGATCCGGAACTTACTTCTTTACGGTGTACGCCGTGGAGATCTACGATCGCTCCCTCTTCAACATGTGGTGTAGCGAGACGGAGTATACGGAGTGGTACACGCTCGACGAATTCCAACAACATGGACGACGCGATCACATCAAGTTCATCCAACAACTCGAACAACAGCTTAGACAAACCTAAATGAGATAGCATAATGGCAAAGGTACTCTTCCTTGACAAATCAGGTCAACCACTTGACTGGGGCACGTGGCGTGACGCCGTGGAGCACTACGCTAAGGACCACGTGCTGTGGGAACTTGGCGACAAGAACCGTGAGTCGATCACGTTCCGTGGCGGGTTCAACTGCAACGGCGATCAGTCAAAGATCTCGGTCGCACCGATCATCGCCTTGAACGGTGAGGCCACGGGTCGTAAGCGCTACAAGATCCCAACCCTGAACAACCGGTACCTGTTTGCCCGTGACCGTTGGACCTGCGCGTACTGCGGCTCGACCAACCCCAACGAGTCAAAGCTGTCGTGCGACCACGTCGTGCCGCGTTCCCGTGGTGGCAAGGACATCTGGGAAAACGTCGTCACCTCCTGCGGTCCATGCAACAACTTCAAGGACAACTGGCTGTTGAGTGAAATTGGGATGGAGCTCAGGTACGTGCCGTACGTCCCGACACAGGCCGACATCCTGTTCATGGAGTCTCAGGGCATTCTCCCGAGTCAGGCCGAGTACCTGCTGCCGTTCTGCTCCGAGCGTGCTCGGCTCTCGTTCCAGGGCGTCGCGAACCAAGGTGGTCCCGCGTTGAACCACCTTGAAGAGGCGGCTCGGGCGGCTGGACCTCGTCGTTCGAAGGCACCGACCCGTAAGTAACCTGGATGGTTCCTCCGTAATGGGACCATCTAGACAACTACGGGTCGTCCAACAACGTACAATGGTCGTAACAACTGGTGCAGCATGATCGATTCAAACAAGGTTCTCGGTGCGGCGATGCTTATCTCGCTCGCCCTTCTCACGCTCGTTGACATTACGGGAACGGGTGGTGTGGTGCGGTTGGCGGTCAGCTTAGTGGTGTTCCCACTGCTCTCGCTGTTCATCACCTGGCTGTTTGGAATTGTGATGGAGGCGGTCGGGCTTGGACACAAGCTAATGCAGCCTCCGGTCATGCACGACCTTGAGCCTGAGGTCATCATCGGCGAGTTGGTCGGTCAGTCGACGACGGTGGCTGGTTCGCTCAACGGCGATCCGTTTCCGGAGTGGGTCGACATTCTCCAAGCGAAGACGGGTGATACCCTTCGGTACTACTACCACTCCGTGGAGATTCCAAACTACATGTACCCAGTTGGGTACATCGTCATGACCTTCGGCAAGGCGCACCTCGTCTACGCTGGCACCTGATCCTGGGTATCGTGTGCATGGCTACGCCGCCTGCATACAATAGGCAGACCGGTTAAGCACCGGTTGACTACCCAAACCGCGCCCTCACGGGTCCCTTCTTCGTTTGATTCCAAAGTAGTTTATGTCCACACTCATCACGACCATCAAAGTTGACCAACTGGCCGCCCGCAAGGCCCGCGAGCAAGGTAAGACCGCGCTCCTCACCACGTTGATCGGCGAAGCTGACACGAAGGCGAAGAATGAAGGGACCACCCTGCTGTCTGATGAGAAGACGCTCAAGCTCGTGACGACGTTCATCTCCAACCTACGTGACAACCTGAAGCTCATCGAGCCAAACTCGATCGCTGGCATTCAGGCGACGCAGGAGATCGAGATCCTTGAAAAGTACGTGCCCACGCAGCTCACTGAAGATGAGCTTGTGGCGAAGGTCAAGGCCATCCTTGTGGATTCGCCCGAGGTCCCTAAGATCGGCGTCCTGATGGGCGCCCTCAAACAACAACTTACCCCAGGCACCTACGACGGAAAGCTCTTGGCCGACGTCGTAAAGCGCCTGATCAGTTAACCCTTTTTGGTTCGTGGTTGAACCGTTGATATTGCTTATCATCTAAAGCACTGTGAACCCCTGTTCGTCGGATCCAGCCTCAAAGCCGACTATCTGCAAGTAAGAAGACTTGAACGTGTCTCAGGTAGCTGGGATGTGATTTAGCTGCATATCACTAAAAAGTAGCAGGCCTAACGGGATGCCTATTACTCCGTTGTTCGGTCGTACCATCGTGTGACCGTCCCTTGCGATGTCGTTTTTCGCTCAACCACGTTTCCTTTTCTCTCGTTGAAACCCTTTGTTTTGGAGAACCAGATGTCTGCATCAACTTACACCGACTTTGCCCAGTCACAGAACCCAGCCAACGCCGTGACCCACCAGACGCAGCCGATCCCAGGCCGCGAAGGTGAGATGGCCAAGAACAACGCGGGTGGCTTCACCTTCGCGCTTGACCAGTGGGGCGTGTTCGACCGCTTCCTGTTGATCGGTTCGGAAACCCCAGGCTACTACGTCGGTACCAAGGAGCAGACCGCTGAAAGCTTCAAGAGCACCATCGCGTGCGTCAAGGCCGACGGCCTCCGTGCGATCAACCGCCTGAAGGAAATCTCGCTCGCTGGTCGCGCACCGAAGAACGACCCAGCCGTCGTGGCGCTCGCCTTGGCGGCCATCTACGGTGACGCCACGGTCAAGGCCGCCGCGTACGAAGCCCTGCCACAGGTCGCACGTACCGGCACCTGGCTGTTCCAGTTCGTCTCCATCGTCGACTCGCTCGGCAAGTGGAACGCGGCGACCAAGCGTGGTGTGGCCAACTGGTACACCAGCAAGAACCTCGACAAGCTGGCCATCCAGCTCCTGAAGTACCAGTCCCGCAACAACTGGTCGCACCGCGACGTGCTGCGTCTGGCCCACATCAAGCCGACGGAACAGAACACCACGTTGTTCAAGTACGTGGTCAAGGGTGCCGACGGTATGGTGCAAGGCGACTTGCTGCCGAACCTCGTCATCGACTTCGAACGCCTGAAGCGCGCCACCACCAAGGCTGAGGTCTTGGCCGTCGTCAACGGCAACAAGGACGTCACGTGGGAAATGGTGCCGACGGTGTGGCACAAGGACAAGGACGTCATGCTGGCGTTGCTGCCGAACATGGGCCTGACCGCGATCATCCGCAAGCTTGGTATCCTCACCATGCACGGCGTCATCACGCAAGGCGACGGTCTGAAGCACGTCACCGACGTGCTGACCAATCCTGAGCAACTGACGCGCTCGCGCATTCACCCGCTCTCGGTGCTCCAGGCCTTCAAGCAGTACAGCCAAGGTCGCGGTGAAAAGGGCTCCAATACCTGGTCACCGGTCAACGACGTGAAGAACGCCCTTGACATGGCCTTCTACAGCGCGTTCCAGAACGTGCCAGGTACTGGTGGCTCCGTGTTCCTCGGTGTCGACTGCTCGGGCTCGATGTTCGGTGCTCCTGTCAACGGCTCGCCAAACTTGGTGGCCGCTGAAGTCGCCGCGGTGACCGCCCTGGCGATCGCCAAGCAGCAGAAGAACTACTTCATCGGTGGCTTCAACACCACGATGGCGCCGATCGGCATCGACCCGGATATGCGCCTTGACAAGGCGTTGGAGGTGATTCGTCGCTTCCCATGGGGCGGCACGAACTGCGCCCTGCCGATGATCTACGCCGCGCAGAAGAAGATGGAGGTCGACACGTTCGTGACCATCACGGACAATGAGACCTACGCTGGTTCGATCCAACCGTCTCAGGCCCTGCGCGACTACCGCAAGCAGTTCAAGAAGCCGAAGGCCTCGAACATCGTCATCGGTACGTCCGTCAGCAAGTTCACGATCGCGGATCCGAAGGACCCGTACCAACTGGACATCGCCGGTTTCGACTCGGCCGCTCCGGTTCTGATCGCTGAGTTCATGAAGGCTTCAGCCGCGACCTGATCGTCGTACATCCCCAACGCGCACGAGCGCGTATAATGAAAGGACGCTAACCAAGCGTCCTTTTTCGCATCCTATGACCATCACCCGACTTCCTCTTGACTCGGCGAACCGCATGATTCGCGTCGGCTTCGGCCTCAACGACGGCCGCTGGTTTGCACGTGTCGACCTGTGGTGGGTCGGGTTCCGACTGACCGGCAACCGGTGAGGCCGAGGGCACACGAATGACGACGACCTTAGAGCTCCACAAGATCAAACGATCGATGCACCACGACGTCGTTCGGTCCTTCCAGGCAATGCTCAGCGAGTGCGACGTCAAGGCCGTTGACAAGCTTGACCCCGTACTGATGAAGTCCGTCGAAGGTTGGTACAAGCAGTGGAACCGTATGACGGGCGACGACGCGCAACCTTCATGGATCCGACCATGTTCTCGAACCTCATCAACGACTCTATGATCAAAGACCACCTCACCCACACTGAGAAGCTGAAGCTCTCGGCCAGGTACTGGCTGCTCGGGGCCGCTACGTTCGACAAGCGGTACTACAAGTGCCTTGACGCGTTGGAGATCGCCATCGGCCACCATGACGGCGTCCGCAACGACGGCACCGACGAGATCGCCCACATGATCGGCGTCTTCCAACTGCTGCGGACGATGCACAACCACCTGCTTGATCCGGTGAGCGCGTACATCGAGGCGCTCCTCCATGACTGCATCGAGGATCCGAACCAGCTGACGAAGAAGTTCATCGCCCCGTCCGAGATTCAAGCGCAGTTTGGCAGCCAGATCCACGACGAGCTGCTGATCATGTCGAAGGAGATCCTCGGCCAGAAGAACCCTCAGTTTCTGCTGAGCAACGTCTTCCTCAACGTGAACACGAGCGTGGTGAAACCAGGTGACCGTGACAACAACGTCGCGTCGATGTACGGCACGTTCAAGCCCGCTCGCCTGGCACGGTACATCAAGGAGACCAAGGAGGAGTACTTCGCCGGTCTCAAGGTTGCGCGTCGCAAGTTCCCTGAGCAGGAGCCCATCTATGAAAACATCAAGCTCTCCCTCACCCACAAGCTCCAGCTTATCGAGCACCTCGCCAAGAAAGACGAAGAGTCAAGTGCAGCTGGACGGGGAGAGGTTCCTGAAGCTAGCGGCACTAATTCACGCGGGCCTGGGTGAACTGGCGGTCGTAAAGTACTCGATTTCCAAACGTGGTATCGAGCGTAAGAAGATCCTGTCGATCCGTGAACTACGTCGCGTGATCGACGATGAAGCAAGAAAGGCTGAACTATGAAGGCGTTGGTTAAGCTCATCGCGGGCGTACGCGACGACGGTGTCATCGGCAACGCGGACCATTCGCTGCCGTTCAAGAGCTCACGTGACATGAAGCGCTTCAAGGAGCTGACTTCAGGGCACCATGTCATCATGGGTCGCGTGACGTTCGACACGCTCAAGCGGCCAGGTGGACTGCCTAACCGCTACAACTACGTGGTGTCACGCACGAACTCGTGGTCGGCGATGGCCAGGCTGTGCGGTTCGTTGGATCAAGCGATTCAAGACTGCCACGACAGCAATGAGGTCATCGGCTATCCCAAGGACATCTGGATCATCGGTGGTGCGTCGATCTACAAGGAGGCGATTGAGCGCACCTTGGTGGATGAGTACTACCTGACCATCGTCCACCAACCAGGCGAAGTGCATCCAGCACAGGTGCACTTTCCGGTGTCGTTGGACGTCTTCATGCTGAGTGAAGGCGCTGAGATCGTGCATGAGCCAGCCACGGAGACTGACCCTGCACTGACCTTCCTGACCGTCAAGCAACCACGGTCTGCTTGACGACGGTTGCTGGTGGAACGCCCGTTGGGAACGGGCTGTCAGACACGACCATCGTCACGGTCGGCGTGATCATGGAGATGGTCGGCGTGCCAAGCGTGACGGCGTCCGTCGTCCACGTGAAGCTGGACGTAGCGTCCAGCACGCTGATCGGCGAGAGCAGGACAGTTGACATCGTCACCGTCGAGCTGGCCATCGCGCCCTTAGTCGACACTTCAACCTGCTGCAACAGCCCGCCAGACGCGTTGGCGTTCGGTCCAAGCGACTCCAAACTGAGCGTGTACAGTTCAGAGGTCTTGTTGGCGCGTGTGTCCTTCACCGTGATGTTGTAGGTCGCCGTCGCCGTCGTCAACGCGATGCGCGTCATAAACTTGGCCGCACCCACGGTGTCGGTTGAGAAAACGTAGTTTACGTCGTTAGCCATGATCAGTCCTTGGATTGGTCATCGTTGTGGGTCCAGATGTACTTACCTGGAGCGTCGCCTGCGGCGTAGCATTGGTTTTCACAGAAGATCGTCGCAACGTAACCCATGCCAGCGTACGTGACACTGACGATTTCCTCCCAACGGAAGCCGTTGTCGTCTTGGACTGGCAGCTTCTTGTTGAGCACGTTGCTGGCGAAGGTCGATGAACCGTCTTCAAGCGTGACCGGAGTTGAGTCTGAGCAGGTCAACGTGATGCCTGAGCGCGAGATCAGCTTAACCAACGGCTGCAGTGAGGTACGGTTCGAGATGACGGTACCTGGCACCGTCGTCGTGCGGTCAGTTGAGAGCAGGGAAAGCTCATCACCAACATCAACCTCACCAGCCACCTTACCAGACGGTAGGTAGGCTTGAACTGAGACTGAACCACCGCCTCCTCCACCACCACTGCTCACAAAGGCCGCGGTGTTGATGCCGAAGTAGGAGTTACCAGCCGTCGTAGTTTCAAGACCGGTGACGTTCACCTGTCCACCAGCTGCGCCGAAGGCGCCGTTCACGAGGGAGTGCTTGACCCATGAGAGCGTTGGTGTCGTGTTCGCGCTAGCGAGCTTCGCGCCCACCACGTAGTAGGAGGCCGTCGTAAGGTCCGCGCTACCGACGACGTAGCTGCAGTAGATGTACAGGTTGTTCGCGTTGTCGGTGGAGATGTGTGGGACTCGGAAGCCATCGCCAGAGGTGCCTGAACCGACCACCCCAAGTGATGGAACTGCAAGTGACCGTGACCAGGTAATGCCACCCGTCGTGATCTTGGCGATGTAGAGCTGGTCGTTGGCGTGTGGCGTGGTACCAGTAGTTGCACCAGACGAATAAGCCGTGACGTAGTAGTAGTTGCCCGCTGAGTCCACCGCGTGTTGAACACCGCGGAAGTGGTTGCCACTGTAGCTGAACGTTTGGTTAGCGACGTTCTGCGAGGTGTTGACGTCGATCGAGGCGGTGTTGACCAGCGCGCCGTTGGCGGGGTTCAGCTTCTGGAAGCTGCCAGTTTGGCTGACAATTGAACCGCCATGTGAGGACCCGTACAACGTGAACGAGTAGAGGTTGTCACTAGCGTCGACGGACAGGTGACCTGAAGCCAACAGAATTGCTGACACTCCAGAGATCGTCGAGACGTAGCGCTTGTTCCAAGTGATGTTGCCAAACGAGTCCAGCTTCATGATGCAGAACGAACCTTCAACTACACGACCCGCGTAGTAGGACACGTAGATGTTGTTGGCCGAGTCAGTGACGATACTCGTCACGACTGGAAACTGAAATTCATTGTTCGGGCTGCTTGGGTAGACCCAGTGCGTGATGCCGTTGCGCCAAGCCAACGTGCTGCCGTCGGCCGAGTACTTCCAGACGCCAAGGCCAGACTTTGACGTTGATCCGGCACCAGCCGTGTAGGTCACGTCGGTCTGGTAGAAAGTAGCAACGATGATGTTACCCGCCGAGTCGGTCGTCGTAAAGCTGGAGGCATCCAAGTAGTTCGGGTTGGCTTGCGTGCCGACCGTGTAGGTGGCCGGGTTGTTCATGCTCGACGAGAGCCAACGAGTCGTGGCCTGAGGCGCGCCGTAGAAGTTGAACAGTGAGAGCGGACCGCTGGTCGGAATCGCACCGCTTACGCCCGTCGTACCTGACGGGACGAACGTGCCACCGGCGTAGTAGTCCTCAAGCGAGGGCGAGGTGTTCCCGCCGAACTGCGTCTTCAGGTCGTTGATTGAGATGGGACCGGAGGTCTGGAGGGTCATGGCTGTAGGGTTAACAAGCTTACGTCCCCTATTTAGCCTCGAGCCAGATCAAAGCTGAACCTGTTTCATGGTTAAGTGGATCCTAGATCTACAACGAACGATGGGTTCATGGCAACTTCGGCAAGTTAAGATGGGCCTACCACCACAAGTAGCGACGCACCATGCGATCCATCTTCAAAAACCGCGGCTTCGACACGATCATCAGCGACGGCAACGACTACACCTGTCTCGCCTTCGTCACGAACGGTACCGTCCTGCTCTACGGTATGGTCTCAACGTCCAGCGTCTCGGCGTACAACGACGCGAAGACGCAGGTGCTGAAGATCTTCGGTCGGCTCTACGCCACCGAAGAGCTGGTTCACCCCCACTTGGTAGTCTCCGGTATCGTGGTCGCCGGCAAAATCTCCGTAGGTCGTCTCGTAGTACGTAAGACGGCCTCACTCCAAGCAACGTCCATCGAATATGATGAACTTGTCATTGAGCCTGGTGCTTACCTCGACGTAGGAAAGCTCAGCAAGAAGGTCCCTCAACCCGTGGCTTAACCGCCTTTTCCACCACTAGGAGCTATGATGTCTCTGAAAAAACTGGCTGAACAACGCAAGAACCAACTTGGGCAATCCGAGCCGATGACGCTCGAAGCCTACCTCGAACTGTGCAAGAGCGACCGCATGGCGTTCGCCACGGCGGCCGAGCGGTTCATGGACGCCGTTGGCGAGCCACGCATCGTTGATACTTCCGAAGACCAGCGCCTCTCGCGCATTCACTCCAACCAGAAGATCCGCGTCTACGACGCCTTCTCCGACTTCTACGGCATGGAAGCCGCGGTCGAACGCGTCGTCGCTTACTTCCGCCACGCGGCTCAAGGCCTCGAGGAATCGAAGCAGATCCTGTACTTGCTGGGTCCCGTCGGCGGCGGCAAGTCGAGCCTCTCCGAGCGCATCAAGGCGCTGATGGAGAAGCACGCTATGTACGTGCTGTACGACGAGAACGAGACCAACCCCGAGCTGAAGCTCTCGCCGGTCTTCGAATCGCCGCTGGCCCTCTTCAACCCCAACAACCCCGACGACGCCGCCGTCCTGAACGAGTACGGCATTCCGCTGTCCTACGCAGGCCGCTCGCCGCTCTCCGGCTGGGCCCAACAGAAGCTCGACGAGTTCAAGGCCAACGACCTCGACTTCAGCGCCTTCAAGGTGGTCAAGCTGTACCCCAACAAGGACCGTCAGATCGGCATCATGAAGGTCGAGCCGGGCGACGAGAACAACCAAGACGTCTCGGTGCTGATCGGCAAGACTGACCTGCGCAAGCTCGAGAAGTTCCCGCAGAACCACCCGTACGCCTACTCCTACAGCGGCGGCCTGAACCGCACGACGCAAGGCCTGATGGAGTTCGCCGAAATGTTCAAGGCGAACATCAAGACCCTCAACCCCTTGCTGATGGCCACGCAGGACCGCTCCTACAAGGGCACTGAAGCGATTCCCGCCCTCCCGTATGGTGGCGTGATCATGGCCCACTCCAACGAGTCCGAGTGGGAAACCTTCCGCAACAACAAGTCGAACGAGGCTTTCCTCGATCGCGTGTTCATCGTCAACGTGCCGTACTGCCTGCGCTACGACGAAGAGGAACGCATCTACCAGAAGATGCTGAACTCCTCGGTGCTGCGTGATGTGCGCGTCGCGCCTGGCACGCTGAAGATGCTGTCGCAGTGGTCGGTGCTGACGCGCCTGAAGAGCCCTGAAAACTCGACCATCGCGGCCAAGCTGGCGGTCTACAACGGCGAGAACGTCAAGGACAAGATGCCCAACGTCAAGTCCCACGAGGAGTACGTCGAGGCCGCTGGTCCGCGCGAAGGCATGGCCGGCATGTCCACCCGCTTCGCCTTCAAGGTGTTGAGCTCGGTGATCAACTTCCGCCCTGAAGAACTCCAGGCCAACCCCGTTGACCTGATGTTCGTGCTGACGGAAGCCTTGAAGAAGGAAGGTCTGCCGCCTGAAACCCAACAGGCCTACGAGAACTTCATCAAGGAGATCCTGCAACCGAAGTACTTCGAGACCCTCGAGAAGGAACTCCGTGCGGCCTACCTCGACTCGTTCAGCGCCTTCGGCCAGAACCTCTTCGAGCGCTACATCCGCTTCGCCGAAGCGTGGATCGCCGACGAGCAGTGCAAGGACCCCGAGACCCACCAACTGCTGGACCGTCGGAAGCTCAACGACGAACTGGAAGCGATCGAGAAGGCCAGCGGCATCACGAACGCGAAGGACTTCCGCCAGGACATCGTGAACTACGTCCTGCGCTACAAGTCGCGCAGCGAAGGCAAGTCGCCGGCGTGGACCGAGTACGAGAAGATCCGCCAAGTCCTCGAGAAGCGCATGTTCAGCGCCACTGAGAACATCATGCCCGTGATCTCGTTCGGCCCCAAGCACGACCGCGACCTCGAGGACAAGCACAACGCGTTCATCCAGCGCATGCTGGACAAGGGCTACTCCGAGCTGCAGATCAAGCAGCTGGTGGCCTGGTGGTCGAACAACAAGCGCACCTAACCGTGCGTCGGTTGTAAGTAAGGTAAGGAGGGTGGCCGTGGTGGGCTACCCTCCATTACCCCTCCCCTTGAAAGGCGACCCATCATGACAACGGACATTATGCACAAGTCAGACATGATCATCGTCGACCGCCGCCGCACGGCGCGCGGAAAGTCGCTCCCCAACCGAGAGCGACTGCTCGACCGGATCCGCGATGCAATTCGCTCGGCGGATCCAGAAAACATCGGCACCGGCGGTGTCAAGGCTTCCGGTGCGCCGACTGGCGGCGCTGGTGGTGCCAACAACCCCGTCACCGTGGCCCGTGAGGCCTTGGCCGAACCAACCTTCCACTACGCCCGCCAATCAGGCAAGCACACCATCGTGCTGATTGGCAACAAGGAGTGGAACCGTGGTGACGACTTCCCGCTTGAAGGTGAAAGCGACGAAGAAGGTGGTGGCGGTGAAGGCGGCTTCGGTGAAGACGAAGAAGACGACTTCATCGTGAACATCTCGGCCGAGGAGTTCTACAAGGTCTTCTTCGACGACTGTGAGCTCCCCAACATCCAAGAGTCCACGATGCGCGTGGTGCCGGATGAAGCACCCTCGCACGCTGGCTTCCAGCGCAGCGGCAACCCCGCCCAGCTGTCGGTCATCCGCTCCTACAAGAACTCCATGGGTCGCCGCAACGCGCTGACCAAGCCCGCTCGTGAGGAGCTGGCGGAACTGGAAGCCGAGTTCGAACTTCGTTCGCAGGGCAAGCACCCACAAGGTGAGTACCTCGACGAGGCGGAGAACATCTCGATCATGGCGACCTTGGCCGAACGGATCGAGGAACTGCGCCGCAAGATCGGCGCCACGCCGTTCTTCGAGGAGCTGGACCTTCGCTTCGTTCACCGTGAACGCCAGCAAGTCAAGAAGGCCGAGGCCGCGTTCTTCATGCTGATGGACGTGTCCGGTTCGATGGACGAGGAGCGCAAGCGGATCGCCCGCAAGATGTTCACGTTGCAGTACGTGTTCATCAAGCGCACGTACCCCGACACGGACATCGTGTTCATCTCCCACACGAACACGCCGCTTGAGGTGACCGAGACGGACTTCTTCACGTCCACCCGCTCCGGTGGTACGTCCATCTCGCCAGCCTACACGATGGCGCATGACCTCATCAACAAGCGGTACGATCCGAACCTCACCAACATCTACCTGTCGCACGCCAGCGACAGCGACAACTGGGACACGGACAACCTGCTGGTGGAGAAGGAGTTGGTGGGTAGTGGCCTGCTGCCGAAGCTGCGCCACATGGTCTACTTTCACTGCGGCTTTGGCTCCAACCAGTACGGTGCACGGGCCTTCATGGTGCTGCTCAAGGGCATCGCCAACAAGTCCAACAACAAGCTCACCGTGGCTTCGATCGAAGATGAAGGTGCCGTGTTCACGGTGTTCAAGGCGGTCTACCGCAAGAAGGGTTAACCATGAAACCAATCGACTCCAAAGAGGACTTCTCCGCTCCTCGCATCGTCGAGATCTGGAATGAAGTGGCGATCATCGCGAAGGATGAGCTGGGCATGGAGGTTGGCAAGAACCTCTACATCAACCAGTTTGAGATCGTGACGGCCGAACAGCTGCTGGACGCGTACGCTTCGATTGGACTGCCCGTCAACTACCACCACTGGTCGTTCGGCAAGAAGTTCATCGAAAACGAGCGCTCGTACGCTCAAGGCAAGATGGGGCTGGCGCTGGAGATGGTGATCAACTCCAACCCCTGCATCAACTACCTGTCCGAGCAGAACACCATGGTCGAGCAGGCCATGGTGATCGCCCACGCCGCGATCGGTCACAACTTCTGCTTCACCAACAACGTCTACTTCAAGGAGTGGACGTCGGCCTCGAACATCGTGGACTACATGGTCTTTGCTCGTGACTTCATCGGTCGCTGTGAGGACCAGTACGGGCGCGACGAGGTGGAGAAGGTGATCGACGCGTGCCACTCCATCGGCACCCACTCGATCGACAAGTACCACCGTCGCAACACGACCAAGGAGAACGAGGAAGCGCGCCTCGAGAAGATCCTCAAGGAAGACGACCGTCGCCAGCGTGAGCTGGACATCGTGATGCGCAAGACGTCGCTGAACTACATGAAGGACGATCCGGTCGCTGACACCGCCGAGGTGGACCAAGAGGAGAACATCCTCTACTTCATCATGAAGAAGGCGCCCAACACGCCGCAGTGGAAGCGCGAGATCATGCGCATCTGCTACAAGGTGGAGTCCTACTTCCAGCATCAAGGCCTGACCAAGGTATTGAACGAGGGCATCGCCACCTTCGTCCACTACTACATCATGGAGCGGCTCGAGGCCAAGGGCTGCATCACGTCGGACGCGTACATCAAGTTCCTTGATCTGCACGCCTCGGTGATTCGTCAGCCACACTACAAGCAACGTGGCGGCACACGTTTCAACCCCTACAAGCTCGGCTTCGAGATCCTCATGGACCTCAAGCGCATCTGCACCGAGCCGACGGAGGAAGACAAGCGCTGGTTCCCCAACATCATCGGCCGCCCATGGTGCGAGGTGGTCAAGGAGGCCGTGACGGAGTACCGTGACGACTCCTTCATCCAGCAGTTCATGTCACCGAAGCTGATGCGCGACTTCGGGCTGTTCTCCATCGAGATCGACTACGAAGAGTCGGACGACTACGCCAAGGTGCTGGAGATCCAAGACGATCAAGGGTACTCCAACCTTCGCACGCAGCTCGCCCAAAGCTACGAGCGCATCAACTACGTGCCGGAAATTGCGGTGGTCAAGGCCGACCTCGGCGGCGACCGCACCCTGCACCTGCGCTACAAGCAGTTCAACGAGCGCACAGTGGACGTGGACGACGCACGTGACGTGATTCGCCACCTGAAGTTCCTCTGGGGCTACCCAGTCTCGTTTGAAATCCCTGATTGAAAGGACCACCATGATCACCGCTGAACAAGAAACCAAGTTGCGCGCCTTGCTGAAGCGCAACCTCCTCGACGAGGAGCAGCTGGCCGATGAGGAACCATGGGGGCAGGACGGCTCGATGAACTGCTTCGACAACGGGAAACCGTTTGGCGCCCACGACCTGGCTGAAGAGATCTTCGAGATCATCGGCCAGTAGTTTTCAGCATTGTCGCACAAGGGACCTTTGGGTCCCTTTCCGGTCTCCGGCTGTAAATACCAACACAGCTAGCTACAACCTGACATGCGGTCATTCAAACAGTTTCTCCTCCAAGAAGGCGGTAAGGCCATGGAGGAACACGGCGTAGACCGTGCTACCAAGGCGGACATCGAGTCCGTACTTGATCAACTCGCCTCCGCGCTCTCCATGTCGAAGGACGACCTAGCCAAGCAGCTGCTTGGCTCGACGACCTTGACGCTGAAGGGCAAGAAGGAAGACTCAGGTGACGTCGACGTCGGCCTGTTGAAGGACACCCGTGACGAGGCGGTCGCTGCCGTCGAGCAGCACGTTGGAGTTCAAGGCAAGAAGATCGGCGCCAACATCGTCTCGTTCCCATTTACGGTCGGTGACAAGAAAGTCCAAGTCGACCTGGTGTTCGTGCCTGACCTACGCTGGGCACGCTTCTCGCACTTCGCCTCGGCCAACTCACAACACAAGTCCGGTGTTCGCAACGAACTGATCCACTCCGCCCTCAAGTTCTCCCACGTACCTGGTGAGGACGTCGTGCACGTGGACAAGGACGGCAACCTGGTGGTGCGTGCGTCACGTTCCTACAACCTTGAGGACGGTGTCAAGCGAATCTTCAAGGTCGCCCCGAAGCGCAAGGACGGCCAAGGTCGGGTGAAGTCCACGGTCCACACCACGCCCGAAGAAGTTCGTCGCACCCTTGACGACATCGGCGTCTCCACGAAGTTCTCCGACAAGGAGGACCTGATCCTTGACCCTAACCAGCTCGGTGAGCTTCTGTTCGGTCAAGGCGTCGGTGGGAACGACATGCTCTCCACTGAGCAGCTCATCAAGCTGATCAAGGACAAGAAGGGCGACCGTGCCGAGGCTATCCTCAAGGACGCGGTGCAGGGGATCAAGGCCCGTAAGTTCGACGTCCCCGACGAGCTCAAGCAGTACGAGTAGAGGCATTAGCTGACAGATAGTGCGGGTTCACCGTACGGCGACACGAAATGAACAGAGGGACCCTAGGGTCCCTCTTCTGTTGTGCTCTATGTCGAAGTTAGCCGGGATGAACCGGCGTCGCCTCGTGTCGCCGATCAACGATCCTTCAGCGCCTCAACGTCAGCCTTCAGCTGTTCGATCATGGCCTGCTGTTCGTTCATTCCGGCAACCAACAGTGAAACCAGCTTCTCGTAACGGACCGTCAGGTAGTCGTTGTTGAACGGCGCTGGCGCCACGGCGTCCGGCATAACTTGCATAACGTCCTGCGCGATGAGACCGTGTTCGTGCTCGTTCGCTGGCATGTAGCCAAGCTCGTTGCAGAGGTCCATCTTCCAGTCGTAGGTCACACCACGAATTGCCTTCACCTTGTCCACGGCGTTCGTGATCACCTGCACGTTGTCCTTCAAACGGATGTCGGAGGCGGAGGCGGTGATGTTGCCCGTGGCGGTGATGTTGCCCGTGAAGGCGTGCGTCGTGCCGCCATTCAAGGCCACGTAGTTCATGGCCGTCGTGCCGGAACCGAGACCGATGTAACCCAGCTGCGTACCGCCTGAAGTCAGGAACTGCACCACACCCGTGTTGGAGCCGTTGTTCGTGATGAAAACGGAGCCAATGCCAGCGTAACCAACCATCACCGAGCCGTCGACGTTGATCTGCGATTGGTTGTGCAGGATACCCGTCATCGTGTCGCCAGCCTTGGCGACATAGGTGCCGCTGATCGAGGCGTTCGTCACGTACCCAGCGTCGTTCGACAGCTGTGAGACGCTGGTAAGGTTCTGGTTGTTCCAGATGGTGGACCAAGCGGACCAGCTAGTTTGATCACTGGTATCGTCGTTCACTCGGAAGTAAAGGCCTGACGGCGCGCCTTCCTCCGCGTTCCAGTTGGCCGTGAGCTGCATGGAACGCACGCCACCTGGACCAATGGCTTGAATACCAACGTGGTACGGTGTTGGAAAGTCAGTAGCCGCCAACGCATCGAAGCCGGCAATTGACAGTGATGGGAAAGTCAGTGGGCCTGGGGAAACGCCTGAGCCGAAGCTGTAGTACAGGACTGGAGCACCCGTCACGTTGGCGTAGGCGACCGACGAGGCCGTCGCGGCGTTGCCAGTAATGTTGATACCCCACGTGCCTGAAGCGCCACCACCCGTCAACGATGGCGAGTAAGACGTGTAGTTGCCGTCGGTGAGGAGGGTGCGCCAGCCGTTCCATGCATGTGCGTCGCCGTCACGTGTACGAATCTTGATGTCGTTACCACCAAGACCATAGGCTGCCACGAGCTGAGCCGTGTACTCGAAGGTCGTGCCGCTGAGACCGCCGAAGGTGATGAACGGTCCAGTTGGTTCACCAGTGCCACCGTACGTAAAGCCAGTTTCCAGCTTCGTGATGGACGTGTTCATGGACGTGCCGTCAGCTGAACTGATACGAGCACGACGTTGCAAGATGGCCTTGTCTTCCGTGACACCACCCAACTGCGCCGAGTTCGTGGCGTTTGTGGCCGAGTTCGCGGTGTTGGCGTTCGTGGCGAAGCCGACCGACAGTGCGGACTGCAGTGCCCAGTACGGTGCCGCGTTGTTGCCAGACAGGAAGACCATGTCCGCGCTAGACGCGGCGGCTGCGAAGCCAAACGAGGAACCGGTGTCGGCGTACAAGACCCCACCTGAGACCACCGTCGAACGACCAGTGCCGCCGTGTGAGACTGGCAGGACGCCGGCCGTGATGTTGCCGGCGTTTAGGTAGTACGTGCTGTCCTGGCCGTCGAGCAAGTCAGCGTCAAGACCAGAGCCAGCGCCGTCGTTGTTCGCGTGCCAGACTTGTACGCCGTTGTACTTCAGACCGGCGTTTCCAAGCGTGCCGTCGATAGTCAAGGCGACGGCGTTGAGGGTGCCGCCGTTGCCGCCCCACGAATCACCAAAGCCGATTTGAACTGCACCACCACCCGCCTGAATGATGGACGGACGGTTGGTGCCGGTCGAATCCTGGTTACCGATGACGATGCGCTGCGGTCCAGACGTTTGGGTGATGCGCAGGTAGCCTGGCAACTCCAGCTGACCGGTCATCACGTCGCCGATCTTCTTCACGAACTGGCTAGGGTCGCCACCGACTTGCAGCCAGCCTTGGGTCAGCTGCGGTGAACCCGCACCGAAACCACCCGTGTAGCCGTAAAGGTAGACACCGGTGGTACCCAGCCCGTCGGCGTTGTTGGTCTTGTAGAAGGCCAGGCCGTCCGGGATATCGTTTGTGGATGGCAGCGTCGGACCGTATGGGAGCTGCGCGCCGCCGTTAAGCGTCTTTGACATGCGTTTTCCTACTTGTAGGTAGATAGATCGGCTATTTAGCTTCCGGCGTCCCAAGTTCATGATCTTGCAGTCCAATCGATGGGTTGAGGTCGTCGCCCAAAAATCTACAATCATCTGTACACGTTTATGGAGACCTAATGTCAACCGGCTACCTCAATCAAGACTTCAAGCAGTGTCTCATCGACCTCAACACGCATGGCATCGTCAGCGCCCCACGTGGATCCGAGACGAAGGAGCTGCTGAACTACAACATCACCCTGCGCGATCCACGCAACCGCCTGATCACGATGCGCGATCGCAACACCAAGCTGCCCTACCTGCTGGGCGAGTTCATCTGGTACCTCGGTGGCTCGAATGAACCGACCGACATCCTGGCGTACTCGAAGTTCTGGGGACAGCTCACCAACGTCGGTGGACCTGAAGGTTACGCGGACGGCACGATCAACTCCAACTATGGCTACCGCTTCTTCGGCCACGACAAGAACGCGGCGGTCGACCGCGGCTACGACGAGAAGACGTCGCAGTGGTACACGGTGGTCGACATCCTGTCCAAGGACAAGGACTCCCGTCAGGCCATCATGAACGTGCACTTGCCCGCTGACCGCTGGGCTGGCAACAAGGACGTGCCGTGCACCCTGTCCCTGCAGTTCTTCATTCGTGACAACGCCCTGCACATGATCGTGAACATGCGGTCGAACGACGTCATCTTGGGCTTCACCAACGACGTCTTCCAGTTCACCATGCTGCAGGAAGCGATGCTGCTCCAGCTCCAGCGCTTCTACCCGGACATTGAACTCGGCTTCTACTACCACAACGCCGGCTCGATGCACATCTACGACCGTCACTACGCCATGATGGACAAGATCATGGCCGACGAGACCGTGATCGACGTGTCCATGGTTCCGATGGACAAGTTCAACGACCAGATCATTCTGGGTCTGTACACGGTTGAGCAGGTCTGGCGTCAAGCTGGCATGAATCCCGACTTCGATCCGGCTACCGTCGGTGCTTGGGCCCTCCTGACGCCGTACTGGCAGAACCTCTTCCGCATGTGTTTCCTTGAAGACGCCGAGGCCTTCAGCTACATCTTCGGTGACACCCATGACGATCACGTTCACGGTGAGCACTGTGAGCACTGAACGCTACCCAGTCGGCACGCTGCTGCGATTTTTAGAGAACAGCAGCGTGCCTGAAGATCCAATCTACGGGTACGTCGTGGAGAACTACAAGTTGCCAGGCGACGTCTGCGTCTGTTGGGAGACCAACATGATGTCGTCCTACGACGAAGAGTGGCTCGACGGACACACGGTCATCAACACAACTGGTAAACGCTAACCATGTTCGCATACGCAATCCTCGCAATCCTCGTGCTGATGGGCACGACCTTCGGTACTCGGTACCTCAACTTCTCGTCTGACCACACCATCGGCGCGATGGTGCTGTCAGCCGGTTTGGCGGTTGGCCTGCTCATCATGGGTGGTGTCGCCCATGTAGATGAAATTGCCCATGACAGGGTCATCGCCGCCGCACAGTGCGCGACTGGTCCGGTTCCGACACCCGCACCACCAGCGTCCAAGTGAAGCACAACCTCGGCGCGCAACCAAGGTCAGTGACCGTCAAGGCGCTGCTGACCTCGTTGATTGAACGACGTGAACCCCAAGAGGTGATCGTCGTTCACCACTACATCGATAAGATGGACGTTCTTCAGCTGGAGGTCGAGCGTCGATCAACGACGTTGGGCGTTCACTTTGAAAGGGTTTTCATCAGATGAAATATGGAATCCAAATTCGGTTTCACGATGGACAAATCGAATACCTGTACAGCAGCCGCTATTTGGGGTTGACGAAGGACATCACCGAGACCGCGCTCTACAACCAAGAGCAGAGCGCGATCGACGCGGTCAAGCTACTGCGCAAGGACGGGCATGAGCCAGATGATGGGGAGTTTGAAGTCATCGGCGTAGAGTACGCCGTGCAGAAGACCGTCACGGTTAAGCAGCCTCCACGGAAGACGGGCTACGCAATCATCACCTCATCGGTTGAAAAGCCCGACATTGACGTCTTCTTCAACGGTACCAAGCGACCTGGCATTCACGACAACCGACTCCACCAGTTCTTCGGAACCATTCATCGCGCCACCACGTTCGAGACTGAGGCCTTGGCTGAGGCGCGTGTTCAGGTGATCATCGCCGCCGCCGACTTCGCGTTGAACGAGGCTGGTAAACCAGCTTACGACTACGGCGGTTTCCGAAACACCGCGGAAGAACGTGAGCGCTCACGACAAGCGTGCATCGCCTACGCCCAACGACTTCGAGACGACTTGAACGCAATCCACGTAGAAAAGCTCTAATGAAATACGAATCGCAGATCCTCGAGGCCTATACGTACCTCGGCTTCGCACCACGGCCAGGTCAGGTTGAGAACATCAACCTGATCCTCACGACCTTCCTTGACGACGGTATCAAGACGATCACACTGTCCGCGCCAACCGGCACGGGCAAGTCACTGATCGGGGCGGTGACCGCCGAGGTACTTCACCGCATCAAGCACCCAGACGTTGAAGCGGGCGCGAGCTTTCTGCTGTCGCCGACGAACCTGCTGTCCGAGCAGTACCACACCACCTTCCAACAGGGGCGTGATCCAATGGACACTCGGTTCAGGATGTTAAAGGGCGCGAACAACTACGAGTGTTCAGCCCTGTCCACGGATGAGGAACAGCAGAACGCCGAGGTCTGCGCCAACATCATGTTCAAGAAGCAGGGCATGGAGCCGATCATCCAAGAGCACTGCAACAAGTGCCTCTTCATGTTCCACAAGAGCATGCGTGACCGCGCCCGCCACCTGATCACGAACTACTCCATGTTCTTCGTTGATCGGATGTACACGAAGCGGATGGCCCCGCGCACCTTGACCGTCTTTGACGAGGCCCACCTCATCAACGACCTGTTCACCGAGCACAACGCCATCTACTTCTCAGACTCACGCCTCGTGAAGATGCAGAAGGAAGTGTCGGAAGGCCTGACTCTTGGCCACACCTCGATCTTCAAGGACCTGAAGCAGATTCGACTGGACATGCTGGATGGCAAGATCAACGAAGGCACGTACATCCAGTACCTGACTCAGCTTGCGGAAATCTACGCCGACGTGTCGGAGCAGGCGGCCGCCGAGATGGAGCGTACCATCCGCTCACCGAAGCGCTACATGCAGCTGTCCGACCTGCAGCGGAAGTACTTCGGCCTGGGCTGTAAGATCGGCGACCTGCTGCTCTACCAGTACCCACACGCTTTCGAGCACAAGGTCCGTGATCCGAAGTTCAAGGGCAGTGAGGACGAGGTCTCCGTGAAGCCGATCTTCGTCGGCGACATGTTCAAGATCCTTGACTACTCGGAGCACAACCTCTTGATGTCGGCGACGTTCTCCAAGACGTACGCCACCCGCACCCTGACGTTGGGCGACTCGCACCGCCACATTCGCCTTGAACCCACGTTCCCACGTGAGAACAAGAAGGTCCTGTTCTTCAAGACGCAGACCTTGAACTACAACACGATGCAGCAGCCTGAGACCTTGAAGAAGCTCCAAGCTTCGGCCTACGAGATCGTCAAGCACCACACCGACCTTGGTGAACGCGGCATCCTGCTGGCACCGTCGTTCATCGTGGCCAACGGGGTGGCTGAAGCGCTCCGTGGCATGAAGGTCGGCACCCGCATCTTCGAGCAGGTGCGTGGTGAGAAGCTGGGCACCGTCGTGGCGCGCTTCAAGGAGTTCAACGAAGGTCCCGCCCTGTTGGTGACGCCGTCTGGCTTCGAAGGTCTTGATCTGGCCGGTGACCTTAGCCGCTACCAGATCATCTTGAAGACCCCGTACGCCTCGCTTGGTGAAGCACGCATCCGCCACATCGCCAACGGCTACCCCGACATCTACCGCCTCATGGCGACGATGAAGGTGGTCCAAGGTGCGGGTCGGTCAGTGCGTGGTCCAGACGACTACGCCATCACGTACATCATGGACGCGGCGGCCCAAGCCCTTTGGACTAGCTCGGACATGGAGTGGGCCAACGAGTTCTCAACGCGCTTCAGCAGCCTGCTGGTTGATCCCAATGAATGAGCTTGAAGAGGATGAAGAAGAGCCCCGTGTCGGTAGAATATCAAAGATGTCAAGACACTTTTCAACACGCGACCTTACTATCTTGGGTGGAGCCACAATGAGAGACGGAACGTACATCACCGACGACTACGAAGAGTCGAGGAAGATGGCCTTCATCACGAGTCTTGTCGATCAAGGCCACACGGTGCTGAACGATCGGCGCAAGTGCCAGAAGCCTGACATGCCGCTGATGGCCTTCGTCAAGCTCGTGCAGGCCTTGGCCGCCAAGGTGAACAGCTCGACGGCCCAGGTCATCATGTACGGGCCTGGCTACTCGGACAACGCGAACACCGGTACGGCCACGGTGTTCAGCAAGGACATCTACATCAACGTGCAGTTCGAGCCGGACATTGCCACGATCGACGTCTTCTGCTGGGGCAACTACATTCCCATCATCGGCAAGGCGATCGAGGAGATCACCATGCCACTCGGTCCACGCATTCACTGGGCGTACGGCAAGCACGGTGAGACCATGACTCAGCAGCTGAACATGGTTCCCCTCGTCATCGGTGCGTACCCATGGATGAAGCAGACGTACGAGGACTACGTCGACGCGTTCATGAAGTCGAGCGCGAACATCCTCATCCTGCTTGGCCCAGCCGGAACCGGCAAGACGTCGTTCATCCGCAACATGATCGCCCGCACGAAGTCCCAAGCGCTGCTCACCTACGACCAAGAGCTGATTCGCGACGAGCGCTTCTTCGTGAACTTCATGGAGGGTCAGTCCACCTTCATGGTGGCCGAGGACTGTGACACCATGCTGAAGTCCCGTGAGGACGGCAACACGATGATGCACCGGTTCCTGAACATCGCCGACGGTCTGGTCTCGAGCTCGAAGAAGAAGCTGATCTTCAGCACGAACCTGCCAACGGTACGTGACATCGACACGGCGCTGATCCGTCCTGGTCGCTGCTTCGACGTGATGGAGTTCCGTCCACTGACCCGTGTTGAGGCGACCGCCGTGACGACGCGCTACAACCTTGACCTGGCAGACGGCAACTCGTTCACGTTGGCCGAGCTCTTCAACGGCGAACAACCAAGCGCGACCACCGTGAACAGGTCGATGGGTTTCACCTGATCACGAGCAAAGTCTAACCAGAACCTGTATCGTGTTCAAGCGTAGCGTCTCGTTTGCGTAGAATGAGACCTACTGTTCCACAACTCATAGGTCTGACATGATCCTCACGACTGAAAAGGCCGTCGAGCCGCCGCGGATTCTCGCCAAGATTCAGCTCGACGCAGCCGAGCTGCTGTTGCTGAACCGCATCATCACGCTGGTTGAGAGTCGCGCCTTGCCAGACGACACTGGTGTCACTCAGTCCAGCGAAGCGTACTACTTTGGCCGTGACGCCATCGAAACGCTTGGCCGCAAGCTGCGCAACGAGTACCGTGCGTTGGACCAAACCAACCCGTTCACCGCCGCCCGTGACTACAGCGCATTGAACTACAACGCGGTGACGACGATGTCCATCGTCGACGGCAGGGTCATATACGTGAAGGGGCACGACACCCGCGTGCAGCTCGCCTTCAGCGACGGCGACGTGCTGTGGATCAAGGACGCCGACGCCAAGATCAACACCTCGGTGGAGCAAGCCGAATGACGACCATCTCCACTGAAGACGGCAAGCGGGACTTCAAGCCGGGCACGATCACGTTCACGCCGCTGGAACTGCTCATGCTGCGCCGTATGCTGTACGCCACCGGCGCGGCTCACAACACGACGCATGGCGAGCCACTGACGTCGGCACAGTTCGATACCGGCTATACGACCCTTGAAGGCATGAAGCACAAGGTGCGCAGCCACTTCAACGCCGTCGATGAATATGCTCGTGAGTTCGTTGATCCGTCGAACGTCGCCAACGAATGCGCCAGCATGTACATTGAAGAGCGTGTCGGTCGCGCCCTGATCTCGTACGGTGACCATTTCGTCATGCGCATGAGCCTCTCCGAGCGTGACATCAAGTGGTCCATCACCCTTCCACAACCTCGCCCGACAACCTAAATGACCGACTACCCTCAACCCTCCGTCTTCCTGATTGAAGGTCTCGACCGCCTTGGTAAGTCCACGCTCGTCGAGAACATCATCGACAAGCTGGGCTACTACCAGCGCCTCCACTTCTCCAAACCGAAGATGGTCGAGCGCTACGCCAATGCGGAAGCGGACGTTGAGTTGGCGGTCAAGTACGGCGTGTCCAGTGAGAACGCCGCGCTGTTCCACTACCAGCAGGCGTGCTTCCGCAACTTGTTCATCATGGCCCACAGCTACGGTCGCTTCATCTGCGACCGCGCCCACCTCGGCGAGGCGGTCTACTCGAACCTCTACCGCGGCTACGACGGCAACTACGTCTTCGACCTTGAAGAGAACCTCGCGGCCAACGAGCTCGCCCGAGTGCGGCTCATTCTGTTGGTCGAGAACTTCACGTGCTCCAAGCACTTCGTCGACGACGGCCACAGCCTTGGCCCAGAGTCGGCGCGCGCCAAGGAGCAGGACCTGTTCATGCACGCGTTCAACCGCTCCATCATCCGCGACAAGCGCGTGGTGAGCGTGACGGACATCTACACGGGCCAGTTCCGTGATCCACAGGACATCCTCGAAGAGGTTCTGGCTCATGCTTTCTGAGGTTCCACCCAATGCGCCTGGTTTATCGCTTGAAGATCTTCAGTCAAATGAGGGCCTTACGTTCTTGGCTATCTGCTACGACGCGTGCTTTCCGAACGAGGATGGCCCAGTTGACGACGCCACCGCCACGGCACGTCAGGCAACCTATCCGGCCGCCAGTACCACCAGCCCCTCCAAGGCGGTCTCCTTCCCCAACAAAACCCGCTTCCTCCAGTTCGTCAAGAGTCTCCTCAGACACCACGAACGTGCTCTTGCTCGCGCGAGAGAGACAGAGACTTGAAAACGAGAAACGTATGCACGCCGAACAAATCTTCCGAACTACGCTCAAGGAGCTGGCAGCCGATGGAAACGAGAAGGCGAGGCTCGCCTTGACCCTCTGCGCCGACGTTCCGCCCGCCGACCCGAACGTGATCAGTGACGCAAAGGGCATGCTGCAGAACGCGATCATCGAATTGCAAGGTGCGCTTAAGGCAAACGGTTTGGAGTGGACGTCGACCACTGACAAATACATCGCAACGGCGACACGCATGATCGTCGCGACCATCGCGAAGCTCTAACCCAAGTTAAGGGTTAGAGCGGCTCATGTTTCGGGCTACAATGAGCGCAGTTCAACTACTTCTAATCCTATGAACATCGGTGTTATCAAGCTTGGCGCCCGCATCACCTGGGAAACCGACGCCGCCGTCGGACCAGGCGAGGCCATTTCCATCTGCAAGGCCCTCCAACGCGGTGGCGCCAACGTCAGCGTCCTCACGAAGATTCTGCCCAAGGACACGCTTCACCCGTCGCTGACGTGGAAGAACATCCTCGAGGCGACGACCGCTGACTCGCTCGAGCACCTTGATCACCTGATCGTCGTCAACGGCAACGTGAACTTCTTCGGCGGGGCCGAGGACGAAGCCCAGATCGCGAACTACACGGTGATCAACAACTTCCCAGGCAAGGTCACCTACGTGATGTGCGACCCTGAGCTGCCACTTATGCAGATTTGGGGCAACGTGTCCGGCAAGGAGTGGGGCTCGAAGTACGCCGAGGCCGACATTAACATCACCCGCCCTGACATCAGCGTCCTGTCGCAGCCGTTTGCCACCGACAAGGTGCGTGAACGCTGGAGCAAGAAGAAGGGTGCGGCACCGATCGGCAACTTCTTCCACTTCCCAATGGAGCGTTTTCCACTGCTGAACGAGTGGCTGCCACCCAACCCAACTCCACAGGTTGATCTCATGTACGGCGGCACGACTCGGGGCGGTCGCAGAATTCCTAACCTGTTGAAGTGGTACGTTGACTTGCCTGAGGACATCAGCGTTAACGTCTTTGGCAAGATCGATCGCGATGACTTTACCAAGCATCCAAAGTACGTACCACAGGTGATGCAGTTGGATCAGCCAGCTGATCATCGCTGGCCAGTGTTTACTGGCATGGTGAAGTACTGTAGCGTCCTGCCAAAGATGAACACGGCCTTGGCCCACCTGGTTACTGGCGACCCGTCCTACGAGGTGTTGGACATCATTCCACAGCGCGCCATGGAGTGCATTGCCGCCGGCAACGTTGTCTTCGTGGACGCGAACATGGACTCCTCACGTCGCATCTACCCAACAGGACTTGCACGCGAGTTCCTGTACGTGACCAACCAAGCTGAGCTGGTTGAGAGGTTGCGGCAGGTAAAGTCCAACGACGGACTGCGCCAACAACTCATTGCTTCGCAGGTCGCTGAAACTCGCTTTGACGCTGACGAATTTTGTCAGAGTCTGGTTACAACCTTGAAGGCACAACGATGGACACGATAAGCAGGCTGGTTGACAGACTGACGACCCTTACGCGGCACCTGGTGGACAATGAAAACTCCACCTTGATCGTTGAGTCTACGCGTGAGAAAAACGCTGAAAACATCGGCCGCGAGTTGCTTGACTGCCGGCGCGAGCTGTTCGCCGAGCTGAAGAAGTTGCGGGAGAAGGCCAAGCGCTGGGACGCGCTGAAGAAGCATGGGCAGTTGGAGCAGGCGCATCTTGACTACAGCACCGTTCGCTACTCCATCGAGTTCGACATCAGCAAGGTTGATTTGTCCATGCGTAAAGCGGTCGACCGTCTGATCAAGGAACACGAGACCAAGGAGAGCACTGAATAATGCCGTCCCTTAACGCCTTTAGAAACTTGGACAAGATCGTCCGTCTGGCGATCATCAACCGATGCGTCGCCCGTAAGTACGCCTTTTTGAAGACCAACTCCCTCGTGCGATCAGACTCCACCCAGTTCCTCGAGTTCGTGAAAGGTAAGGTGCTTCTCATCGGCGACCGGCCGGCGCCCTCAGCCCCCGACGACCCTGAGTTCCACTACACCCCGTTCGCGGCCCTGTGGAACTCCAGCCTGTGGCTGAACTTGAAGCTCCACGAAGCGGGCGTCGATGAGGCCAACCTACGGTGGATCAACTCGGCCGAGAAGAACGGCACGCCCACGAACTATGGCATCATGCTGGGTGAGTTTTCCAAGGTCATCTGCCTTGGTGGCAACGCCGAGAAGTGGCTGTTGAAGACTGGCTGGGGCAAGGCCTACAGCCGGGTGGACCACCCCGCCTACTGGAAGCGCTTTCATCCGAAGGATGACTACCCGCTGATTGAGCTCCTTAAATGACGCCCAAGCTCCTCGCTCGTCACATCAAGATCGACAAGTGGGGCACTAAGGCGTACGTGACTGGGGACGGTCGGGTGTTCAAGCGGGTATTGGGCAGCGCACATGATGTCGTTCAAGTTGGTAAACCGTGCTGGTTGATCCACCACCTTGGCCTACACCACGGTGAAGTCTGGCGCTACGAGCTCTATGAGGTGATCATTGATTGCTGGGACGCCGAGTTGCCGGAGTTACCACGCACATGGTACCGCAAAGGCCGGTTCTTGGTGTACGAAGACCCAAACTTCAGGTTACCAGTACTCGCCAACGTCATACAATCAAGGTGAATCATACAGGAGACACCGTGAAGTTCACGCGCCCCACCATCGTCCTCATCACCGCCCCGACCTGTTCGGGCAAGACCCACCTGCTTGAACACCTCATAAAGGAGGGCCTGTTTGCACGAGTGGTTGGTACCACGACGCGACCACGGCGCCAAGGTGAGGTGGACGGCGAGACCTACCAGTTCGTCTCCAAAGACGAGTTTAGTTACATGGCTGACCATGGCAAGTTCACGCAGACGGTCACGTTCAGCGGCAACTCCTACGGTGTGACCACGGCGGCGTTGGACAAGGCTGCTGAAACTGGACTGGCGCCCGCCATTATCGTCGAACCAACTGGCATCGGCCAGTACCGCCAATTTGCGTACAGCAGTGGAATGTGGGACGTTTTCCAGATCTACGTTTCCACTGAGCAGAAAGTCTGCCTGCAGCGGTTGAACCAGCGGACGCTGGCCGACCTTGACAAGGCGCTCAACGCTGTGGAACGCACCAAGCTCATGGAAGTCCACACCACCCGCACCAAGTCGATTCTGCAGGATGAAGCTGGTTGGCAGGCCAAGTCAACGTGGAACGTCATCGCACCTGGAGACGACATTGAAGGCGCCGTGCTGATGATCAAGGCGGGCATTTACCAGCAGAACCGCAGGGTCTTGGACGGAACGCTCGTATGATCTACATGCTGAAGCCGCCCACGGCGATCAACCTCATGCGGATCAACCGTCGCACGGTGTTTCTGGCGGGCTCAATCGAGATGGGTAAGGCCGTCGATTGGCAGACCGTCGTTACCCGTGCACTCCTGGACTCTGGCATTGATGAGGACGTGCTGGTGCTAAACCCGCGTCGTGATGACTGGGACTCGACGTGGACGCAGGCTGAGTCCAACCCGCAGTTCAATGAGCAGGTCACGTGGGAGCTCAACGGCCTCGACGCAAGTCAGGCCGTGTTCTTCTACTTTCAGCCAGGCACGGTCTCGCCGATCAGCCTGCTTGAGCTCGGACTAATGCTCAACTCAGAACACGATCCGGCCATGTTCATCGTCTGTCCTGAAGGCTACGCTCGAAAGGGCAACGTGGACATCACCGCGCACCGAACCGGACACGCGGTCTACGGCTCGCTCGAGGGCGGTATCGCCGCGCTCGTCTCCTGGCTCAAGGACTAACCCGAGCAGGTGCCGGGTTCAGCCTACACGCGTAGGCACGGACGTGTTATGATGGTGCTACGTGTATACTGGTAGGGAGAACCCGTATGAGAGCATGGAAGGGCTGGTTAGCCCACATCAGCTGGCACCACAAGACTAGCATGACCGTCCGGCAACTGCGCAAGGACAAACAGGAGTTGCTCAAGCTCGCCGATCGGTGCAGCAAAGTCCTGAGACCGCTCTCCGTGAGCGTGCACGCTGGCGTGCTTCGACTCAACATCACTGGTCATGACAGCTTCAACGACATCATGGCCAAGTACAAGGAGGAGCTCGCCCTCGCCAGGTCACTGGCGGACGCCATGATCACGAACGACCGTGAGCTTGTCCGAAACGAACAACTTCTCCGCATTCCATATCGGATCTTCTCATGACGATTGCCAACTCACTCAAGGCCGCCAAGCAGTACTTGGCTGACTCCCACGACTCAGCTAAGACGCGACTCATCTGTCACGCCCTTCAAAAAGCCGTGAACATGGGCGTCATCACCTACAACGACTGTAGTGAGGCTTCCAAGTTCATCATCCGCACGCTTCGAGCCGACGGCTTTCGTGACAAGGCTGGTTTCCAAGTGCACACGGTCGAAGGCTGGTTGCGCGCTCAGAAGCTGATCAGTGACGAGTGGGTGAACAAATCGTACAACTACTCGAATGAGCTGCTCACGGAGATTCAGCTCTACCGCCACCGCTGGGTTGACCAGCTTATCATGGAGCTCTCATGAGCAAGCACAAGTTCGAAGATGCGGAGCTGTCCGAACTGCAGGTGATGTTCCGTGAGGACCTCAAGGTCAAGCGCAACCGGATCGACAAGGCCAAGAAGGAGTACAAGCGACTCCGTGCCACGTGTCAACACGTCATCTCGCCCAAGATGACGGAGGAGCTCAAGGCCCTGCTGAACTCCGACAACAAGAAGGACTGGACCGAACAGTGGAAGTACGACGCCGCTGTCTGCGACATCTGTGAGGTGCACTTTGGGTTCCGCTGCACCAAATCTCCGGATACTGTGTGTCACTACGAGTTGAAGGACCACACGGTGACCCTTGTCAACGGCCAGCCCTTCGAGCTCAGTGATGCGCAGAAGGAGAACTTTGAACCTGACTACCATAATGAAGACAGCTGTGTCTTCTGCTGGAGTCCACGGGAGCGCAAATGAAAACGCCAAACTTTCCAAAGTTGCTCAAGGATGTCCGACGCGTCGTCTTGCAGGAAGCCGCCAAGGGTAGCCGAGGCATATGGCTCAGCCACATCGTGATGAAGGTGACACCGTTTAACGACCGCCGACACCACTACTTCAGTGACTCGCAGACGACGTCTCGAGCGCCGAAGAAACTCCGAGGCCTCGTGCAGCGGGCATTATCCTTGCTCGCGGTCCAAGGGATGATGTTCACGCGACAGCGCCCTGAGGCAAACGTCCAGTCATATGAGCATTGGGAAACGGACAAGGGGTTTAGCATTCGGATCTCACAGGAAGAAGCGATAAGACAGTTGTCCAAGATGTAAGTTGTAACGGGTCCTTAGGACCCGTTACAGTTTTCTTGTGTACTTTTCCCGGCCAGGATCTAGAATAGCACCATGAACACCGAAACAACTCCTATCGCAGCTGCAGTCGCTAAGGCCTTCCTGCCTAGCCCGCAGCAACAGGACTTCTTCAACTGGATCGTGAACGGCACTGGTTCATGTATCCTCGAAGCGGTTGCCGGAGCCGGCAAGACGACCACCCTGATCGAAGGCGTCAAGCTGATGACTGGTCGGATCTTCGTCGGAGCGTTCTCCTCCGACATCAACAAGGAGATCGGCGCTCGACTCGAGAAGAAACCCGGCCTCTTCAACGGCACGATGCACTCCTTCGGCTTCTCATGCCTGCGGAAAGCGTACAAGAACATCATCGTGGAGGGCGGCAAGCTCAACTCGATCTGGAACGAGACGGTCACGCGTTACCCAGAGTACGTGGCACTTGGTGGCAGCGTCCTCAAGCTGGTCTCGCTCGCCAAACAGGCCGCGCTCGGTGTAGACACCCGACTGCGTGACCCAAAGCCTTGGCTCGAGCTGATCGACCACTACGACATCGAGACGTTTAGCCTGTCCGACGACGGTGACGTCGAGAACGACAAGACTGAGCTCCTCATCAAGTTGAGCATGAAGCTCCTTGAGGTTTCGAATTCCCAGATCCACGAACGTGTCGACTACGACGACATGGTCTACGGCCCGCTCATCCACAACCTTGACATCTACAAGCACAACTGGGTGCTGGTGGACGAGGCCCAAGACACGAACAAGGCCCGCCGCTTGCTCGCTCTACGGATGCTCTACCGCAACGGTCGTCTGGTCGCCGTGGGCGACCCCAAGCAGGCGATCTTCGGTTTCACTGGAGCCGACGCGGACTCTCTCAACCGGATCGCGGAGGATACCAACGCGATCCGCCTGCCACTCAGCATCACGTACCGCTGCCCGAAGGCCGTGGTCGCCTACGCACAACAATGGGTCAGCCACATCCAAGCCGGTGACACCGCTCCTGACGGTATCGTTCGTGACGATGTCATCGAGAACCTCCTGACGGTCGCCCGCCCTGGTGACGTGGTCCTCTGCCGACTGTCCAAGCACCTGGTCGCGAACGTCTACAACTTCATCAGAGCCGGTATCCCAGCCAAGATTGAAGGTCGCGCAATCGGTGAAGGTCTCGCGAAGCTGGCCAAGCGTTGGAAGGTCAAGTCCTTCACAGCGCTGCGTGACAAACTGCTCGCCTACAAGGAACGTGAAGTCGCCAAGTACATCGCCAAGGAAGAAGAATCCAAGGCGGTCATGGTCGAGGACATGGTCTCCTGCCTGATGATCATCGTTGACCGTGTGGAGCAACTCAAGCCCAACACGAAGACTCCAGTCCAAGACGTGGTGGCCGAGATCGAGCGTCTCTTTGAGAACACCACGGACGAGAACTCCAAGACGAAGTCCGAGAACATCGTCATCTTGTCCACCATCCACAAGGCCAAGGGTCGTGAATGGCAACGAGTCATCTGGTTGTTCACGGGTCCCTCACCCTGGGCGAAGAAGGAGTGGGAGATGGAGCAGGAAGTCCACCTCAACTACGTCGCCGCCACACGCTCTAAGTTCGAGCTGGTCATCATCTACGTCTAACGAGAACACCATGAGAATCCAAATCGACCCCGACTGCACGCTGGATGCGCTGTGGCACGCCGCAAGCAAGGCCGGTTTCCTGCGCGCTGATCCACGCAAGACTTGGACCGAGCATGAAAAGAAAGAAGCGGCCCGCTGGTTTATTGAACGACTCGTTGAACAACAGGTGAACAAATGAAAACCAAATTTTCCGAAAAACTCACCTTCATCGGCATGATCGACTGGTTCGATTTCCCGCTGGCCTCGCACTCGCAGGACCATGGAACCGGTCAGAACTACGTGATGGTCTGGTGCGATGAATATTCCAAGGTGATCGAGGAAATGTCGCTGCCCTTTGTGCAGTGGATGTCCATCCCCGTCACGCCCGACCAGCTGACGAAGCTGCTGAACGCGGACTACACGCAGGCCATGACGCTCCTTGAGCTCCTTGAAACTGGCGTGACGTTCTACCTCTGTGAGGGTCAGACGTACATCTACGACTCCATCACCGTGGGCGAGCCGATGACGTTGGCCACCATGCCCAAAGACCTCGTGCCGATGCCTGGTTCCTACATGGACCTGCGCGCCTCGATCGCGGCGGACAAAGCCAAGGGAGCAATCCAATGAGCACCATGCCAGCACGTGAGCTGAAGAAGTGGGCGCAGCAGGAAGTCGCTGAGGCCCTCGTCGAATGGCTCAAGGAACGGATCAAGGACCCGTCCTTCGACTTCGACGATCGTCAAGCCTTGAAGATCCAAGCAATCCGAGTCGCCGCGTACATGGGCCAGCCGGCGACCGTTGAAAAGTTGGCCAGAGTTTAGTTTTCCATTAACCCTTAACGACGCGAAAGCACATGTCATAGGAGCACACCATCATGTCAACCCACAAAACCTACCACCTCCCCGTCAAGTTCTCGTGCGAGACCGACGGCAGCGGATTCTGGACACGCAAGACCCGCGTGGTACCCATCGCCGAACTGGAGCTGATCGCACACAGCACGGACGACCATGCGCGGTACGGTGAGGTACGGGTTCACTTTGATGAGGGTGCCTGGAACACGAACACGGACGGTCTGATCTTCACGGACCGCAACTTCATCAACGAGCTCAAGCTCGAGCTGAAGAAGCTCGGAATGCCGGCCGCCGAGTACCTCTCCTACGGGGACAAGTCCGAGCAAGGACTTACGTACGTGCAGCTCGACTGCGACACGGCGTTCATCGCCGAGTTCAAGAAGCTGCTCAAGTGATACGGCGACACGGTTGAGGCCGAGAGCATTCTCCGTGCCGAAGCTGATGAGCCATACAGCGACACGAGCCGGGACGCACCAGCGCCCTCTCGTGTCGCTCCGTTTTGAACCCGCACTATCTGCCAGCTAATGCCTCCGGCCGAGTGCGAACTGTGGTACATTAACCTGTCTTTAACCTGAGGAGACCTTATGTCCGACCGTAGCCTTCCTTCGTCCAACATGAACTACCGACTCTACTCGTTCGCGATGGGTCACTACATCAAGGAGATTCAGTGGGGGATTCAGACTGCCCATGGTGCCACTCAGATGATTGGTCGCGCGTTGGCGGCCCACATTGAAAACCCGGTTGACACCGAAGTTTTGGCCAAGTGTCTGCAGCTCGCGGATTGGTCAGTGCCAGGTCGTTCGAATGGCGCGACCGTGATCGTGTGCGACGTGATCAACTACCAAGGTCTCCATGACGTCATCGACAACATGAAGCCGTTGGCTGATTTGCTCATGATGCCGTTTGAAATCTTCAAGGAGGACTTCGCCTCGCTCGGTGGCCTCATCACGAACGTGGCGGTCCTCGTGCCTGACGCACTCTACGACGTGATCGATGTCATCGATACGCTCAACCCTGGCTGCGACGCCTACGCGCTCAACCCTGAAGTCGCCAAGCGACTGGGTGAACCGGGCGTCACCTACTCGGTTGGCACGCCCGAGCACGCCATGATCAAGATGTTGAAGTCCTACAAACTCGTCAAGTAAGGAGACGATCATGACACGGCCAAGCAATGAAAAGGTCCTCACGCGGATCTTCGCCGCCCTCAAGCAACAACAGGAGGCCAACGGCTTTGGGGTGATGTTGGTCTTGGGCGATACTGAGCAGGAGTCGTTCGCCTACACGGTCGGTCTTTACGACGCGTTGGGGTATGAGTTCATCATGACGGGGGCCGCGACGATGGCCGCCAAGACGGTGTTCAGCTTGATCTGGACAACGGTCAGCAAATCAGATCGTCGTCCAGTCGTCGGCGGTGCTCGTGACGACATCATGAACCACCCCCTGAACGTGAACCTTCGCTTCTTCGCCGTGCCTGAGGAGTTGGCCTACGAGAACTACACCTTCCAAGTCGAGAACTGGCACGATAAACGGGTTCCAATCGTGCAGATCATGGTGCCGGACGACAATGACCGGTTCTTCGACGACGCAGGCTGCAACATTCCGCCTGAGCTTCACGTTCGACTGTTCCCTACGTTGAACTGAGGCGACACCGGTGCGGCCGAGGGCACACGTTCGTCCTTCGGCATATAGCACCTGATCACGTAGTTCAGGACGCCTCTGGCCCTTAGTGTTGGTATGATTTGAGTACCATTCACTAAGGGCCTTTTCATGTCCGGATACAACAACCCGATCCCCGTCGTCGTGGCGCTCATCCCCACGATGACACAACTCATTCCCCTCAACGGCCAACCCAACTTGAAGTTCGGCTACGTGGCCCAAGTCCGCGCGATCGAGCCGGGCCTCGGTGGCGTCTGTCTGCCCTCGGGCTACATCAACGAGGGTGAGACCGCCGAGATCGCCTGCTCCCGTGAAGTCAAGGAAGAGATGGGGCTTGACATTCCGTCGGAAGAGTGGTCGACCATCTGCACGCGCATCACCCCGCAGAACCGCCTGCTGATCTTCTTGACGTACGTCGGCGAGACGTACATGCAGATGGACTTCAAGGACCTGCCGCCGCACGTGCCCAACGACGAGGTCTCGGCCCGCGTGATGGTCGACGAGACCGACGAGCTGGTCTTCCCGCTGCACCAAGAGGTCGTGCGTCTGATCTTGAACGCCCTCCACGGCAATTAAGGTGACCCACGCTGCGGTTCCGGTGAACCGCAGTTTTGTGTGCGCAGGGTTACTGGTCGGTTACAATGGTGGCATCACCGTTTGATGGAGACCCCATGTCCGAGAAAAGCCAACTAGTCGCCCGCCAGTACTCCATAATGCTGGCCAACGACAACATCACCAAGCAGATCGCCGCCCTGCAGAACCTCTACAAGGTGTTGGTGGATCCGGTCTACACGGAGATCGTTGACCTCCTTACCAAGGTCGCGCAGACCCAGTACCTGCGCCGCATCATCTTGACGGGCGTCGGCAAGAACGCCAACATCGCCACCAAGATCGCGGAGACGATGGCCAGCCTCGGCATCCCCGCCTTCTACTTGAACACCGCCCACACGGGGCACGGTGACTACGGCTTCATCGGCCACAACGACGTGATCGTTCACATCTCCCGTTCGGGCACAACCCGTGAGATGCTCGAGACGGCGGCCCACACCAAGCTAATCCGCCCAAACGTCAAACAGGTCCTCATCCACTGCAAGCCCACGAAGCCGGTCTGCGAGCACATGGATCTTGAGCTGTGCCTTGGCAAGGTCGAGGAGGGTGACGAGCACGGCCTCGCACCGACGACCTCAACCACCGCCTTGCTCTGCGCGTTGGACTGCATCTCAATTCAAGTGTCCCACAACGTCGGCTTCGAGCGGATGGACTTCTTGAAGCTGCACCCGGACGGCGCGCTTGGCGACATGCTAAAGGCCGAGACGATGCAGACGCCGAGTAAGTTCAACTCGGACTTGTCGCTTGGCGAGCTGCCAATGAAGAACCAGGTGGAGTACCTTCAAGCCGTCGACGACAACGTGGAGGCCGACGCGCTCATCATGGCCGTCGGTCGAGCCGCCCTGGACCTCCCACAACCTGGTATGGAGCACGTGTAAACCATGCACCTCGTAATTCTCGCGTCTGGGCTTGGTTCACGCCTCGCGCCGCTGACCAACCACATTCCAAAGTTCCTCGTCAACATTGGCAAGGAGACGGGACTCACTGAGCAGATCCGGTACTGGAAGCAGTACTACCCCGAGTCCATCACGCTGGTCGTGCACTCGGCCTACGAGGAACTCGTGAGGTCCTACTATCAGCTGTACTTCAGCAAGGACGAGCAGCTCGAGGTGCTGGCTGAAAACGGCGAAGACTTCGTGCCGACTCCACTGCACATCAAGACGGTCGACGAGGCGCTGGGTTCCGCCCACGCCATCATGAACTCGTGTGAGCACCTTGACGGCGTGGACAACGTGATGATCAGCTGGTGCGACATCCTGCCAGGTGAGCAGATCAACTACGACAACCTGCAGACGTTCACGGGCGATCCAACGGTCTTCACCAACTACGACTACCCCAACCGCTATGGCTTGGTTCCAAGTGGGCACGCGTTCGCGCCTCAGCCTGTGACGCACGGTGGCGGTGTGGTTGGGTTGTACTTCGTGCCGCACTTCAAGCTGGTGCCCTTCACCGACGGCCAAGACTTCGTCGACGTGATCACCAAGTACTCCACCACTGGCACCGTTGGAGAACAGCGGTTGAGCAGCGTCGTGGACTGGGGCGACAAGCCAAAGCTGGAGCACACCCGCTCCACGGCTGACAAGGCCCGCTCGTTCAACGCCGTTGAGTTCCACGGCGACCTCGTGAAGAAGTACGCGTTGAACGAGCAAGGCCGTCCACTGATCAAGCGTGAGATCGCCTGGTACGACGCGCTGACTCAGCTCAACTCGAAGGTCAACCGCCCCAAGACATGGCTGGCCGACGACAGCTTCGTCATGTCGAAGGTCAAGCACGGCGTGATGATCTGGGAACACTGGCCGATGCTGGACGAGATCGGTCGGGCCGAGGTGCTGACGCAGGTCCTTGACCAACTTGACCTGCTCCACGCCTGCACCGTGCAGGCGACCAAGGAGGTCGTGCAGCGTGACGTGAAGGTCGAGGCGTTCGACAAGCTGCGCGCCCGGTACGACGAGATCAAAGAGGTGGTAGACTCCTTTGGTAAGGTCGACCGTGTGAACGGCTACCACATCGGTGACGTCGATCCGATTGAGCTGATCACATGGACCGCCACCGAGTTGATGAAGCACTACGAGGACGTCGACACGTACTCCATCATCCACGGTGACCTGCAGTTCTCGAACAGCATGATCAGCCCAGCCAGTCATGAGGTGACGTTCATCGACCCACGCGGCTACTTCGGCAAGACGGAGCTCTACGGCCTGCCTGACTACGACAAGGCCAAGCTGCTCTACGCGCTGTCGGGCTACGACCAGTTCAACTACAGCCATGACTTCCACCTGAAGCGACTGGGCAATGGTGAGATTTGGTTTGACCTGCCACGACCTGATCTGCGCGGCTGTGAGCAGATCATCAAGGAGCGGTTCGACAACGTGCAAACGCTCTGGCTGGCGATCATCTGGCAGGGGTTGGCGCAGTACATCAAGAACGACCCCGTGAAGTCCGTGGCCGCTCACTATCATGGACTTTCTCTGATGCACAAACTCCGTGTCGGTTGACCCTACGTCCTCTGCTAGACCTGAATCGTTACAATTGAGTTCAACCTGTTTTCTCGGGTGGTGTTATAGTTAGCCTATGCACTAATCCGAGGAAACTCATGAAGCTGAATCTAATCAAGAAAGAAGCGAAGCTGATTCCCATAGGCAAGCAAGGTAAGACCAAGACTGAAGACGTCTACACGTACGAGTCTGAGGACAAGGCTGTGAAGCTAACCTTCCATGCCAGCCCAACGAATGCGTGGAACTGGACCATGGTGCGGGACGATGGTGCTTCTAACTCGCTGGGTATGCGCCGCCGCCATGCGATTATTTGTGCATTCATAGAAGCCATATCCGGCACCAACAAGCCGTGGGACGACGTGATCAAGGTATTGGTGATCGGGTATTGGTGATCGAATGAGCAAAATTCTCTATGTCGAGACAGCCGTCCAGCAGGCCGCACTCGTCGACATTCTCATTCCGGCCATCATCAGCGGTTTCTGGTCAACCCATCGACCAGCGGGACATGGTGATGTTTTTAAGGACGTGGCCGTACTCTTGACCACGGATGGTCAGCTCGGTCCAGTTGGGTTTGAAGGTCGTCGAAACTACGACTTCAAGAACCTTGACTTTAGGTATGAGCATGAGAAAGTACTCCTTGCACTTCTTGAGTCACATGGTTTGGCGCCCAAGATGAGTGTCCTCAACAAGCTCCTTGTGGAGCTTGGGATAATCGTTAACAGTCGGAAGAAGAGTGTCACCGATACCCCAATCAAAATTTACCGAGGCAACCATTGTCTTGGTACCATCACCACTGAGCCACGACGCGTCGCCTTGCGTCGACACGATGCTCGGCATGTCGTTCTCATACCGATTAAGCCAAATGGGAATGAATAGTCCTACACGGCCCAACGCTGACCTCATCACACGAGGGTTGCAAAAGCGTGCGGCACAGGCATCTGACCAAGTTTCGCACTACATCGATCTCCTAAAGATCTCGCCGTACGCGGCCGCTCATGGAATGGACGCGCTCCTTCAGGCGGCCGCCACCGTGGAGGTGTGCAACACCGTGCTCATGGCCATGCACGCGAACCACCACCTCGCGGAGACTCTGGACTTCTCACACCTGATCGACTTGGCCGCTCGCAAGCTGCAGGGCGAAGCGGTCAGCGACCCCTGTCAACTTTCCCTCCACGTCCACGTGGTCCGGCTGTTCATGGACCTCCGCGACGAACTTGACTCCCACCTGAAAGGAACTTGAGATGTTTGGATCACACGCTCTTGGTGAAGTTGTTGGCATGGAGCGGGCCATTAAGCTCGCGAAGGCCCTGATGGCGGACTGTGACTCGGAGCATGAGAAGCTCACGATGCAGATTCTGATCACGCGCCTGGAGGCTGAGCTCGCGAAGATCAAGGCGGACAACGTCATCATCTGAACCCGACCTAATCCAACACCTGGGACCACAAGGTCCCAGGTGGGGGTGCGTGGATAAGTGCCTACTCACTAAAATGATGCTACAATGTTATGAAGGTAGCTATGCACAAAGTGAGACCGGTCCAAATCCTCTATGTGTTGGAGTGCACGGAGTATGAGCGTGGTTGGGATTCAAAGAACGACGGGTACGTGCTGTTCATCGATCAGGCGGAAGCCACACGTTGGGCGACCACACAGCTTGGTGATCGCAGTGGCGCGGTGCCGGACTACTACGTGAACTACACTGAGCGCGGATTTGAGGAAGCAGGTCCCCGCACGATGGCCCGCATTGAGGCAAGCCCCGAGGGCCGGATCTACATAGATCGTCTCTCTGAGATGTCCCAATAACTTTCAAGTTTTCAAATGTCAAAATCAGTAGCACAAACCTACCAGAAGCTCGACGACATCGAGCACGTCCGCCTACGAACAGGCATGTACGCCGGTTCCGTCGAACCAACCGCCAAGGAGCAATGGTTCTACAACCTTGAAACTGGCAAGATGGAGAAGGCCCTCCTTACCACCATCCCCGCGTTCGTGAAGATCTTTTCGGAGATTCTCGACAACGCCATCGACGAAGGTCGGCGCGCCCCCAGCGTACTCGATACCATCAAGGTGACCTTTGACCAGGGGACTGGCGAGATCACGGTGTGGGACAATGGCCGCGGCATTCCAGTGGTGATCCACCCCGAAGAAAAGGTGTACGTCGCCGAGATGATCTTCTCCAACTTGCGGTCTGGCTCGAACTTCAACGACGACGAAGACCAGCAGTTGATCGGCACCAACGGCGTCGGCTCCACCCTCACCAACATCCTCTCGACCGAGTTCAACGTCGAGTCGTGTGACGGCAAGAAGATGCTGCGTCAGACCTTCAGCGAGGGCATGCGCGAGCGCACCACGCCGAAGATCACCACGAACAGCCGCAACCACACCGAGATTCGCTTCACGCCCGACTACGCGTTCTTCAAGCTTGAAGGCCTGGACGACGACCACGTGCGCCGAATGACCAAGAAGGTCGTGGACGCCACCGCGTGCAACCCTGGGATCAAGTTCTTCGTCAATGGTGAGCGCATCAACGTGAAGAACTTTGGTGACTACGTGGCCCTCTATGACGCCGAGCACGTGTACGACGACACCACCGACTGGAAGGTCGGCATCTCGTACTCCGACAGCGAGTTCGAGCAGATCAGCTTCGTCAACTCAGTTGAGACGTTCGAGGGTGGCACGCACGTCTGGTACGTGATGGATCAGATCACCGCCGAACTCCGTGAGTACATCAAGAAGAAGTACAAGGAGGACGTCAAGCCTGGTGACATTCGCGCCCACATGCGTGTGTACATCTCAGGCAACGTCAACCGTCCGAAGTTCTCCTCACAGACGAAGGAGAACATGATCTCGCTGCCTGGGTCGTACCAGACCACGTGGGCCGTCCCCGAGGCGTTCATTCGCAAGCTCATCAAGTCGCCCATCATCAACTCGGTGATGGACCTTGTGAAGGCCAAGAACATGGCCGCCGAGCTGAAAGAGCTCCGTGAGAACTCCAAGAACTTGGCGAAGAAGTCGCCAAAGGCGGTGGACAAGTTCACTGACGCCGTCGCCAAGTCGGACCGCCACCTCTGCGAGTGCTACTTCACGGAAGGTGACTCAGCACGTGCGTCCATCCAGTCGGCCCGCGGCAAGAACCAACACATCGGCTCCTACTCACTACGTGGTAAGCCGAAGAACGTCTTCGAAGAGGAACCAAAGAACATCATCGCCCCACGTAAGAACAAGAAGACCGGTGAGGCGACGGGCGAGCTCCCAGAGCTGGCCAACGTGATGCTCATCCTTGGTCTGGAGTTCGGTGTGAAGGTAACATCCGTCCACCAACTCCGCTTCGGTAAGATCGTGATTCTGTCCGACCAAGACTTGGATGGCTTCCACATCACTGGCCTGCTGCTCGCCTTCTTCGCCAAGTTCTGGCCGGAGTTGTTCGAACTCGGCATCATCTACCGGATGAACACCCCGTTGTTCATCGCGACCGTTGGCAAGAGCGACACGTACGAGTTCTTCACTGAGGAAGAGTACGCCGCTTGGGCGAAGACCGCACCCAAGCACAAGGCTGACTACTACAAGGGACTGGGTGGCTTCGACACCGACGTCTTCGAAGGCTTCATCAACAACCGTCAGAACTACCTGACGCAGTTCGCGCCCCTCACGGCGTCCGACCTGGAGTTGATCGAGATGGCCTTCGGTAAGACCGAGCAAGAAGCACGCAAGGAGTGGCTGGAAGACGTCCGCTACTTCGACTCCATCGACGCCTGACCCGCGTACCTGGATGTCACCCAACAACACTGAATGATAGAGTAGCAACCAATGGCAAAACCTTCACAGATGTCCGTCACGGACTTCATCAACACCAAGCTCAAGCTGTACTCAGCTCAGTCCAACGTGCGCGGCATTCCGTTCACCGGTGACGGGTTCAAGGAAGCCCACCGCAAGGCGGTCTGGGGTATCCTCAGCCGAGGCGAGCACGCCGACTTCGAGTCGGTTGAACGTATCTCGGCCGCAGCCGCCGTGTCGACCGACTACCACCATGGCATCGGCTCCCTGCAAGGCACGATGTCCGTGCTGGCGCAGGACTTTCCCAACACCAACAACCTACCGCTGTTCCTTGGCAAGGGCCAGTTCGGCAGCCGCATCAACGCCAAGCCGTCCGCGGCTCGGTACGTGAAGATCAAGCTGGCACCGATGTTCCGACAGATCTTCAACAAGGCCGACGACCTCATCCTCGAGTACAACCTCTCGAACGGCATGAAGGTCGAACCGAAGTACTTCATCCCCATCATCCCCATCACGCTCGTCAACGGCGCGCAGGGCATGGGCACTGGCCACTCCACCGACATCTGCCTTTACAACCCAGTTGAAGTGCGCAAGATGATCCTTGACATGCTGAACGGCAAGCAAGTCGAGCAGCACACCCTCACCCCACACTGGAAGGGCTACAGCGGTGAAGTTGGTCGTGACGAGGAGACTGGTCAGGTGACAACCACCGGCTCGTACGAGGTCAAGCGTGGTCGCACGCTGACGATCAAGATCACCGAGCTGCCGGTGTGGACCACGGGCGAGGCCTACAACTCCTTCCTCAAGGAGCTTATCGAGAAGGACAAGATCATCGGCTACGATGATCAGACCGACAAGAACGGCTTCGACTACACGGTGCAGGTCCCTAAGGACTTCGACGTCAGCGACGACAACATCAAGAAGTTCTTCCGCCTGATCGGCCGCACGACGGAGAACCTTACGGTATGGGACGGTGAAGGCAAGCTCGTTCGGTACGACTCGATCGAGGACATGCTCGTTGAGTGGGTGAACTGGCGGTTGGACCGCTACGAAGACCGTCGCCTGGCCCTCATCAAGAAGACCGCCGACGACATCGTCTGGGCGAACATGAAGGTGCGGTTCATCCGCTACTACCTCGCCAACACGAAGTACTTCCGTGACACCCCCAACAAGGAGCTGGCCGTCACTCTCGTCAGTGAAGGCTTCGTCCGTCACGACGAGCTGCTTGGCATGCCGATGCGCAACCTCACGCACGACAAGATCAAAGAGCTTGAGCAGGACATTGAAGATCTGAAGGTGGAGAAGGCGGCCTACGAGGCCACTGACAACGCCACCATGTTTACCACTGAACTGAAAGCACTGAAGCTATGAACTCGTTCATCGTCGACGACCGTATCCGCGCAGTTAAGGCGTTCTTGACCACAAGCCCCAACTACACCAAGCCGCACGCGAACCACCCCAAGTTCTCGACGGCCATCTTCAAGGCTGTGAAGAACGCCTATGAGCGGGCGGCGCGTGAAGGTTGGGGTACAATCTACTGGGCCGTCGACCTACATGACACGGTGATCATGCCGTCGTACCAGCCAGGTATCATTGGTCAATCCTACCCCTTTGCGCTGGACACGCTCTACTGGTTGTTGTCGTTCCCCGAGACTGGCATCATCCTCTGGTCGTCAATGTCAAAGGAAGAGTTGGCGCGGCACCGCAGCGTGCTCTTTGAAGGTGTGGCTGACCATGAAGTCCGGGTCTTCCTCAACGAGAACCCCGACATCGGCGCGACGCGGTACGCGAACTTCGATCAGAAGATGTACTTCAACATGCTGCTGGACGACAAGGCCGGCTTCGACCACACTACAGACTGGCAGCTTATCCAGGAGGCGGTCAACTACTACCGGCCGCGCAACATTGACCGGATGATCAGCGACGAGTTCATTGAAGTGACCGAGCACGCATGAAGCCCGCACATGAAGTCCTCGGCATCGGCAAAGGCTCCTCCGCCGAGGAGGCCAAGACGGCCTACAAGCGCCTCGCCTCCAAGTACCACCCTGACAAGCACCCTGAAGCCGAGAAGCTCGAGTGGGAGCAGAAGTTCAAGGAGATTGGCGAGGCGCTGAAGTGGTTTGAAGAGCGTGAGACGGGCAAGACCAACGTGTGGCAGGACTTCAGTGGTGGCGGTAGGCCCTACACCAACAGCGACATGGCTGACATCCTACGTGCGTTCGCCGAGTCGCACAACCGTGACTATCAAAACCGAGTCGTGCCGATCAATCTCACGGTTGACCTGCAGCTCGCCTTCACCGGCGGTACGGTCGGTGTCACCCACCGCGGCCGGTCCTACGGCTTCGTCCTCAAGGCTGGCTTGCCGCAAGGCTCCACCTTCACCGACGAGCTGCCCACGCCCGAAGGTGCCATCAAAGTGTTGGTCACAACCAACTTCACCAGCAAGGAATATCGGTTCCTCGCCGACAACAACGGCACCTTCCTGTCCGGTGACCTTGAGAAGGTCGTGTCCATCCACGCCGCGACGATCATGGTCGGCGGCCACGTGCAGGTGAGTGACCTGTCGAACAAGACCTTCGAGGTGCGCGTGCCGAAGGGCTTCGACATCACCAACCGCCTGAAGCTAAAGGGCCGTGGCTACACCGCCTACAACACAGGTGGCAGCGCGACCGGTCGTGGCGACCTCTACATCGTCCTCAAGCCCACCTTCAAGATGGCGGCGATGGCGGAAGAGTCCCTCCACTGGTTGGCGGCCGCGATCGAAGAAGAGGTGAACCGTCGTGGCGAAGAAGCCAGCCCCAAAGAGTGACCTCACCGGCTTTGACTTCGACGACGTACCGTACGAGGGGTTGAAGAAGGTTATCTCAGGCGGGCAGACCGGTGCCGACATTGCCGGGCTCTACGCCGCTCGTGAACATGGCCTTGAGACCGGTGGTCAGGCGCCTGAGGGGTACTTGACCACGGTGGGCTGCATGCCCGAGCTGGCGGACTTCGGCCTCACGGCTGCCGGGTCGTACTCACAACGGACCCTGGTGAACGTGAAGTCTTCAGACGCGACACTTGTCCTGAGCAACAACCCGGGTTCGACCGGGACCGCCCTCACGATCAAGTACTGCGTTCAGCAGCGGAAGCCGTATCTGCTCGTGCACACTACTGAGTTCATACAGCATACGGCGACACGAGGCGACGCCGGCGTCGCGCCGTCTGAGGAGTTAATAGGCTCTGTGGTCGAGTTCATTCGGCGACACCGGTGCACCACCTTAAACGTCGCCGGAAACCGTGAACGCCACAGCGATCAACGGATCACCATGGCGTGCTTTGACGCCTGTTACAAAGTCTTTCAGGCTATTCGTCCGGCATCCCGTCCTTGATCCACTGCTTGTACAGTCCGATCATCCTCTTAAGGTCACCAACAAGCTCGCGGTCGTTGGCTGGAGCCCGCGCAGCCTTGAATGTTTGGACAATAACGTACAGGTGAGCTTTATCGTCGTAGTCGTAGACGATCACCGCCACATGGTCCCAACGGCCGCTAAAATAATTAAGCTCCACCGTTCCATGGAGCTTGCCTTCAATTTTATTTTTAGCCGCCAAGACTGGAGGGTCTCCGTCGAAGTGTTCAACGACAAACCCTTCACGCTCAAGGTATGGCTTGAGCACCTCAAGCGTTTCCATGGCACCATCTGGATCATGATGCGCTTCGCCTTCAAGCAGGTGGTCAAGCTTCATTCTGTTCTTCCACGTAGCGGTCAACCGCCGTCATAAGGCGCTTGAAGAGCTTAGCGGCGTCGCCGGAATCCGTCGGCGTTCCACCGTTAAACTTCTTGGCCTTTTCATTAGGGTCGTCAAGCTGTGAATAGTCATGAATGATGCCCTCTACGGCCAACCAGGTGCCCTCATAAAAGAGGGTGCCGAGCACGCAGATGTAGGGCAGGTTTTTAATCCTGACTTCCTTCATGCAGTGGATACCAGCACTGATGTTGTCCTTACTGTTGCCAGTGACGTTGGTGTCGTACCCATGCTTGCGCGCGTAGACGGCAAAGACCTCAAACGTGTCATGCACGTCGGATAGATCTTCTTCTTCAAAGAGAACGTTCAACTTCATTTGCCACCCTTAAATGCAGCTTCAAACTTATCCAGCTTCTTTGTGTAGGCCGCGACGTCAACCTTCAGCAGCTTCTTCAGCATTGGAATGACGGACGTGACGGCAATGCCCTGGTGTTTAACGATTGGAAAGTGCGCCTTGCTCAACAGCCCAGTGCTTGGCTCATACGTGTCAAGCTCCACGGTCCAAGCTGAGTCGTCGTCCTTCTTGAAGTCGTGGTAGATAACGAACGACATTACAAGGTGACCGGAGTTCATCTCCCACTTGCGAGTAGATACGTAAGTGTGGTAGAACAACTGGTCGTTGTTAGCAGACTTGCGCATTCGAACGTCGCTCTTGAAGCCGTACGACTTCAGGAACTTGCTGAACAGCATCATATTCAGCTCGACCTCATCGTGGTCCTCTTCAAATAGGTGATCAAGTAGGGTTTGAAGCTTCATGCTCTGTTTGCTTTCTCAAATTCAGCTTGCTTGGCGTCCAGCTCCTTAACCATGGTTGGAACAAGCTTAAGCACCTTGTCAATTGCTTGTAGCACCTGCTTTACGTCGAGATCACGAGCTTTAAACGAGCTAAAGCCATGGCGCTCTTTATTGTCGAAGACCTCACCATTGTCCTCGTCAAGCACACTTGCGAAAATCGTCCAAGTGTTCTTATTAGGCTCACAATAGATGATGACGTTTAGCACCACTTCGCCGCGCGCAATCTTCCAGATCTGCCAATCGTTGTAGTTGAAGTAGACGGCTGGATGGACGCCAGGACGTTTAACTGGATCGTAAATTACTGTCTTCTCAAAGTTGTGCTTCTGCATGTACTTGATGAACAACTTCAAGTCCGTTGACGCGTCCTCTGGATCGTAGTCGGCGTGATCGTTTTCTAGGAGCAGGTCGAGTTTCATGGAAACTTCTTCTTAAAAGTTTCGATATACTTCTTAGCTACCTCGAAGGCCTCTTCAGGCGTCTTAATGTTTTGGCGAGCACCGCCAATGATGTACTTCTTGTCGTACTTTTCAACGTTGTGGAAGCGTACGCTTTGAGTGCCGTGAAGGTGTTGAATGAAACTGTTGGTACGAACAGCCCACACCCCGTGTTCAAACTCAGCAACTACTGTGAATTTTAGCTCGCCATCAACGTGCGTGACTTCATCCTCAACCCACTGGCTACTCGTGGTATCGTAGTATTTGACCCGTGTAACTGGCACCACCCACTTACCGATTGCGTGACCACTGACGGCGTGCTTTGCCGCTGAATGAGTTGCAATACGCGGCACCGTAAACCCATTCGTCTTAAACATTGCCGCGATCAGCTTAAGTGACGTTGTAACGTCTTCAACGTCAATTTGGTCGGTGAACTGGGCCAGCACCCTGTTGAGCTCACTGTTTCCAGCGCCAGCCACGATGAACTTGGTAAACTCTGCACGACACTTCAAGAACTGCTCGTCCGTCAGCTCGTCAATAATGTTCTTTTTCGTCTTGCCAATAGCTTCTAGCAACTGATCAAATTTCATTTTGGGTACTTCTTGTTGAACTTTGCGATGATACTACGAATACCAACCAAGGCGGCCGAGGCGTCTTCTACCTTTGGTGTGGTTATAGGCTTGTCGATGTCGTTATGGCTACGAGTATCCGACGCGGCGGTTGGGTAAGCCGCCACCTCCCACTGTGCGTTGGAATATTCAACGCGCAAGATGCCTTGGATGGTGTGCATGTTTGGATAGTTGGCACCGGTAGGCCGCTGTGGAAATTCTGCCACCAACACACCCATTGGATTCTTGTAACGGTCCAGCACGATTTTGTTTCGAGTGACCTCAAGGTCTTCTTGTTCAATGGCCTTCTGGAACAAGTCAAGGTCCACTTGCACGTCGTCCACGTTAACCTCAATGTTCTTGATCTGCACCAGCAGCGCGTCAATTTCACTGTTGGTCAAGCCGGAGCCAATGATGTTCAGCAGGTGCTCCTTGTTGTCCAGCAACTCCTTGTCGGTGATTGTTGCCAGCTTTTTGAGCTTGCTTGGATTGGCGTCCTTAAGAAACGCCTCCGACAGGTGTTCAAATTTCATGACTGATCCAGGTTTAAACGTCTATTTAGACAACAGCTGGGCGCCGTAAATACGGCAACAATCACCACCATCCTATATGAGCGCCTACAAGACCCTTGGTATTCCCGAAGGTTCCACCGTCGAGGTAGCCAAGGCCGCCTACCGCAAACTTGCCATGAAGAACCACCCCGACCATGGTGGCAACGCGGAGACGTTCAAGACGATCAAGTTGGCCTGGGAGGACATCGAGGCTGGTCGTGTCAAGGCTGCGCCACCGCCCTTCACCGGTTCGACCTCGTTCGGCGACATCCCAAAGCGGCGCCCAGCACCGAAGTCGGCGTACCAGCACACGCCCGGCAACCGCCGTCCACGTGACGAGATGCCGCGGATCTACACTCGCACGATCGGCACCAAGCCGCAACACTTCTGCGACATCTACATCACGGAGGAGCAGGCTTTCGACGGCTGCTTCGTGCCAATCCTGAACGGCAAGGAGCAGATCGACTTCATCATTCGTCCAGGCTGTGGTCAAGGCTCGATCAGCGAGACTATCCGCGGCTCCAACGTCATCGGCGCCATGGTCAGTTCGCTGACCGTCCAGTTCAACATCTACATCGTGCACGAGGCGGAAGCCGACGAGGTGCGCAAGGACATGGAGCTGAACGTTTCCATCTCGGCGCTGGCCTTGCTGGTCGGTGCGACCTTCGGCGTCTCGGACGCGAAGGGGGTACGTGTTGAAGTCACGGTGCCGCCTGGCTACGACCCAGCCCAGAAGCTGCGTGTCGCTAACCGAGGCTACGGTCCTGACGGCGGGCGCGGTGACCTCCTGCTCTTTCTCAAGCCGGTCTGGACCAACCCAACCAGCTTCACACCGGTCGAGCGTCAGCTCGCCGTCAACCTCTACACGATGATCAACCAAAAGTAAGGTTGAACGAAGCCCCTCAACAATTAGAATCGAACTTAGGAAACACCATGAAGATCATCTCAACCGACGCCATCGTCCTTCAGCCGCAGACCAACCACCATGACCTCTTTGAGCTGTTCAAGGTCGTCGCCGCCAGCGACACCTTGATCGAGTTCACCGTAGATTCGCAGGTTGATCCGGCCGAGTTTCGCGTCGTCGTTGCCGATCAGCTTGGTCAGGAGTTCATGGCGTTGTCCATGCCTGCCGATGAACCCATCACGATCTCAGACCTCGTACAGCTCTTTGATCGGTTGGGCTACGACACCGACATCAACTACCTTACATGAGAAACAACGCATTTACCTGGGAAACCAAGCTTCACGCTCTGTTCAACGACATCATCCTGATGGGCGATGAACGAGCTGACCGCACTGGAACTGGCACGCTGGCCATGTTCGGCGGCAACCTAACTATCGACCTATCGCGCGGTTTCCCAATGGTGACTACCAAGGCGATGACCTTGCGCCCAATCGTGAGTGAGCTGCTTTGGTTCTGTGAAGGTTCGGGCGACGAACGTCGGCTGGCTGAAATTCACCACGGTACACGTGACCGATCCAAGCGAACCATTTGGTCGCCGAACGCCGACGCTACCACGGGTTCTAAGTACACGCCTAAGCAGTATGGTGACCTTGGTGAGGTCTATGGGGTTCAGTGGCGACACTGGCCAACCGTAGACGTCAAGGAGTACGGCGACTTCATGGAACATCCAGCGGGTGGTACCACGTACTTCAACGCCAAGGTGACGACTGGAGAAGTCGATCAGCTTCAAGCTCTGATCGACGGCCTGAAGAACGATCCACATGGTCGCCGTCATATCTTGTCCGCCTGGAACGTTGGGCGGCTTGACAAGATGGCGCTACCACCATGCCACATGATGGCCCAGTTCTACTTGAACAACGCTGGTTACTTGTCCTGTCAGATGTACCAACGTTCAGTGGACACGTTCCTTGGTCTTCCGTTCAACATCGCGTCCTACGCTGCGCTGACGCATATGATCGCCCACCTAATTGGTGCGAAGCCTGGTGCGTTGAAGATCGTCATGGGTGACACCCACATCTACAAGGATCACCTTGACCAAGTCCAACTTCAGCTCAAGCAAGAGATCAAGGACGCACCGAAGCTAAGACCGTTTAGAGACGACATCAAGTCGATTGAGGACTTTTCCATTGATGACTTTGTCCTTGAAGGCTACACACCTGGAATCAAGATCACTGGAGCCATGTCGGCATGAGCAAGTCACGCAGCGTCTACCTTTCTTTGCTGCTCAGGCACCAGCCTGAGAAGGCCAACCTCACCTTGGACAAGGAGGGCTGGGTCACCCTTGAGCAGCTCACCGCCAACACCGACTTCACCGTGCCTGAGCTCGAGGTCATCGTGGCTGAGGACCAGAAGACTCGGTACTCAATCAAGGACGGCAAGATTCGCGCCAACCAGGGCCACTCCACCGACGTCCAGCTGACCTTCAAGAAGGTCACCCCACCAACCGTCCTGTACCATGGCACGCCACGTAAGTCGGTCGAGGTCATCCGCAAGGAGGGCCTTAAGCCGATGTCGCGTCACCACGTCCACCTCAGCGCGTCCTACCCAACGGCCGAGCAGGTCGGTGGTCGTCGAGGCAGCGCCGTGGTGCTCATCATCGACACCTTCAAGATGGTCTCGGACGGCGTCCAGTTCTACATCTCCGACAACGGGGTTTACCTCGTTGACCACGTTCCTTCAAAGTACATTACCGTATGACCAACTTCAGCCCAGTCCTCGACCGCATCATCGTCCAGCGTGACGCCGCTCCAACTCAAACCGAGTCCGGCATCCTCTTCCTCGCCAACACGGCGTTGGAAAAGTCCAACCAAGGCACCGTGGTCGCCGTCGGTCCAGGCCGCCACAAGCCAGACGGCACGCTCATCCCAGTCGACGTCAAGGCCGGTGACCGCGTCCTGTTCACCCGCTTCAACGGCCAGACCATTGAGGTTGGTGGTGAGGAGTACCTCATCCTGGCACCGCACGACATCATGGCCGTCGTCGAATGAACCGCAAGATCATCATCAACCGCTTCATCCGTCCACTGCGGATCGACGACCGCGGTGAGCTGGTGACGGACGAGTTCGGCGGAGTCGGCCTCCAATTTCACGGGGTGGAAGAAGGGGTTGAGACTCGTTGGTGGGCGGTGGGAACCTTCCTGGCACGCGACACCAAGTTCGCCCGCTCGACGGCCGCCAACGTCTTGACGAAGCTGGCCCAGACTGAGAGCCTCAACGGGGTGAGTGAACGGCTGGTCTTCGGTTCAACTACCGACAACCTCGTCCAAGAGTTTACCGACTGGGCGGACGCGTACGTCACCAGCGTGGAGAAGCACGGCTGCATCACCGCGTTGGAGCTCTACCGAAGCAGCCACCTGCAGAAGCTGCTTGAGCAGCTGGTAATCCTTACGTGTGAGAACGACATCATCACTGAGCTTCACGTGAACCTGATGAAGAGCTTGGAAGGAACGGCGAAAGAATATGACGACGAAGCAAACCCAACTGGGTGACATTACATCAGTCTCGAAGGGGATCATCATCCACCAGGTGAACGCCCAAGGCCTGATGGGTAGTGGTGTGGCGCTGGCCCTTCGGCGCCGGTACCCGTCCATCTTCGACGACTACGCCGAGGAGATCAAGCCACGCCAGCCCAACCACGCCTCCGCGCTGTACATGGGTCGGTTGATCATGAGCACGGTGGGTGAGAACCTGAGGGTGGCTCAAATCGTCGGCCAGCAGTTCTGCGGTTCAGACGGGTTGAAGTACACCTCGTACGACGCCCTCGACGCCGGTCTGACGCACCTTGCCGACTGGATCGAAACTCGCGTGGACAACGGTGACATGCCCGCACCGCACATCCACTACCCACTGATCGGCGCCGGCCTTGGTGGTGGAAACTGGGAGGTGATCGAGCAGATCATCGCCCACCGTCTGGCTCGGTACGAACGGACCCTATGGCGCTTTATGTGACCAACACCCAGTTGGCTGGACGCCCATATCCAGCCGACAAGGAAGCTCTTCGCCGCCGTCTCGATGGACCACCCTCACTAGGCCGCCTAGTTGGCGATCCAACTGAGGCGTACAACGAGTTCGTGGCCAAGGAGCCTGAGTTCGCCAAGCACATCTTCAAGCTGACGGAGACGTTCGTCGGTCCAGGTGAGCTGCTGATGTGCTACCTCTTCGACAACGTCACGATCAACTTCAACCGATCGCCTGACCTGCTGGTCGACGGCAAGCCGACGTTCGAGTGTAAGTCCGCCAAGCTGCCGTCACGCGGTGAGTGGAAGGGCTACGCCGTGGATTTTTCACTAGGTGACATGGGCGCCTACCAGCTCTTCGACGACCTGCATGACTACCGCGTCAACCACATCCAGTACAACGGTCAAGACGTACCCGAGCTGACCTCCGTCTACGACATGAAGGCCGCCAGCCTGCGGTACATCAAGAACACTGATATTCCACAACACCCGAAGTACGAGACGCTTGAACGCCGGTGGGCGAAGACTACCTACAAAAGCTACATAGAAGATAAGAACTTTCTGTTGTTCGACCGCAGTACGGCAAAGTTGGTCCACGCTGGACCTCTCTTTCCACACCAGCTGTCGGTTTATCGGGTCCATCGTCAGGTCTATGCCGGCGTGAAGATGCAACCGTCATTGGAGAAGTGAGAAGGAGTTATGGGCACACACGTCAACACACGCGACAAGACGCGCAAGCACAAGCGTCTGAACGAGGACGCCGACGCGCGTCAACGTCGCATCAGCTT